ATCAGGGAGGTAATACTATTATTATCTTGATACAAAAATGATAAAACGTTTATTACAGTTCCTTGTGTTTTTAACTGTGTGCATTAGCGCACATAGTCAGGCTGTGACTTATAATGCTATTGCTACTGCTTATGTTACTACTACAATTAGTCAACAAGTAGTGTTTGATAGTAATATGCAACAAGGCGGTACATTTACAATGAGTGTACTAGCACACAACGGCGGCGGCCGTGCAGGACAAAGTGATACGGCTAACGTAAAGATACAGTTCTATAACAGCAGTGGTGGATTAATCACTAGCGTAAACTCAACTAACTCTGCTAACTTACCAAACCCAAATGCTGTGTGTGGTAATCCTTGTATTGATACTGCGGTACCTTGGACTACAGTAACTATCAGTGCAACGCTTACTGCGGCACAAGCAAGCCAAGTAGCCTATGCCACAGTCAGTATGTACGGTATTGATGGAAGTTACTGGGCAGGTGATTATGGTCCTTGGTATCGTGCTCCTACATTCCAACTTAATGGCGGCGGCAACTTATTGTATAACCCGGAGTTTGGGCCTTATAATAATATAACAGCACAAGGTTGGGTATCAAATCCAGGGTTCGGTGCTTGTCAAGGTGCATGGGGCGGATCAAATGCCTGTATCGTTAACAGCGATGGAGTGCCTGGTTCGAGTACAGTTGGCTTAGTTGCTAACGCTAACGGTGGCGGCCCTAGTGCTACTGGTGGTACTACTAGTGGTACTGCTGGTGGATATAATAACACAATGTCAGTGACCAATGCTGGCACGGGCGCAACTGCCGGTGCGGCTCCTGCTCCGACTCCTACAGTAACAGGAACTAGTGTAACTTATACAACTAGAACTGTGGTTAATGGTAATACAACTACTGTTTATCGCACACCTGTAACTACAACAACTTACAGCGACGGAACTAGCACAAGTACAAATGGTACTGAAGCAGTATATCAAACTAAGGTTGCGTCTAACGTAGTAACTACAAAAATTGTAAACGGTGTTCTGACAACAACTACAACACCAATTAATACAGTTACTACAACCGGCGTTAATGGCAGCACCATAGAAGCAAACGGCACAGCAACAACTACAACACAAAACATACAGCAGGGATTAAACTATAAAGTCTACAAATTCGATCCTTACACTTATAACTGCGGTTGGTTAGGTTGTATTAAAAACTGGTTAGGGCCATATCGTGTACCTGATATGCCACCTGGTGGACAGCCTGTTAGTATTGGTACAACTAGTAACGGAGTTTATGTTCCGACTAACGGCAGTTTTCCAAATATGGACACTGGTACCTTAGTTAGATTCAACGGAACGATTACTGCTCCGACGACACAAAATTATCCTGCAGGTACTGTATATAGATTATACTTCTATAGCAACAGCGATGACGGATTTGTTATGAGTGTAAACGGACAAACAGTTATCAACGATAGATCTACATTCCAACTTCAGAGTATAGGTGGCTATACAGCGTCTGGCTGGATAGACATAGTAGCAGGACAGACTTATAATTTTGAAGCATGGTACTGGAACGACACCGGCGGCTATGGACTACGTTTTCAATGGGACTACGGTGCAGGCCGTATGAACGTACCTAACTCTGCATTTACTACAGGGTGGATTACTGAAACAAATACAATTGACACTAGTGGATTTGTTTATTCTAACAGCGCAGTAGTTGACGTGTCGGGTACAACAGTTTTATTAGGACCAGTAGTTGAAGGTGGAACAATTACACAAACAAATGCGCCTGGTGATCAAGTTATAGGTAGCGGTGGCTCATACGTTCCTCCAGCAGATATAGATGTTAAACAAACTAGAATTAATACTTGGAACAACGGTACACAAAACTACAATAACGAATTGTACATCACACAAACATACGGTACTAACAATAATGTAACTATTACACAAAGTGGTACTAAGAACAAAATCGAATTTACCTTAGAAGGAAACAACAATATTGTTAATAATACTCAAACTGGCAGTAACTACTTAAAGCAAGAAGTGCCTGGGTGGGGCAATAACATAACTACTAATCAGTCAAATGCTAGTGGTTCAAATTATGCTGAAACTAAAATACAAGGAAATGGTAATACTGTAAATCATACACAAACCGGTAATCACATATTGTTCAGTAAAGTTACAGGCGATATTAATACTGTAAACACTACACAGTCTGGCGGTGCTGGCCATTTCGCTGATATTACACTAACAGGAAATAACAACTCAGCACTAGTGACACAAACAGGAAATACTGCTAACAGAGCAGTTATTGATGTAACTAACGCAGGTGGCCCAGCCAGTGTTGACCTGCAACAAACAGGCGGCAAATCATTTAGCATCATTCAAAGTTGTACAAATCCAGCGGGTTGTAGCACAGTTGTTCGCCAATAAAATCTAACTAAATATTGGATGCTGAAAAACATCTTAATATTAGCAATTATTACAACCTTAGCAGGCTGCGCCGGAATAGCATTTTGCGACAAAGACGGACGACCCAAGGGTTGCCACTCATGGGATCCTGCTACTCGAAACGGCGCGGCACCAAGATCATGAGAGCAAAAGAATTTATAAAAGAAGCAGAAGCAAGTGACGCCGATTTAAAAGCAAGATATGGTGACTTCGATCCTGAAGATAAAATAATGCTTCCAACTACAAAATTAAGCAGAGAACCTGCAGCCACGCTTTGGACAGCATATGATGTAGTTAGAAATATTCTAGGTAGAGATAGAGTAACTGACGATGATGACGAATTAGGTCCTGGAATGTATTATGTCTACCAGAGTAGCGGAGATCCAATGTTTAGGGATACAGGCGACGGCGTTGGCAGTATCAACTTACCAAATCTAGACAGCACCGCGGCACGAGACGTTGCTGTTGCGGCCCACGAAGCATATCACGCTTATGTACACGCTAAAAGTAAAGGCGGCTTTGCACACGCTAATGAAAAGATTATTAACAACTTAGCAGAAAAATGGTTGCGTAAACATTTATCAGGACAAGCCTTACATACAGCATTAGAACAAATTATAGGCAGTAGAATTAGTTACGGCCGCAACCACTTACCAAAGCCAGGATTTAAAAAATGAAAATACAATTCAAAAAAATACTAGTAAGTCCATGGACTGCTTTACTAACTCTAGCACTAGTTGTTGGTGTCAGAGTTGCAGATCCTACATTTGTTGAAAGCGTAAGACTACGTTATTTTGACACATTAATTACAAGTAAAGAAGTTACAGTTAACAACATAGTTACTGTAAATATCGACGAAGCCACGTTAGACAAATATGGTCAGTGGCCCTTACCAAGAGCAGAATATGCTAAACTTGTGAAGGAACTATACCAAAGAAATGCAGGACTTGTTGTACTTAATGTTCTTATGCCAGAGACAGATCGTACTGGTGGAGATGGTGCGCTAGGACAAACTCTAAAAGAGTTCCCTGTAGTACTAGGAAGTGCGCCAGCACAGAAAACAAAGAATACACCACGTGTTCCAGGATCGGCTGTACTAGGTCCAGAACATCTAGATCAAATTATTCAATACCCGGGACTAATCGCCAACGTTCCTCAACTAGAACAAAATGCCGCAGGTGTTGGCATTACAGGAACACTTCCAGAAGTAGATGGTGTTAATCGCCGCATGCCGTTAATTGTTACTGTAGACGGCAAATTATATCCAGCATTGAGTTTAGAGACACTTAGAGTCGCCGCAGGAGACTCTACCTTCCAAGTAAAACTTTTTGAAGGCGGCGTTGAGAAAATGCGTATTCCAAAGTTTGGTCCTATTGCTACAGATAGTTTAGGAAGAATTTGGATCGATTGGAGCCAAGAAGCTCATAGCGTTAGTGCTGTTAAACTTCCAAAAGATTTAGGTGGCGCCGTCGTTATTGTAGGTCCTACTGCCGCTGGTATTAGTAATCCGTTACCGACAAGCAAAGGTGCTGTATTTCCTCACGAAGTGCAGGCCGCAGTAATTGGTACAATGGTTAACGGCATTGTTATTCAACGTCCCGACTATGCCGACGGGGTTGAAATTTTAGCATTAGTATCACTTGGCATATTATTAATTTTCTTATCGAGGTGGACTTATGTTGGCATTGGTGCTACTGTGGTTATTGTTGGTGCCATCGTTCCTGGTACTATCTACGCTTTCAATAATTGGCTCGTCTTGGGAGACGCGACTGCGATCGCGTTTGGCCTTATTATCGTTGCTCTTCATTGTTATGGCGTTAAGTTTATAAGCGAGTTTTTACAGAAACAGGCAATTAAGAAACAGTTCGCTGGATACTGTAGTAAGGAAGTAGTAGAAATGCTACAAAAAGATCCAGACCTAATCAAGCGTGGTGTGCGTAAAGACGTATCCGTTATGTTCAGTGACTTGCGTGGCTTTACACCCATTGGAGAACACTACGGTGATGATGTTGCTGGATTAGGCAAGTATATGAACGGTTACATGGATGCTATTAGTCAGCCTATCATGGACAACAAGGGTATGGTCATAAAGTATGTAGGTGACGCAAGTATGCACATACACGGTGCTCCGATTGAAGATCCTAATCATGCCCGTACTATTGTTGCTGTTGGTTTACAGATGTTAGATGCTGTTGATGAGTATACTAAACTAATGGAAGCACAAGGCTTACCACCAGCCGCAATGGGTTGGGGTTGTAACTCAGGTATTGGCTTTATTGGTGAGATGGGATCAACTGACAGACATAGTTACGACATCTTAGGTGACATGGTTTCAACCGCCGCTCGTTTAGAAGCACGTTGTAAGGCCTATGGCGTGTTATGTATCATCGGTGCTGAAACTTACAACCGTACTAAAGATGACTTCTTCTATCTAATGCTAGATAACTTACAACCTAAAGGCAAAACTGTAGCAGACTTAATCTATACAGCATTAAGAACCAAAGGTGAAGATTACAGTAAAGATAAAGTACAGCACGAGTTGATGCATGCCTTGTATAAACAAAAGAAGTTCGACGAAGCAGCCGCTATGTGTAAAAAACTAAAAGGCAACTTTGGTGGACAAATGGACAAGTACTACAAAATCTGGATTGAACGTTGCGAGTTTATGAAAGAACAGAACCTTCCAGATAATTGGAATGGTGAATTCATAGCACATGAAAAATAATTTGACAGAGATTATAGCAGAGTGTACAATAGACAGATGTGTAGAGTTATATCTATATTGGTATTTTTTGCCTTTTTACATCATGGGCAAACAAGCGCCGCCACTGCCAAACCTCTGTCTATCACCGCTCAGAGCTGGCTCGTGGCCGATGAATCCGGCAGAATTATTCAAAGCGAAAACATAGATCAACAGCGTAGTATTGCCAGCATTACTAAACTAATGACGGCAATGGTTGTGTTAGATGCTAATCAAAACTTAGATGAACAAATCGGTAAGTATACCCGAGCCGAAACAATACAACTAGCATTAGTACACAGCGACAACAAAGCGGCTGATCTACTGTGTCAATACTATCCTAATGGTAAGGATGCCTGTGTTAGAGCAATGAATACTAAAGCACATCTGTTAGGTATGCACGACACAAAGTATGTCGAACCTACAGGGCTTAGTGTGTTTAATGTAAGCACAGCCACTGATTTAATTAAACTAGTTCTAGCGGCAAAGAACTACGCAGAGATTATTGAAGCATCACGCACACCGCAGGTTAAAATTAAGATAAAGAAAAAGTGGTTTATCTTTAATAATACTAATCCAATTATTGGCAAGCGTCATGAATTTATTGTCAGCAAAACTGGCTACATAAGAGCCAGTGGAGGTTGCATAGTAATGATGTTGGATACAGAAATAGGACGCAGAATTGTAGTAGTACTAGGAAGTAAGAATACTAAGACACGTATTCCTGAAGCAGAGTTTATTGCTGTTAATTCCTAACCTGTGCAAGGTTAAAGAAGCGTAGTACCTTAATATAGATCCAACCGATATCTAATTCAAACCAACGTTGACGGAAACTAGCATTGGCCCCATCGGCATGATGATTGTTATGTAGTTCCTCACCACCGATCCAAATAGCCCAAGGCCATAAGTTACGGCTAGTGTCTTTGGTGTCAGTATTACGATATCCCCACCAATGTGCCAGTCCATTAATAACACCAGCGGCCCAGAATGGAATCCATATCATTTGAATGCCCCACACAAGAATACCCCAAGGACCAAAGAACAATAAGTCTATGACTAACATTAAGAGAATTCCAAGGCGGCTGTGTAGGGTGTAAACATTACGCTCTAGCCAATCATCAGGAGTACCTACTCCTAACTTTTCAACCATTGCGGTATCTTTACTGGCAGAGTGATATAAACTCCAGCCTTTGAATAGCACAGTTTTAATACCGTAAACTTGTGGACTGTGCGGATCTAAATCTGTATCGCTGGCTTGATGATGTTTGCGATGTATTGCTACCCATTGCTTGGTAACCATACCTGTTGTAAGCCAAAGCCAAAAACGCATGAAGTGATTTACTGCTGGATGGAATGTTACTGCTCTGTGTGTTTGTCCTCTATGAAGATAAAGGGTAACACAGGCTATGGTGATTTGAACCATCACCAAGGTGGCTATAATTGTTGACATTATTAACTCTCGCCAGCGGCCGCAGTCTTTTTATCGTCCGGGTCAACTTTCTTTGCGCCAATCTTGTCTGCTTCTTCCATTGCTTCGTGGAACTTCTTGTTAGCCTGTGCTTCTACAAGTGCAGTTTCCATAACACGATCCGATTCAATCATCTTACCACGTAGGTGTAAGACTGTATTAACTTTTTGGTTAAGACGAATCAAGTCATTGTCTAGCATACGGATACGGTCGATAAGAGCAATCAACACAGTATTAGCATCGCTGATAACTGGCTTAACTTCTTTTGTGGCCCATTCCCAAACGTATTTGATAATGAAACCCATACCAACCGCCATAACGATTGGAAACCCATACTTATTGACTAACTCTACGACATCCATTATATAATCATCCCTATTATTAAACCAACAACTAATCCAGTAATGCCAGCCTTCCACATATCGCTGTCATACCAAATTGCTCTTGGCTGATCCATCCAATCTTTGATGTGTTGGGGTTGTGCATCATACCACAACTGCCATTTATTCTTCTTGAACATTTACTGGGTATCCTTTTACAAATTGCTCTACTGGGTGCATTTTAACCAGCATTGCCTTACCATTAACGTTGGTAATTCTAAAGCAATCGCCGTGCTTCCAACCTAACTTATCAATATCAAGTTCTTCATCGAATATGATACCGCTAGGATTTAAATCCCAACTGTAATCAACATACAGCATTTTCGACTCTTTCCTTAATCAATACATTGACTCTATTAGCACAGTTTCTAATATCGTCACTAAGGTTACCTCGGCCAACTTCTTGTTCAATTAGTCTGGCTATGTCATGCAACGTTATAATTGCATCTTGTAATTTTGTATTAGTCTCGTCTAGCATCGTTCTTACCATCTGCTCTAGCAATACGATCTACGTCAGGGCGTAAACCTAATGCGTTGGACACAATAGTATCAATACGTACAACATCGTGGTTCATTGTTTTTACACGATTGTCTAACGCAGTAATAATACCGGCCATACCTTTGATACTTCCCAAAACACCTTGTAGTAGTAATTTGATTGTTAGGTAAACAAAGTATCCACCTGCCAATGCCGCCGCTACCGGCATACCCAAATCACCAATTATTTTGAATATATCACCCATTTTACGCTCCGCTCTTTATACGTGTATTTATGTTAACTGAGTAGATAAGTATTTGACAGGTTAAATAAATGTGTTATAATAGTAGCACTTAATAAAGTAAGGAATCATGTCACAAGCACACGTTCAGAAGTTCGAAGCATCTATGTTTGAGTATTGCTCGGACCATGCCGAAAGGGCATACAAGTTATTTGAAGATGGAGAAGTAGATGTTGGATTGGAAAGATTAGGCCATTTAGCAGATATACTCCAAATGTTAAAAAGTTCTAAAAGTTCAAACGGAACTATTAACATTAATACATTTGCACAAGAAGTAAAAGCATTAGATGAAATAGATAAAGATGCCGTATACACACACTTCCAAGAGAACGGCTTTGGACAATATATACCGGAGTGAAAATGAAAAAAATTGATGAGTTCAATGCGGAAGATAGAATTGATCTTAGATTACTGGAAAATTCTACTTTTTATTTGAATGGAGAGATAGATGAAGATACAGTAGGCGAAGCCATCAAATGGATTCTCTATGAAAATTTACAAGGCGAAGGTAGAACTTTGACCTTGTATATTAACAGCACGGGCGGAGATTTGTATCAGGCTCTAGCGTTAATTGATGTAATGCGTAGCAGTCCACATATTGTAAGAACTATTGGAATTGGTGCTGTCATGAGTGCGGCATTTTTAATTTTTGCCTGCGGTGATAAAAAGCATCGTTATGCGGCTAGTAATACTAGTTTTATGTGTCACCAATTTACATCCGGAATGGATGCTAAGTATCACGACCTAAAAGCAGAAATGAAAGAAACCGAATTGTTAAATGAAAAGATGATAACAATTCTAACCGAAACAACAGGCTTGGTTAAAAGTAGAGTTAAAGCAAAACTACTACCAGCCAGCGATGTTTACCTAACTGCACAAGAAGTGGTTGACTTTGGGGTAGCGGATCATATAGTATAGTGATGTATAAGGTAAGATACTACATGACTGCTGGAACACTTTCATCGAGAACGTTTGCTACACTAAGTGAGGCAATAGAGTTTTCGGTGTACAAGGTCGGCTTCATGCAACTCTACGGAATAGATAAGATAGATTAAAATGCGTAATCATTATTGGACTTGTTCAAAATTTGCAGATTGGCTTCGTGGTACTACTAAACTAAAGTGTGGGACTAGCGAAGAGTGGGACGAGTGGGAATCTCGTGCTAAAGCCGCGTATCCTATCCGTTGGTGGTTAGCAGAAGAAGGATTGGATCATTTACAAACAGTTGTATTTTTTATTCCGGATAAACTACATGCTCTCAAATATTACATTAACAACCGTTGGGTTACTAAAACTCATGCCCTTACCGCTCATCCTCGTGATATCAAGCCCGGTGATTGGCACGATGTTGGTAATCGTTTTTTACCTTGTCTCTTTAATGAACTTCAAGATTTTGTCGAGGTTGAACTAGCCTGGTGGCACATAGCATGGAGTGACAAGAGTGAAAGAGAAAAATACAAAGCACCGTTTTGGGCTACTGGTTGGTTCAGATGGCGCACTTGGCGTTGTCCTCAAGCCGGACTTGACAACCTTGAATGGCAACGTAATCTACGTTGGAAAGAAGACGAAGTTGGACCAGACAGTAAGAACCTTGGCGAACTTACTCCGCAGGCAGTCAAAGCGCAGGAAATCTTAGACTTGTACACATGGTGGACACAGGTATATCGTAATCGTCCAGAGCCGATGGAAGCAAGTGGCTGGACTGCTTACTGTGAAGCCGCACGTTTAGCCAACGGTGGCAAATTAAGTTTCAGTAATGACAAGACTCCTGAACTTAGAAAGATGAGCGATAAAGCACACAAGTTACTTCGTAAAATCGAAGCAGACTATGAAAAAGAAGATGAGGCTATGATGATTCGCCTAATCAAAGTGAGGCACGGATTATGGACATAAGTTATAAGTGTCCTGTCTGTGAAAGTGAGAAACAATATAGCAACAAGTACGATGCGTATTTTTGCGAGTTGTGTAATAAGTGGCTAGAAGAACCGTGCAAGGATCCAGAGTGTCAATTCTGTACTACACGGCCAGAAAAGCCCAGCCAAGTTGGCTAAAAGTAATAAACATAATAACAAGGAGAAACATTATGGCAACAAACAGATTTCAAGATTTTTCAAAACTAATCGAAGCCGCAGAAGGTGACTTTGAAAAGTTCTATGACAAGGGTGTTAATGCCGCAGGTACTCGTGTTCGCAAGCACTTACAAGAGTTAGCCAAACTATGTAAAGAAGTTCGTAACGATGTAACCGCAGTAAAGAACGAACGTAAAGAATCCGCAGGTAAGTAATGGATAAAAAAGAAATCAAACGCGATGTAGCAACATTCGCTCATATGCTCAAGGAGTTAATGAACGATCCTACACCAGATGTACTAGTAACATTGGATCGCGACATTCAGCATTTCATCTATGGCAGAACCGCAGTATTAGTAAAACATAATGAAGGCAAGCCAATTGGTACAGTAGCAGATATTGCCGCAGTAGTTGGGGCGGCCTTTGCTGATGTACTAAAAGAATTTACTAGAGGTCGTGTTAGTGATGCAGAATTAGATACAATAGTCCAAACTGCAAGAGCCAACTTACTCAGTGGATTTGAAGCAAGAGCTCCTAAGCCTGAAGTAAATACAGAAGCACCGGCAGAAGAGCCAGCAAAAGAGGAAGTAGCACAATGATTCCAGCATACAGTGAAGAAGTAAAGATTCATGTACATGAAAAAGATCCAAATCTTCTTCCGCTGGAGCAACAGGTTCGACAACTTCAAGAGCAGGTTCGACTGTTACAGGAAAGCGTTGAGTATATAAATCGAGAACGCAGTCGTTTAAAAAGCGAACTTGATATAATTAGAAATGCAATGAATAGGAGTAGCAATGGATCGTGAAAAAATTCAACACCACATTAAGCATTTACAAAAGAAGCACGACGAATTGGATCGTTTAATTCAAGAAGAGTTTAATAGATACCAAGACGACAAAGCAGTAAGTAATCTTAAAAAAGAAAAATTACATCTTAAAGATGAAATTGAAAAATTTAAGAAGGACTTAGATTTATTATGACGTTGCTGTTCTGGTTAATTATCGCCGCAGTGGTCGGTTGGGTCATTTGGTGGATCATGGACTGGCACGATAAATTTCCAGATGGCGAATAACAATGCAGTACAATGAATTTTTAGATTGGGTAGATATTGACAAGTTTTCAGATGCTTGTAATAACATCTGTCATCAGACAGTATTAAATGAATCCACAAATCGAATGATGAAAGAAAAATTCATTATTGCGGCAATGCAATTATCTAATCATAAAAAGAACATCGAGTGGACTGACGTTCGCGATTACGATATAAAATTTACCGATTGGACCAATGGCGACGTAGAAGTTAAAACTGGCAACGAACCTTTGTTCTACGCAAAGTCAGGAACTCCTAAAAAGACAATCAGTCTTAAATTAAAAAATGTTTACGAAAGTAAGAATCAAAGAACTACACTAGACAAAGTTTTTAATCATTTAATGATAGTCCAAATTAAAGGAACATTCGCTGTTGCCTTTGTAGATTACGCAACAGTTAAGGCTAATCTAAAACAATTAACAGACGGCTTCTTAGTCAAACTAACACACGACCAAATAAATATTGTGTACAAAAAAGATATGAGAAATGAACCGACATCTTGGACAATTGACTTAGATCCAAAACCTTGGATATTTGGCACATTAGCAAAGGCAGGCGTTTAAAGAATTGTTGTAATCCCTTCAAAGCGAAGGACTTCTGGACGCGGGTTCGACTCCCGCCAGGTCCACCATAAGGACATAAATTTACTTTGGTATTCATTGTAAATTTACTTTGGTATTGTGTTTTTATGATGGGCCTGCCATGGTTTCGACAGGGGTAGATAGTAGAGACGGCAACACGGTAGGCGATGACCGTAAATCAAGCAAAACTAGTAAATGCAAACGCATCTACATTTGAGTACTTCACTGTTGAAGGCTTCACAGCCGACAATGGTCTAGTAGCAGCCTAAGAAACTGCAACTCCGGGGTAGGACTTACCTTGTAACCCAAACAACCAAAGGGCCTTCGGGCCCTTTTTTATTTTACCAAACACATTGACAGATGCCCTGTCCGAGCCTATAATACACAGTATCGCAGTTTTATTTCATAGAAAGATCACATGACCTATTTCCTAAAGCAAGGTAGCACTTACCGAGTATCCAAAAAAGAAGCACTTGATATTCAAGAGAAGTTGCCGGCTGGTAACTATGTCGTTAAAAAGGACGAGATGTCTGGGCAGTTGTTTCTTGAAACAATTGACAAGTTCGAAATCAAAGGCAAGATTTACGGCGATACAAACAAACGTGCCGACCGTATTCTTTATGCGTTTGAGGATCGTCCCAGTACTACTGGCGTAATGCTTACTGGTGAAAAAGGTTCTGGCAAAACACTATTGGCTAAGATGCTTTCTGTCAAGGGATATGACAAAGGTATTCCTACTATTGTAATCAATGCTCCTTGGTGTGGAGACCAATTCAATGCGTTCATTCAAAGTATTGAACAACCTGTAATTGTAGTGTTTGATGAATTTGAAAAAGTCTATGATGAACACGAGCAAGAACAGATGCTGACTCTGCTGGACGGTGTGTACCCAACCAAAAAGTTGTTTGTGCTTACTTGTAACGACAAATGGCGTGTTAATAGCCATATGCGTAATCGTCCTGGTCGTGTTTATTACAGCCTTGAGTATAAGGGCTTGGATGCAGACTTCATTCGTGAATACTGCATGGACAATCTTCAAAACAAAGAACACATTGAAAAGATTGTAGGTATTGCTGGTACGTTTGACCAATTCAACTTTGACATGCTGAAGGCATTGGTTGAAGAAATGAATCGTTTCGACGAAACTCCGCAGGAAGCAATGACTATGCTGAATGCCAAACCAGAATACGGTTCGACTTCTCGTTATGCAATCAAGTTGGTTATCAATGGCGAAGAAGTCAAAGAAAACAATTTTGAAGACAAGGAATGGGAAGGCAATCCTCTTAACAAGAATGTCAACATTTCTTACAAGGTTATTGAACGTGACGAAGAAACTGGTGACGAAGATTGGGATTGGCAGGGTATCCGATTCACTCCGGACGAGTTGAAGAAGATTGATGACAATGGTACCAAGTACGTGTTCACTAACAAGGAAGGTGCAAGCCTTATCCTTACCAAAGTTAAAGAGAAGACTTACTCTTACTGGGACGCTTTTTAAGCGCAAGGGTGTTGTAGAAATACAACACCTTTTTTACGATTGACATTTCTTACTAGATCGCTTATACTAAAAGCCTAGTAAGAAAGGAGCCCAAAATGTCCGAAGTTAGAGTTAGCACCCTGTACAAAGTCACCGTAACTGAGTACGAAGCAGGATGGGGACAGCGTCCTTGCCCAGAAGAAACCAAATTCTTCACTACCCGCGAAGAGGCCGAAACCTACGCAGAAGCCTGTAATCAAGGCACTTATGAGATCTATTGGAGAGCCCGCATAGATCAAATTGGTTAATCTTGTGTCGATGGGTTCATATTTTGGACTCATCGACAGTTGACAGACCACAGTTCATTTGCTATAATATACACATACAGTAAACAACTAGGCGCAGAAAGGCTAAAGATGATTATTAACAATGCTCCGCAAAACGAAGCAATTTTGAGTAATGTAAGTGAAGTGGGCGAGTTCCGTATTCGCAACTCTGCTAAGGCATTTAACATTTTGAGTTCAGGCTTGTATGCTAACAAGATCCGTGCTATCATCCGTGAACTGAGTTGTAACGCAGTAGATAGCCATACTGCCGCAGGCAAACAAGATACTCCTTTTGATGTACACTTGCCCAACCAATTGGAACCTTGGTTTAGTATTCGTGACTATGGTACTGGTTTGAGCCACGAACAAGTTACAAACATCTATACCACATACTTTGAAAGTACTAAGACCAACAGCAACGATTTTATCGGCGCATTAGGTTTGGGTTCTAAGAGTCCTTTTAGTTATACAGATAACTTCACGGTAACCGCAATCAAAGACGGCGTTAAAGGTGTTTACTCTGCTTTTATTAACGAAGCAGGTGTGCCTAGTATTGCCAAGATGGGTGAAGAACAAACCAGCGAACCCGACGGTGTCGAAGTTAAATTCTCAGTCAGTGACCGTTGGGACTTTAGTAAGTTCCAAGAAGAAGCACGATATGTCTACACTTATTTTGCTCTGCGCCCAGTTATCAGCGGTGTCAGCGACTTCCGTTTCCGTGATGTAGAATATGATGCTAAGGATATCATTCCAGGCGTTCACTCATACACAGACGGACACCGTCGTGCTGTAGCCATCATGGGCAATATTGCCTATCCTATAGATGTTCCTAACACAGAACAGGCTATGGGCGAATTGCGCCTGTTGTTGAACTGTGGTTTGGAAATGCACTTTGCTATTGGCGAATTAGACTTCCAAGCAAGCCGTGAAGGTTTGTCATACATTCCTCAGACTGTAGATGCCATCAAGCGCAAGTTAGAGGCAGTAAATGCTCAGTTGGCTGTTCACGTAGCCAAAGAAGCAGATGCTATTCCTAACCTGTGGGATCGTGCTATCTTCTTGACTAAGAAGTATCATAATGGTTTGTGGCAAGCGGCGGTTAAGAAGTATGTAGCAGACACTAACCTGTCTACATTCGATGACAGCCGTTACGGCGGTACTAAGACTTTCAAAATGGGTGTTGAAGATCTTGCTAAGAAATACAACATCGTTATCAGAGGTTTTAACTATGCCAAGCACACTAAGGCATATCCTAACCGTAAGGCTGACACACAATACAGTGATAACAAGAACGCTCAAGGGCATTACGATATGTTTGCCTACTGGGGCATTACTGTAGAGGACCGTGTACAGTTTATCGTTAATGATACCAATATCGGTGCCCTTGAACGTGCCAAGTTCCACTATCGTGAAACTAAGCCAGACAATAGTGCTACAGTCTTTGTCTTAGATAAATTAAACAAAGACAAAGTCATGAACACTAAGGCGTTCTTTAAGGCTATTGCTAATCCTCCAGAGGATCGTATTGTAAAAGCCAGTTCGTTGTCGAAGAAAGAACGTCAAGTTGGTTTGGCAAAGAACGTTACAATCTTGTGTTTGCAAGAACGTGGCACAGGTGGCTACTATCGTGAACGCGAAATGGTTTGGCGTGATGCTGGTAAGGCTGACAGTTTTGATGATGCTACTACTTACTACTACTTGCCTTTGAGCGGTTTTGAAGTTCAAAGTAAGTATGGTATGAGCAACGTCAAAGAGTTTTACAACGATTTGAAAGACTGTGGTTTAACTGGTTTGAAGACTACAATCTACGGTGTGCGTAAAGGCGACATTGAGTTTATTAAGACTCAAAAGAATTGGGTCAACATTGAAGAGCACATTGTTAGTGTTTTGAGCAAGCCAATTGATAATAAACTTGTTATGAGTTTGGTATTGCAGGCTGTTGACAATTTCAACCTGTTGCAGTATAATGAAAGCATCATGTTTAATGTTACTAACAAAAATAGTCCGTATGTTGAATTGGTAAAACAGTTCAAGGGCTATGAAAAGATTAAGTACAGTGAACAAAGTTTGAAGCGTTTGTGCAATCGTTATGCTCCTGGTGTAACCTTTAGTCCAGAAGCTCAAGTGCAGAAGTTTACTGATGAATGTGCAACCATTAGTAAGCGTTATCCGTTGTTGGCATACTTGCGTAGTGCGCCAAATCATGAAGTTGCTGAGTACGTTAATTTGATTGACACACAGAAAGGTGTTTAAAATGTTTCCATATTTGATTCAAGGCAAAAATATTGTTGTTGTAATTAACAACAATCCACATACAATTACTTCTACTCATATTGCCTATGAGAAAGTCAAAGAAGCAATTAAGACAGGTGACTGGGACACAGTACAGGAAGTAATTGAGCCAAAGAAAATTGTGCTCGAATATGGTGCTGGTAACATCGCTATCCAAGGAGACAAGTTCTACTGGAAGGGACAAGAGTTCCACAACACATTGGCAGATAGAATTATTTCTATGTACCAAGATGGTTTCCCAATTGAGCCTATGGTTCAGTTTATGGAGAACTTGATGAGCAACCCAAGTCATCGTGCTGTTACAGAACTGTACAAGTTTTTGGAAAAGGGTAATTTGCCAATTACCAATGACGGTCACTTCTTGGCATACAAGAAAGTTCGTAAGGACTATAAGGATTGCCACAGTGGTACAATGGATAACTCTGTTGGACAGATTGTTGAAATGGAGCGCAACCAAGTTGACGACAAGGCCGAAAACACTTGTAGTTCTGGTCTGCACTTCTGCTCACGTGAGTACTTGGACCACTTTGGTGGTGAACGTACAGTGATCCTTAAGATCAATCCACGTGATGTTGTAAGCATTCCTACTGACTACAATGCGTCTAAGGGTCGTGCTTGCCGCTACGAAGTTATTGGTGAATTGGGCGTACATCCAGACGATGCTTTCAAAGCACCTGTCCAGGATGAAGCCTACACACAAGAGCAGTTGGATGCCGCTGTTAAGGCCGCAGTCGATGCCGCTCTTAAGGTAACACAATGATTAGACTTTGGCTAGTCTTTGCAATCCTTGCCGTCCTGATCCATTTAGGTATTACTACCTGGAGGAAAATGGAGGGCAAGGAGCGTTGGTCATTGACAAAGTCATTGGCCTATAGTATAATTGTTTCACTGTTAGCACTAATGGTGATGACAGCAATCGTAATTTTATTTTAAGGAAAAACAATGAAGCGTATTTTAACTCTCTCTATTCTTGCCGCCGCAGTTTTGGCAACGGGTTGTACTCGTATCGAAACTGGTGAAGTTGGTCTCCGTGTCGGTTTTGACAAGCAGGTCAAGAATGAGGAATTGCTTCCTGGTTCGTTTAACCAAACTATTATCGGCGATGTACTTACATTCCCAACTAAGGAAATTAGTGTCAAAGTTGAAGACATGACTCCATTGGCTAAAGATAATAGCACAATGAAGGACTTTGATGCGTTGGTTACTTATAATATCAATCAAGCACAAGTGGCCGAGATTTATAATACAAAAAATAAATCATTCCACGCTAGTCATAATGGCGATGTTTACTTGATGTATAATTACATCTTTAATGCTTCACGTAATGCTATCTACAAAGCCGCACGTAAGTATGAAGCATTGGAAATGGGTGATGCACGTCAAGCAATGGAAACTGAAATCAAAGAACAAGTTACTCGTACACTGGCTGAAGAAAAGTTGGATGGTACTATTGTAATTGGACAAGTTCTTATTCGTAACATTGTGCCTGCAGACTCTGTTGTAGCCAGCGCCAACGAATTGGTCAAAGCCAAGAACGAGTACAAGACCGAAGAAGTCAAAGTTGCTACTGCTAAGAAACGTAACGAATCGATGCAGGCCAATCCGATGGCAATTCCATTGTTGAAGGCGGAGGCAGAAGCAGAAGCCATGCGTAAGTTGCCCGATGCTATTGCCAACTTCAAAGGTCAAACTTTGGTTATCAACGGTGTTGTAACTCCTACTGTTACTACCAACGGTAAGTAATATGTTAAAACGTTTACTTTGGCAACGCAGTGGCGGACATTACCTCTTTTGGCTGTCCGCCATTTATCTAGTAGTTGGCTTTGCTAACATTGCCTACAAATTTACAGAAGCAGAATACATCCAAATGGTTTGGATTCTTTGCTTAATGATTCCGCTGGTAGTTAAACCCGTAGCACGTTGGCTCAACATGACTACAATTTGGGAACGATAATGCGCTTGAAGCTCAATGGATAGGCAGGGACTTCTAAACTCCCGATAGCAGGTTCGATTCCTGTCTAGCGCACCATTTTTAAGAAAGAGAAGTAGTATGGATATGGATCAGGCGGCAGTATTTTTAGCCGGATCAGTTTTAACAGTTTTAGGATTCTTGATAATCCTAGGCGGTATTCTTATCGCTAATAACTTAGTTGCCAAATATTGGAAGTCGTGGGGTTGGTCATGGATGCCACATTGGGCACATGAACCACAACGGTTTATGACACAAGAAGAATCTGAAAAGATTCCGCCATATATGAAAGACAATCATGGCAAAGAAGAAACAAGCAAAACAGTTTAACTACGCAGTAGGACATTACTGGGAAGGCGAAACCGGCTCGGTAGGAACTTATGCTTACGGTAATGACATCTTCTACGGTACTATGGAACAGGCACAGAGCTTCTTGAAGTATGTTCAGGAAGAGAACAAGAAGAAAAAAGTGGCTGATCGCAGAGATTGGAGAATTTTTCAACTGATCGAAGTGCCGATATAAATAAATTTGTAGGGTGGTCCTACACTAACACTCTTTAATAACTAGGCGTTTAGAGTGTACGCCGTAAAAAGGAAGAACCATGATGTATAATCAAAAACTAGTAGCCTCTATCAAATCAAAAGGCAAAGTGCTCCGTGAATTCAAGGACACAGTCTATATTCCGTTCGCTAGCGAATATAGTATCTTACTCAAAAATCTTAATACAACTCGTGCTGTCGTAAATGTGTTTATCGACGGAGAGAATGTCGTCCCTGGCGGATTGGTCATTGACCCGGGTCGGACTGTCGACTTAGAGCGTTGGATTAAAAACGGCAATCTCTCCGAAGGTAACAAGTTTAAGTTTATCGAACGCACAAGTGCAATTGAAGATGGTCCACGTGGTATCAAACTAGAAGACGGGTTAATCCGTGTTGAATATCAATTTGAAATTCCACGCCCTATTCTAAACATTCCTACTTGGAGCTCAACTACTCTTACTAGGGGTATTAGTGGTAGTACAGGAGATTGGGCAAGCCCGATGGGTGCTACTTACTCTACCAATGCCAGTCTTAACAGTATGAATGTAACAGCAAGTGCCGCAAGTTTTAAAAATGAAACCGGCATTACTGTTCCAGGTAGCAAGTCCACTCAGTCATTCCAACATGTCACAGTTGGCGCACTAGAATCTACAGTACACAATATTGTGCTGAGACTAGTAGGCGACTTGGGAGATAACAAACCTGTTGAAAAGGCAGTGACAGTTAAAGCCAAACCAAAATGCGTAACTTGCGGCAAGCAGAATAAAGCTCACGCTAAGTTCTGTTCAGAATGCGGTACTGCATTAGAAATATTTGCGTAAATAAAAACACGGGGGGTGAAAGTCCCCCTTTAACTAAAGGAAACGAAAATGAAATAGATTGAATATGCTTGTAAGGACCTAGTGTTCCATTTTAACAAAAAACACTTAGAAGATCAGACCATACCTATGTGGGTCTTAAAATTTCATGGGGAGACATTATATGTCAATCACGTAGACTGTACAGTTGCTTGGAGCACCAAGGAAACACCAGACAACAGTCATACAAAAGGTAGCATTAAAGTCAAGAACGTACTATTACGTGTCGACGATGAAAACAATGCTCAAATCTCCGAACTCACGTTAATAGATAAATTTAGACTACGTAACCAAAAGTTAGGTATTACTAGAATTATGTTTAGACCTCATAGCGAAATGCACAAAGCATTGTTGGCTAACGAATACAAGCACGGTCCTATGAAATACATTCAAGGTAGATGTACTAGTACATTTATTATTTGTGATCTTTTGGATAGGAAACAAGTAACGTTCGCCCAACTCAAGTATGATGATTGGAGAGAAGTTAAACCAAACGAGTCGTACTACACACAATACGATGACACTAAAGGATCCAATTTACATGTCGACTATGGACACCCAAGTACACCGTTTGAATATAGTTGATTTGGCACTAAAATATATTGACTACTGATTTACACTTATATATACTATACAAAGTGATTTAGTATAATCGCTTTTAATTGCCGTACGGAAGGTATGTAAATTTGCCGTACGGTTTACACATAAGGAAAATTTAAAATGAAAAAATTTGTTATTGCAACTCTGTTTGCCGCTGTTGCCGGTGTCGCTTCTGCGGCAGGTAACGTAGTTGGATTGGAATATAAATTCGAAGATCCACGTGGCACAGGAGCCAACCAACAAGGTTATGAGTTTACTATCGGTACACAAGCCGCATCAAATGTTGGTGTTGACCTAAAAGGTGAAAACATGTACACAAATGGTAACGGTGCAAACTCTAGTAAACTAGAAGTTGGTGTTACTCCAACAGTTGGTATTACAGACAAACTAAGCGGATATGTTCGCGGTGCAGTCGGTGAGAAATGGCAAGTTGGTAATCGTTTCGATTACTACTCTGTTGAACCAGGTGTTAAGATTGCAGTTAATGATCGTTTTGGTCTAAGAGCTGGTTATCGTTATCGTACTGGTTTCTCCAGTGGCGACAACTACATGACACGCACTTGGAGAATTGGTGCTGACTACGGTGTTACTAAAAATGGTACAGCCTTTCTTGGATTTGATCGCCAGGAAGGTGATATCAACAGTAACGTAGTAAGTGTTGGTTACAAGTACGGTTTCTAATCAAACCAAAATTAATAAAGGGCCTTCGGGCCCTTTTGTTATTGAAAAAACCTATAAGCGTTATTAAAATAATTATTGGAAAAACCTATTGATTTTGCATTTTAATAGGATATATAATATACACATACAACGAAGAGTTGTTATAGTTTTCAAACACACACAAGGAGAAACAAATGAAAACAGTTGGACATAAATTAGAAAAATTCGCAATTACTGGTGTTAAGCCAGGACAACCAGAAGATGCTTTCTTTGACATTACAGATGAAAGTTTTGCTGGCAAGTGGAAAGTAATCGTTTACTACCCAAAGGACTTCACATTCGTTTGCCCTACAGAGATTGTAGCCTACGATAAACTAGCAGGTGACTTTGCTGACCGTGACGCAGTATTGCTAACAGGTAGCACAGATAACGAGTTTTGTAAAATCGCATGGCAAAAAGCACACCCAGACTTACAGAAAATTACACATACACAATTTGCAGACACACAGCGTGGCGAGTTGTCATTGATTGAGCAGTTGGGTGTATTTTATGCTCCAGCAGGTGCGGCTCTACGTGCTACATTTATTGTTGACCCAGAGAACGTTATCCAGCACGTTACTGTCAACAACTTGAACGTTGGTCGTAGCCCAGAAGAAACTTTACGTATTCTTGATGCGCTACAAACTGGTGAGTTGTGCGCTTGTAACCGTACAGTAGGCGGCGAAACTCTTTGATAGGATCAATTATGCTTGATTGTTTAATCCTAGGCGATAGCCTAGCAGTAGGAGTAGGACAAGTTCGTACAGAATGTGTTACTCGTGCTAAGAGTGGCATTAACAGTTATGACTATGTTAATCGTCATGTGTTACACACTCAGGGCACTACACAGGCAAAAAATGTAATCATTAGTCTAGGGTCAAACGATACAGCAAAAATAAACACAGTGGAGGAACTAGACAGTCTAAGACAACTAGTAGACGCCACTCGTGTTTATTGGATTGTACCTAATATCAAGGACGATAAGAGACGGGCAGTTCTTGCAGTAGCAGAAAAATACAAGGACTTTGTAATAGATGCTAGAAAGCACGAAACTAGCCCGGATCACGTACACCCAACTTACAAAGGCTATAAAAGCATAGCCAAAGCAACTAAAGGAGACACACTATGACACAATGGGTTGATCAATTAAAAGAAGGTTTACCAGAATACGCCAAGGACACAAAACTAAATCTGGATGCAGTAATCAAGCGTAGTACACTATCAGATGTTGTAGAAGCAGAAGGTTGTGCATTGGCCGCGGCTATGAGCACCGGCAATGGAAAATTGATTAGTTTCATCATGAGCAACATCACAGACGAAAAAGAACGTGATGCCGCGATGACCGCTGGTTCAATTATGGCACAGAACAACGTTTGGTATCCATATGTTGAGATGGCAGACGATGAGCAACTAAAGGGCTTGCCAGCACAGTTACGCATGAACGCTATCGCAAGCCATGGCGGAACTACCAAGGCTCGCTTTGAAGCATACAGTCTTGCCGCAAGTATTGTTGGCAAGTGTCATTTCTGTGTTAAGGCGCACTACGAAACATTGAAGAAGGAAGGCTACACCGTAGAACAACTTCGTGACATCGGACGTATTGCCGCAGTGATCAATAGTCTAGCAAAAGTACTAAACGGTTAATACAAAAGTGTGGCGGTTTTCAAAATGTTGCAAAATCGCCACATTTCAACATAGGTATTGACAAGTTTTATAAATACTCATATAATACAAATATTGTAAAGCAATCACTTTCCACAAAACATTAGGTTGTCCAAAAAAGACAAAAAGATGTTGACAAAGATGTTGAAAGGCATTACAATACAAAGACAGTAGCAATTCCGCTACAACTTTTAAGAAGGTAAGAAAAAGAGAAACAAAATGCAAACGATTAGTTTACATAGACAAACGATATCTAAACAAGCCAAAGCGCCGGCATGTATGTCCGCCTATTGGTCACAGTTTAGTAATGTCGGGCTAGGTCTAGGTAATGATCGTACACCTGAGATTATCGTAGGGTTCTTGGAGGATCGTGTAAGTTAACAGTAACATACACAATAACTTTTAAGAACCCTGGACTAAAAACCCAGGGTTTTTTGTTTTGTAAGATTTGGAAATGAAAATGAATTTTGAAGATTTTAGAAAACAGAAAAGTGCCAAAGTGCTAAGTGAGCATGAACTGGACGACGATGCTTTTGAAAAACTCATCGAAGAAAAGTTTAATCGTGCTCGTGCTTATCACACAGCACTTTACAAGAGAGAAGTTGAGCTCGTAGAGCAAGACTAATCTCAAACGTGTTATAGGGAACGCGACCCTGCCTGCACGTAAAACATGGGCTTAATGTGGGCGGCCTACCGGATGGTAAGTTCTAGGCGATAACTAGAATGTGTAAAAAGGTAGCGTATTAAAGCATACTGCCGAACAATCAAATGGCAGTAGCCGATGAGTAGTATGCTTTAATACACACTTTCGAAAGAGAGTGTTATGTATCCCTAGTGTTAATGGCAGCACGACAGTCTCCAAAACTGCTAGTCGGGGTTCGAGTCCCTGGGGGTACGCCAATAATGCAACGGTGGCAGAGAGGCCCAATGCAACGGATTGCAAATCCGTAAAACCGTCAGTTCAAATCTGACCCGTTGCTCCAGGTTATATCCCCCGTTAGCTCATGGAGAGCAGGTCGGCTTATAACCGATTAATCTAGATAAGGTCCAGGATGAGGTTCGATTCCTCAACGGGGGACCATAAGGAGAATATTATGGCAGTACTTGTAGTGTTAGTTATAATGTTCGTGTTGTATCAAGTTTTGAAAAAATATTAAAAGGAGAGTAGCATGAAACGTGCTAAACGTTAGTGTCACTCTAGATCTCCCGTATGGTCTAGGGTTGGCACGTAAAATCAAATCAATACGTACAACCCTGTTTAGCGTCAATGGTAGCGCACTTGACTCTTAATCAATGAGGTGTGAGTTCGAATCTCACAGCAGGGACCATATGGGGGTATAACTTAATGGTTAAAGTAGCGGGCTTTTAACCCGTAAATCAGAGTTCGATTCTCTGTGCCCCTACCATATGAAAGCATTCTTAACTGGTCGCATAGCGTCAGTAGTAAGGACGGGCCACCATCTTATGACGAAAAAGGCATAAGAGTGCTTCCATATGGTAGTGTATAAAAACAAACTAACCACAGCCAGGAACTATAGACTCTGGGTGCATAGCGCATTGTCGTTAGTTTCTTTTTGTATAGTATTATTCCTGGATAGTTAAATGGTATAACAATCGGCTGATAACCGGTCATTCTGAGTTCAATTCTCGGTCCAGGAACCAATTTACATAGCGTTCGACTTCTGGGGAGGTCATCACCCTTTCAAGGTGACTAGGCGGGTTCGATCCCCGTACGCTATACCAGAGCAAATAGAGATCTTGTGGGTTCATCCATGTTCTCTCAATGTTTGTTAGTTTCAATGGGTGGTATAGAAACTAACACCAATTTGGGGGCAGTAGTGGGCTACGGTCTTCCCTTGCAAGGAAGATGTCTAGAAGGATTCGATTTCCTCGGCCTCCACCAAATTTGCGACAATGGTGGGTTAACCGGCCTTGCCGGGGCATTCTAGATTACCGCGAAGGTTCGAGTCCTTCGGTCGCAATTATTTTTATCTCTGCGTAATGTCAATCTGGTAGACGGCCTGATCTGGAGTCAGGAGGCTGTACGTTCGAATCGTACCGTGGAGACCAATTTTGCCCTTGTATCCTTAGTGGTAGAGGTCCTGTTTTGTAAGCAGGGTGTGGTGGTTCGATTCCATCCTGGGGCACCAAGTTTTGTAAGTGTCAGCAAGAGAATGTCACGCTATTGTAGGTAAGTTCGAACTACCTTAATAGTAAAAGGGGACGGGTTCAACTCCCGGGGGATCGGAAGATCCCTGCAGATTGGTTGCTAACTGGACTAGTATCCCAAGTGACGTACCGAGTCCCAGCCGGCTTTATATACATGGGTGAATGGTTGCTATAACGATGGGGCAACTACTTACAAATTCAATCTGTTGGCCTATGGTGTAATGGTAACACAACTGACTTTGACTCAGTCGTTCCAGGTTCGAGTCCTGGTAGGCCTGCCAATTTTAACGGTCCTTAACTCAATGGATTAGAGTGCCAGTCTTCGAAACTGGAGGTTGGGAGTTCGAGTCTCTCAGGGCCGGCCAATGGTGTTGCTAGTGTAGTGGTCCGCACGGCTGTCTGTGAAACAGTAAGGCAGGGTTCGATTCCCGGCTTCACCCCAAATATCGCCGCTTTAGCAAATGTGGTCATTGCACCGGTTTGAAGCACCGAGGAACTTGGTTCGATCCCAAGGGGCGGCACCATAATTATGCCCTTGTACGCTAATTGGTAATGCGAATGGATTTAAAATCCGTTGTGTGTAGGTTCGAATCCAACCAAGGGTACCATGCCTCTGCTGATGGAGCAGTGCCAGGTCTTCTAAACCAGGTTATAGTAGTTCGAATCTACTCAGAGGCGCCAAGGCTCTTGTAGGTAAATGGTATACCAGTGTCTTGGTACGACACAATCGAAAGTTCGATTCTTTCCTTGAGCACCAGATATACCCCTGTGGACAAATTGGTAAAGTCGTCTCTCTCAAAAGGAGAAGTTCTCTCCGTTCGAATCGGAGCAGGGGTACCACATTTGTAGCAGATTCTATCTACAACGAATTATACAAGTAAAACAACGAAGCGTGGCAGAGTCCGGTTTATTGCACCTGTCTTGAAAACAGACGATCCGAAAGGGTCCGTGAGTTCGAATCTCACCGCTTCGGCCAAAAGGTGTTGACTTGTTTAACAGTTGATCGTATAATACAAATATAGTGAGTTGGCCGAGCTGGTCGAAGGCACCTTCCTGCTAAGAAGGCATTCCTGCAAAAACGGGGATCAAGGGTTCGAATCCCTTACTCACTGCCAAAATGTCTTGACTAGTTTCTAAAGTTCATATACAATAGAGACTAGTTAAGAAATTAACCTAGTTCTTTAAAAATTTCAAGCAGATATGGATGTGTAGGAAAATTGGTAACCCCAGTGGACTGTAAATCCGCCGCCTTACGGCACTGCTGGTTCGACTCCAGCCGCATCCACCATTAAGAAATAGCATTGACGGGTATCGTCTATGGACGCATAGACTTATGAAGGATAAGGCCATCTTACCCTTCTGAGAAAACCGTGAACAATGGCTTATGAGGAGAATCGAACTCCACTCAGAAATACGTTTCATCCCATAGGGTGTAATGTTATTTTTTAATGGTAAAAATTTAAGGGTAGTTTATTATCCTGTTGGCGGTTCGCCGTTGACGAAGAATAAGTTGAGTGATCAACCCAAAGGAGGTAAGCCTACGCAACTCCGCCAGTAATGGTTCATGTAAACAAGCCTGCTCACTACCGCGAGGTAGCGTTCACTGAGAAGACCGGTGGATGTAACAATGAAGCAAGTGTTAGGGAAAGAATGTGTATCGACTGGCCCGCAAGGGAACCAGGGTGCATGAAAAGTAACGGGTGGTGCTGACTTCCTAACAAAACCAACTTGCGAATTGGTATGAGAAAGGGTAGTGTATTTGTCCAAGGGGTCGCTCCTAAGGGCTTGTATGCAATATTAATGGTTAGTGGACTGTTTTGATGCAGGACATTGATCGTGAAATATCACTGAGTAGTCCGCGAGACAAAAGGTATGTGGTGAGTTGTATTCAGTAATCCAAAAGGTTATTGAGCAACAGAGGCAGCTCATCGCGGTAGGTTTGATATAGCGTAATGGTAACGCAATTGCCTCTTAAGCAATGGACTGTTGGTTCGATCCCAACTATCGATTATAAAATGCAAAGACTGCCTCGGTCATATGTGAAAAGCATCTAATACTCGAGCCGCAAGGTAATCGAGTCAGACGTAGCTCGCAAGGTGAAATCTGTTTATGCTGGAAGTTTCGTAAGTGGTTAGCGCCGCTGAATGGCTCGCAAGGTCAACGGAGTAGATAGCGTAGAATAGCATATGGCGACAAGACTACTGCCTGTCTTTAAAAACGGCGATGCTGATAGTGGACATAGGTACAGTAATGGCTTATGTGGATGTCTAGAGAAGGTTGGCTCGCAAGGCTGACTATAATGCTAGAGGCACTATTGGCTAACGTATAATCTCAGCGTTAGCACTATTCTAAAACACATTAGCTCGAACCGAATAACGGCATTATAAATGCTTCTGGTAGTTGGTTAGTGTGTTTCAGAATAGAATTTGCACCGTTAGCTCAGTTGGTCAGAGCGCCGGCCTGTCACGTCGGAGGCCAGGGGTTCAAGTCCCCTACGGTGCGCCAAGATAACTATTAATATGAAAACACTTTTAATTTTAGGAGATTGCCAAAGTAATGGCAATAATTGTTTGGCTGGTGACATAGTCAACGACGATGCTCCGAGGACTTGGAGTCTACGTTTCCATAATGATTTTAGAAGTGTTTTTAAATGGTATCTAAAACATAGAAAAGAAAACAATGTTACAACACCTATGCCCAATGGCAATATGGAAAATGTTGTTTGGCATTATCTATGGGAAGAAGAACAAAAAGCCGCATGGCCTAATTTCTTAAATGTTTCCAATGTAGTTAATATATCTATTAACGGTGGACATTTTATAGGTCATCACAAAAGATTAAAACAGTACCTAGCAGAGAATCCTAAACCGGATCATGTATTAGTTACAGATTACACGTTTAGTCATATAGCACACAGTTTCAAATATAACAATCAACGATATGTATTTGAACGTGAAAATTATGTAGACGGAGAATGGAATCCAGATAGATATCCAATTGAAGTTCATAAAAAGCGATTAAACGGTATTGCTTTTCAAAAAAGTCAAAGCAAAGATTGGCATATTCGTAGACATAGAAATGGTTACAATATGTTAATTAAGTTTTTAGATTCTCAAAATATTAAATGGACGACTGTTAGGTTTGGAGATCCTAATCCTGACAACTCAGAAATTTTTAAAGAGTTTATGCACACTGGTATAGATTGTACTGAATACGGAAAACAGTATATGAGTGCTAATGGTGAGAATGCAAAAATTAAATTGTCTGTGCAAGAAAAAATTGCAACGACAATTCAGGAATACTTAAATAGTATTGTCAGTTAATGCCCTGGTGGTGGAATGGTAGACACGCTGGTCTTAGAAGCCAGTGGCGAGAGCCGTGAGAGTTCGAGTCTCTCCTGGGGCACCAAAATATGCGGGTGAAGTGTTTGTGGTTACACGTCAGTCTTCCAAACTGAAATAGACGAGTTCAACTCTCGCCTCCCGCTCCATCATTCGGAGTGTAGCGCAGTCTGGTAGCGCATCTGGTTTGGGACCAGAGGGTCCAAGGTTCGAATCCTTGTACTCCGACCAATGTTAGTTTGCCTGGTTAGCTCAGTGGTAGAGCGTCTCGTTTACACCGAGAGGGTCGGCAGTTCGAAACTGTCACCAGGTACCAAGTTTATTCCCTAGTAGCTCAGCGGTAGTAGCACCTGACTGTTAATCAGGGTGTCGGTGGTTCGATCCCACCCTGGGGAGCCAAGTAATGCACGGTTCGTCTATCGGTTTAGGACACTGGCCTTTCACGTCAGTAAGACGGGTTCGATTCCCGTACCGTGTACCATATATGGCCTTTGGATAAGTTATAAACTTTGCCTTAGGTTCTTCATATGCGGGAGTAGCTCAGTTGGTAGAGCATTACCTTGCCAAGGTAAATGTCGCGAGTTCGAACCTCGTCTCCCGCTCCAGTTTTGCCAAAAGGCATTGATTTAGATTTAAAAGATTGTATAATAGAAACATTAAAGGAAAAACAAATGAATATCTCCCTACGTAAGGCAAATGCACTTCAGAACAGTATCAACGATACCGTCAAAGGTTTCCAGTTTGAGACCACAGTAAAAATCAACGAGTTCCAAGAAGCGGAACAAGAAATTTCCAAAGTTGCAGGAACACTCTGCGACAACCTTACACGCAGAGATGCGTTAGTGGAAGCACTTTACGAGATTCGTAAAAGTGTCAGCGGTGCTAACACAGAAGTTAGAATCGACACTAGATTGGCCGATGTTGCACATCTAGAAAAACAAATCCAATTCTACAACGGATTGGCTAGTAAGACCGTTCGCGAAAGCGCAAAGGTTGTAGCAGGTCGTTTGGACAAGATCCGTAACGACAAAAGCGAAAACCGTCGTAGCATCTATGGCTACAACGACACAGTAGACACTAGTGTGCTCACTCGTGAAGATCTAGACGGATTCCGTCGTAGAGTGGCAACTGCTAAAAAGCAGAAACAAAAACTTCAGGATGAAATCCTAGAGTTAAATGTTCAGACAACTATCCAATTGTCTGACAAAACAGAAGCAGTTCTGCAAGCAGAAGGTTTACTGTAACAGACCCCGCGTTAACTCAGCGTGATAGAGTTAGGTAATTGCTACACCTTAATGGCTCGGTGCATTGGATCTACCGCAAGGCTTGTTTAAAGCGACTTGAGAAATCACAAAGGCGGACCTCAGCACCGTCTAAATGGAAAGGCTAGTGGACAGAGTAACAGCTCGGTTTAGGGCTCCTGTGGTGGGAGTGGCTAGACACTTTATAAATGCTCTCTGAGCTGAACTACACTGGATAACACGAGTTAGGTGCTAAGTCGACTACCCACCGAAAGTGCCAGGAAGATAAGGAGCTCAGCAGGTTTCGTTCGAGTCGAACAGAGAGCACCTATAAAGTTATCGCGGGATAGAGAAACGGTAACTCAAGAGTCTCATAAGCTCTAGATCCTGGTTCGATTCCAGGTCCCGCAACCAAGTTTTGGCAAAGGCGAAAGCCCGAGCCTGGAGTAGAGAAGGAGATTAGGATAGACAGACTTAGGCTACATGCCTAAGGTTTGATCTCTTATAGAGACCGAACATCAACTACTGGCAAAACGTCTTGAAAACGTTTCGTGCTTGTGTGAACCAGTTCTATATATTAATCGACTTTGTGAGTTGCTAACTGGAAATATACAGGTCCCTGTGCTTTGCGCCTTGTGACTTGTTAAGGGTATCTTTATAGAGCCCGCTTGTACATTGTCCAGTCTATTACTTGCCTTTCTCTCTCCACCCCTTTTATTAGTAAGTAGTTAAGGTTCTAAAAGCATCCGCAAGGAGTTAACAAAGATCGGAAGTTTTTGTTAATTGAAGTTATAAACTTTAATGCTGTAGAGTATATGTATCAAGCGCCGGTGCAAGGTGAGCGGATTGAGACTACAAGAACTTCATGTTGGGCTAGACAAAGAGAGGGACGAATCGCACCGTCGGATGGCCTTACCCAAACCAAAACTCTCGGGACATCTTACTAATAATCTGGTAACGTAGCATAATGGTCGTGCACCTCCTTCATACGGAGCAAGGTGTGAGTTCGAATCTCACCGTTACCACCATAACACCATAATCTGCCCACTAAATGCTAAATAGTTATATGCTAACATTAATCAGAGAAACTACTAATCCATTACTTGACTATATCAAGGATGATCCAGTACGTCCAGAAATTCCCAAAGAATTTCGTGTTAGCGGTAGCAGATTTGTCGCCACCACTGTAGAAGGCGAAAAACCACGTGCAATGGTCTGTGTTAGTCTGCACGATTTTGTGCCAACAACTGTTGAAGATTTGGCTAAAACACCCACAGAACCAACTACAGCAATCTTCTATACAATTTGGAGTTATGCGCCGGGTGCGGCCGCAGAGCTACTTTTTGGTGTAGTGGATCAAATAAAAGAACTTTTCCCAACTGTTAATCGTTTTGTAACACTTAGCCCAAAAACTGAAATGGCCTACAAGTTCCATATCAGAAATGGTGCCTGTGTGTTGCAAGAAAACGACAACACAGTGAACTACGAATACCTCATAACCCGTTGACAAACTGCTGAAAAGGTTATATACTTAGTATGTGACCGTGAGCGAATAGGCAGAGCTCCAGGACTGTTGTGAAACACTCCGTGGGTCGGGACTAGGCGATATGCCGTCCTTGGAGGTTCGAACCCTCCCGGTCACACCAAATTCCCTCCCTCGCTATAGTTCAATGGATAGAACGACTCTCTCCTAAAGAGTAAGTCTACGTTCGATTCGTAGTAGCGGGACCAATTGACAAAATATTGAAGTGAAGATATAATAATTGAATGTATAAAGTAATATGGAAAGATGTAAACAAGAATGTTTACGAACGAGATTTTGATAATCTTGGCCCAGCAATGGATTGGGCAAAAACATTGGCAGTATTTGTAACTATCAAAAGTAGCGAATACGAAATTGTTGGCATGTTTGGTGCTGACAGCATTGTAGATGGAAAGTGTCCAGACGGTGTAGATTACACCTGGATGAAACGGCGAAAGCAGTAAGGAGATATCATGGGATATTGGGACAGAGAATATTGTAACGTTGATGTGTTGAAGGGCAAGACTTTGTCCAACATCAACGAGAGTGGCGACGAGATCGTTTTTGAAACCACAGATGGCGAACGCTATCGTATGTATCACGAGCAAGACTGTTGCGAAAGCGTAAGCATAGAAAGCATAGTCGGCGATTTGCAGGACTTAGTAGGTTCAGAGATTCTAATAGCAGAAGAAGTTGATGGCGAAAGCCCAGCCGACTTCGAAGCATACGAGTCTTACACATGGACTTTCTACAAGTTTGCAACTCGCAAGGGTTATGTGGACATTCGTTGGCTAGGTCAATCGAATGGCTATTACAGTGAAAGAGTTGATTTTGTAAAGGAGTAATTATGTCAATGTACAACATGATATTTGGCATGAATCCCGATAGCGGAAAGTTACTTGAAATTCTAGGCAAAACTGCAAGCGACTTTGGTCGTTTCCGTAATGTCTATATGGATGAAGGTTACATTGTTGTTCATACACGTAATGGTGGTGGTAACCGTGAAGACTACGAAGATGTTTTTGATGAAATGTCAGAACATCCTTGGTACAGTCATGATGAGGACGACTCATTTGACTGCACTTATGCTAACATCTATTTCAAGGTTCCAGAAAACTACAAGGATTTTCTTGCTATTATGAATCTTAACGAAGGTCAAAAGCCTAGTGAACAATGGGCTGAACTTTTCGGAATGATGGAAGCAATGAAAAAATAAGGAGGCATTATGCCTTGGATTGAAAATGTAGCCGCCGATGATATCCCAAAAAGATTTCATCACGAAGCAGGCGAAAATAGTATGCTGATTAGTATCGTTGACCCGGCGAGCTGGCGTCCTACTCCTGCCCATAAGTTCAAGGAAATTCATAACTTTGAATTTTTGGACGTGGAGGAAAACGACCACGTAGACGACGAAGCAATGAAGTGTAGTCAAGAACAAGCCAATCAACTTGTGGCTCTTTTACAACACGCTTTGGATAACAAAATGAACGTTGTTGTTCATTGTTTTGCTGGAATTTGTCGTAGCGGTGCTGTATGCGAAGTAGGCGTAATGCTGGGCTTTCAGGATACAGGGCGGTTTAGAAGCCCTAATCTGCTCGTTAAGCACAGAATGATGCGAGCCTTGGGTTGGACCTACGATGCGGACGAAAAGCCCAACATCGACGATTGGCGCACATACAAGCCCGTTGTATAAAAACAACATTTGCCCTGTCTTCGAGAGTTGACAGGGCGTTCTTTTGGCTGTATAATATAACAAGAAAGAAGAGCGAAAAAATGAAAACATGGATTACAAGCGACTTACACTTTGGACATAAGAACATCATGAAGTTCTGTCCAGTGACGAGAGCACGATTTAAAGACGACGTTGCATATATGAACAACGCCATGGCCGAAGAATGGAACCATAAAGTCAAACCTGAAGACACAGTCTACATCTTAGGCGATGTAGCGTTCATGTCAGGTAGTGATGCTGGTAGAATGGTAAAGCGTTTGAATGGCACAAAGATTTTAATTAGAGGAAATCATGACCGTAAGACATTGATGGACGAAACGTTCCGTGGTGCGTTTGCAGAAGTACACGAGTATTTGGATATTACATATGATGGTCACAAGATTGTCATGTTTCACTATCCGATTGCTGAGTGGGATCAAATGCACAGAGGAGCATTACATTTTCATGGTCACTTACACGGAGGTGTTAGTGGATTAGAAAAGTATCGTGCATTCGATGTAGGTATGGATTCAACCGGTGAGATTGTTGTGTCAATGGAATATGCGATTGGCAGAATTAAAAACAACGAAATTAAGGGTCATCATGTTTAAAGATGAATTGAAGGAGTATGTAAACACTAGTAACCTAGTCAACATGAAAGAATGTGGCGATGGTATCTATGTGCTAAAGTACAAGAAGAAAGTGTTCTACGATAACTTGTGGAACGAATACATCGCCGAATGTCGAGGTACTATTGTAGACTCTGAGTTTAATGTAGTACAACGACCATTCACAAAGATCTATAACTATGGTATTGAAAAGGAAGCACCAGTGCTATCCGACGATACTGAGATCACAGCACTTCGTAAAGTTAACGGCTTTATGGTTGCTATGACTTGGCACAATGGAGATATCCTAGTTTCAACAACAGGTTCTACTTCAGGCGAGTTTGTCGATATGGCAAAGGAATATATCACTGATAACTTCCGTGATGTACTAAGATGTGCCCCAGATTTTACTTTTATGTTTGAGTGCGTTCATCCAACTGACCCACACATCATACCTGAAGAACCTGGACTGTACTTTATCGGATTCCGTCACAAAGACTGGAACGGTAAGTTATACTACGAAAAGTTTACGCTAGAACCTTTGGGCAAGCATCTTGGATGCCTCCCTGTGGATATCTTTACTACTACAGTAGGCGAGTTAAAGGCTCTAGTAAAGACTGTTAAGCACGAAGGTTTTGTATTCTATACTAAGGACGGCGTTGGTTCTAAGATCAAGTCACCTTACTACTTGACTTCAAAGTGGGTTGCTCGCAATCCACGCACAGACAAGTTAGTAGACTTGAACAAAGACATCAAGCACAATTTAGACGAAGAATACTATCCACTAGTGGATGCTATCCGTGCTAACATTGAGGAGTATACTGCTATGGACGAGCAAGCTCGTTTATCTTGGGTACGCAACTATATGGAGACAGTATGAGATGTGAAGATGAAAGTCATTTGCCTGTAGCAGAGCAAAGCCTAGTGTTCCGCTTGTATAAACGAGCAGAGATACGTAGGCAGATTCCTGGCAGGTTAGCAGTCACAGAAGGTAAGCCCGACAAGATTGCTAACTTGTTAGAAGAAGCCGCAATGGAAATTCAAATGCTAAGGGCAACCTTAGCCGAAATCAGTAAGCATACAAAAGGAAGGGACAACTTTCAACCATGAAGTGTTATCAATTAATCGGAGTGCCAGGTGCAGGTAAGAGCACTTGGATTAAGAATCAAGACTGGGCTAAGGATATTCCTGTGGTTAGCACAGATAAGTTTGTGGAAGAATACGCTGAAAAAATGGGTAAAACCTACAACGAAGTTTTTGATGAATATATGCCTATTGCCGTAAAGTTGATGGCTAACCAAGTCGAAATTTGTAAGGCAAATAATTTAGATATCATCTGGGATCAGACCAGTGTTTCGATTAAGAGCCGTAAGCGTAAGTTCAATATGTTGCCTAACTATGAACATATTGCTGTGGTATTTCCAACTCCTAAAAAGGAAGAATTGGATCGACGTTTAGCCAGTCGTCCAGGCAAGAACATTCCAGATTCAGTTATGCGTAGCATGATTGATACTTTTGAAATGCCAACCGAAGACGAAGGCTTTAAGGAAATCTGGAGAACTTGACCTTCTCCAGATAACTATACTTTTAAGGAGTGTGGTATGGTAGCAAGAAACGACATCACAGGCGACTCTATTCAAACCAAAGGAGTCACTGACAACTATCGTAATAATTACGATAACATTTTTCGAAAAAATAAAAAGACAGATGCAGAAAAGTTTGATGAAGCAATAATGAAAAACGAATACTACGATTTGGACGAATCGAACGATAAACCCAAGAAGTAAACTTGACTTTACATTAATAAGATAGTATAATCATAAGCATGGACTATCTAACTATTGCACTCATTCTATTGGCTTTACTTCAGGTTAAGCATTGGTACATTGACTTTGTTAATCAAAGTGACGAAGAGGTCAAGCATAAAGGAATTTATCTCGACTGGCGTGGCATTAAACACAGTCTAAAACACGGCTTTGGTACAACCGTAGTCGTGCTAACTGTGGCCAATCTTAATGTAGCACTGGCTATGGGTGCGTTAGATTTTATAATGCACTACCACATAGACTGGGCTAAAATGAATTGGGGTAATAGAGATATTACTACTAAGGAATTTTGGAATCATTTAGGCCTAGATCAAATGGCTCATCAACTAGGTTATCTTTTAATCATTTTCATTCTGGTATAATATATGGCACAACACTTAATGGTCGACTTGGAAACTCTTGACACAAAGACTACAGCAACTATTCTTACCTTGGGCGCAGTAAGGTTTGATCCGTTTACAAATGCACCCATGAAAGAACTTTATCTGCGTGTGGAGATAGACAGCCAAGATGCTCTAGGTTGTACTGTAAGCGACGACACACTAAAATGGTGGAATCAGCAGGATACTAACATCATGGAGGAAGCATTTGATCCAAGGGATCGTATTCCAATCCATGAAGTTATTAATCAGTTTCATGCACTAGCATGGGGGTGCAGTCATTTTTGGAGTCACGGTGCTACTTTTGACTTAATGATTTTGCAGAATATCTACGAAAAATTAGGTCGTGCATATCCTTGGAACTTCTGGGAAATGCGTGACACACGTACATTGTTTGAACTAGCAGATCCTGAAATGCCGCAGGATGCAAAACACAATGCGTTAGAAGATGCTAAACGACAGGCTATAGGAGTGCGTAATGCCTACAGAAAACTCGGATTCACCGGATACAAACGTTAAAATAAGCTCAAGCCCAGAGCGTCATAGTTTTCAATTAAACGGATATATCGAACGTTGTGCGGAAGAAGGTAAAGAGCCTAGAGAAGATTACTTAAATCTTTTTAAAACCTTTCGTGAACAAGACGAAGAAAACATGTCTAACCCCGAATGGCAGGAAAATAATTTAGAATACGACCTACGTAGTACAGATTGGATTCTAGCCAAGGTTCGTAACAGCGATGCCTATGCACAGAATCTTTATGCGGCTATGTGTAATATGCGTTTTGTTCGTAAAGAAATGTTTCCTTATCTGCGACAAGATCCTGACAAAGATTTGTGGAGTGCTAGTTGGCGTAGTGCTGGCGGCATTGTTGCAGATATGCGTCAAGAAGGTGATTACATTGATTGGTACTGTTCAGGTATGGGCGGACTTAATCAAGAGTACGATGCTAAAGAAACTAATGAACAATGGCAAAAGCGTACAGGATATGTGCCCGAAGGCATTGTTACAGAAGAAATAGAAGCAGATTTACTTAAACTAGGTTGGATTCCTGTACCCTGGGAAGACGAATAAACTACAAACTTTACCCGCTTCGGCGGGTATTTTTTTGACTATTGTATCTATACCAAAACTCGCTAAATATAGGATAAGCGAGGATTTCCCATGGCATATACACCATTAAATTTAGGCGACGGCATTAGTAGAGAACCGTTAGGATCAGCCTTAAAAAAGATTGATACAATGATCGGAGAATTGTACACTACAATTCCAGAAGGTGACTTTTCAGCAGTATCACAAAATATTGTTCCAGACAGTGATTTAACATACAACTTAGGTAGCCCTACAAATCGTTGGCACAGTTTATATGTTGGTTCTGGATCTGTGTATATTGGCGATGCCAAACTATCAGCAACTACTAATGGACAGGTTATTCTTCCTGGTGTTTATGATCCTACTGGACACCAAGCAGTTGAAGTCTATCCCAAAGCAGGTCCAGTACAAGACAGAACATGGGGGAACGCTTTAAATGTTAAATTAATCGATGCTTTTGCATGGGCAGTATTAGGTGGTACACAACTAACTGTTCCCTATGGATGGATCAGAGCAACGTATTCTGCAACATTAGATGCTGATGGTTATATCAGCGGCGCCACCGTAGACACTGGCGGTAACCACTATTCTGACAGCGATATCAATGGAGTTGTTGATGTTGCTACAATCTGTACAGATTATATGTATGTTTACATCGGTGGCGTAACTGATCCGTTTGCCTCCTTTGTAGCGTCCGATTGGCAACAGATTCCTTTCGCTGTTCGCTGTCAAGCAACTGCTACCACTTTAAGTGCAACTATTGGTCAGAGTGTAAGTTATAACGATTTGTTAGATGCACCTAATCAAAATTTAAACACAACAGATAGCGTAGAATTTGCAGACGTCACAACTCCTTCGATTACTAATAGTACTAATACTTGGTCATTTGGTACAGACGGTGCGTTAGATTTTCCTACTAATTTAAAAATTGCTAAGTTAGGCGACTATAGCCCAAGTCTCGGAACGATGATGATTCAGGCACTAAATGAATCAATACATATTGCGGCACCGGGTAATAATTCTCAGATATTAGTAGGCTGGACATCTTCTAACGGTCTCGATTTGGCGACCATTGGCTTTAATTCTGATTCCGATGGATTAAAGGCAGTAAAGATTTCAACTGGTAACTATGGTGCAACCGTGCATGGTTGGATATTTGGAGACGATGGTACTCTAACATTACCAGCAGGTGGCACTATTGCATTTGACAACGGTACATTGGCTGTGGACGGATATACAAGAAATACTAACGACCCGTTTGCCATTAATGTTGCCGATACCGCAGGTAGCATTACACTTAACTGGGGTGTAAGTCATAGCGCATATACTAATAAAATTATTTTAAATAATACCGGTGTTAAATTAACTACAAACGGTACTAAAGATTTTACATTTAATACAGACGGTTCAGTAACACTACCTAACAACGGTATTATTAATGCAGGCAGTGCTGCCAATGGACAAGCATCAGTTGGTTGGAAAGAATTCCTAGCAGGTCCAACTATTGGTTGGGGGCTATATGCTGAGAACGATATCTATATTCAAACGTTCAACGATATTACCAAGCCTACATGGGTATTCAAAGAAAACGGCACAACAAGATTTCCAGGGTTCACATTCCCAGCCACAGACGGAACCAGTGGACAAGTTCTAGCAACAAACGGTTCAGGAACATTGGCATGGACAACAATTAGCGGCGGAGGTGGTGGCACAGATATTTCTACGGCCAGTATTAATGACCTGGCAGATGTGACTGTTTCTAGTCCAAGTGTTGGGCAAGTTTTAAAATGGAATGGTAGTGCATGGGTTAATGATACCGATGCAACTGGTGGCGGGGGCGGCGGTGGTACACTATCGACCAGAACAACACGTTCTGTTACTACTTCTTCGATAGCAAACTTAGCCAGTGCTAATGCTACAATTACAGGCTTCAGTGGTTATGCGTTATTAAGTATTCAAACTAGTGCGGCGGCTTGGGTAACTGTTTATACATCTTCTGCGGCACGTACAGCAGATGCTAGTCGTGCAATTACAGATGATCCAGTACCAGGTAGTGGAGTAATTGCTGAGGTAATTACTACCGGAGCACAAACACAAACATTTACTCCTGGTGTATTTGGCTATAACGATGAATCTAGTCCAACTACAGATATACAAATTAAAGTAGTTAACAGAAGCGGCTCAACAGCGGCTATTACTGTTACAGTAAAACTACTACAATTGGAAGCATAATATGACAACACCAATTCCTCATCTAGGGAATCCAGAAGATCAAAGTCTTAAAGAATACATTGTTACCTTAAAAGACTTTAAAGACTCGGAAGAGTTTTATAAAGATATGGAAACACCTAGCGGAAATTTATACATTCCTGATCGAATGGTAGAGTGTGTTAACAGACGACCTATTAGTCGAAATACACATTATATGTTGACCTATGACGAAGCGGCACAGGTTAGAAACGATCCTAGAGTTTTTACTGTTGAATTAAATCATACAGATCTTGGTATGGTTATCGGCTGTGACGGGTTTACTCAAACTAGTTCAAACTTTGACAAACGTGTGGCCAGCGACAGCGTCGATATCAACTGGGGCCTGTTACGACTAAACAGAAAAACAGATATTAGTAATTGGGGTATTACTGGCACAGTTAATCAAGCGGCAACTATTATTATGGATGCCAGTGGTAAAAATGTTGACGTAGTTGTTATGGACGATGGAACTCCGTACCCTACTGTGTACGAATATGCACAGAATCCAGATGGTACTGGTTATAGCCGAATGGTTGAATACAACTGGGAGCAACACAATCCTGTAGTAACTGGTGGTGCGGCAGGCGAATACAGTTATCCGGGTTACCGATTACAAGAACATGGTGGACATACTACTGGAAACTGTGCAGGTAACACACAAGGGTTTGCTCGCGATGCTAATATCTATAATATTACATTCTACGATAGCATAGATTATGTAAGAGAATTTCATAAAAATAAACCAATCAATCCGTTGACTGGTGTTAAAAATCCAACAGTTATGAATAACAGTTGGGGATATCGTTTAAATGGAATTACAGAGTCTAGCATTAGTTCTGTGTATTATAGAGGTGTTACATATAATCGTCCTAGTACAGGATGGACTACAGCAGATTTAGACACATTTAGGATCCGTACTGGTGCGGCATTGCCAACACAAAGTTCCGCAACGGATATAGATATGATTGAGGCGATGAGCGAAGGCGTCATCATTGTAGCCAGCGCAGGAAATAGTTATTGGTATATAGATGTTCCTGGAGGTCCTGACTATGACAATTATATGGTCTACGGAGGAGTTAGTTACTATATTCACCGAGGTAGTAGTCCTGGCTCGGCAAATGGTGGCACAGAAGATACAAAAATTATCTGTAGCGGAGCAATAGGACAACACAACGAAGCAACAAATGCTAGTATCTACGCCTCGACTGGTATTGAGGTCGGCGACTACAAAGCAGAATTTAGTAACTACGGTCCTCGCATTGATGTATATGCACCCGGTTCTGGTGTTCAAAGTGTTTGGAATAGTGGAGCATCGTTGTATGATGGGACTGCCGCTACTGATCCAAGAGTTACTGCATTAGGCGGATCTGACTCAATTAATAATAATTTTAAAAAGTGTCCTGGCACTAGTATGAGTTGTCCTAATACCGTAGGTGTAATTGCCTGTTATGCAGAAAAATATCCTCGTATGACACAGGCAGATGCTCGTGCATTAATAGCCGCAATTAGTACAGACACAGTATTAAGTACCAACGGCGGAACGTTTGATGGTAAAGATGCTGGGTTTACTTACAATCCAAATAGTTGTAGAAAGATGTTGTTCTTTCAAGGAACAAGACATCCAGGTCAAGAAGTCGGTGGATATTATCCAACACCTTTCCCAACAGTAAACAACTGGTACAGACCTACCAGTGGACAAGTATATCCAAGAAAGAAAACTCTTAACAGTTATAATAAGGCCGCAACATTTAGTCTAGCAGTAGACGATTCAACAGTATCAAATACTCAAACTGCTACAGTAACATTAACTACTACTAACGTTGCTAATGGTACACAGGTTCCTTATATTATTACAGCAAAGCCTGCGCCGTCCGGTTCATTGACTACTACTGCGTTCTCTGGTGTTTATACTGCTGATGCTATAGTTACTGGTATAACTTTAGATACAAGACCTAACAGCGGAAATAGATTCTTAACTACTGGTTTACCTAACGGTTCCAGTAGTGTTATTACAAATAGTATATTAGGTGCCCTAGCATTGTCTAGTTCAACACCTACTGTGCCTGGAGCGTTGACCTTTGTTGGCAGTCAAGACGATGGATACTGGACTGTTCCACTGCCGTTCAATGTAACATTCTGTGGTACAACATACAATACAATTTATATTGGAACAAATACATATATCACATTTGGTGCTGGTTCATCAAACTGGAGTCAGTTAAATGGTACTAACCCTCCTTATCCAAAGATAATGATAAGTTCTGCAGACAATAGTTGTCAACGAATCTATTATGGTGCAGAAGGCACAGCACCTAACAGAACTTTCCGTGTTCGCTGGGAGGGAACAGCGTCTACATCTGGCACACTAGGTTCACCTAATATGGTTTACGAAGCAGTCTTTTACGAAGCCACTCCTAATCAAGTTGATGTACATACAGGAGTTAACGCTCGTTGGTCTACTACTGTAGCAACATATCCATTTGCGGCTGGTGATGTTAGTGTTCCATTAACTGGAGTAATGACGGTTAGCAGTAATACCGCATCATTACCAATAACTATTAACACCCAATCGGCGCTGACTATGAATGTGCGTTTGGGGATATTTCCTGCACCAAATGTCAATATATCGGTAAACTAAAAGTTGACATTTTTAAACTAATATAATAAACTAAGGATTATGAACGAATCAAAAACGTACACGGTAGAGGAAATATTCGAAGACATACCTGGAGATCCAGATAATGTCATGTTCAAAATTCCTCCTGAAATCTGTGAAAAAATGGGATGGAAAGAAGGAGATAAAATTCATATCTCCGTAACCGATGGTCGTATGATCTTTACTAAAGAATGAGCAAAAGCGATTTATTAGAAATGGAAGGATCCATTTCTGAAGTATTACCTAGCAATATGTTTAGGGTAACTTTGGAAAATGGGCATGTTCTTACTTGCTACACTAATGGCCGACTGCGCCAAAATAAAATCAAAATCATCTTGGGCGACAAAGTTCGGATTGAAATGAGCCCTTACGATTTGTCCAAAGGCCGAATTACATACCGCCTTTGACTTGACTTTTAAATAATTTGACTGTATAATATTCCATATACACAATAATAATGTTGTGTGTAGGTGGCCAAGAGAAGGCCTAGAAAGGAAATTATATGACACAAAAAACCCATGCTCAGATTATCAACGAGCAATATCTCAAATCGGATAGCCATTTTGTAACTCTACAAGAACGTTTGGCTGAAGCACTCAAAACCGCTCCTATGTTTGTTGGACTACTCACCGGAGTAGTTGACGAATTTAAACGTCGTCACAAAGAATGGACAACCTTTACCGACCTGCTGTTGTGCCAAGCAATCATGGTGCCAATGGACAAGATCCTAATTGACTCCACGATGCAACGCAGTCTTAATCTGCGACATGTTCTAAACATTCTTCAACACTTCCGTAGCACAATGACTATGGCTATTCAAGTTTATATTGACGAAGACAAGCCTGGTTATTACATTGCCTGGGACGGACAGCACACCGCAATTACTCTTTACATTATTCTTACCAAAGTGTTCGGTGAACGCACAGCACAAACAATGGTGCCAGTGGTTGTGTATAATGTAAAACACAAATTAGAAATTCGTCGTAACTTTATTTTGTTAAACGGCGATGCTAAAGAAGAACTTGACTTCATTGACAAGTACAAGCAAATGGTTTATGGCTCTAAGGTTGACGGTGCAGATGACACCGAATGGACTGACACAGCCAAGAAGAACGATTATCTTGCGGCCGCTGGCTTGTTTGCCACACACAGCAAGTTTGGTGACGAAGACCAACCTGGTGCGTTCAGTTTGTTGGCTGACACACTTATGAGCAAGAGTCTGAAGACTCGTAAGGATCCGGAAGTCACCCGTATGTTTGCTCAGTACTGGACTTACTTAAACCAACAACGTCCTGTAGAACCTAAGGAAGCACGTCAGTTATACGAATACTTTAATCTGTGTTTTGAACAAGGCATTACTGTTGATGACAAATACTTGCTAGACTTTGCGGCATTTACAAAAGAATACTTCGATGGTGACTTTGGCCCCAACGGTCCGTTCTGGGATAAGGTTAAGATGGCCTATGAAGAATGGTACAAGAAGGCCAACCCAGAGTCATACGCAGAGTCAGGATTGCGTGGCTTTACTTCAGAAATGCGTACAGGTATTCCGTTCTTGATTGCACAGGTTAAGAAGAGTACTAAATTGAAGACACCAGAATATTCTGCTAACAACGGTTTTACTGTTGCTAAGAAAGACTTGTGGTAATATGTCCAAGCTCAGAGATCCTAATAAGGATAAACTCAAAGGACAGAGTATCCTTAAGGAACAATATCGCTTACAATGCAAATGTAAGTTAGAAGATTGTGACAATGACCTTACAATCTTCGATGGTCCTGGTAGCGATGGTTACTGTCGTGAACACCAACTGCAATTAACAGAGTACGGTGGTATGGGCAAAGCGGATCGTCCACACACATTCTATCGTGGGTGGGTGTGCGAGAAGTGTGGATACGATCCTCGTGTTGATCCGCAGTTTGACGATATCGAAGATCCGTTCCATAAATTACGTTGTATGCGTGGTGTAATGCACGGCGACCACTTAGAACGTCAAAGCGATGGTGGTAAAGATGTTGCAGAAAATATTCAAACACTCTGCTGTCGTTGTCACATGATTAAGACTTACAAAGAAAAAGATTATCTTAAGGGTAATAAAGGAGAATCTAATGGAAGTAATTAACATCAACGACCGCAACGAAAAACGTCGCAAAGAAAATATGCTGGATGTTATCGAAGAAGTGCGTAAGCGTATCGAAGAAGGTAGCATGGAAGAATTTGTCATGGCCAGTATAGACAAAGATGGCGAAGTAAACATTCACGCCAGCGTTAAAGACCTTATTGGCGGGGTAGGCTTATTTGAAATAGGCAAAAACATTCTTATTCAACAACAAACGATGATCGATTATGAATGATTTTACTCCATTAAATGAACGTACATGGCCTGCTGAAAATGTTTTGGCTATGGCCTGTGCTATTTTTAGAACTAAAGGCTATACCAGCGTTAGTGCTTTTACCAATGCAGATCCTGACAGCGATGAACGCTGGAATAGCAAAGAACATTTGAGTTATCAAATGGTTCCGGACTTGAATAAAGATTATAAAGTACTGGTCAAAGTTACTCAGGAAGATACAGATACAGCCAGTGCTATTATACATTATTATCGTAGACTGACATTTGGTGTTATTGCAGACAATCTCAACGACTATATGCAACGAGTGTTTTCTAGTACTCAAAAACCTGAAGTAATTTTTAAAGACTTTGGTATTTTGGCCAGCGTTCCTAGTTTGTATTTCAAAGAAATGGAAAAGAAACGTATTATCACAGAGTCCAAAACTGCCAAACAAGAGCATATCGGAGTAGTAGGTGAGCCAATTTTACTGAATATTAGATATGTTAATACTAGATATGTCAAAAAACTTAACTGCTATGCCCACGATGCTGTCACAGATGGCGGTCATTTGGTAAACTTTTTGAATAAGTCTGCACTAGGTAAGACTGGAGAGACTCAAACTATACGTGCCAGAGTCAAAGCACACGGTGTAAATTACACAACCAAATCCATTGAAACCCAATTAAATTATGTCAAACCAATTGACAAAGAGTTAATTTGGCAGTAAAATAATAGCATAGTTAAATTTTAGGAGATATTGTGAGCGATCCATGCCAAAATGTTATTAGTACACTAGAAGATCATCCTAGTCGTTTGAACAAAGAAGCAATCATTCTTGCACAAGCGGAGGCAGGTAACAACGAATTCTTCGAAGGTGTGCGTCTTGCATTAGATCCAATGATTACCTTTGGACTTAAACAAATCCCAGAGAAAACAGATGCAGACGGTCCAGGCTTAGACTGGGGCAGTTTTACTCTCGCTATTACTGGCTTTGTCACTCGCAATGTCACCGGTAATACAGCGAGGGATATGATTCAAACAATGATAAAGTCAGCCACTAAGAAACAGTGGAATGGCTGGTATCGTCGTATCCTTATTAAAGACTTGCGTTGTGGCGTAAGCGAAAAAACAATCAACAAAGTTGTGGAGAAGAAATATGCTCACTATAGTGTGCCTGTGTTTAGTTGCCAGCTCGCTCACGATAGCGCAAATCATGAGGCTAAGGTGGTTGGAAAGAAACTTATCGAAGTCAAACTTGATGGAGTACGAGTTATTACTATCGTCAGGGCCGACGGGCGTGTTGATATGTTTAGTCGTAACGGCAAAGAGCTTGTCAATTTTCCTCACATAGCAGAGCAGATTAGTGCAGTAGTTAAACAAGATCCTCCGCCATATGATTTGGTGCTAGACGGCGAAGTTATGTCTAGCAGTTTCCAAGATTTGATGAAGCAGGTACACCGCAAGAGTGATGTACAAAGCGATGATGCTGTACTTAATTTGTTTGACGTACTACCTTTGTCAAACTTTGAACAAGGCTCTTGGGATAAAAGCCAATCGGATCGTAGCGATATGGTCTACTACTGGCACAAGAAACATAAAGATGCGTTACCTAATGTAGCAGTTGTTGGACACGAACTTGTCGATCTCGATACTGATGCAGGTAAAAAACGTTTCAAAGAAATTAATCAAAAGGCAATCGATGGCGGTTACGAAGGTATTATGATCAAAGATCCTAATGCTGGATATGAATGTAAACGTAGTGTGGCTTGGCTTAAACTAAAGCCATTTATCGAAGTGTCATTGGCTGTTACAGCAGTAGAAGAAGGAACAGGTAAAAATGTCGGAAAACTTGGCGCTTTTGTTTGCGAAGGCAGAGACGATGGACGTGATATCATTGTTAATGTTGGTAGCGGTTTTACTGATGCTGATCGCGATGCTTATTGGTCCGGTCGTGAAGAGGTGGTTGGCAAAATCGTTGAGGTACGTGCTGACGCTATCACACAAAACCAGGATGGAAGTTACTCTTTACGCTTTCCGCGCTTCTTACATTTTAGAGGGTTCCAAAGTGGCGAGAAAATTTGATATCCGCAGAAGTATGCACAAGGATATGCTCTATGGAGCATTACTAGAACTTAGCCAAAACGGTAGAGTCTGGCACGAAAGTACTGTAAGTCCTGAATACAGTCACTTAACTGAAGACGGTAAGAATGCTATTATTCATGTAGTCGAAGAAATGTTTCGCGGATTGCAGACAATTCATAAACAAGAAGTCAAAGAAGAAGCCAAACGTCAAACGTTAGAAGGACTGAAGTCGTGAGTAAAGCAAAGCATAAACCTTATCAATGGATTGATGGCGAAACTGCGGATCGAATTACTAGTCTTAATCTAAAAGACTATCGTGCTTACTTGAAAAAAGAATTACGTCAATGGAAAAAGAATCCTAAAACAGAATCAAATCCAGACGGCTATTGGTTACACCCTGAAGATGTTGTAATCAATATGCGTACCATTGAAGCATTAGATTTAATTATTAGCCATTTCCCTGAAACCTCGGATGATATAAAATGACAGAAGATCAAGAGTATAACGAATACGAAGCCTTTGCTAAACGTATGGAAGAAAGATTTCCATTAATGTTTGCGGAACGCTACGGCGGATTTGCTGTAGGTAAAGGTTGGTGGCCTATCCTAGAAAATCTCTGTGCCAATATACAGGGCAGGATTGATTGGGCAAAGAAGCAACACGATTGGGACGTTGAAAATAAAAAAGAACCTGCTCGTGAACTTATTCCGCAGGTAGTTGTAGAACAAATTAAAGAAAAGTTTGGCGGGCTTCGTTTCTATTATCAAGGCGGTGACGAATACATTCACGGCATGGTTACCATGGCAGAATCCTGGGCAGACTCTTGTTGCGAAGAATGTTGTGCTCCTGGCAAACGTAGAGATGGCGGATGGATTCGTACGCTATGCGATATGCACGAAGCAGAGTATCAGAAAAAACGTCAATCACCCGAGGATTATGCCAAACAAAACGGTTTAGAACTTTAAGGAGAAGTAGCATGGCAACCTGGACAGTAAGAACTTATTACAAAAAGAGTGTACAAGAAGTTGAATTTTGGGTTCAACGAGAAGGTAAAGGCAGAATTACTACCACCAATGGATTCCGTTGGGGAGAATGGTCAGTAGAAACCAGTGACGACAATCCTCCAGAATTTGAATTTACAGAAGTTCCTGGAGGCGATGGCCGAAAAGACAGCATCAATATGCTAGACTGCTCATACAATAATATTGAAGAAGTTGAACTTATCAGTATGGACGACGGTGGTTGCTGGTATGATATCGAGTTTGATGGCCTAACAGAAGAAGAGGAAGAAGAACTGCAAGAGTTTATCGACGAGAATAGCATTTACGATTTAGAAGATCGCGAAGATTCATGGTATCAAGATGAAACTGAATGGTGGATTTGGGGTCCTATTGAGATTAAAAACGAAGACGGCGAAACTGTACGCATCATCTGTGCAGATGAAGACGGTAATGTTATTGACTTTAAGGACGAAGAATGAACGAACGAATTCAACAACTTGAGCAACAGGCTCGTATCTATGCTGTCAAGCAAAACGAAACTACAGCAATGCCGTATAGTCAAGCATACGCAGAAAAGTATGTAGAGTTGATGGAACGAATGGTGTTGGATGCAATGGTAGAATCTGAATGGTTTCATGGCAAGGCAACCAATAATCAGCGAACCCAAGCGTATGTGGCAAGAACATTTCGGAGTTGAAGAATGAGCAAAGTATATCTGATCAAACCGTTAGAAAAGAAAAGTATCTGCTGGCACATTGAAATGTACCGCGAAAATGCGGATGGTTCAATTAGTTGGTTCAACATCGATGATCACTATCGTTGGGGTCAAGGGTTTGTTGAAGAAGACATGGATTGTAACTTGCCTTTAGAAGGCGATGCTCAAGCACACGCTAAGACAGACTGCGGTTGGGGGTCTGAATTAGATGACCAACACGCTTGTTGGTTTGAATTTAGCGATGATATCACTGAAGAAGAGCAAGAACAAATTAAAGAGTGTTACCTAGAAGGCGATCCAGACGATGACGACGAGCGCAGTGGTGCGGCTTGGTTGTTTGAAGGCAATCATGATTGGCAAGTTGAAGATGACTACCTAGTTATCGACGCTCCTTTCCAAGTCAGTCTCTGTGAAGATGACGGTACTGTTGTTGAAGAAAACGTTAAATTACGTACTAGAGAAGAACTTGCTGAGTCTGTTCGAAAATGGCAGGAAGAAAATGGGAACAATAAGTGGCCGTTTTAATTGGCCTGTAACTATGCCCACTCCAAACAATTACAATAATAATCCTCCGGGTCATTACAAACATCAATATAATTTAATCGATGACAAGGTTGTAGAGTTCAAAGAACTAATTGTACATCGATTTAAAATGGGAGATGTGGAAGATCCAGACCTGTATGCCGCACAACCATTATTAGAATGGCAGGAAAGCGAATCGGGTAAATGGGTTATGAGTCACGCTGTAGAAACTCCTATATGGCATAGACATATGGCTCCAATGAACTATCATACCGATTATGCTATAACAGCCAAACTAACTGCTCAAGATGCTACATTTTTTATATTAAAATGGGGCAATAGCATTGACAGAATCGGTACATTTCAAGTATAATACTAGTATGAAAATTAAACTTGTGTCAGATCTCCATTTAGAGTTTAGCGACATCAATATCCAAAATGATCAGGATTACGATGTGCTTATTCTTGCCGGCGATATTATGATTGCAGAGGAACTCTACGACCATCCTGTTGTGCCCAGCATCTACGAGTATGGTGCGTTTGCTGACCTTGGACGTAAACAACAAAGGGTAGCTCGCTTTCGTGACTTTTTGAAACGTTGCAGTTTCCAATTCCCAAATACAATTTACGTAGCGGGTAACCATGAATTCTATCACGGTAAATGGAATCGTACACTTACTGTACTATCTGAGGAGTGCGCTCAGTTCCCTAATGTCTACTTCTTGGAGGCAGGCTCAAAGAAAATTGATGATGTAACATTTATTGGTGGTACATTGTGGACTGACATGAACAAAGGTGATCCTTTGACACTCCATGCTGTGCGGGATATGATGAATGACTTTCGTGTTATCAAAAAGGAAGAAGAAGGTTACACTAACCTTAAGCCACATGATACTGTTATCCGTCATCGTCATATGCTTGGCTACATCAAAAATGTAGTAGCAGAACGCCCTGACGAAAAGTTTGTTGTAGTAGGACATCATTCGCCGAGTTTCCAAAGTGTACACGAACAGTACAGAGGTGAAACACTAATGAACGGTGCTTACCACAGTGATTTGAGTGAGTTCATCTTGGATCGTCCACAAATCAAACTGTGGGTACACGGTCACACTCATCATTGTTTTGATTATATGATTGGTGAAACAAGAGTTGTGTGTAATCCACGTGGTTACGAATCAGATGGTTACAGCGAAGATAGTGGCTGGAACCCTAACATAGTATTGGAAGTATAATGAAAGTTGGATTAAGTTATAGCCGTTGTGTTCGAGACATTGTTGATGGTGTTGTAGATATCAATGATGTTCTTGTTCTCATTACTCGTACGGACTTTGATCCGCATAACGATGAACAATGGGGCAATATTTGGGAAGGCTACGGCGGTGGTCGTAGTGCGGGCAGTATCTGGAGTAACCCAGAATGGACTGGTTATCATAACGAACAACAGTTTCGTGATATTAGCATCGAATTGTATGATTCGGGTAAAATGCACCAGCCAAGAAAGTTTGGCGCACATCCAAGTCGTCGCCCAGAGATTTGGTTAGAAACAGTTTTGCCTAGCAGTGAGTTGGCTACTAATCCCGCGGCCAAGGCGGCATGGGATAAATTTCAAACAGTGGCTGGACTAACTAATGTAGAATTAGATAAGGAGTATAAATGATTAAAGGTATTAATTCTAGTGGAAGATTTGTTACTGTATCTGGTGGCCAGCCCAGCAGTAACTATATTAGTCCTGGCTCCAGTGGTGCAGGTATGTTGCGGTATAACCCTAACACGAGTGCTATGGAAGTCAACGATGGCAATTCATGGCAACAACTAAACATGAATTATGCCACTGTTGAACTTACACAAGAAGCAGAAAGTTTGTTAGAGTGGGCACGTGAACAGCGTAGTAAGCAACAGGCCAGAAAATATGCCGCAGAAAATAATCCCGCACTGAAGAAAGCATATGAAGCAATTCAACGTGCAGAAGAAAACTTTGATTTATTAGAAGCCATTGCTGGCAAATATGAATCCGAATCAGAACAAGTACAGAGTGCGCCATGAGTAATATTAAAGTGAGATACGATGCTACCTGCGAAGTTAAACAGGAAAGTTCGGGTAGAGTTGTTCAAGCAGATGTTATGGCATTCAATGAAGGTCGTAACTTAACTGTGGTAATGAACAAAAGTGTTAAACTATTAATGAACTGGAATGGCAGAGTTTACGAAGGTCGTATGGCCGGAATGGATTTTATTAGTAACGGACCAAAAGGTCAAAAATATACAGAGGGCAGATAATGAACGTTGTAGTTTCAGATCTTGATAATATTTTTTCCGCAACTTATAAAGAAAAAGCCACGGAGTTTCAAGAAGATCCACTGGTGTTGTCTGTAAGTCTAAAAGAACTTATGGAGGGAAATCCAGGTTCTTTTTATTCCATGGAAGACGACCGTGTAAAAAATAATATCAAAGATGAAACTAGAACATTAGCCGAAAAGATTAGAAAATATTACGGTAAGAAATACTTTTGGTCTAATCTTACTAATGCTAGAAATATCAGTGACTTTAGAAGTCGTGTTTGCTATTTGTTAGAAAATCGTATTCATACCTGCGAAGGCAAAGACCTAGGTATATATTATAAACTTCCTTACTTTTACGAAGAAGATATGATATACGATGATTTCAAAAAACAATATAACACCACAGATGTTCCACGTATAATTCGTGGTATGGGTAAGCCTGTTAAGAGTCAACTAAAATTAAAGTATTTGAAGACTACTTCTAGCAGACAACAGAAGCGAAATATTAATCGTTTTTGGTTTACAGATGACCGTTATCTATACAACATCGAAGTAGCCAGCGATAATCCTTTATTGGAGATGTTTAAGCAGTTAGTTGTTGACAAGACTGAAGTTGCGTTTGATACCTTCTATGAAGTTGACAGGATAGATCAATTGTATTTTTATAAACTTTTTAATTTTACGTTAGCAAAGGAACATAATGAAATTTCGTAAGAAGCCTGTGATTATCGAGGCTGTACAATTTTTTTACACAGACGAATCTGTTGCACAGTTAGAAGAATTCTGCGGAGAATCTCTAGGCAACATTCGCAAAGAACATAACAATGATCCAGCCGAAGCAGAAATACGCACATTAGAAGACGGTATAGGTTTAACAGTTAAACATATTGCCACCGAAGGCGATTGGATTATTAAAGGAGTGCAGGGCGAGTTCTATGCCTGCAAGCCAGATATTTTTGAACAAACTTACGAAAAGGTAGAATAAGATGCCACATTTGGTGCCAATGGTAGTAGAGTCCACAAACAAAGGCGAACGTGCCTATGACATTTATTCACGTCTATTAAAGGATCGTGTAATTATGTTAGACACCGACGTCAATGAACATTCAGCCAGTGTGATTGTGGCACAACTGCTATTCCTCGAAAGTGAGAATAGCGAAAAAGACATTAGTCTGTTTATTAACAGTCCTGGTGGAAGTGTAACTGCGGGACTGGCTATTTACGATACCATGCAGTTTATCAAACCAGATGTTGCCACTTACGTAGTTGGGCAGGCCGCAAGTATGGGATCATTCCTAGCGTCTGCTGGTGCAAAAGGTAAACGATTTGTATTGCCAGAAAGTCGCACAATGATTCATCGTGTTAGTTCAGGAACTCCTGGCACACGTGGTAGCGTACACGTACAAGAACTACAGTTCGAAGATGCTAAACGTACTTACGAGGAAAGTCAGCGTATCAACAAACGTCTAACTGAATTGTATGTTAAACACAATACGGCAGGTAAAACCTATGACGAAATGTTTGGCGACATGAAGTTTGATACATTCTTATCTGCACAACAGGCTGTTGAATATGGACTTGCAGATAAAGTAATTGAGAAACGTGAATGACCACATACGTAGACCATACTGGGCAATTTGAAAAATATAATTTTAGTTCTGTAATTACAGAACAAGACCAGGCCGATGCTATACAACGAATTACAGACATTGTAAATTCTGGACAGTATTTTAAAAACAGTCCCAAGTATCAAACACAGGTTAATTTATTTGGATTGCCTGACCCGCTTTGGATGAAATTTAGAATGAGTTTTATCTTTAGTGTGTTTATGTATTTAGGTAAAGAAGTAAAGATTAATCAATTAATGGCTTGGAGTTTCATGACTAACAATGAAATTACCGAGGATCGAGATAATCTTTGGCACACGCACCATTATACCGAAGGGAAAACTACTGTATCAGGCATTTGGTATTTAAAGATACCCACCGATGCAGACTATAAGTCAAGTGGTACAGAGTTTGCCCCTAACGGTGTCGGTCAGCCAGAACGAATCACCATAGAGCCTGTGCAGAATCATTGGTTAATATATCCTGGCAAGATATATCACAGACCAACTCCTCCACAGAGTAAAGAATTTAGATATGTATTAGCCGCAGATTTGGAGTTTTAATATGACACAGGTAACAGATTTAGTAGAGTTTCAAAGTGATTGGTATGCTACTGCCACAGAAGATGAACGCAAGTCATTTCGCGAATGGTTGATTAACGTTCTACGTATGCACGACACAGTGGAAGTAACATTCAAAAAAACTGATGGCACACTGAGAGAAATGAAGTGTACTCTTAAAGAAGGCATTTGCCCTACAGTAGAGAACCCAAAAACTTCAGAAGTTCTTTGTACAGTTTGGGATACCGTAATTGGCAATTGGCGTAGTTTTAAGTTTGAGAACATCCAAAAAATAAATTTCATGTTGTAATGAAACCACAGTTCCGAATCGACAAAAGAGACGGGTTTTGGACTGCTGACGTTTATTATGTTACCCAAAGTGGACAACAAGAACTCTTTCCGGAATGGGACGGGTTTGAAGAACCGTTTAGCGAATCTACTTACCAAAATATAAGTAATTGGTGTTACAATACGTTTAAGACGTATATTTGGCCCAAAAGAGCTCGCAGAATGAGCTATACCCAATTTTGGTTTAAGAATAAAAAGGATTTGGATTGGTTTGTTCTGTATTGGAGCGGAGTTGACATTTCGGAAGAGTGACTATATAATATGTTTATTAAGTTAATTAACAGGAGCAAAAATGGCTACTAAGACAGCAACCAAAACCCGTGTAACCAAAAAGCAAGTTATTGCACACCGCACTCGTGCAGTCAAAGATACTAGCCCAAATTGGGAAGGTTGCGAATCTTGGGATGCCGACAAGTTCCATAAACACTTTCGTAGTAGCATGGACTACTATCGTTTAGAAAGCGACATTAAAACTTACAAGCCAATTATTGTTAAGTGGATGACTGATGCAGGCTGTGCTAAAGAAGACATTGTTGCTATTAAGAAAGTCAAAGACAATCGTATCAGCACCACAATGGGCGCCATTGCTCACTGTCTGTTACGTGGTATGACTCCGCAACGTGCAGACTTTAACAGCGGCAAGGACACCGCCGCTTGGTTGCGTAATGCCATTGTCAATGTAATCCTCGAAGGCAAAGACGATACCGAGGGCGAAGAAAAAGTTGAAGTCAAAAAAGAAGTGTACACTCCTAGCATTCAAGAACGTCTGCGTGAAGTTGCGCTGAATATGACTGAAGAAATTGAAAAGGCCTATGAGTCGTTTCAAATCGATCCGGAAAACTTTGATCCAAAAGCATTTAAGGTTCTTAATTTGTTGAAGAGCCAGCAGGCCAAAGCCGCACACGCTCGTATCATTCGTGACTTTTATGCTCGCGATTTGGCAGAACTAGAAGAGCTTGCCAGCGGTAAAGCAGACGAACAGTTGAAAGAAGGTTACAGTCATCGTAGCAAAAAGCAGATTCGTAACTTCATTACATTTTTGCAGGAGATTCAAAACGCCTGTACTATGTTAATGCAGGAAGCCAAAGTGAATCGTGCTCCTCGTGCTAAGAAAGCAGTCAGTGTTGACAAACTTGTTGCTAAACTCAAGTACAAGAAAACTGACGAGCCATTGAAATTGGTGTCAATTAATCCTACTGACATTATCGGTAGCAAGGAGTTGTGGGTTTATAACACTAAGAGCCGTAAGTTGGGCAAGTATGTTGCCAACGAATATATGGAATTAGGTGTTAAAGGCACCACAATTACCGGCTTTAGCGAAACACTCAGCATTATGAAGACTGTGCGTAAGCCAGAGGAAAAGATGAAAGAGTTCAAAGCCGCTGGTAAGGTGCAGTTGCGTAAGTTCTTAGACGAGATTAATGCTACAGAGGCTCGTATGAATGGACGCATTAACGAAGAGATTATTCTTCTTAAGGCTAGTTCTTAAGTAGCACTAGCGTTAATTGTAATCACAGGACTTAGTCCAACAAGGGTTCCGGTAGTGGACCCTTGTCTCACACCAATTCTAAATGTTTCTGCGGCTTCTGCTCCGTCCGTGGCACGAATAGAAACTATACCGTTAATAAAATAGTTTCCTTGGCTGGTAATATTAAACGAATACGGTAGTCCGCTAACGTCTGCGGCTACAGCAGAGCTGGTGCTTTCAAATGTTAACCAATATGTTCCTTGAACCATTCCGTTAGGAGACGATAATGGTGTAGTTACTGTAATGTTTAATCCGTTACCTTCACTAGCAGGGTTCGGAGAAACTGCAGAAATTGTCATCGATGAATCGTATAATATTATCTGTCCACTAGTTACTAATACTGTTCCTGATATAGAACCTTCTCTAATTTGAACTGTAAACACTTGGACACTATTAGTTTCTGCTACAGTATCAGAGGCCGCACCGATAGTTAATGTAGTTGTTTGATTTAATGAAGTTGTTGTGAAAGATCCTGATAGACTTCCTGTAGAAATATCTGTGGTCAATAGTGTTCCAGATACGTTATTAAATGTATAATAATATGTTCCAGCAGGCCCAAGGTTTCCTACTTGTAATGTAGTCGATGTAGCATACCCGGATATGTTGCCTGCCATTTCTGCAATAGTACTATTGGCAGTAAATGAAGTAAATGGTGTCAATGAGGTATCAAGTATCGTTACACTAGTTGATACAATAATAGTTCCGCTAGTACTGCCACTTCGAACTTGTACGTTCATAGTTTCAGATCCTTCGGTTGTTCTATCCGAAGACGTAGTGATGCTAAATGTGCCCGTGCCGTTTTCTATTCCACCAGTACTACCGCTTATTGTAAATGAGCCGCTAGTAGCAGTTACATCGCCTGCACTAATACCAGATGTTGTCCAGTAGTATGTTCCGTCTGGGCCAACATTGGCTGCGGTGAACGATACACTACTTCCTTCGTTTACAGTTGCCGCGTCAGGTGTTAATGTTGGTGTAATAGAAATATCTGTTATAGTTATTTCATCACTGGCGCCAATAATTGTTCCTGTAATCGATGTTTGTCTTACTGCAACAGAAAACGTTTCGGTACCTTCTGTAAATAAATCCTTTGCAGGTGTTATATTAAATGATCCGCTATTGCTGGTCATTGTAAATGTACCAGACAAGGATGCAGAGGTAAAATCAGATGTAGTAATTGCTGTACTACCGGATGCTTGTTCAATTGTATAGTAGTATGTTCCATCTGTAACGTTTGTTCCAGCAATAGTAAACGTAATTGCACTACCCTCGCTGCCTGTAAGAGTAGATGGAGTTACTGTAGCAGATACTACTGTTACTGTTGGCGGCGTTACATAATTTTCAGTATATGGAGATTCAGCAATATATGTTACAAGATTGTTTGTCACTGCTATCGCATTGGCTGAACTATCAGTAGTAAATGTTCCACTAGATTTTACATTTAATAATAGAGATGCGGTTGCACCCTGACTTGTTCTAGTAAAAGGAACTTTGCTAGGAGTAAATCCTGTAGTGTATAACGCACTCTTAGAAATTCTTAAATTGGTTAAGTAACCCAATGCTGGGTAAGTACTATTGCCCGGATACCATTGCCCCACACACGGATTATATGTTGTATTAGTAGCATAGTTATTAGTACAGGTTGCAGAAGCATAGGCTACACCGTTTACGAACAATCTAGCACTACCACTGTTTCGAACTAAAGCAATATGATTCCAAGTGTTTAATGTCAATGTTCCACCAAATGCTCGAATGGCGCCGCCTACTGTGGCAAATACAATTTGGCCATCACGTTGATAAATCCAAAGATAATTATTGTTACCAAACCATTGAGCATATAAAACTTTAATACCAGTCAAATTAGTAATTGGTTTCCACCAAAACTCTATGGTAAAGTTTGCCGTACCGTAGGTTAAACTAGTTCCCGAAAATGTTAAGTACTGACTGCCGCCAACAAAGTACAAACTTCCTCCCGGCTGTATTCCAGAAGTTCCATATGATTGTACGCCTGCGCTACCTAATGTAGTTAATAATGGCATTGTTAAACCTTAAGCAAATCTAGCCTGACTAGCAATAATTGTATATGTACTTGCGGCTGTTTTAATAATTGTAAATGAATATGAGTCAATGCTACTAGCATTACCGCCTGTCGGTGCGGCACCGCCTAACCATTTAGGAGTAACGGCAGATCCATCGACAGTAAACGCTGTTGGATAGTATGCTGTGCCGCCTTGTGTGGCTAGCAATACTACTGTTACACTCTGTCCTGTGGTTAAGAATGTATTCATTGTTGTACTTCCGTCACCACGGAAGTTCAGTGTCCAGTTTGCGGCTGCATTAGAGGAATAGTAAAACACACTATTTGTTTTGCAATCTAATGTTGTTGCGCCAGTAAGTGCCGCTGGGTTAACTGAAACCGTTTCAATTGTGCTAGTGCCAATGCTAAGTGTACTACTTGCACTGACTGTACTACCACTGATAATACCACTGAATGTCCCTGCTGTAAGAACATTTGTGCTAGGATTGTAGGCTAAGTCTACATCAGTTCTAATATTTTCGTTACCTGTGGTTGTATCGACAAATGTTAGATAGTGTGCGGCATTAGTCGATGTTGCTGTTAATGCTACCTGACTTGCTGGTCCTGTAAACGCTGTGGCTGTAATTGTGCCTGCACTAAAGTCGCCGTTAGTATCACGGAATACAATAGTTGATGCTGTGTTGTTTGCAGTAGCATTTGAACTAACTGTAAATGTTCCACCTTCTGAACTCGAACTTCCTGATAGACCGTTACCGCTTACTCCGGCTGTAGCAACATAGTTACCTGTAGTATCTGTACCAAGTGCAACTGTATCACTGCCAACTGTTAATGCTACGCTAGTAACATCTGCCGATCCATCGATGCTGAATGAACCTGTTACATCGCCTGTGAATGTAACTGTACGAGCAGTATGCCATTTACTTGCAGTGGCGGCTTGTAAATTTGCCACAGCGGTAGTGCTAGCCACAGTAAATGGAGCAGTACCAGTTGTCTGAGTACTTTCAAATGTTGTTGCTTTTACATACCCACCAATGTTAGCATTTTCAAATACAGCAAGGCCGCCGGCGGTTAATTTTAATGCGCCAGTAGATGTATTACTACTGCCTGTAGCATTACTAATCGTAATTGCTGATGTAGTTGTTGCACCGCGGCTTGTAACATTTTGTAGTGTAGATGTAACAGCCAAATCTATGTTATCTGATGCTATTGGAGTTCCTGTTGCAGAAGTAATAGTTAAAATTGTTCCGCTACCATCAACAGAGCCTACAGTAATTGTTACATTGTTGGCCGGATTCAATCCGCCTGGGAAATTAGTTCCATAGACTGTTACGGTATTACCTGCGGCAAAACCAGTACCACCATTGCTAACGCTGGCCACATAGGTATTGTTAATAATTGAAATATTGAATACAGCATTAATGCCCGAGCCGCTAGTTGCATTTTGAGCAAATGTCGATGGCAAAGTAACGGAATCCTGATAGGTAACTGTTAACTCTGTATGTGTTCCGTTAGTCAAAAGTGAAGCAGATAAATCTTCAATTTGTTCTTGGCTAAATGGTAAACTAGGACTGTTAGAACCAATTGTAATCTGATTTGCGCCAGTTCTAGTAATAAGAATTGGACTTAGTGGATCTGGATATAATTCGATATCGCTAGTCTCTGCGCCTAGGTCGCGCTCTAAACGTAACTTTGTTGTGCCTAACGGTACATAAGTTTGATAATCTGGACCATGAATTGTAATGGTATCAGTTGTCTGTCCAGGCGTTGCTGTGGAACTATCCTCAATGCTAAATGCAATATTCTGCCCAGCAACAATGGTAGCAGTATCCGTGACGCTGTCTGCTTCAATTTCAGTATCTACAGTAATTGCGTTGGGGATAGTTGTAACGCTTTCGCTGGGTCTAAATCTTATTTTTCTAAAAAAATCGTAAAAGGCTGCTGGCATTTTAGGTATATTCCTGTGTTACCAATATTTATGCTATGTTGGATTCTATATAAATACTACACTATGAGCTCAAACATCGACAAAATTCTTCAAGATTTAGGTGACGCACTAAAATCAGCCGCTAACGGTGGCACACTATCTAAGGGCATTTCTGATACTGCTACACGTGAGCAGATGATTGTTACAGATAAAGGTGTACAGGTTGGCGTATTAAGTGCTGACAGAATTAGCGGAAACATTCACGTAGAAGGCGTTCTTGGCGCTGGAAAAATTGTTGCCGCAGGTACTAGCGAATTTGCTAACTTAAAAGTTAACGGCAAATTAGAAGCAGATACGCTGTTAGTTAAGAATGTTATTTCAGAACAAAGCCTAGAATCATTTACAAAATCCATTTCTTTTGCCAGCAGACAACTCAGCGATTTAGATGGTAAAGGCTTGCAATGGGACAGCCCAGATGTAAGTTATCAGTTTGTTTTTAAAGCAAACCCAAAAAGAATTTTCAGCACAGAATCTATTGATTTATACAAAGGTTCTAAGTATCAAATTGAAGGCACAGATGTTTTAGAGCGCACAAGATTAGGTAATTCAGTACGTGACAGTAACCTACGCACAGTGGGTCCTTTAGAAGAACTACGTGTTACAGGCGAAACAAACCTAGGTGACACAGTTTTTGTTAATGCCCTAGGAAGACTAGGTGTCAATACAGAAGAACCAAACGCAGTTATCAGTGCCGTTGACAATAATGTAGAAGTAATTTTAGGTGCGGATCAAGACTCAGTGGGTTTTGTAGGTACTTGGGGCAGTAACAGTTTCAGTATTGTTACCGATAACACAAGACGTATTACAGTATCAGGAAACACTACAGAGTTTGGCAATGCTAAGAGCAAAGGCGCAATAGTCAAAGTTCACGGCAGATTAGAAGTAGACAGCATTGTATCTGACATCAGAATCGAAAAAACTAGTCCAATAGAATTTATAGCCAGTAAGGATAACAGTATTTTTGGCAAGGGTATGCAATGGAAGGGCGAAGGTGGTACACGTCAGTTTATTATGCTTCCAAACCCTGACAGAATCTATTCTTCAGAAAGTCTTGAATTAGCAATTAACAAAGAATTCTGGATCGACGGTAAGAGTGTATTAAACAGAACTGACCTAGGAGTTAGCGTTGTTAACTCTAGTCTTACTCGTTTAGGCACACTGACATCATTAGATGTTGCTGGAACAGTAAACTTGTCAGACAGCATTACTGTACAAGACAGCGTAGTTACAATTAACAATTCTGTAACAATCAAAGACGGCTCGGGCACATTAAGATTATCCAGCAGTGGTATTACAGCAGATAAGTTTGGCATTGGCGAAGACTTTGAAGTAGATAACGCTGGCAGTATCCGTATCGGTGACAAAAATAATACAACTAGAAATGTAAACATCTATGGACAACTAAGTGTAAACATTACCAACCCACAAGAAGATGCGGCATTCAGCGTAGACGGAATGATGGTTATCAATGGTAAACGCTTTGCACACGGCGTAGGTGCTCCTACAGAAAAAGCCTGGAACAAAGGCGATATCATTTGGAATAGCAGTCCAGTAAGAACTAGTTACGTTGGATGGATCTGCGTAATGAGCGGTACTCCTGGTACTTGGGAGCCGTTCGGTTATATTGGCGGAAGATGATATCTGTATTTGGCAACGGCGAATCCAGAAAACATTTAGATTTAAATTCACTTACAGAAACTAAAGTTGGCTGTAACGCCATACATAGAGACTACTCAGTCGACCATTTAGTCTGTGTAGACAGACGTATGGTACAAGAAGCACTGGATAGCCACTTTGCTGGCACAATCTATACTAGAAAAGATTGGGCACACTTCTACAAAAACAATCCTGTAAAAATATTACCAGACTTGCCTTACCAGGGCACTACTAGACCTGACGAGCCTTTTCAATGGGGCAGTGGTCCGTATGCTGTTTTGTTAGCCGCTATGCTAGACGACCATGTAAACTTATTTGGTTTTGATCTACACAGCCCAACACAGTTTGTCAATAACATTTACAAAGATACTGCTAACTATGCAGATGCTACTAAACCCGCAGTGGATCCAAGGTATTGGATATACCAGATTGCTCGCGTGTTTGAATGTTTCCCCGATAAGTACTTTGTAGTTTTTAACAATACAGAATGGCAGATGCCCAGTAGTTGGCTTTTGGCAAATGTTAAATTCAAAACTATTGACAGTATAATGTAATACCTATATACTGTATCAATAGAGGACTAGACGCTCACCCCTCTTTAAATACTCTGCGTGTCATCAAACTTAACTTAAAAAGGGCAAGAGATGACTTGGATCATTGATAAAACATTTGAATTTTGTTATGGACATCGTGTTCATACACAAACACTAAACGGCGAATATGCGGCAGACTTGAAATGTGCTTGCAGACATTTACATGGACACGAAGGTAAAATGCAGGTTCATTTAACAGGCGACGGATTAGATAAAACTGGAATGGTCACTGACTTTAGACATTTAGAATGGCTAAAGAAATGGATCAACACTTATATTGATCATCAATTTATTATTGATAAAAACGATCCGCTGTTTACTAAGATGCTGGGAGAAAAAGTCGAGCTAATTCCAGTGTATGTTCCAGAAACCGAATACGTTGCAGGTTGGCATATTCATCCAATCTATTATGCTAATATGTCTGGTCCTGAACAAGAATACTACGAAGGATTTATGGTAGTAGACTTTGTTCCAACATCGGAACACCTAAGTAGTTGGATGGCAGAATTAGTTGATGTCAAAATGAAAAAATTAGGCGTCAAAGTTCACAGCATCGAATGGTGGGAAACTCCTAAGAGTCGTAGTGTTTTTTATAAAGATGGTACGTAAGTTTTGGAGACTATGGGCCAAGGCACTAGGAGAGAAAGCCGGTGTTACCAAACAAGAAGCGGACAGGATTGCATTGATTCGAACTGTTATTGTATTGACTTATATAATAACTAACATATTCATTGTAGCGGGTGTAATAAGGCACTGGTAATGCTAAACGTCATTAGTTTAAAACACGGTACAAAGTACGGTCCGGAATATGTAAACAAACTTTACAATATGGTCTCAAGGCACTTAACTGTGCCTTTTGATTTTTATTGCTTTACTGAAGATCCTACAAACTTAAATCCTGCAATTAAAATTAAACCCTTGCCCAAAGGACTGTTTTCTGGTTGGTGGTGGAAACCATATATCTTTAAACAAGGACATTTTCCAGACGGTGATGTAAATTTGTTCTTTGATTTGGATATGGTTATTGTAGGTAATATAGACAAATTGGTTTCGTACCTGCCTGGAAATTTTGTTGGTTTGGAAGATGTAGGCAGAGTGTTTAGACGTGTGCCACCAAAATTAGGTAGTGCTGTACTGCGTTGGCCCAGTAACCATTTCAGCAATATTTGGGACGATTTGGAAAACAATCCAGCGTTAACCAAAAAGTTCCCAGGTGATCAAGATTGGATTTGGCAGTCACACAAAAGTATTATAAAATTTTTCCCTGAAACTTGGATACAGAGCTACAAGTGGGAAATAAGACAGCGGGAAGAGTTGATTAGGGTTCAGGGTAAAAACGTGTTTAAGACGGTGCGTAGCCCGTCTATGAACCCGGATTGTAGCGTAATTGCGTTCCACGGAACACCAAATCCCGAAGATGTCCAGGACCAAATCATTGTTGACAACTGGCAGTAACGATGCTATAATATATTATCGTAACTTTATCGAGAGTTTTGTGAACAAACGTATTGGCTTTGCCTGTAAATGGATCGACCGTCCAGATCAAGTAGACGGTATTAAACCCAAAGATGAATGTAAGAAATACAATACAGGAGCAACAACTGTGGCTTGGCTTAACCGTCAAACCAAAGATGTGGCTGTTGAAAAATTGTGGTCTTTGCTTGAACAAAATATCAACTCAACTAAATTATTAGTAGAAAGGGTAGGGCAATTAGATGATGACTTACGTATGGTACGCCTTAGCAGTGATATTCTTCCTGTCTACACTGAGCCTACTTGGTGCTGGTTTTGGCGTGAAAATGATGTGCAGACATACGCCCAAAAACATTTTGCAGAAGTGGGAGATATTGCTCGTTCCCGCAACGTTCGTCTCAGTTTTCATCCTGGTCAATTTACTGTGTTGGCAAGCGACAATCCTGATATTGTTCAGCGTTCTATAGAGGAGTTTGAGTATCATGCGGATATGGCGAGATGGATGGGGTATGGTAAAAGATTTCAGGACTTTAAGATCAACGTCCACATCGCCGGTAGAGCCGGTCCAGCCGGTATTAAAAGTGCCCTCCCGAGACTTTCCCCCGAAGCAAGAAACTGCATCACCATCGAAAATGACGAAATCACCTGGGGAATCGACTCAAGCCTCGAACTTGCCAAAGATCTCGCTTTGGTGCTAGACATACACCATCATTGGATTAATACTGGAGAATATATTGAAGCAACTGACGACCGTGTTAAAAGGATTATCGATAGTTGGCGTGGTGTGCGCCCTGTCATACATTATAGTGTTTCACGGGAAGAGCATCTTAATGGCCATGCCACAGACTCCGCTCCCTCCCTACTTTCACTAATGGAAAGTGGACACAAAAAAGCAAAACTCAGAGCACATTCGAACTTCTACTGGAACACAGCAGTGAACGAATGGGCACTGAGTTTTTGGGATCAGTTTGATATTATGTGCGAAAGCAAGGCTAAAAATCTAGCCTCGTTTGCACTACACAAACAAGCGATTACTTCTTAGGGGCTTTCTTAGCAGGAGCCTTTTTTGCGGCTGCTGGTTTACGGCCAGCGGCCTTTTTCTTAGGTGCTTCTGCTTTAGGTGCCTCAGCAACTGGAGCAGGTGCTTCTACTTTAGTTTCTTCCACTTTAGGTGCTTCAACCTTGTATGGTGCTTCTGCTACGGTTTCTTGAGACTTACCGCCAAATAGTTTTTTTAATAATGACAACATTCTAGTGTCCTCCATGAGCAAATATTTATAGTTTACTAATATCATCCAGGCTCGAAACAGTCTTATCCCATATGATTTTGCGTTCTGCACCTTTTTTCTGTGCAAATCTCTTAGGATCGCAACTAGGGCAACAGTGAAAGAAATTATTGTTTAACCTATTAGGATCCATTGATCCTTTAGTCCTAGTAAATGTTTCACCGCAGTTATCACAGCGCAGGACTACAATAGTTTTTTTACGTTCATAAGTATGCTCACGACCAAGTTTACTAGTTCGTGTATGCTGACTTTTTTCTGTATCTATACGTATGAACATCAGTTATTTACATTAAGGTTATAAAATTATCTGCTAAATATTGGATACAAAGTCTTTTTTGGAGTATTCAATGGCACGTAAAATAGTCGACATCGGCGTATCAGGTAATGACGGAACTGGTGATAGTATCCGTGAAGCGTTTAGAAAAACGAATGAAAACTTCCAAGAGTTATATGCTGTTTTCGGTCAAGGCGGATTTTTAAAGTTCACTGACCTTAGCGATACTCCTGATACATTAGTAGGACAAGGTAATAAGATTCCAGTAGTTAATTCTATTGGTACTAGTTTAGTATTCAAAGACTTTTTCAGTCCTAACGGTACTATCCAGTTTGATTATTCCGAGCAAGAAACCTTTGATATTGTTAGTGTATCAAGAAGTAGCAACGTTGCCACTATTACACTTTCAGCAAACCACAATTTAGATCCTGGACAACGAGTTACAATCGCGTCCACAGACAATACTTCATTTAACACTACTTCTGCCCTATTGTTAACTGGCACAGTAGACAATGTTCTAGTATATACAAACGCAGGAACAAACTTATCAACTAGTGCGGCAACTGGTACTATTACCAGTTACGGTTCCGTTAAAATTGATACATTAAGTTCTAAATTACAGGACGACCCATTACCAAAATTACAATATGCGCTGGATGCACGTAATCAATTAATCGGCGGCTTACGCAGTCCTATTAATCAAACAGATTTCCAAACTGCTGTTAATAGTTTCAACACACAGCACGAAACTCTTTATAGCATAGATTCCTTTGCTATTAACAAAGGTTATGCCGACTCCAAATATGTAAACATTACAGGCGACACAATGACTGGTCACTTAAATGTGCCAGCAAACGCCACAGGTAACCAAGCACCACGTGCCGCAGAAGTTGTATTAAAAACTGGCGGCGATATGACTGGTGTGCTAAACTTAGCAGATCATCCAGGCGGACTTGCAGGTGCTGGTACGCCTAACGGAGAAGATGACTTACAAGCCGCTACAAAATATTATGTAGATAATTCAAGTTATTCAAGCAGATTTAACTTGTACGTTACCACAGGCGGTGACGACACACAGGCACGTACACCGCGTGGAAAAGAAGGACGCGATCGTTCTTATGCTTATGCAAGTATTAACAAAGCCTGTCAAAAAGCAGAACAATTAGTAAATGATGCACCATGGGAAACTGGTCCTTATCGTCAGTTAATTGCCTACGGTGGCGGTGAAGCGTTCTCTGAAGTTACAAGAATTGAATCTGGTGCATCTGGTACTACTCGTGTTTACTTTACTAACAACGGTGGTTCTCGTGTTGACCAAGGTCAATTACCAAAACCAGATATTGTCTCCGGTAAGATTGTTGTTGGACGTACCAGCGGCGCACAGGGTTTCATTTATCAATACTATGGCTCCGATGGTAGTTCAAGTATCGGCGAAGACTATTTTGACTTGCAGGATGTTATTGGTGATTTTGTGCCTGGCGAAAACCTAGAGTTTGACCAAGCAGTTAAAAATATCCAAATTAGTATTGTTGTTGAATCTGGTATCTATTTTGAAGACTATCCAATTCGTGTCCCGCCAAACGTTGCTATCGTTGGTGACGAATTGCGTAGATGTATTGTTCGTCCAGCGGACCGCCCAAGTCGCAGTCCATGGGTTGACGTTTGGTTCCGTAGAGATAAAACATTTGACGGATTAACTTTAACCAGCACAGAATACGGTTATCACTATCTAACAGACCCGTCTGATATTTTAAGTGAACCAAAGAACAACAGAGACCTTGACGTATTCTTATGTAACGATGCTGTTATTATTCGTCAGATTACCTGTCAAGGCCACGGCGGCTTTATGATGGTACTTGACCCAGAAGGTCAAATTTTAACCAAGTCTGCATATATTCAACAGTCCGGTTCTTTTGCAGGATCACTAAACAAACAACGTTTTGCTGGTGGACAGTATGTTGACGGCTTTGCTGGTAACGTTCCTCTTAAGATTCAAGAAAAAATCAGCGACACAGAATTCCTAGTAACAGGCAGTGAACGTGCTCCAACAACTCCTTGCTCATTTGTTATTGACGGAAGAACTTTTAAAGTTGAAGCATACACTGATGACGGCAACGGCTATGGAAATGCTAGAAAATTAATTCGTCGAAACATCGACTTTATCAAAGCAGAAGTTATTGGTTATATTAATACAGAACTAAGTCCACCATTTACATTCAACGAAACCAAATGTGCTCGTGACGTTGGATTGATTGTTGATGCACTAGGTTACGATCTAGCACTAGGTACAAACTTTAATGCTGTACGTGCTGGACAATCATACTATCGCGGCACACAATACAGTATTCTTCCAGACCAAAAAGATGAATACTTAGATGCGTTAATCTATACAAGAACATTAATTTCTGATGTATTAGCCGGTAACTCTGTTGCACGTCTAAGAGCAGAAGCAAGTTTTGATGAGATAACAGATATCATTGCTAACGGTATTATTTCATCAGATACAATTACATGGTCAGATCCGTCAGGTGCTCCTACTTCAAGAGTAAATGCAAAAAATCTTATTTTAGATAACATTGAATTTATTAAAGAAGAAATTATTGCCTGGATTGCTGAAGAATATCCAGACTTTGTCTACGACGAAGACAAGTGTCGTCGAGATGCGGCATACATTTTAAATTCTATTGTTTACGACTTACTATATGAAGGTAACTCGGCAACTGTAGAAGCCGGATATCAATATTACGATGGTAACGGAAGTTTGCAAATTCCTGGACAAACATTGCAAACCACAGAAGCATTGGCCTATGCCAGTGGTGTTGCACAGTTAGTTGTTACTAATACTCCTGTTCCGTTCCCTAAACAAAGTGCTGTAACACAGGTATTTGATTTAGTTAATCCAGGTAGCGCAACTGAATCTGCTAGAGTAGGTGTGTTAATGGGCTACATTAATACTATTATTTTAAGCGGACGTGAAGCGGCTCCTACTATTGAATATCCAACTTTCTATAGTGTGTCTGGTTCGTTAACAGACAGCAGAACATTATTGTTAAACAACAAAGAAAGTATCAAGTCTGACACATTAGTTTATCTACAACAAAGATATAGTTACAACCAAGATACTTGTGCTCGTGACACTGGATACATCTGCGATGCTATTGCACACGACATTTATTATAGCGGTAATTTAAAAACAGTTCAGGCAGCTCTAGCATACTTCAATGCTAGTGCTAGTTCTAAGATTGTTATTGACCAGCAGTTGGCCAACACACTTGCGGCTATTAACTACATTGAAACATTGATATTAAATGTTATTAATAACGAAGATCCAACAGTACGATATCAACAATCTGTTCTACAGTATATCGATACCGATATTACCGATGGCGGCTTAGCAGAAGCAACTATTCAAGATTTGTTTGACGAGTTCATTGGCATTTTAGAAAATCCGCCAAGTGCTCGTGGTGCTCGTGCATTGTTAGTCGATAATAAAGATTTTATCAAAGCAGAAGTTATTAACTACATTAACAACAAATATGTAGGATTTACCTATGATTCTGCTACATGTCAACGTGACGTGGGTTATGTAATTGATGCTATTGGTTACGACTTAATGTTTGGCGGCAACTTCCAGACAATTACAGCGGCAAGATCTTATTACAGAGCTTCAGCCGCTGTGGCTGTTGGCGTACAAAAAGCCGCAACTATTGACGCATTTACTTTCTTAAGAGATGAAATATTATCTGTTGTTAGTGCAAGTGCTACCGCAGTTACTAGTGTAACTACCAACATGAATATGTTCTTAGATGTTATTACTAACGGACTAACTCAAGAACCTGCAATCGTAACTCCTGATCCAACAGGCTACGATGTAAATTATAATCGTGCTAGAACACTGATTGAATCTAACAGAGAATTTATTAAAGCAGAAGTAATTCAATATATTTCTAACAACTATGTTGGATTAAGTTATGACCCTGCTGTATGCTTACGTGATACAGAATACATTTTAGATGCACTATATCACGACCTAACCTACGGTGGTAACATTCAAACATTGATTGCTGGTAAGGCTTATTATTCTTACACAACTCTACAAGTTGCGGCTCCTGAGAAACCAGCAACATTGGCCGCATATGGTTATCTACAAAGTCTAGTTGAAGACATTGCATTAGACTTACCTATTACTGCATTACAAGGTGGTGTTGCGCAGGTTCGCGGTACTCCAGGTAACAGTTCTGCCAGTGCTACTGCTGGACAGCGTATTGGAGAAATTTTAACAATTATCGACCTTGGGCTCGGTTCTGTTCCTTCAACAATTACTCCAAGTACTGCTTGGGTAAGTGCTGGCTTAACTGGTGCAAATTCTGCACTACAAAGTGCTAAGTCAACTTTACAAACTGCTGTAACAAATTATATCGATGCTAATTATACAAACACATTAGTTTACAATGAAGAAATTTGTTCACGAGACGTTGGCTTTATTGTTGCCGCAGTTTCAGCAGACTTGTTATATGGCGGAACATACTTAACAATTCGTGCCGCACAGCGTTACTATGTAGGTACTGCTAGTAGCCGTGTTGTATTAGAAAATCAATTATCACAAACATTAGATTCATTTGCCTATGCCAAGGAAGTTGCACAGGCTGTATTGAATCAAGTTCCACCAACATTAAATTATCAAGTTATTAACGATGTTGCTGTAGAGAATAGAGTATCACAGGTATTCAGTTCTGACTACGACGGCTCTGCATTTGTTACACGAGCAGGACAGTTGTTTGATTTATTAAACGAAGTTATTACAGACCCGGAAGTAGATGTTTCAACAGTATTAACTGGTGCCAAACCTATCGTTTACCCAACATACAGATTAGTTCTTTCTACAACTACTCCTGTAACTAACGACTTAGAATATACTATTTCTACCTTCACTAGCAAGGCAGACTCGGGCGTCGGGGATGGATCTTACGATGTAGTATTCAGCATTGTTACGCCCGTTGGAACTACTGCTCCTAGAACTAAAACACGTTATAGAGTGTTTGGCAACAGCAACTCTAACTATAACAATGATGCTGTAGAGTGTGTAGCATCTACACTAACTTCGATGACACTACGTTATCCAAGTGACCCGGGTGCATTTGGCACTGGCACTACTACCATAGAGTATGTAAAAGACTTTATGCTACTAAGTGCTGGTAACACCAGTATGTGTTCAAATGACTTTACACAGATTAACGACTTAGGTTATGGACTGGTTGCTACAAACATTGGTTTGATTGAAACAGTTTCTGTGTTCAGTTACTATTGCTGGACTGCTTATTATGCCAACAACGGTGGACAGATTCGTTCATTGAACGGTTCTAACGCACACGGCGAGTATGGTATTATTTCTGAAGGTAGTGATCCATTAGAAGTTCCAGATAAGTGTAACTTGTCAGACAACATGATGCAGGTTGCTCGTGTTTACAAACAAGGAATTTATAGCACAGACAACGATGTTGGTGATTTACAGGTATTTTTCTACCAACATGATTACTCACCATACAACGTATCTGAAGTTGAAATTAACCACGGCGCTGGCGTTGTTACAGAACTAGACGCAACTAGTTTAATCGGTGGTAGTGGTTATACCAACGGCACATATATTAATGTTCCGTTAACAGGCGGAACTGGTAGTGGTATCACTGCTAACATTGTTGTGTCAGGAGGTGTAGTAACTACTGTAGGTTTAGTTGCCGCAGGTATTAGATACAGCGAAGGTGATATTTTAAGTTGCAGTAATACAAACGTAGGCGGAACAGGTTCGGGCTTCTTTATCACTGTTAAAACTATTATTGGTAACGGTATTGCTCGTTACGAAGTTGCAGGTGTAACTGATGTTTCAAGTACCTTGGCACAGTCTGTTTCTGGAACACCACTTAAGACTGGGCCAACAGGCGGAAAATATTACGTAACATATTCGTTCACTGCTGAACCATATACACCAAGAATTGGTGTACCTTACACAGTTAGTGGATCAACAACTTCTGGGTTTAACGGTGTATATACTGCTACCGCTAGTACAACATCTAGTGTTACACTAGAGTACAGTACCAATCCTGGAACATGGGCAGGCGGTTTGGCTAGCCTATGGGGCCTAGGCAACGTTCTACGTCTAAACATCAACACTGGCGGTAATAATGATACTGCTACAAACGGCTTGGCCGTAGCATTGTCACATGACCAACCAATTATTATTCGCAGTAACCAAAACTTTAAGTTCTACGAAGTCGATGACACTAACCCGGTTCGTCCAAGTACTGCATTGACATTCGTCGGTGATCCCGATGCAGGTGCTATTGTTTATCGTGTGTTAGCATACGGTAACAAAGGTCCATTAAATGAAGACCTTGCGGTAGACGAAAGTATTCTAGGCTTCGATACAACTTACGATTATGTAAAATTACTAGTCAATGCAGAAAATGTATCTAACGCTGATCCAGATAATGTTGGACAGACTATGGGGTCGACTGCTGGTGATACTAAGATTGCCATCGACCGTGTAAACGAAACTGACATTGAAAGCAGACTTAATACCGGAGATATGATTACTGCCTGGGATGGCAAGATTCATAAAATTTTAAGTTACACTGACATGGGGTTATTAGCCGGTTACGCTTATGTTGAAATAGAAGATGTCGCTGATAAGTGTCTAGCAGGAACATCTGCTAGCGGTATTAATACACCAGTTGATCCAGACTTTAACTTGGATATTTCTGAACCTCCAACATTACGTGCAGGTTTATCTAGCACAGAGCCAGCAGAAGTTATTGTACGTATTAGTACTTGCCGTGTTACAGGACATGACTTCTTAGACATTGGTACTGGAGGCTATAACGATACTAACTTCCCAAGCAAGATTTACGGTGCTCCAAAAGAACCTAACCAAGCACGTGAAGTTACAGAACGTACAAGAGGACGTTGTTTCTATGTAACCACAGACCAAGACGGTATTTTCCGTGTAGGTCGATTCTTTACAGTTGACCAAGGTACTGGTCGTGTAACGTTTGCGGCATCTATTGCGTTGTCAAACTTAGACGGTCTAGGATTTAAGCGTGGTGTTACAGTTAGTGAATTCTCAAACGATGATAGATTTACTGACGGTGCTAACGATGCGCTACCAACTGAAGCGGCAACACAAGGTTACATTGACAGACGTCTTGGAATGGATCGTACAAATAACGTTCTAGATCCAACTGCACTAATTGGTCCAGGCTACATGGATCGTGCTGGTTTGTTAACATTTACTGGTCCAGATCCAATGGACATGGGCGGATTTGTTATTGCTAACTTAGGTAGTCCTACTGCTGATACAGATGCGGCTAACAAGTTATATGTTAGAAATCAAGAACTAAGCGATGACAGAGTTGATACTTCAACAAGTCCAGCAAGAAGTTTAAATGATTTATTAGTTTATAACGGAGTTAAATGGATCAACGCTGAAACAGTTAGCACAGGCGATATTCAAACTTCATTGACTCCTGGAACTAAAAATCTTGCTTTAAACATCAAGTCTAATGTAATTATTAACGCAGACGTTAATTCTAGTGCGGCTATTGCACAAAGTAAGTTAGACATGAATAAAGCAACTACTCGTGCAAATGCTACAAGTATTGCACAGGCAGATTTGGGTCTAGCAAGTTTCAAGAGTACAGAATTTACTGCAACTAACGGTTGGATTGAGTTGCAAACATCCAGTTCAACAACTACAGGTGTATTACAAACTAAATTACAGTATATTGCCAACGACACTTATTTAGGTAATAATACAGGCAGTGCTACATATCCTCGTCAAGTAACATCTGGACAGATTGTTACCAACGGCGATGGTATTAAGAATGCGTCATTTGCTCCAGGATCAGTAGGTAGCAATGGTCGTGCAATGATTTTAACTGCTATTGGTCCAAACGCTTACAGTACAACAAACATTAGTACAAGTGCTCAGGCTAGTTCATTGATACAATCTGATGGTAGCGGCCGTGTTGCTGTAGCACAGTTAGACTTAACTTCAAGTAGTTATAAGACCTTAAGCGTCAGCGGAACTACACTGACTATGACTACACCCGGTGCTGTAGACTTCTTAACAGCAGTTGGAACTACTTCAGCAGGCACAACTATTACCACAGTTGGTACTTTAAGTGCAAACGCAATAACATCAGCAAGCACTACAACATTTAGTCCTGCTAATGCTAACGTAACACTAAGTCCAAGTGGTACCGGTACTGTAACTATTGCTCCGGCCAGTGTCGGATCAATAAACAACGTAAACATTGGTGCAACTACTCGAGGTAATGGTTATTTTAAATTGTTGTCTGCTAACGATACAGTAACCTTAACTGCTAACCAAGCAGTAACAGGTGCTGCCAACGGTACTGGTACATTACAGGTTACAGGCGGTGCAGGTATCAGTGGCGACCTACGTGTTGGTGGAACTATCTACGGTGCTGTTACTGGTACATTGGCTGGTACACTGGGTCTAAGCACATACCTAAGTTTCACTGCTGGTTCAAGTTACGATGGTAGTACAACACGTACAATCCAAACTAACGCAACAAGTGCGGCCACAGGAAGCACATTAGTTGCACGTGACGTTAACGGTGACTTCAACGGACGTTATATTAACAGCAGTTACTTTAACAGTAGCGACGATGTAAGTGGTGGCACCATTACATACATAATGGCTAAGTTTGGCGATAACTACTATCGCTCTGCTACAGCCGCAAAAGTTGCTTCGTTCATTAGCGGACAGTCAATGAACATTGCAGGTAATGCAAGTACAGTTACAATTAACTATAACAACGATAGTAACAGCACATATCAAATGTTATGGGGTAGCGGTAATAGTGTATATGGCACAGGCGGCATTTATTGTAATCCATTTACCGACACACTATACGCAACATTATTCAATGGTACTGCTACAAGTGCTCGTTACGCTGACTTGGCTGAAAAATACTTGTCAGATGCAGAATATGAAACTGGTACTGTTGTAGTATTTGGTGGTGATGAAGAAATTACAGTCACTGACAAACATAACGATACTAGAGTTGCTGGTGTTATTTCTGAAAAACCAGCGCATTTGATGAACTCTGATTTAGCAGGAAAACATCCACTAGCAGTAGGCCTAACAGGACGCTTGCCATGTAAAGTACTTGGTAAGGTTAAGAAAGGTGATATTCTAGTTACTGCGGCTAAGAAAGGTTACGCAATAGTTAATAATACTCCATCTGTAGGAACTATTATTGGTAAGAGTTTAGAGAACAAAGACGATTTAGGCGAAGGCCTAGTTGAGATTGTTGTTGGTAGATTCTAAGGAAAATAACATGGCATTATATGATGATTTACAAGAGATTAACCTAGGAAATGTCGTCAACGACGGTACTGGGGACGACCTGCGTACAGCCTTTGAAAAAGTTAAAACTAACTTTGAATATCTGTACAACAACGGTTATGCTCCAGTTAGTGCTGAAAATATAGGCACTTCAGGACTAGGTGTTTTTAAACAAAAGAACGCAGACAGCAATCTAGAACTTAGAAAACTAGATGCGCTAGGACCACTAAGATTACAATTAGTAGGAGATGTGTTGCAGTTAGATTTACATCCAACGGCTACAGTTGACTTTAATGGGCAGGCTATTAATAACATTAGTACTGTTACAGCCACTACATTTTCTGGCACTTTAACTGGAAATGTTGTAGGTTTAATTAGAAACGGCGGAACTGCAACTCAAAACCCGTTTGTTGATGTAACACTTTTAGATAGACAGGTAAATACATTTGACTATGGACCCATTGCACCTACGTACTACGATCCAATTACTTATTTGTTAAATGAAATTGGAACGGACATGGGCACGTTTACCGACCCGAGCCCTATAAGTATAGACGCTGGACCCATAGCATAAGGAGAGAATAGAATGGCATTACAAATCCGTAGAGGAACAACCGCTGAGAGAACCGCAAGAAAATTCCTCGAAGGCGAACTAATTTATGATACAACACTTCAGCAAGTGTATGTAGGCGACAGTACCAACGGCATCGACGGAACAGCCGGTGGCAAATCAGTAACTGCGTTTTCAGACGAAAACGCAAGAGATGCAGTTGCGGCAGTATTTGCAACAGGTACACACACAAATATAAACTTTTCATATGTTGACGATGGCAACAATATTGGTAGTTTTAGTGCCGCTGTTAACTTAACATCTACTCCTTATGTTGGTAACGTGAATGTTACTGGTCTAGTTAATGCTAATGGTTTTAATGGGTGGCTTGAAGGTAATGTATTTGCAAGCGACTCAACTCTCCTTGTTGATTCGGGTAACGGAAGAATTCCAGCAGAAGTTGTTAAAGGTACGTTTACAGGCAATGTAACTGGTAATGTATCAGGCAATGTAACTGGTAATGTATCAGGCAATTTAACAGGAACAGTATTAACTGCCGCACAGACAAACATTACCAGCGTTGGTACGCTGACTAGTCTTGCTGTTAGCGGCGCTATTACTGGTTCTAGTTTTACTGGTGGTGTTGTTACAAGTTCCATTACTACTACTTCTGGGGATTTAACTGTAACTCCTAACACTAATTTTTCAAACGGTATCGATGTAACAGGTGCTTCTACATTTGGAAATGTAACAGTTACTGGCGTCGGTACGTTTAATGCAACTGCTGGTAGCCCTACATTATTAAAGGTTACTGATACTTCAACTTCAGGCGCTCGTCCTATAGCATTAGAAATTAATGGTCGCGCATTAGATTTGCTAGGATCTGGCTCTGCTATGGAGTTTAAAGTAAACAACGGTACAACAACTGAGCAGTTAGTTAAGTTAGAAGCATATACACAGTCCAACTTAATTCCTGCACTAAGTCCTGGTTTAAACTTTAAAGTTTACAATACTGGAACCAGCTCATATGACCTAATTCCCCTAAGTTTTGACGGAGACGGTGTACTAGTAAGCGGAAATTTTGTACTTAACGATTCTTTAATATTAAGTACAGCCACTGCACCTACTTCATCTAAGGGCGCATCTGGAGATGCTGCCGGAACTGTTATTATTACAAATTCGTACATTTATCGCTGTATTGCAGATTATACAACCGGCGCAGCCGATATTTGGGTCAGAGTAGCATTTACTGGCGGTACTTGGTAATAAATTTAATTTCCCGGTACCGATAAATACAGTATCGGGGATTAAACAATGCTTAATATATGGAATCAACCGTCTGGATACAGTTTTAATACTTACAACGAACGACAGACCCAGACTATACCTCTGCCTATAATTCCAAGCGCAGACTTAACCGGAGTAACATTTTCAGTTATCGCAGGCAATTTGCCCAGCGGGCTACGAGTCGCCTACGATACAAATTTAAGCACTTGGGTTATCAAGGGCTCTCCTTTAGAAGTTTCTACTAACACAACATCTACATTTGTAATCCGTGCATCTAACGGTACAGAAATTTCCGACAGAACATTTACAATGACCATTGCAGGTCCAGACGCACCTGTATGGATCACTCCTGGTCCAAATCCAGACATTCAAATCTACGATTTTGATCCAGAAGCAACTTATATCCCAGATACTGTTATTAGACATACTGTGTCTAACGAAAGTACACTATACAGAACTACAACTACTGTTTCAGGAGTGACTCCTCCAAACAGTACATATTATCAAGTTTTCACAGAAGATACCGGATTACTACCAGTCGGTCCAGTCACAACTAGGGTGTCGGCAGTTGTTAGCGCCAAACGTCAAAGTAACCTTGTTACTATAACTACTGCATCCGCTCACAACTTTGTATTTGGAAATATTGTAACTATTGCTACCAACGTTGCGGCATTCAACGCTGCCAATGTAGAAGTGCTACAACCATTGCCTTTAGACGGAGAACAGTACGAAGAATATCTAACAAGAATTTCTACTACAATTACCTTTAATAAACTTGGTGGCGACCTAGGTTCACAAACTGTTTCTGGTACTGTTACATTAATTAAAGATCCGTTAACATTTGTGTTAGATAATACACCTGTAGATTTTCAATTAGAAGCAACAGATACAGATTTGTCATCAACAGATACTTTGGAATATTTTATCGGTGACGGCGATGGAGAACTTCCCCCAGGTCTGTCTATGAGTAGCACAGGAAGAATTACTGGTATTATCGATCCTATCCTTGCCCTAGACGTAACAGCACGTACAGGATTCTATGATACAAACTTGTATGATGCCTATGCCTATGACTTTGGTAAGCGTCCTAACATAGGAGAAGAAGATTATTTAAATGTTGTTACTCCTAGAAAACTAAATCGAAATTACGAATTTATTGTTACAGTCAGCGATGGTGAATCTGTTGCTAGAAGAAGATTTAGAATTTATGTAGTAGGCGATGACTTCTTAAGAACCGACAATACACTTTTACAAGTTGGTAACGGTGCTTACACGGCAGACTCTACATACTTAAGAGCACCAATATGGTTAAGTGCCGCCAACCTTGGCCTAAGAAGAGCCAACAATTATGTAACTATTTTATTGGATGTTTTCGATCCTAATCCAGAAGTTGGTCCTGTAAGATATGAATTAGCCGCACTCAATGACGATTTGACTCCAAGCGTATTGCCTGACGGCTTATATATTGATTCCGATACTGCTGAAGTATTTGGATTTGCACCGTATCAGCCAGCAATTACTAAAGAGTTTAAATTTACAGTTAATGCCATTAAGTACGACAAAGAAAATTTAACAGAAGTTGAAGTCGCTATTGTAGTAGCAGACGATGCACCTATTGGTCAAACTTTCTTAAAGATACTGCCTTTACCAGAAGAAGATGTTGGCTTACTAATAGGAGACGTTATCCGTATTGGTCCTAGTATCTATACTATGACTGAATATATTAGTAATACTGTGCTAGGCGGAACAATGGCTACACTTAAACTATCCGATGCATTATTAACTAATGTAACAGACGGATTAATTATTAGAAAAACATATAACCAATCAGTTAGTGAGTTTTCAACACAGATTGCTCCGAAGACATTTACTATTGCTATCTTAGGCGAAGTAGATTCTGTAATTCAATTTACAACAGATAGAATACTAGGATCAATTAAACCAAGTTTCCCAAGTAACTTTTATGTGGAAGCAACTACAACCGTGCCTAATGCTAAATTAAGATACACATTAGTAGACGGAAGATTGCCTGAAGGACTTACATTAAAATCATCTGGTATTATTGAAGGAAAAATTAATCAGTTCCGTGCTAACAGCATTTCAGGATTTACATTATTCGACGGTGGCGATACCACATTCGACGGTGACTTATTAACCGTAGATCGTTCTTATAGATTTGTTGTTAATGCACAGGATCAATTTAGATATAGTTCAGTAAGTAAAGAATTTATAATTACAATCAGCGAAGGTACACTAACTCTGTATAGTAATATCTATACCAAACCTTTGCCTAAACAATCAAAGAGAGAATTGTTTTATAACTTTATCAATGACACAACTGTGTTTACTCCAGAAAAAATTTATCGCTTAGGCGATCCTAATTACGGATTACAGACAGAATTAAAAATGTTAATCTATGCTGGAATTGAGAGTAAAGCAATGCCAGAATATATTGCTGCCATATCAAAGAACATTCGACGTAAACGTTACAGAATTGGTAATCTTAAAAAGGCCATTGCTAAAGTACAGGGCACTAACGACATTGTCTATGAAGTGATTTATCTTGAAATATTAGATGATTATGAAATTGCTAATAAATCTGCGGCCAGCAGAATTAAGTTGGACAGAGGTGTAAACAGCCCAACAAAAATTAATCAAGCAAGACGTAATCCAGTGGACGGTTCCCTAGGAACTGTTGACGGTAACGGAACTGTTACCTACGGAAGTACATACATTAATGGCAAACTAAATGAACAAGCATTTGACAGATTTAGTCCTATGTCGACACCTGTGACTATCGATACAGCAAATGTTATGGTCAGTGGCAATGATACAGAATATGTTTACCCTAGCAGTATTAAAAATGTTAGAGCAAATATCTCAGAAGTAGGATTAACTGAAAATGAATTCCTGCCACTTTGGATGACTACTCCACAGGATGCTAGAACTGCGGCTACAGGATTTGTTAAAGCAGTACCTCTATGCTACTGTAAACCTGGCGAGGGACAGTATATTTTAGACAACATTATTAACAGAAACTTTGATTTTAATCAGTTAGATTTTGAAATTGACAGATTTATCATAGATTCTGACATCAACGATGTGCAGGAAAAATACCTAAAATTCTCCGATGCACGTTATAACATATGATAAATATCAAATAAAGGATACCCAGTAAAATGACATACCGCGAGACCCAAATAGATGAAGCGTTCCCAGTAGCGGGCGTAGACAACGAAAGCCAAGGCTTCCGTGATAACTTCTCAGCAATTAAAGATACGCTAATTCAGGCCAAGTCTGACATTCAAGATTTACAAGCATCTAGACTAGACATTTCTAGTCCAGAAACAGATCTTAGCGGAAACACCATTGCTAATGCAAACCTAAAAGGTGCCAGTTTCGAATTTAATGCAGGTGGCAACATTGTTGCTAGTCAAAACGTAAGTTTTACCAGCGGAGCATATCATGTGTACACATTGGCTGCAACAGATCCTGACGCAGGAAGTCCTTTAGAACTTACATTCTCTGACTTACCAGCAAGCGGAACATTGGCTGTTATTAGAGTTCATTTATATGGAAATGGTACAGAACAATTCTTTTCCTTTAACACAGAATCCATTGGTGACTTCTATGTAGAATCAGGATGGCCCGGTACACAAAGCGTTACTAGTTCGACAAGTCCAAAGATTTTTGAATTCTGGACTTACGATGGTGGCGTAAACGTATTTGGAAGATACTTAGGTAACTTTACAGCACTATAATGCACCCACTAGCAGAAGATTTTTCCAAACTAAAGGATGTGGAACTTGAAACTAAGATCCAAGATCTTAGTAGAAGATATTTCATGGCCGCTAGTAACTCTGGAGTTCAACAGCAGATTATTATGTTGTTGGACATGTATAAAGCAGAACTAAACATTCGCAGACAAAAACTCTGGGAAGAACAATACCAAAAACGAGACACAGATCTTGACAGCCTCATTAATGTAAGTTAAAATACTTGCATGAGGATTGATAATTTAGGTATTCCAGTATATTCAGCCAAAGACATCTTTGATTTAATTTACCAAGGTAAATTGGATGTCTTGCCTAATATTTTGGCAGAGCCTGACGATACAGACGTTAAGCAGTTTAATCTACATACTGAATCTGTAAAAATACGAGAATATCAAGAACCACAACTTTCTAAAACAGAGTTTGATTCCTTAATGCAGAGTAATTGGAATATGCCTGAGGAATACAAACAAATGGACATTGAAGGGTTCCTTGTTAACGAATGTCCTAAAGAAAACTACCAAAGACTAATAGAAGAATTACAAGAGTATAGAGAAAGAAATATGCTGGATCTACTACGCTGGCTAAAATACTTTGTAGATACTTGTCGTAAGGAAGGTATAGTTTGGGGTGTAGGAAGAGGAAGTAGCGTAGCCAGTTATGTACTATACTTAATTGGTGTACATAAAATTGACAGTTTGAAATATAATTTAGACTGGCGCGAATTCCTGAGATAAGTACATATATTAAGGAGGACATTAAAATGCCCATGAAACCAGCACCAAAGAAAGTTTATCGTACAGCCAACGGTAGAACTGTAGATATGGATCTATTGCGTCAACGCAACGAATTAACTCCAGCAGTAGGTAATGCTCGTGTTAATGCCCGCGGAGACGAACTAGGACCTGGTGGTCAAATTCTTCGCAAACGTGAAGATATTCTAAAAGACTTTTACGAACAATCCGAATTACCACAAGAAAAGGAATAATAAATGGCGGTAGTTAAAGGAACCATTAGACCGTTACATGACAAAGTCATTGTAACAGATATGGATTTCGGTGATACTAAAACGCAAAGCGGTATCATCATTCAAAGCGATGACGGCAAGGATCGCGGCATCCATCCAAGATGGGCTAAGGTATTTGCTGTTGGTCCAGAACACGATGAAGAATACGGAGTCGGTGATTGGATATTAGTTGAACACGGACGATGGACTAGAGGTATCAAGTACGAAAATGAAAGCGGTGAAGAAATTACTATTCGTATGATTGATAACGAAGCAGTTATGATGTGGGACGACGAAGAACCTAAAGACATGATTATTGGACACCTATGACAAACCCATTTCGAGATCAAGAAAAATTCATGGTTGCTTGTGACCAAAGCGTAGATGATTACGACTTTTCACAATATGACATGTACTTAAAATTAATTGAAGAAGAATATAAAGAACTTCAACTTGCAGTTGCCGCCAATGATGATGTTGAACAATTGGATGCCTTAATTGATATTTTGGTTGTTACCATCGGTGCTATACATAGTATGGGAGCAGATGCCGAAGGTGCTTGGAAAGAAGTTATGAAAACTAACTTTGCCAAGATCGACAAAGAAACTGGCAAGGTTCGCAAGCGTGAAGACGGAAAAGTACTTAAACCGCTCGGTTGGACTCCTCCAGTATTAGAACCATTTGTTACCAAAAAATAACACCAAAGGGTCTTGACGGACCCTTTTTTATTCTGTATAATAAAAAAATGAACTGTGATATTTGTAAAAAAGAATATAGTCCAGATTGCGACTACAAACAAGGAAGGTGTCCGCACCACAAACCAATGATAGATATTCAATCTAAAGATACAAGTAAGTGGCATTTTAGAATCAGCATCGTTAAAAGCGGAATGAGATTTGCCGCAGGTTATAGATTAATCCAAGGCGATTTAATTGGAGCAGGAGTGTTTATTATTATTGCTGAAGTATTAGGAATTGCGGAGGAATTATTTTGACAGACGAACGATTAGAAGAATTATACGGAACGTATCTGTCATTCACAGATACCATGGCTGGAGAATACGGGCCATTGCCTGTAGCGGCTATTATGATTGCACAGGCACTGACCATTTATAAATCTGCGCTAAGTCCAGAAGAATATGACACTATGGTGGATAATATTAGTGAAAGCAGAGATCAAGTTAAAACTTTTCAAAAGGCATCGTTACAATGAAAGAATTATGGGTAGAAAAGTATCGTCCTAAAACTGTAGATGGTTATGTGTTTAAGGATGAAACACTAAAACAGCAAATTGAAAAATGGATTAGTCAGAAGGCTATTCCGCACTTGCTGTTTAGCGGCAATGCTGGTACAGGCAAAACTACACTGGCTAAAGTATTGTTAAATGAAATCGGTGTCGAAGACACAGACATTCTTATTGCTAACGGCAGTAAGGAAGGTCGTAAAATTGAATGGATTGATAAACTAATCGGTTTTTGTCAAACTATGCCGTTTGGCGACTATAAAGTTGTGCTGATCGACGAAGCAGATTATATGAACAAAGATTCTGTTCAACCAGCACTACGTAACTTAATGGAAGATTACAGTAACAGCGTTCGCTTTATTTTTACTTGTAACTATCCACACAGAATTATTACTCCAGTTAAAAGTCGTTGCCAAGAAATTAAAATTGAACGCACAGACATTACAGAGTTTACTGCTCGTGTAGCAACTATTCTTGTAGAAGAAAATATCGAATTTGACTTGGATACACTGGACACTTATGTCAAAGGTACATATCCAGATTTGCGTAAGTGTATTAACAACGTTCAAATGAACAGTTTGGCTGGTAAATTAATACTGCCAGATGCTGTAGAAGGTAGTGCAGATTACAGAGTTGAAATGGTTGAACTGTTTAAGAAAGGCCGTATTCAAGAAGCACGTAAACTGTTATGTAGTCAAGCCCGTCCAGAAGAAATGGAAGAAATCTACACTTGGATGTACAACAACATTACTCTGTTTGGCAAGGACGAGCATACACAAGACAATGCTGTGCTGGTAATTAAACAAGGATTAGTGGATCACGTATCTATGGCAGATCCTGAAATTAATCTAGCGGCCACGCTGATTAGATTAGCAAGACTCAATGAAGCCTAAGTTAGTAAAAGCATACATGAAAACTGCGGAAACATTCGCAGAACTCAGTCATGCTCGTCGATTACACGTAGGTGCCATTGTAGTTAAAGACGATAGAATTATTAGTATTGGCTACAATGGTATGCCAGCAGGTTGGGATAATAACTGCGAATATGAGATTTGGGAAGATAACGGCGACGATGAACCTGAAACAGTTTTAAAAACTAAACCGGAGGTACTACATGCCGAAACAAACGCCATTGCTAAATTGGCCCGTAGTAATGAGTCTGGGCTTGGTGCTAATATTTTTATTACTCATGCTCCTTGCCTCGATTGCGCCAAACTTATCTATCAGTCTGGCATTAATCGTGTTTACTATGGTGAAAACTATAGAGATGACTCGGGGGTCAAGTTTCTCAAAGCATCGGGCATCGAAGTAAAACAAGTGGAGGGGGATTAACCCCTCCTAGGTTTAATCACCGTAAATAGACAACACCTCCTTTACTGCTTCGTGTCTTTCGATATCTTTCATACCAAATTGCACGACGCTTAACAAATCTAGTTGTTTATTTGCCAATCGCTCCGTGAAATCAATTAAACCGTTATCTTCTAATCTATCGGCTTGTCTTAAATCACCGGTTACGACCATCTTAGAGCCTTCTCCCAATCTCGTTAGCAACATCTTCATTTGATTTGGCGTAGCATTTTGCATTTCATCTGCAATAATGTATGCCTTCTTGAAGGTTCGACCTCTCATATATGCTAACGGGCTAATTTCAATAACACCTTCTCGGATCATATTCTCGATATCGCGAGCGTAATAGTACTCGGCTAGCACATCAAAGATGGGTCTAGTCCAGGGAGCCATTTTTTGCTCTAGGGTACCAGGAAGGAATCCATGATCTTCGTCTACAGAAACAGCAGGGCGTGTTACCACGATTTTATCTACCAACCCTTCTTTAAAGAGTTTAATACCGACTTGACACGCTATCAGCGTCTTGCCCGTGCCAGCGGGGCCCAGAGCAAAAACTATGTTTTTTGATGGGTCTAATAGTTTAAATAGATATTCTTCCTGATTACGGTTGCGCGGAATTACGTGTACGCTCTTTTTCTTCTGTGGAAGACTTTGAGGAAGTGTGTGTTGAAATGGTTGAAACTCAATAACATTTGCTCGAGGATTATTATAGCCCTCGTTGGCAAAACGTTTTTTGGCTCTTTTTGTCGTCATTAACTGCTCTCCTTTTGAGGCGTAGGACGTCATATTGTCACACTTCTTGTAGGACAACTGAGAGGTCCTACAAAAATATTTAACATCTAGAAGAAAAATAGAACTGATACTATATCAAAATCGTCTAGATAAATACTTCATCGAGGGATGACTGAAAAATGCACGATATTTTAGATATTATAGAAAACATCAACACCATATATAACAACAATAGTAGCCTTGCAATCCTTAAGGATTTCGAGCGTGTATTTGACGAGTTGGATATGTATGTATTTGAAAACTGGCGCGATGGAGAACTTATCAAAGGACCTGTCGTTGACCGTCATTGGGTCAGTGCTAGTTTTATGTGGCCTCACAAACAAATGCCTAACCCGCAGGCCGCAAAGCGTTTGATGGAATACGGCTGTCGAGTAATTTACAAAAAAGATACATTAGTCAAGCCTAGAGAAATTAAAGAACCTGACGACATTCGTCCAGGTACAAAACTTGGTAAACTAGACGAGCATCCAATTTGGATTGTAGAAGTACAGATGCCTAAGAAGTTAATGTTAGAAATTTTCCGTGGATATCATAACCAATTAATGGACGAACTAGAGCCAGCAAATAATGAAAAGGCGCCAGAGCTTACACCTCCACCAGCAGGTGAAGCCACAGCAGGCGCACCACCAGCGGCCGCAGCCGCTCCAGCACCAGGAGGAGAAGCAAGTGCCCCACCAGCCGCTTAATGAAACAAGTTTACTAGCCAACGATCTAGTTAATCTAGTAAATCGTGTATTCGAAGTAGACAATTATAAATCTAAAATGGGCGACGACGAAGATGTCGTTGTTTTAAGTTTTACTGTGGAAAGTCGCAGTCCGGCAGAAGACTTAGTTAGTTTTGTAGAAAAAGGTTACGACTTTGTTCTAGATGCTGACATGAGTCCCGGTGAATTAGAAGATGGAAAATATCGTGTGTTTGTAGAATTACAAAGAACAAGTAAAGTTACAGAACAAATCAGCGATATGTTATATGGTATTTCTAAACTAGCAGGCATTGACAAGTTTGCTTTTAGATATCATAAGAGTTTTGATAGCCTAGAGGCTAATCAAGAAAAACTAGATGAAATTATTCCTACTAATCCTATGTTGTACAAACAACGTATGCAGGAACAGGAACTAAATAGTTACGAACAGTTCTTCAACAATAGTATGTTAGAAAGTGTTCGTATGCACGGCGACATTATTGAATTTAAAAAGGTGTACGCTGAGCCATTAAAGTTCAAATATCTAGTTTCCGGCGGTACAAGAGAAGTATTAGAAAGTGTCGAAGACAGGATTGCTGTCTCATACAACGACATGGCCGAAGTTATGTTTTTAACCAAGTACATTGGCAACTACAACATTACCAAACTGGGCAACAAGTTCATGTTTGAAAACAAAGGCCGTGCAGTTATTTTGGAGAAACTATAATGAGTTTTACGTTTGATTTTAAGAAAGAGCATTTAGCAGATATTATTCATGGCAATCCTTATGTGGATCACTGGTATCATGCGTTATGCGAAATACTTCCAGAGTATGATATTAATACTCCAGAACGTGTAGCGGCTTTCCTAGCACAATGCGCTCATGAAAGTGGTGGGTTCAAATTCTTAAAAGAAAATTTAAATTACAAAGCCGCAAGTTTACGCAAAGTATTTCCTAAGTATTTTCCAACAGATGAATTAGCACAAGCATATGAAAAGAAACCAGAGAAAATCGCTAACAGAATTTATGGCAACCGCATGGGTAACGGACCAGAAGAGTCCGGAGATGGTTTCCGCTACTGTGGCAGAGGTCTTATCCAACTTACCGGAAAAGACAATTACAGTTGGTTTGCCGCTAGCCTTGAAATCCCAGTTGAAGAAGCATCAGAATACCTAGAAACATTTGAAGGTGCTGTACAAAGTGCCTGCTGGTTCTGGGAAACAAATAACCTAAACCAATGGGCAGACAAGGGCGACATCCTTACATTAACAAAACGCATTAACGGCGGAACAATTGGTTTAGAAGACCGTATCAAGCATTACAATCACGCACTACACGTATTAGGAGCATAATATGTGGCTACTTGCGTGGGTACCAGATAGTTTTTTACTGTGGATTATTCATACAGTTCTTCTGGCAGGTATTGTAGGAACAGTTCTAAGTTTCTTTTTATTACATAGAATTGTTCGCTGGTTTCCAGCATTAGCACCATATCACTTATTAATTCAAATAGTCAGCGTGACTTTATTAGTAGGCGGTGTTTATTTCAAAGGTGGATACGACACAGAAGCAAGTTGGAGAGCTAAAGTTGCAGAACTAGAACTTCAAGTTGCTAAAATGAACGACCAGTCCACAGAACTTAATAAAAAGTTAGAAGACGAACGAAAGAAAAAACAAAAAGTTCGTGTTGAATATTACAACACCGTTAAAACTGAAATTAAAGAAGTTGAAAAACAAATTAACGCAGATTGTAAGTTAGATCCTAAAGTCAATGATCTAATTAACAAAGCCGCTAAGAATCCGGAGGCAAAATGAAAAGATTACTCCTATTGATTCCCGCAGTATTGTTAACTGGTTGTTTAACAACAATTCCACCATTTCCTGAAGTTCCTAAAGAATTGCTGGAGGCTTGCCCAGACTTAAAAACTGTAGATCCACAAAACGACAAATTAAGCACTATTGTAGATACTGTAGCAGATAACTACAAACAATACTACGACTGTAAGGCTAAAGTTGACGATTGGATCGAATGGTACAACGGGCAGAAAAAAATCAGAGATAGTGTTAAATAATAGTATATTATAAAGGAGCCGAGAAGTGGCATTACATGATTCAATTTTAAAACTAATCAATAAAGAACCTAAGGACGAAAGCGCACCAAAGCCAGCACCCGGTTCTCGCAGTGAGCGTGAAGCAAAGATTAAAGATAAAGCAGGTATGGTTATTTCTGTATTTGCATTATTCCTAGCAGTAAACAGTTGGTACGGTGGTAAATTGTCTAGTACAGTTTTAAACAATACACTAGGTGCTAACAATGCTTGGGCACAATATCAAGCGAAAAACAATCGTTTAGTTAGTTACGAAATTGCTAGTAAGACTACTAGCGATCCTAAACTACGTGCAGAGTTTAAAGCAGAAGCAGAACGCATGGACAGTGATAAGAAAGAAATTGCTGTAAATGCACGTAAGATGGAAGCAGAGCGTGAACACGCTAAAAAATCTAGTCCATGGATTGGTTATGCTAGTACAGCATATCAGTTAGCCATTGTTGTTCTATCAGCAAGTATTCTTGCAGTTAGTATGGCAATGTTTTGGAGCAGTTTTGTAGTAGCAGGTATCGGACTAGTATTAAGCCTAAACGGTTTATTCCTCTGGTTCTAAAAATTAAAAGGAGCGAATATGAGCGAGTATAAAGATATGAGTGATTCAGAAAAGAAAAAAGAAGATTGGATGAACAGTAAATGGCGTCCAATGATGGGCTGGTTATACATGGGCGTTTGTGCATTTGACTTCGTTCTATTTCCAATCCTATGGTCAATGTTACAAGCAATTATGCACGTATCACAAATTACACAATGGCAACCATTGACATTACAAGGTGCTGGATTATTCCACATCGCAATGGGTGCTGTTCTAGGTATCGCGGCAATGGGTCGCACACAAGAAAAATTAGCAGGAGCAAACAATGGCGGAGCACCAACCACAGCACCAAGCGGCTTTACAGCACCTAGCGCACCTTCAACAGGATTTGGTGCCGCACCTGGGACTTTCGGTTCTGCAACACCAAGCCCAGCACCAGCACCAAGTGGCTTTGGCGGAGGCGGGTTTGGAAGCACACCTAAGGCAACTCCAGCGCCAGCAGTAGGATTCTCAAGCAGTGGCAAACCAATGCCTGTACAACCAGAACAACCAGAACTCTAAAAGGAGAGACAAATGAAAACATTCTTAGCATTATTATTAACAGCGGCATTTGCAATGCCAACAATGGCTGCTGAAGAAGCACCAAAAACTAAAAAGGCTTGCGTAACTCAAAAGGACGCAAAAACTGGTAAGGAAAAAGAAGTTTGTAAAACAGTCAAAGTACACAAAAAGCACGAAGGTACCAAAGTAGAAGGTACTAAGCCAGATACAGCGACTAAGAAATAAATTCTTGACATCCTAAGAAAGGTATAGTATAATTACTACTATACCTTTTTTCATCATACACTATGGATTATTATTCAATACTAGGAGTTTCAAAATCTGCTAGCCAAGACGATATCAAAAAAGCATATCGTAAATTGGCTTCAAAGCACCATCCTGACAGAGGCGGCGATACTTCTAAATTTCAACAAATTGAAGAAGCATATCGCACCCTTAGTGATGACCAAAAACGAGCTCAATACGACAACCCAATGCCACAGTATAGTTTTCATACTGGCAATATGAACGACATGAATGATTTGTTTGGTGCCATGTTTGGTGCTAATCCCTTTGGTGCTGGCTTTAGACAGCAGTCCAGAAAGAACAGGAATATCAATATCCGTGTCGAAATGACTTTAGAAGAAATACTTGTCGGCAAAGAAGTTACTGGCAGTATCAGATTACCTAGTGGAAAAGAACAGGCACTACAATTAAGTATTCCTGCAGGTGTACAAAACGGTGACTCAATTCGTTTTAGAGGATTAGGAGACGACAGCATTCCTAATATGCCTAGGGGCGATGTAATAGCACAAATTATTGAACTTCCACATCCAAGATTCAAACGTGATGGCAGGAACTTATATGCAGAAGTAGAAATTTCTGCGTTTGATGCTATGTTAGGAAAAACAATCCGCTTTAAAACATTAGAAGACAAAGAATTAGAAATCAAAGTTCCGGCAGGCATACAACCTAGTCAAATGATTAAGTGTGATAGTTACGGACTTCCAGTCGGTCCACACAATCATCAAAGAGGAAATTTGTTTATACAAGTACAAATTACAATTCCCAAAATACTATTCACGGAAGATAAGATTCAAATTGAGCAACTTTCAGACCGTTACAGAACCTAAAGATTTTTATCTTAGAACAGATCCAGACCCAATACTCTATACAAAATTAGAGCCCTTTGATTTTAATTGCGGCATCGATCCTAACCAAATAGAACAAGCCATGGTCGAGATAATGCTAGGCGGCCGTGGCATCGGCATTGCCGCTAATCAAGTTGGATTTGATCGCAGAGTTGTTGTAGTCAAACCTAGTGGGCAAGAACCATTTGCCATGTTTAATCCCGAAATTGTCAGCGGATCCGACGAGTGTATAGACGAGGAAGGCTGTTTGAGTTTTCCAAATTTGTTCATAAAGATTAACAGATTTAATAATATTACAATAAAATATCTTGACAAGACAGCAAAAGAATGTACAATTACATTAAGTGGTTATGACGCCAAGTGTATTCAACATGAAATTGACCACTTAGACGGCATTACTTTTACCAAAAGAGTAAGTAAGTTAAAGTTAGATTTAGCACTGAAAAAACAGAGGAAATTAAATGGTAGAACCAAGTGATCAACTGCAAGTAGTTTTTGAAAAGGCTGTTGCAGACTGTAAAAAATTAGGACACGAATATGTCACGCTAGAGCATCTTATTTTTGCTATGCTCTGCGAAGAAAAGTTCTACGAACTTCTTGTAAACTTCGGTGGTGACGGGGATTACATTAAAAAGAATCTCGAACACTATCTTAAAAATCAATTAGACGAAATTAAAATAGATCCAATTCCCAAAGGATTTAAACCTAAGAAGACTCAAACTGTTGAGCGTGTTCTTAATCGTGCATTCACACAAGTCCTTTTCAGCGGACGTCAAAGCATTGAGCTTGTAGATGTGTTTATGAGCGCACTTAGCGAAAAGCGCAGTTACGCTGTATTCTATATTAATAAGGGCGGCGTGGATCGTGAAAAGTTTGCTGATTTTATTAACAGCGAAATCGATGAAGACGAAGAAGAACAGGTCACAGATGCACAAAGTGAAAAAGCACTGAAAGCATTTACTACTAACCTCAATGACCAAGTCAAGAAAAATAAAATCGATCCAGTTATCGGTAGAACTGAAGAACTAGAACAAATTGCGCTAGGGCTCGGTCGCAGAACTAAAAATAATGTATTGTTAGTAGGCGACCCTGGTGTAGGTAAGACTGCTATCGCAGAAGGCCTAGCACATAATATTATTAATGGTGCTGTTCCTGACTTCTTAAAAGAATATACAGTCTATAACTTAGACATTAGTGCTATGCTTGCTGGTAGTAAATATCGCGGTGACTTTGAAGAACGTTTTAAATTAGTACTTAAGGCACTAACAGGCAAAGGCAAAACTGTATTGTTCATCGATGAAGCACACATGATTAGTGGCGCAGGCGCAGGTGGACAAGGTAATGCCAATGACTTGGCTAATATGATGAAGCCTGCTCTAAGCAAAGGCAACATTAAAGTAGTTGCATCTACTACTTGGGAAGAATATCGTAAGTACTTTGAAAAGGATCGTGCGTTAATGCGCCGTTTCCAACGCATCACTGTTGACGAGCCTACTCCAGAAGTAGCAGTAGATATTCTTAAAGGTATTAAGAAGTATTACGAAAAACATCACGGTGCTGAAATTACAGATGCGGCTATTGAAACAGCAGTTAAATTATCTGTAAAATATATGACAGATAAGAAATTACCAGATAAAGCAATTGATCTAATTGATGTGGCTTGTAGTCGTTTCAATATTAAGAACGCAGAACATAAGATTGTCGATGTTCCTGAGATTCAATACGAATTAGCAAAAATGGTTAAACTTCCCGAAGACACAGTCAAGGAAAAAGAAAACGAAAATCTTGTTAACCTTGAAAAGAACCTTAAAGGTGAAGTTTATGGGCAAGATGAAGCCATTGACGAAATCGTTGATAAGATTCTTGTAGCACAAGCAGGACTTAAATCTGATAATAAACCAGTGGGTAGTTTTGTATTCATGGGGCCAACTGGTGTTGGTAAGACTGAAGCCGCAAAACAACTTAGTAAACAGTTAGGTGTTCCACTTATTCGCTTTGACATGTCGGAGTATCAAGAAAAACACAGCGTATCTAAGTTGATTGGTAGCCCTCCTGGATATGTTGGCTTTGAAGAAAACGCTGGCTTGTTGATTACTAAACTACAAGAGAATCCACATTGTGTTCTATTGTTAGACGAAATTGAAAAGTCACATCCAGATGTAGCAACTATCCTATTACAGATTATGGACAATGGTTTTGTAACAGGATCTAATGGTAAAGTAGCAGATGCTCGTAACATTATTTTGATTATGACTACTAACCTTGGCGCACAAGATGCTGAAAAGAACGTTATTGGTTTTGGTAGTCAAGATAATGACTACGAAGATAAAGAACTTAAGAAATTCTTCGCTCCAGAGTTCCGCAATCGTTTAGATGGTGTTGTTACATTTGGTAAACTAAGCAAAGAAACAATGATTAAAATTGTTGGCAAGTTCTTAGTTGAGTTAAAAACACAGGTCAAGGATAAGGGCATTAAGATTACAATCAGCAACGAAGCAATTGACTACTTGGTAGATAAGGGCTTTGATAAGAAGATGGGTGCTCGCCCATTGCAACGTGTAATCGATAAGGATATTAAGCGTCCATTATCCAAACTTATGTTGTTTGGTGGTCTGAAACAGGGTGGAGCAGTAAACATCAATGTTGAAGACGATGAAATTAAACTCGAATTACAGAATGAAACTGTACAAGCAAACATCTAAATTGTTTTTTGACAAATATGTCAACAAGATTAGTGTAATAAATGTTTTTGCTTCGGAGTTTCGTAGCAGAACTATCGCTCGGGCAATGGCTTCAATCAAGATTCTTAGTGATCAAATTGAAGCCGTCCCGGATGGTAGAGTACAACTTAGATCCTGGCGTAAGAAATATGCTACAGTCAGTGATGTAATCTACATAAACAAACTTGTAGATTTACTTAATAAAGAAACTGATTTTTTGTTGCGTGTAGAAAGCGACACATTAAGCATTTACACCAACAGTGATTCTTTATTAGATGCTGTTCAACTATTAGGACATGTTAAAGAAGTAACTAAACCTGCAGACGATAAAGTTAGGAAGTTTCTATTAACTAACCCTAACTGTATTATATCTAAAAAGTATACGCACAAGTATAGAGTAACTGTAAATCCTCTACGTGATTCTAGCGAAAGTTTCCACGCATGGGCAGAGCAGATTCCCAGCATTAAACTGCTAAAGCGTACATACCACTCCGAAGGCTACTTTTACGCCGCAAATGAAAAGACCCTAGGAATGTGCAGACTATTCCTGGGCAATAAGATACGCAGAGTGGACGAAATGTACCTAATCAGCGAAATTTAATACAGTTGTAAAATAGCATAAATACTCTATTAGTGGAGTATGTATATCCGCGGCTCTATGCAGAACATGGTGATTATATGAAAATAAATGATGTAGATAAGCAAGCAGAACAGTTTAAAGACGTCGATTTCGTCGATGATTTAAAGTTTTTTATGCACAACGACCCACGTTTTTATCGTAAGGTAGTTTATCCTGTAATCGCTGAATTAAAAGGCAAGTTGAAATCCGGCGGCAAGTGCAACGAAATGTCATTTATGCCCTGCATCGATAAAGCCATACCAGTTTATTGCAATAAATTCAAAATCACCCAAAACCCAAAAGTATTATTCGATCCCGAAGAAGTACAGGACTTGGCTGTTAAAATGTTCCACGAAGAAAAACATAACATCGAAAACGGTGTTTATGATGGGAGAGATGAATGATCCTATTAGAAGGTGGAAATGTATTTCCTGATGTAGAACCATTTGGCAAGGATGAAGCCAAGGAAGTACTAGCCAAGGCGCAATCAATGATGCCGCAGGGCATTGATTTAATTCCTGTTGGCAGTGCCGGCCATAAAGCCAGTTCTGGAGACATGGACTTAATGGTCGACGAGCAGTCCATGTTAGACTTTTTTAAAGTTAAGACAGCCAAAGAAGCAAGACAAAAATTAAAAACATACTTTCAAGATAGAGGCACCGAATCTGCACTAACTGGCATCAATGTACACATTAAAGTTCCTAACGGCGATAAGTTTGCACAAGCAGATATTATGTTTGTTAAAGATGCTGGCTCTGTTAGTAAATTTCATCAACACGATTATAGCATTGAAAATACTCCATTCAAAGGTTTACATAAGCACATACTACTTTCCAGTATTGCTAAAGAAACTCGTAACCAAAGATATCCTTACGGACTAATGTGGAGCGGATTCCAAGGGCTGTTTGCCCGAGATGAAAATGGAAAGAAGGCAGACTTTGTTTCTCACAATGCAGACGAAGTTGCTAAAATTTTAATCGGTGCTCATGCTACTGCCGCTGACTTAGGTAATGTAGAAAGAATTATTGCCGCACTACCAGGTAAAGAACAAAATCCAAAAATTCAACACGCACTAGCCGATGAGAACTGGCCTGGCAACGAAGGCAAAAAGCCTGAAGATGTTAAAGAAGGTTCTGCCGAATGGTTCTCATGGATGCAAGGCGTAGTAGAAGGTACTTATGGACGTTACTGGTGCAGTACAGATAAAAAATGGAAACAACGTAAAGGTCCCAAGCAGTCAAGGGGCGAAGAATGAGATTAAGAGAACTATTTGTTGAATCCACAGAAACAGTTAAAAAGAAACTGGGCCGTGCATTCAACCATCTCGAAGATCTAGTTTTCTTCTACGGCATCGACGGTACCATCGAAGCATTAGACCACGTTAAAGAAATCGCTACACAAGAAGGTTCTGAAAGCATTCGCATGAAATGGGACGGTAATCCTCAAATCTATTGGGGTCGTGAAACAAAGAATGGACCATTAATTCTAGCAGGACACAACGGTTGGGCACGTGGTGCTAAGACAGATAATCCAGAAGCAGTAAAAGATTTTATTGCTAACAAGAGCGGTACACCTAAGACAGAAGAAGAGCGTAAACAACGTGAAGAATTTGCCGCCAAGTTTGCAAATTTATATCCAGCATTTGATGCGGCAACTCCAAAAGATTTTGTAGGCTTTGTCTATGCTGACGCATTATTTTTAAACAGGCCCGATTTAAAAGACGGAGTATACACATTCTGTCCAAATCCTAAATCACAAACTTGTTATCATGTCAGAGGCGACAGTGATTTAGGTAAGCGTATTGCTTATGCAGATGTAATGGTTGTCGGTCATGCTTATTTCCCACAATTTGGAATGGATGACAGTGAACAAGAACCGTTAGACGATTTTGATCAATTTAATGCTAATCCTAAATTAATTGTACAAGGTCCGATATACAATAAAAAATCTGTTAGTATCGATACTAAGATGATTGATAACATTGAAGGTTATGCACAACAACACGCAGAACAAATCGAAGGATTCTTGTCCGATACTGCTGGGTTAAGTGACCTTAAGAATATATTCTACACCTATGTAAATCAAACAGCAAGAGCTAAACAGTTAAGCAGTTTAGGTTTACAGAATTTTAACGCATGGTTGGAAAAGTCAAAAGTTAGTGCAGGAAAACAAGAAAAAATACAGGCTAAAATAGAAGCCCATCCTAACGCTGTAGATGCTATATTTTCTCTAGTTAAACAAATACAATCAATGAAAAACCAAATACTTGCACAGGTTGAAGGCGAGCAAGGAGATATCTGGGACACAAACGGAGAAGGTCGTGTACGCTATGCTGGCCCTGAAAAGAAATTCGGTAATGTAAAGTTAGTAAACAGAGACCAGTGGACTCCTGGGGAATAATATGAGATTAAGAAATTTATTTGAAAATAAAACAAGTGAAGTAGCCATTATATTTGGTCGATTCAATCCTCCGCACAAAGGACATAAAGCCGCTTGGGAAACTGCCGCTACTAAAGATGTATGGTACGTTGGTACTAATGAAAGTACTGTAGGACCAAAAGACCCACTGCCATACAATGTAAAAACAGAATGTATGAAAGTTATTTGGCCTGATGTTACAGGACATATTGTTGCCGAAACAAGTTGGTTAACATTAGCCAGTTATGTATATCAGAAACACGGTGCAGTAAAATTAATCATCGTTACTGACGAAGCATGGGTAGTTCCTACTGTACAAGATTATAATGGAAAGTCTGGTCCGCACGGCGAATACAATTTTCCAGAAATTAGACTGTTCCACGACAGTATAGAAGAAGCAAAATTAGAATTACGTAAGAGCTCTGCTACAAGTTTACGTGAAGCAGTAGCCAAAGGCGACAGACAAGCATTTAGCGATGCCGCTGGCGTAAGTTCAGAAACACCTGTTATGGGTAAACCATTCTTTGACTTAGTTGCCGAGTACTTGATGCCCTATGAAGAAAAGGCGAAGGAAAAAGCAAAGAAAAAAGATTCTAAGAAAAAAGAAGAACCTAAGAAAAAAGAAGAGCCTAAAAAAGAAAAAGAACCTAAGAAGGAAAAAGATGCTATGAAAATGTCAGAATTAGAAGAAGGCCGTTACGGTAGTTACGATGCGTATCAACGCGATTACGATTCTAGTCGCACAGGCTTTGGACGTCGTGAACGCGAAGATGATGAATATGTTAATGGACCGGATCCAGAAGAGTATTCATTCCGTTTTACTCTTATTGACAAGGACGGAAATGAAGTTGAAAGAACACCCCGTGTAACTACTACTAAAGGTCGCGAACACGCAAAGAATTATGCTCACGATCACTACGTAAAAGCAGGATTTACTGTTGTTAAGGTTTCATAATAAATGAAACAATATAGAATCAGTACAGAAAATTTAAATCAAGACAGTCCAGACGACTGCTTACTTGATCCTTCTGATCCTATATACGAAATTAAATCTATGCAGTATCTTGCAGGCTTAGGTCATGCCGCAAGACTACACGAGTATCAGGGCAGTAACATCAGTGTTACTGGCAGTGATAAAGGCAGAATACAGAGAGAACAAAACATTAAACCTGGAACACCTGAGTGGTTTCAGTTATGGTTTAGTTTACCTTACATGACAGGCGAAAAACCGGTAAATAAAAAATGAGAGCAAGCGATTTAGAATTACCCCAAGGCATGGAAGTCTATGTAGACATGGACGGAGTTCTTGCAGACTTTTTCACAGAGTATGCTAAACTTGCTGGCATTAAAAGCGGAAACTACAGAGACATTCCACCAGCGAAGACTGATCCTACATTAAACAAAATGGTAGGAACAGACTTTTTTGCACGTCTACCAAAGTTTCCTACAGCAGACAAACTAATTGATATTGTAGTTGATGTGGCCGGTGGCTACAATATTTGTTCTAGCCCATTACGCGGCGACCACGAAGGCAGTGAAAAATACAAACGTATTTGGATCGATGAACACTTAAATCAACTGCCAGACAACATTTACATTGTTTCAAACAAAGCCAAGTACGCTAGAAATCCTAGCGGAATGCCTAACGTATTAATTGACGACAGAGGTAGTAATATCAGTGCTTGGGAAGCCGCTGGCGGTATTGGTATCAAATATCAAGCAGACGAAGATAGTTTACAAGTAATATTAGATGGACTTAAACGTGCTAAACGTGTGGGACAAGGTGAAGAAGAACACGAACCACAGCAGTTAAAAAGTCTAGATAGAAGTCAAGGAAAATTAATTGCCACTAGTGGTGACAAAGATGTAGACGAAGGTCGTAAGAAAAAACGCAGAAACAAATACGGTGCGTTATATGGACCAGGTCCTTACGGACTATATGGTACCGATGCAGGCTACAGTGGTGTAGGTAGTGTGCCTGCGGGAGACGGCGGTGACGGCGGCGGATTGATGGAAGCATGGACTCCAGATAAAAAGCAACGTATCAAAGACTTTGCATTATGGGCTATCAAACTTTTAGAAATAGAACAAGCACCACGTATTAAATTAGTAGGTGATACAAAGACTACTGCACTTGGATACTTTGATCCTGAAACACAAGACATAGTTGTATCTGTTAAAGATAGACATCAAATGGATATTATGCGAACACTAGCACACGAATTAGTGCATCGCAAACAAAACGAAGCAAGAGAATTAGATGGTGCAACTGGCAGTCCAGACGAAAACGAAGCCAATGCTCTTGCTGGAGTATTGCTACGTTACTGGGGTAAAATGAATCCAGAACAGTTTAACGAACATATTGTTAAAGTTAAAGGCGGTTACGAATTAAAAAGCAAACATGGTAATAAGAACTTAGGTAAGTATCCAACTCGCGCCGGTGCAGAGAAACGTGAACGTCAAGTACAATATTTTAAACACGCAGAAGAAGACCAGCACCCTAATGAAAAACCAAGAGGTCCTGAAATTAAACCTACAATGCCTAGAGGCACTGTTAGAGTTGATGTAAGTGATGTGTATGATTGGTACAAGTTAGGTAAGAATATTGCCAACTTAAAAAATTTATCAAATAAAGATTTTGGTAAAGGGCCTCCTAGTACTATTGTATCTTTTGGCAGTGAAGAAGAAGAGCACAAATATATTGCGGCTTTGAAAAAGTTGGGCCTTGATACCACAGACATTGACCCGGTTGATCCAAAGCGGCCTAAGAATATGCCGCGTCAAAAAGTTGATCCGACATTTAATGTAGATGAAAACTTTGCCGATGGAAAAAATCCACAAGATAAAGGTGATAGTAAACGTCACGGCATCACTAAAGGCATGAGCATAGCACAGTTAAAAAAGATACGCAGTAGCGATTCTGCTAGTCCACGTAAAAAACAATTAGCACACTGGCAAATTAATATGCGTCAAGGAAAAAAGAAATGAGATTGATAGACATTATAAACGAAGGTGTTATTGATATGATGGCTTTGGCTAAACGTGCCAAGGCATTATTAGCACAAGGACTAAGCGAACAACAAGCACAGGATAAACTTGTTAAAGAAGGTATTCCTGCAAGATTGGCCGCGCAGGCTGTACAAATGGCACAGATGAGCGAAACTGTTGCAGATCAACTTACCTTAGAAGCACCTATTGCCGCTACAGATGATCCTATGGATCCTATGATTCACAGTCACAATAAAGCAAATCCTATGACGTTAAAAGGACGCATTTTGCAAACACGTAAACAGTTACAAGAATTAGCACGTATGGCAGAAAGCGATGACCTAGCAACTTGGCATCAAATTACTAAGTTAGCCAAAGGCGGCATGTTCATGGGTTTAGAACAGAATTTAGAGCAAGTACGTCACGGTTTAGAAGAATTAGCCGCTAAACGTAAGAAGGGCGGAATGCAGAGTCGTGGAATCGATAAGTTTGACGAAACTGCAACACCGGGAGGCACTAGTGCAGGTATGGTTAGTGTGGGTCCTGTATACAAAAATAAAGCCGGAAAAACACCTAAAAATAAAGACGGTACTGCTAAAAATGCCCTAGATATGAAGGCTAATCTGTTAACAGGCGGCAGTATAGCAAAACGATAAATACAACACCAGGAGATTTTAACCATGCACGACCAGATGAGACCAGTTATGCCAGGACCAGTGGACGACCACGAAGGGGCTATGGCACGTTCAGAACTATATAGAGCCGCAAAGTACTCTATGAAATTGTTCCAAATGATTCAAGACGGACAAGATTTAGAAGGTTGGGTACAGGCTAAAATTACTAAATCTGCAGATTACTTAGATAGTGTATATCACTATATGGAGTACCAAGTTAAGTTCGGCGATGGCAGCAACGCATCCAACATCGACGACATTACAGGTGATGCTGAACAAGAGCTACCAAGCGAAGAGCCAGTGTCTGACATGGATGACGAAGAAAGGAAAATTGACGAAATGACTACATATGAACAAAAATTAGCATCCTTGTTAGAAGGTGCTGTTAAAGAAGCGTCTGGTGTACGTGCAACTGACAAAAAGAAAGGTCAAGTTGATAAATCAGAAAAGAAACAATACTTTGTTAAACTTGAAAAAGATAACAAAACTCGTGGTGTTACTACTGTTGCCGACGAAGGCGAAAGCCAAGGCGAAGTACGTGATCGTATGAAACGCGACAATCCAGGTTGGACTGTGGCCAGCATCCGTGTTAAGGATGAAATCGACGAAGCCGCAGAAAAAATTGCCAAGGCTGAAAAAGACGCCAAGAACAAGAAAGAAAAAGACAAGATGATTAAGGAAGCCCTTACACAAGTAGTCGAAAAGGCTGTAAGCAAAGCACAACAAAAATTTATGGGCATGGTACACGCCGCAAAGAAAGGCGAAAAGCCAGCCAGTAAGGAAGTTGCTAAAGTTGCTAAAGGCATGAAAGACAAAGATGCCAAAGACTTTGCTAGTACAAAGCATAAAGGTCTTCCAGAAAAGAAAAAGAAAACTGACGAAGGTCAAGTAATGAGCCCACCAGATGGTGCTACAGCCGCTCCTAAGAAAGATCCAAAGACTGGCAAGTATCCAAAAGTAACTTCTGGTCCAAACAAGGGTAAAGAGTGGAGCGAAAAGACTCCTGGTCCTACAAATCCAGCATTTAAAGAAGGTGCTGAAGCAGATAGCCCAACTGCAAAAGCACTCGCAAAATACGAAGAACAATACAAAACTGCTACAGGTGCCGATAAGACAAACTTAGCAAGAACTATTAGTGCTCTTAGAAAGAAATTAGAAGCCGAAGGTGGTACAACTGCTCCTACGCCAGCAGTACAAGAATCTAACCTAGTTAAGTCTATTGTTAGAAAAGTTGTTGCTGAAAAGAAAAAGGGCGATGGTAACTTAGCCAACAATGCTAAACCATATGACAAAGTAACCAAAGGTGATGTAGTTGCTGGTCGTTTAGGCAAAGACGAAATGGGCGGCAAAGCAGATAAGAAAAAAGAAACAGTTAAAGAATCTACTGACTTATCTCGTTTGAAATTCTTATCAGGCCTATAATATCATGGACATGAAACAAATTTTACAAGCACTAGATAAAGCATCTAGTCGTAGAGTAGAAGGCGCAAATGACATGCGCCGTTTCGTGTCTATTGTGCAGGAAAACAATACATTAAAAACAGTTGCTGACAAAGTTGCGTCTGCCGCTGATGCCGCAAAAGAAAAACTCAGCGACTTTAGACCGTATGATGAAAAAGCAGTGGCTAAGATGTATAATATTAAAACTGCAAATAAAAAAGAAGACAGCGATCTAGAAGAAGCAGGCAGACCTGGGGAGCCGGGTTTTAAACCCAATCTACAAATTCCAAATGCTCCTGCATTTCCACAGGGCGATTTTTCTAAACCAGGTCGTTACGATTTAGAAGGCGGTGAGAAACTTACAGTAAAGCAAGACGGTACTAGAGTACACGATAGCGGGTTTGGTTCATTTACCTACGACAAAGCAGGTAAAGCAATCAAATATTCTAGTCCAATGTTTAACGGCTATAGTCAGGAACACGATTTAGTCACTGGCAATATTACTGTAAAGTATATGAACGGTCCATTAAATGTTGTTAAGACCTATGACAAAACTGGCAAGGAAACAGGTGCCAGTGATGCCGAATACGATTTAGGTGTTGCAAAAGTTAGACGTCAACAAGATGCTAACAAGAATGTAACTAATACAGCATCTGTTCCTGACGGTGCTGCCACACACGTAGTACAACAGCAACAACCAGCAACTATGGAAACTAAAAAATCTTTCTTAGACTACCTTACATTAGCAGAAGAAAAGCAAAAAGGTGTCGATGGTAAGGCTTGCTGGGATGGTTACAAACGTATGGGTACCAAACAGAAAGGCGGTAAGACTGTTGATAACTGTGTCAAGGATGGAAAATGAGAGCCCTTGTCTTAGCATTAGCAATATCATTAACAGGTTGCGCTACTGTTAAGAGTTGGATTCCTAGTTTCAGCGATCCTAATCAATCAGCACGTATTATAGACGTGCGTCAAAGTGTAGCACAATTAGATTGTAAACAAGCACACGCACCACAGGTTAAAATTATCAAAGATAATTTAGAATGGTTTCAACTTTATAGTGAAAGCAAAGGTTGGCGTCAACAGGACGTTCTTAAGTTAGTTAAACCTATGCAGGAAACTGTAGATGACTTTTATAAACGCAGTACAGAAAAGCAGGGTAGCGAAACTTACTGCGAAATTAAAAAGAAATTAATGGCTACACAAGCGGATAAAGCCGCTAGTGCAGTTCTTGGGAGATTCTAATGATAGAACAGTTGCAGATGTTAACACAATGTGGTCGCCCATGGGCGGCTGAACGTGCCGCAGTGGCATTGCAGATATGTGAAGCACGTCAGCAAGGACAAATAGGCGAAGACGAGTTTAGAGAATTAATGCTAGACCTAGTCAGAACAGATAAATTAGAAGAAGAGGCAGACGACATAAATTTAAAAACTATGTTAGTCACAGCCGTATACGCAGTAGCACAGGTGGCATAAATGGAAGAATTAGCAAAAGCACTTAAAATAGTATTCGCATCAGAATTTAGTTTTTATCTAAAGGCACACTACTTTCACTGGAACGTAGAAGGACCTGATTTTGCAGAATTTCATGAACTATTTGGTAACATCTACGAAGAAGTATATGGAAGTATAGATACTTTTGCAGAAAATATTCGCAAGAGTGGTAGTTACACTCCTGGTAGTTTTGAACGTTTCACTATGCTTACTAAAATTGATGATGAAACAGAGATTCCAGATGCACTATCTATGACACAAATTTTATTAGAAGACTCTGATAAAATGGCTAACTTATTTGGCCTAGTGTACAAAATTGCAGAAACAAACAATGAATTTGGTCTTGCTAATTTCCTAGCAGATCGTCAAGATGCTCATCGCAAACATTCATGGATGTTGCGAGCAACTCTAAAATAATGGAAAACGAATATCCAGTTTACCCAGAGGAAGATGGCTATGACCGTCCGAGAAACCCTTACAGCCCTGTTTAATGACATTGTAGAAGGGTTAGCTCGCTTTGGATGCGGATTAGCCGGAATTCCTTATGAATTGTAAGAACATACCCTAGGACCGTTTGGGGTTATGTGCCCGGCTGCTGGGCTAATCAACGGATTCGCTACCCTGACGATTTAAAGTGAGCACTGATAAATACTTAATAAGATTTTGGGGACAAACAAATGGATATTAGATCAATTCTAAACAAATTGGATACTGTAGTACTTGCAGAGGCTATCACAATCAAAGACGTTGAAGCCGCAGTTGCTGGTAAATCAGACGAGCAAGAACGTGCAGAGATCCTTAATGACCTAGCATGGAAACACAAACTACCAGGTTTGTATGATCCTGTTAGCGGTTACTTTGTTGGCAAGCAAGGACAGCCAAACAGCATGGGTGGCAAATACAGTATTGCCGCAACTGCAACATCAAGCGCAGATAAAACACTTGCAGATCTAGGTTTAGTTCCACAAAACGCAAAAACATCTACAGCACTAGGACGTATGTTCCGTGGCGACGACAAAGGCGAACACGATACCGCAGTTAAAGGTACTAGTGACAAAGTTAATAAAGATCGCCAGACTGCCGAAATTAAAGCAGAAAAACTTCCGCAATTAGCGGACTTGGTTAAAAAGTTACAATCTATTACTGGTGGATCAGATACCGGAACAGCAAGTAGCGGAACTGGACTTAAGATGCCAGGCATGACTGCTAATGCTCCAAAACTTGGTGGATTAAAAGTTGGTGAAGGAAGTATCTTTGAATCATTGATGAGAGAATTCCAAGACGTAGTTGGTGATGTACCAATGCAAGAGCAACTAAGTCCAGAAGCCAAGGCAGTGGCAGATCAAATTAATGCGTTAATTGACGAATTAGAAACTTTAGGAGATGATCCAGAAGTACGTAAAGCAATCGATGATGCTAAGAAAACTGTTGCAGATGTTGAAGCAGCCGAAAAAGCAAAATACGATGCAAAGATGGATAAAGACTTAGATGCCGCAAGTGCAGAAGCAGATAAAGTTGCCGCTGATACTAAAGCATCTCAAGACAAGACTGCACAAGATAAGACTGCACAAGATAAGAAGACTGCTGGTGCAGATCCTGCAATTCAGAAAATTCAAGAACAACTAAAAGCATTAGGTGTTGACCCTGGTCCAATCGATGGTAAGATGGGTCCTAAAACTGTTGCTGGTATTAAAGCATTTGAAAAGATGGCAGGCAAACCAGAAACTGGTAAAGTTACTCCTGAACTATCTACACTATTGGCAGACGGTAAAAATATCGTTGCACGTAGTCAGTTAACACAATCATTAACTGCTATCGAAGCAATCGTTACTAAGTACAAAATTTCTGAAAGTGTAACTGAAGAAGATGTATTAGCAATGACTGAAAACGAAGCAAGAGCGTTTGTTATGAAAAATATCAAATACTTTAGCGAAGCAGAACAAATTGCTATTACAAGAGATTATCTAAGTGAAGCACCTGTGCCAGCACTACCTGGTCCTGGCGGCAAACTACCGGCACTATCTACACCAGGTGGTGCTAATCCAAACGTCATCGATGTTCCATTCAGAGACATTACTCCAAAACCAAGTTGGGGACAACGTGCCATGGACTTTGTCAAAGGCGCAGGATCAAAGGCACTTGGTGTACTAAAGAATCCAAAAGCGGCTATTGCAACTGCCGCTGTTGGTGGGGCATTGGCACTAGGCGCACTATGGAAAGCATTTAGCGGCGGTGACATTGAAATGGATCCAAAAGATCTAGCAGAACTACAGAAGCATTTGAAAGTTCTAGATCAATATGGACAAGATCCTGCAATCAAAGCAGGCTTACCAGCAGATGTCCAAAAACGTCTAGATGTTGTAATTTCCAAGTTAGACAAACTTAAAAAGGCTAAGGCAGCAGGCGGACAACAACCTGCGGCTCCTGCGGCAGCACCTGCGGCTCCAGCAAAGTAAAATACTAACACTTAAAAAGCGGCTTCGGCCGCTTTTTTTGTCTTTTGACAAAATATTCGTTGACTCTGATCAAATAAACATATATAATTAAACTTATTACTAAGGAGATATCATGGGCAATAGAACCTATGGACCAGAAGAAAAGGCCAAACTAGAGCGACTAATTAACGAAGGCGTTCAAGTCAAATATGAAATTGAAAGTCTGACAGAAGGCTTAAAAGAAACAGTTAAGGCAGTAGCAGAAGAATTAGAAATCAAACCTGCACTAATTAACAAAGCAATCAGTATTGCACACAAAGGCAACTGGAACGATGTATTCAGTGATTTCGATGATTTAGAAACAATTATCGTTACTGTTGGCAAAGACAAATGATAGACGCTATTTTTGGGCCAACTATACAATGGATCAAGGATGACTGGAATAGTCATCCATTTCGATTTATTGTTGAGTTACTTGCCTGGGCTGTTAGTATTGGCTGTAGTATTACTATGGCCGTTACTGTACCTAATCCGCCATTGCTTGCTCTGTATCCTGTATGGATTAGCGGCTGTGCGATGTATGCGTGGGCCGCTTATACTAGAAAATCATTTGGTATGCTAGCCAACTATATCTTGCTAACCACTATCGACACAGTTGGCTTGATCAGAATGCTAATTAACTAATATAAAGAAAGGTTTAGTCAGCCACAAATGACTTGTTTGGTATTTGCCAGCCCTAAATGGCATAGGAGAAAAATTAAAATATGAGTTACGTTGACGCTCTCTTTGACAGAGAGAATGATATTATTAAGGTCGTAGAGCGAAACGACCAAGGCGAACGGGTTTTCAAAGAACATCCTGTACGCTACACGTTTTACTATCCGGATCAAAAAGGCAAGTTTACTAGCATTTACGGCGATCCGCTGACTAGGGTAGTTTGTAAAAACACCAAAGACTTTCGAAAAGAATTAGCCATTAACAGTGGTAAGGACTTATACGAAAGCGACATCAATCCAATTTTTGTACATCTAAGCGAAAACTATCTAAATCAAGATGCACCTAATCTAAATATTTGCTTCTTCGACATTGAGGTGGACTTCGATCCAGAACGCGGCTATAGCACTCCTGAAGATGCGTTTATGCCAATTACTGCTATCACAGTTCACCTAAAATGGTTAGACAAATTAATTACACTGGCTCTTCCTCCAAAGACATTAACCTTTGCTGAAGCCGAAGCGTTAGTAGCCGATATTCCAGATACACATCTGTTTACTAATGAAGCAGATATGTTGGAAACATTCTTAGATTTAATTCAAGATGCAGACATTATCACAGGTTGGAACAGCGAAGGCTATGATATTCCTTATACTGTTAACCGTGTGACACAGGTGTTAAGTAAAGAAGATACAAGACGTTTCTGTCTATGGAATCAATTTCCTAAACGTAGAGAATATGAAAAGTATGGCAAGACTGCACAAACATATGACTTAATTGGTCGTGTACACTTAGACAGTCTAGAACTTTATCGCAAGTTTACCTACGAAGAACGACACACCTATCGATTAGATGCCATCGGTGAAATGGAAATTGGCGAGAACAAAACTGTTTACGAAGGCACACTTGATCAACTATACAACAATGACTTTAAAAGATTTATTGTGTATAACAGACAAGACGTTGCACTATTAAACAAACTAGATGAAAAACTTAAATTCATTGACCTTGCTAATAAAATTGCACATGAAAATACTGTATTATTACAGACTACAATGGGTGCTGTGGCTGTTACCGAACAGGCTATTATTAACGAAGCGCATCGTAGAGGTTTCCAAGTTCCTAATCGTCCTAAACGAGATGACGATGAAAATACTGCGGCTGCTGGTGCTTATGTAGCACATCCGAAAGAAGGTCTGCAAGATTGGATTGGATCGCTGGATATTAACAGTCTTTATCCAAGCGCCATTCGTGCGCTTAACATGGGTCCGGAAACTATTGTAGGTCAATTACGTCCTACAATGACAGAAGCATTTATCCATGAACAAATGACTCTTAAAAAGAAATCGTTTGCAGGCAGTTGGGAAGGCAAGTTTGGAACTGACGAATACGAAGCAGTTATGGCACAACGTAAAGATGTGGAAATTACCATAGACTGGGAAGATGGCAACAGTACTGTACACAGTGGTGCAGAAGTATATAAAGTTATTTTTGATAGTCATCAGCCTTGGATGCTTTCGGCAAATGGTACAATCTTTACCTACGAAAAGGAAGGTATTATTCCTGGACTGTTAAAGCGTTGGTATGCTGAACGTAAAGAAATGCAGGCCAAATTAAAAGAATGTATTCAGGCAGGTAACAAGGTCGAAGAAGAGTATTGGGATAAACGTCAGTTAGTTAAAAAGATTAACTTGAACAGTTTGTATGGTGCTATTCTTAACCCAGGTTGTAGATTCTTCGATAAACGTATTGGACAGTCAACTACTCTAGTCGGTAGACAAATTGCCAAACACATGGCTAGTAAAGTAAATGAAATTATCACAGGTGAATACAATCACGTAGGTAAGGCAGTTATCTATGGTGATACAGACTCTTGTTATTTCAGTGCATATACTACATTAAAGAAAGACATCGAATCTGGAGTTATTCCTTGGACTAAGGAAAACGTTACTGCACTCTATGACCAAATTGGCGAGGAAGTAAACAGTACATTCGTTAAGTTTATGGAGCAGGCATTTCATTGCCCGCCAAGTCGTGGTGATGTTATTCGAGCAGGTCGAGAAATTGTTGCTAGTAAAGGATTGTTTATTACTAAGAAACGTTATGCTGTACTTTACTATGATAAAGAAGGCAAACGTGCAGACGTAGATGGTAAACCAGGCAAGATCAAGGCCATGGGCTTAGACTTGAAGCGCAGTGATACTCCTGCATTTATTCAAGACTTTTTAAGTGATGTACTTGAGAAAGTTCTAACTGGTGCTACAGAAGAACAAGTATTAGATCACATTACTCAATTCCGTACAGAGTTTAAGGCCCGTCCTGGTTGGGAGAAAGGTTCTCCTAAGCGAGCCAACAACATTACTGAGTACGAAGCCAAAGAAAAGAAACAGGGCAAGGCTAATATGCCTGGACACGTTCGTGCAAGTATTAATTGGAATACTCTGCGTCGAATGAATTCGGACAAGTATAGTATGCAGGTCACAGACGGCCAAAAAGTTATTGTATGTAAACTCAAAGCAAATCCGCTAGGGTACACATCGGTAGCATATCCTGTAGACGAACTACGTTTGCCTAAATGGTTTATGGAACTTCCATTCGACGATGCAGAAATGGAACAAACTATTATAGATAACAAACTAGAAAACTTAATTGGAGTTCTTAACTGGGATATTAAATCCACAGAAGAAAAGAACACATTTAATCAACTGTTTGAGTTTTAAAGACTTGACTTTGACCAAAAACCTAAATATAATCAACATTAAGGAGAACTATAAATGATTAAAGATATTCTAACCGACATCGTAGCACATACACATAGCCTAGGCTTTTTGCCTTTGGTAAAAATTACAGGTGCTAAAGATAGCACAACTATCGAATCAATGGCAGAGGATCGTAGCGTTATTGTTACTGCTACTGCACACAAGCCAGTATCAGAGTTTGATGGCACATTTGGTATGCCAAACTTGGACAAGTTAAATCTTCACTTGAAGAATCCAGAGTATAAAGAAAACGCAAAGATCGATGTAGTTACTGCGGAACGTAACGGCAACACAGTTCCAGTAGGTTTGCACTTTGAAAACCAAGCAGGTGACTTCCAAAACGATTATCGTTTCATGGCATCAGAACTTATTAACGAAAAACTAAAATCTGTTAAGTTCAAAGGTGCAACATGGGAAGTTGAGTTTGAACCAAGCATGGCGGCAATTGGTCGTTTGAAGTTACAAAGTGCGGCACACAGTGAAGAAACTGTTTTCCAAGTTCGTACAGAAGATAACAATCTTGTATTCTTCTTCGGTGATGCAAGTACACACGCAGGTTCTTTTGTATTCCAACACGATGTTGGCGGCAAGTTAAAGCACACATGGTCATGGCCTGTTGCACAAGTACAAAGCATTTTAAATCTCGATGGTAATATTACTATGAAGATTGCAGATGCAGGTGCTATGCAGATTACTGTTGACAGCGGTGTTGCTGTATATGATTACATCTTGCCAGCACAGAGCAAATAATCATGACTATTGAACAATTACTATACGCTAACATTGCCGCCGTAGTTTTATTGGTTATCGTTTATCATAGAACAGGTTGGCAAAAAGTTAAAGAATGCTACGGCATGTGGTTTACAAAAGAGTATTGGACTAATTATAATACTGTAGAATTTGTAAGTTGGTTTGCTAAGGCATTGATTATTGTGCCAGGATTAATCTTTGGCATTAGCCTTTGGTGGTTGTACTTTTTGACTTTGGCTACTAGTCTAGCATTAATTTGGGCCAGTAATAAAAAGTTTTTGCCAACTTTAGTAGGGTTTAATACTGTATGGACTTGGATTAGTTGTATGGTATTGGCACAGCATTTAATAAAATGAAACTATTTAATTGGAATCGTTACGAAACAATAACTGAAGGTCCAATGGCTCACGATTATACTAATGCGTCTGTTAGAAAAGAAATATACGAGGCTTATAATAAGCGTTATAAAATTTCAGTAACTCCCCTGACGCATCCAGAGCATTATGATCCGTTGGATCCTCCGTTAGGCTGGGCTTACGACCCTTACTACGAAATTTGGATACAACTTAATGAATAAAAATTTAACCGCAACACAAAACGACTACGCATACTTTTTGCCGGCAACTAGCGGTTTCTATAGTACCTTTATAGGTAAACAAAGATATGGAAACTATGTTGATCCGGCAAGAGTTCCTGCTAGTTTTAAAAACGGAGTAGAAAGTCTAAACTACTTAGAACCGGAAAAAGGTGCGTTCTACTATGACCACTGCTTGTATAGTGCAGGTCATGCTAATCTAGACCTTAACAAAGTTGATCACAGCGAAGATATGTTTCGTAATAGAGATCGCAGTACTAGTTGGGTACTAGGCGACTCCGGTGGTTTCCAAATTGGTAAAGGTGTATGGGAAGGCGATTGGAAGAATCCCAACTGTCCTAAAGCACAAAAGAAACGTGAACAGGTTCTTAAGTGGATGGATAGTCTAATGGACTATGGTATGTGTCTTGATATCCCTGCTTGGGTAGCTCGTAGCCCTGCTGGACAAAAAGCCACAGGCATTACTACATACGCAGAAGCAGTTCAAGGTACTTACATTAACAACGATTGGTTTGTAAACAATCGCAATGGTAATTGTAAATTCTTAAACGTTCTCCAAGGTGAAAATCATACCGATGCAGACGATTGGTATGACCGAATGAAGAAGTACTGCGATCCTACTGTCTACGGTGACCGTGCATTTAACGGTTGGGCCATGGGTGGTCAGAATATGTGTGATGTACACTTGGTATTAAAACGCCTAGTAGCATTACGATTTGACGGATTACTTGAACAGGGCAAACAAGACTGGATGCACTTCTTAGGTACTAGTAAATTAGAGTGGGCTTGTTTATTAACAGACATTCAACGTGCTGTACGCAAGTATCACAATCCTAACTTTACAATTAGTTTCGACTGTGCTAGTCCATTCTTAGCAACTGCAAACGGACAAGTATACGTTCAAACAGAAACACAAGACAGAACTAAGTGGGTATATAGAATGTTACCTAGTATCGATAATAAAAAATATAGTAAAGATACTAGACTATTCCGCGATGCAGTAGTACAGGACGGACATTTTAAAAACTTTGACAATAGTCCAATTATTGACGGGGTTCAAATTAAAGATGTTTGTATTTACGGGCCCGGGGATCTAAACAAGATTGGCAAGGAAGGTAAAACTTCGTGGGATAGTTTTAGTTACGCTATCTTAATGGGCCATAATGTTTGGATGCACATTAATGCTGTACAAGAAGCCAATCGTCAATACGATTTGGGCATTGTTCCTGCTATGTTAGTAGAAGAACGGTTTGATAGACTATTCTTTAAAGATGTAGTAGAAGCCATTTTTGCTACTAGTAGTCGTGCAGAAGCAGACAAAGTCGTTGAAGAGTATAATAAATTTTGGCAAAGTATTATTGGAACTCGCGGAGCAGTAGGTAAGAAGACTGTAAACGCAAGTACACAATTTGCCAAACTGTTTGACGAAGTAGAGGAAGAGAGTGTACAATTAGAGCACGGTGAAGAATTTACCGATGATGAAATTGCTAAACTTGACGAACTCGAAGAAGGCGTAAAATGAAAAAACTACTAGGCATTGGTGTTTTAGCAGTATTAAGTTTTGGTTTGTTTTATAAAACGGCAGATGCCGTGGGTCCAAACGACTACTATCTTGTAATTAAATTTGCAGAAACTGGCAACACCATTGCCCTAGCAGATAAATTCAATGGGCACGAAGCCTGTGTATCCTCTCCGGATTATGCGCTACATCAATTAGCGGGCAAACAATCCGGATCTCTTATTAAATGTGTTAACGAACTACCAACATATAGATGAAAAGTTTAGTTGTAGGAATGGGAATAGGACAGTTATATAAATCTGTCCTAACTCAATTAGGTTATGAAGTTTGTACTGTCGATACAGACATTAATAAAAATGCCGACTTCCCTAGTATAGAACCAGCCATATTACTTCACGGGTCTTTTGACACCGTACATATTTGCACACCAAATTTTACGCATTTAGAATTAGCCGTTAAACTGGCTCCTATCAGTAAAATTGTCTTTATTGAAAAGCCTGGACTGATTAATAGAAACGAATGGGCTAAATTATGTAAAAGATTTCCACGCACACGATTTATGATGGTTAAAAATAATATGTGGCGTGACAATATTGCAGAATTACAGGAAAAGGCTAAAGTAGCAAAGAATGTAGACATCGAATGGATTAGAAAGAACTGTATTCCTAGCCCAGGTAGTTGGTTTACTACACGCAAACTAGCATTTGGCGGAGTTAGTAGGGACTTAATGCCACACTTATTAAGTTTGTATATTGCACTACATCCAGACTGGCGCATAGAAAAAGTTAACGGCGAATCATCTATACAATCATGGCTGTTAAAAGATATCGAAAGCACAGAGTATGGTACTGTAAACCCAAATGGAACTTATGATGTAGACGACCAGTGTCACATTGGATTTGGTTCTAAATGGAACTGCCGTGCTAACTGGCGCAGTATGACTGTTGAACGTAGTGCTATTACATTTATTAATCAAGATAATACCAAAGATGTATTTGAGTTAGGCTGGTGTCCAGAAGAAGCGTACCTAAATATGATTAAAGATGCTGTAGAAAACCTAAATAATGACGAGTACTGGAAAGTACAGTTAGAAATTGACCTTTGGATACACGAAAGAATAGAAAAACTATGACACGCTGTCTACAAACAACTGGACAAGGTTACTTTGAAGAAGTAGAATATGCAAAGCCAGAACCTACGTCAACTGAAATTGAAGTTAAAGCAGTTATGACTGGTGTATGTCGCAGTGACATAGATATGATGCAGGGCAACTTTGGACCTTTACCACTACACATGCAAGGTCACGAAGGTCTAGGAATCGTAACTAAAGTCGGTGCCAGTGTATTAGGTGTTAAAGTAGGCGATTATGTTGCTACCCGCGGCGAACCAGCATACGCAGATTATTACAACTGTCGTGACGGTGAGTTTGTAACAGTTTTAGAACTACATCCACGTTACATTTTAGAACCAGTGGCCTGTGGTGTTAACTGTATTAGACAAGCGTATACTCTTTTTGAACGTAGACAAAATGGTAAATGCTTAATCCTAGGTAGTGGTTTCCTTGCATGGGTAGTTTTTAATAACCTGGCACATCATTTTCCAGAACTTGAAGTAGATGTACTAGGTTCTAGTAATCAGGAACTTTGGGGAGATGCGTTACTGTTAGGTACTACCGACAGTTACGATTTGATAGTAGATTTATCTGGAAAATATCAACTAGGTACCGACATTAATCTAAATAACAATGCAGTAATCATTGATGCTGTTGGTAAAGCAGTAAGTAAAGAAGAAGCACAACAACAACTTTGGAAGGCTGTTACTACAGTTAAACCAAGTCCAAGAACAGAAGAATTTATTGGTGCTATGTTTGAAGCACGTTGGATGATTGAAAACGGTAAACTAGAGGTTGATTCTTTCTGGACAAAAGGTTATAATCGTAACACAGAATGGCAACAAGCATTTGCGGATGGTGTGGATCGTCCAAATGGTTATAGCAGAGGTTATATTAAATGGGATTAAACACTGAAGAAAGACAAGACATTGTCTACTTTACAGGCTACGAAGTCGAACATACTATTTGCTATGGTATGTATACACTATTTGTAGTAGGCACTCCTCCGCTAGAAGAAATACTACGTATTGCTGGTGACACACAAGCATACTTAGACGAAAACAAACGCATTAAACAAATTTACTTTGGCACTAGTCAAAGTTTTAATCCTAAAAGTATTTCACACGAAGAATACAAAGCATGGGACGAAGTTATTATAGGCTGTCTAAAAGCAGGCTATTGGGTAGCTCTAGACTTTGGTGTTGAACACATCGAAGGCGTACTAGAGTCTGCTTATAACGAATATCCCAAGTTTGTACCTATGATTAGTGTCAAGTTACCCTACATTAATCAACTCAACTACAATGCCACACTCAAACTGGATGACCGAACTTGGGGTGCTACAAATCCAGGTGTGTGGACACATCATTTACAAAGCCTAATGACTAAAGACAAGTATACTCATTGGGATTTGTACACTCAAGATACACCAACATGATTATCAAACAAGACATTAGACCAAACAAAATGATCTGGGTAACTTTCCGCAAAGAAGGTATCCATAAGTATCCTGCGGCACTAACAGATCCTAATCTAGCAACAGGAGACGAATATGACGTATCGTTTTTGGGTCACCCTCATCGCCACATCTTTCATTTCAGGGTGTGGATCAGTGTGCAACACAATGACAGGGACATCGAATTCATCCAATTCAAACGATGGCTCGAGTCGTTGTATAATGGTCAAGGTGCCACTATAAGCCTTGACTACAAGAGTTGTGAAATGATGTCTGACGAATTACATGACATCATTAGCAAGAAGTATCCAAATCGCGAGATTTGGATTGAGGTCTCCGAAGACGGAGAAAATGGTTCATTCATCAAATACTAAAGGAAACAATGATGAAAAAAGAAGTCGTTCAAATTTTTGACGATCTTGACAATCTGCTAGATTTTTGCAGATTCAACCTTCTGCCTTACAATGAGGCAGACTTGTATAACCGCCAAAGTAAAACTTGGCAGGCTTACGAGGCGTCTAAGCGTCCTCGTCGTTATAACAACGACAGACGATTTGAAAATCGTCCCCGTAATAACAACGGGTACAATAACAACTACAGGAATGGTCGCCAATGACCGTCTACTTAGTAGACCTTGAGCCGGTAGAAACACGCTATACAGCGCAGTGGAAGACCCACCTACCGGCTATCCTGAGAAAGAGAGGACACGATGTTCAAGTTTTATCTGGGCCTACGGATATTCCTTCAGCCACTACTCCTGGTGCTTTTCTTAATTTTGGTGGCACCAATATATACAAGTCTGCTCAAGTTGAGCAAATGGGTAGGTTGTTTTGCGCCGGATCAGTGGCTCCTAATGATCACTTCATCTTTACTGATGCTTGGCACCCTGGTATCATCAACCTAAAGTATATGAGTGAACTGTTACAGATTCCTGTAACTATTCACGCACTATGGCATGCCGGTAGTTACGATCCACAGGACTTTTTAGGTCGTCTAATTGGCGATGCTCCTTGGGTCAGAAATGCTGAAAAGAGTTTCTTTCATGCTATAGATCATAACTACTTTGCTACAACATTCCATATTGAAATGTTTTGTCATAATCTTTTAAACATAGATTACGATACTGCAAAAGCATCATATATCGATAAAGGAAAAATTGTACGCACAGGTTGGCCAATGGAGTATATGGAAGATACATTAACTCCATATAAAGGGATGAAAAAACGTGATTTAATTCTTTTCCCTCATCGCATCGCACCCGAGAAGCAAGTTGAAATTTTTAGAGATTTAAAAGAACACTTGCCACAGTACGAGTTCGTAGTCTGTCAGGATCAACAACTAACAAAAAATGAATATCATAACTTGTTAGGCGAATCGAAATTAGTGTTCTCTGCAAACTTACAAGAGACATTAGGGATTAGTTGGTATGAAGGCGCTGTTGTAGATGCTATTCCTATGGTGCCAGATAGACTTAGTTACAGTGAAATGGGCTATGATACTTTTAAGTATCCTAGTGAATGGACTGAAAGTTTCGAAGCATATAAAGCACACCGTCCAGAAATATGTGCAAAGATTATCCAGTATATGGATAACTATGAAAAGTTTTTACCACAACTTAGAAAACAAACTCAAGACTTAACTGAAAATTTCTTTTCTGCAAATGGACTCTTAGAAAGACTTGTATGATATTAAAACTGTTAGAACGTCTCGGTCGCAAGCGTATTATTATGGATCGTACCTGTGACGAGCCGTTACTTACACGTTATTATCTATTTTTAAAGGATCGTAAATGGTTTCCATTTAATGTATTCTTACACAAGTTTCATAAAGGTGATCCAGATGATGTGCATGATCACCCATGGCCTTATGCCACACTTATTCTAAAAGGTGGCTATTGGGAATGGATTCCTCAATTTAACAGCCAGGGAGTAAAGGTCTGTGAAATTGCCAAATGGAGAAAGCCTGGACACTTTAGAATTTGTAGTGCCAACAGTTTTCATAGAATTGAAATTGATCCCAACGTAGAGTGTTGGACACTTTTTATGCCAGGTCCGCAAAAGAGAGAATGGGGATTTCTCGTTAATAATAAATGGATACCAAATGAGCTATACTTACAATCACGGAAGCGTAATACTTAATACAGCCGGCGGCATAGCAGGTTCCGGTGCCGGTTCAGGTAGTGTTTTAGTATCGAACGGCACAGGCGGCTCTGGCAGTGGATATACGATTTCAACCGGAGCCGGCACTACATCTGTGCCGTTAACTTATACTACAGGTACAAATGTAACTTGGGCTAATCCTACTACCAATCCGGTGATGGTTGCCAAAAACGATCCACCGGAGTTAGAAGTTAAAGGTCGAATGGTATTAAATGGTGTTGACCTAGAAGAAAGGTTAAACACAATTGAAAAAGTCTTGCAAATTCCCGAGCGAGATGTTAAACTAGAAAAGAAGCATCCAAAGTTAAAAAAGATGTATGATGACTATATTAAGGCATTAGCCAAATATAGAACGTGGGACGCAATTAAAGGAGATGATGATGGAACTACATGAATCAGTTAGAGATACTTATAAAGAAATGGTTGTCAAAGAACACGCCGGTTTTAGGCTAACATTAAAGAAACACGAAGTACTAAGCCCTAAAGGTTTGTTTAGTATCGATATGGTTCAAGAAAGTCTTAAAGACGGTGAAGTTGTTGGTACACAAACTTATAATTTCTTTATGACTAAAGAAGAATGTCAATCATTGGCCTATGGGTTAACTGCATGAAGAAAGTATACTACAGTTGGTCACAAGTTGAAGGCGCATGTTTAGAAATTGCTCGCCAAATGTCTGAACATAATTGGAGGCCTGACTATATTGTAGGTATTACACGCGGTGGTCTTGTTCCGGCTAACTTACTAAGTCAATATACTGGCATTAAGATGCACACACTTAATGTCAGCCTTCGCGATAATAAAAACGATTGCGAAAGTAATCTTTGGATGGCCGAAGATGCCTTGGGAGTTGTTCCCAATGACGAAAGGCACATTTGGGGCGATCACAAACATTTAGAACGTCTTAAAAAGAAAATCTTAATTGTAGACGATATTAACGATCAAGGATCTACTCTTAATTGGATTAAGAAAGATTGGCCCAGTGGTTGTTTTCCTAACGATGAAGCATGGAATCAAGTATGGGGAGACAATGTTCGTTTTGCTGTATTAACACATAATTACGGCAGTGAGTTTAAAGATCCAGACTATCATGTTTGGACCGTAGACAAGCGACAAGAAGATTGTTGGCTTGTTTATCCTTGGGAAGAATTTTGGTTATGACTGATTTAGAAAGGGCACTAGATGAACGCAGAGCACCATGGACTAGTATCGAGTACAGAACAAAAGACTATTGGGTCTTCAACGATGCCTACCCAGTTACGGAAGGACATTTGCTTTTTGTGCCAACCTATGAACGTTTTACCAACATCGTCGAATGTTTCAAAGGAGCATACAAGTTCGGGTTCGATGGTGTCCAATCTGAACGTTGGGACGCTTTTAATGTCGGACAAAACTGTGGCGAGACTGCTGGCCAAACAGTAATGTATCCTCATATACACATGATCCCTAGACGCAAGGGTGATATGGAAGACCCTCGTGGCGGGGTTCGTCACGTTATACCAAGTAAAGGAAATTATAAAAATGCAAGTAAGAGTACCTGAAGAAGGAAAGAAAATTGGAACTTGCGGTTGTGGTCGTAGTCCTACAGGAGACTGTATCGGCTGGCACGGATTAAGCGAAGAAGTATTTCGTGAAAAATTAGCCGTGTGGGAATTAGAAGACTATAAGCGCAGAGCACAAGAACTTTGGAATGATAGTTGCACCAGTGGAAGATCAGAATAATATCTACGTCCATTGGGACGGGCAATCAGGTTTTTGGTGGAATGAAACTTGCGCCATGGTGCTCGAAGTATTTGGCCTACCTGGCGGAAGATACGAAAGTCATCCACAACACGACTACATGAAATTTACATTCAAATCAAAAAAGGATGCTGACTTATGTCGGATACTATTATCGGAAAGATTACAGCCGCAGTCGCTTTAATAGCGGCTGTGCTTATTCTTATTTTTACCGATTACGGTAGTCAAACTCGCATCTATGATTGCGGGATGGCAGAATGGCATCCTGATATCCCTAATACAGTCAGGGAAGAATGCCGTAGATTACGATATGAACAACAACATATTGATAAGAAAAGTATACGCACTTAGTTGACAAAAACCTAAATAAACTATATTATATTACATAGACATCCTCGTCTATAACTCGGAGAAATAATGTCAGAAAAAAATTTAGCACAAGCGATTCGCGAAAAGATGGTCCTAGACGGAAAAAGATTCTGGGCAGGAGATAACATCAGCGAATACATCGAATCTGATCTAGTCAAAGAACAACTAATCAAAGAAGCAACTGAGGCATTTGAAAGTGTTTTAGACAAACTTCTTATTGACAGAGAGACAGATCCTAACTCGCACGGTACAGCGAAACGATTAGCAAAAATGTACTTTAACGAAATAATGGCAGGAAGATATGAACCAGCACCAGATGCAACAGCGTTTCCTAACGATAGCGAAGATCGTTATGAGGGTATGTTGGTGGTTAGGAGTGAGCTTCGTAGTATGTGTAGTCATCATCATCAGCCTGTTTCTGGTGTTGCCTACATCGGAATCATCGCCGCCCAAAAACTCATTGGGCTGTCAAAATACACACGAATCGCGCAATGGTGCGCTCGTCGTGGTACCTTACAGGAAGAATTGTGTAACGACATAGCCAGAGAAATTGAAAAGGCCACTGGCGCAAGTGATATTGGCGTTTATATTCAGGCAGTTCATGGATGCTGTGAGAATCGTGGCATTATGGCACATAGTTCATTAACTCAAACTACTGTACTTAAAGGTGCGTTCAAAGACGATGCTGGTACAAAGAAAGAGTTCTTTGATAACATTAAACTACAACAGGAGTTTGCACCAAGATGAATTCAGTAGACATGGCGACTAATTTAATTAATAGAGCAAAAAATCTACACAAGTATATTGTAGAGACAGATGTTCCCGAAGATTTTCGATTTAACGGAACTGTTCCGTTTGATATACAAATCAAAGACAATGTTATCAGTGCAGAAGTATATGGTATCGATTTCAATGATGCTGTAAATATTCTTGATAAATGGTTGGAGACATGCAAATGAATTTTGTCGATAAATGGTTGTATGGAAAAGTCCGCGATATGTGGGATAATCGACACAAGTACGAAGAAGCAACTATGAAAGAAAGAGAGTATAAATTGGCAATCGGAACAGCACAAGCAATAGAACGCGGTCGTGCAGAAGGTGAAGGACGAATCACTTTCGAATTAAGCACCGCCGTCGGTGGTAAAATTTTAAATGTAAGACACTACGATGACCGTAAAGATAGACACGAAAGTCAAACTTATGTGATTCCTAACGGAGAAGATATTGGCGAGCGTGTTGCTAAAATTATTAACTTAGAGATGTTCAAACAATGAAATTAGAGCAACCAGCAGAAGGAATTCTAAAACGCAGTGACTTTGGCGACACTAAGTTTTATCAAATTGTCTGCGGTTGCGGGCAAGAGTATCACGATCACAATGTAGAAGTTGAATCTAGTGAGACTGGTATTAATGTAAACATTTACGCAACTGCTAAAACTGATTATTGGTCTGAACTAGTTGAAAAAAGATACGATATTGATAGTCCGTATCTACAAGAGATTGATTGGTTTGTTAAAGATTTAATTAATGGGCTATGGACTCGTTTGAAAGTAACTTGGCAACTTTGGACAACTGGTGCAGTGACCGTTGAAACAACTATTTCTATGACTGAACAACAGGCACTGAATTATGCCGAAACATTGAAATCTGCAATTAAAGATGTTAAACTGTTTAGACAAGCAGGTAAAGAAAAATCAAGCGCCAGTAAACTGGCAGAACAAGGTGACTGTATATGAGCAAATTAAAAATTGCAGAATTATTTTATAGTATTCAAGGCGAAGGACGTTACATGGGTGTACCGTCTGTTTTCTTGAGAACATTTGGTTGTAACTTTAAATGTGCTGGCTTTGGATTACCAAAAGGTGAACTAAGTACAGAAGTTGAAGATATTGCAATCCAACATGAACGAACCCCATATAAAAAATATGAAGAACTTCCTTTGGTATCTACGGGCTGTGATAGTTATGCTAGTTGGGATCCTCGCTTTAAGGATCTTAGTCCAATGCTCACTTCAGACGCCATCGCAGACAGGATCGCAGAGATTCTACCCTTCAACGAATGGCGAGACGAACACTTGGTCATTACCGGAGGGGAACCTTTGCTTGGATGGCAACGAGCGTATCCAGACTTGCTCGACCATCCAAAAATGACAAACTTAAAAGAGATTACATTTGAAACGAATGGTACTCAAAAACTCACCGACGAGTTCAAGCAATATCTGCACACATGGAAATATCACAGCGATAAAGATTTTTGGCGAGAAGTTACATTTAGTGTTAGTGCTAAATTAAGTTGCTCCGGTGAAGAACGTCACGAAGCAATTCGTCCAGACGTAGTTTGTGAATACGAAGAATACGGTCATACATATCTTAAATTTGTAGTGGCCACAGAAGAAGATGCGGAGGAAGCAATTGAAACTGCTGACATTTATAGAGAAAATGGTTTTACCGGTCCTATATATCTTATGCCCGTGGGTGGCGTTGAAAGTGTCTATACTCTTAACAACAGGCGTGTAGCGGAACTAGCAATGAAAAACGGTTTACGCTACAGCGATAGATTACAAGTTCCACTCTTTAAAAATGAGTGGGGAACATAAATGGAAGATATAAAGTTATCCGATTTAATTTTTGTTGTTAGAAACGCATTAACAGAAGACCAATGCAATTCGTTAATTGACGAATACGAATTGCGTTCTGCCAGTGCGGTTCAAGAAAGTTGCATACACGCCGTAACTAATAAAATGACTACTTCTACTTTTAAAAGAGTAGAGTTAATTCCTGATACAGAAAACTTTTTAGTAGTACATAATCATACAAATAAAATTATCGAAGATTGGATAACATATCTAGAAGAGTTTAAAGCGTTTCACACTACAGCATTAAAAAAATCTTTAAGATTTTCCCACATGCACCGACTTATGAAATACGAAGTCGGCGAATGGATACATCCTCATGTGGATTGGGAGGAAATGATTCACGCCAGTTGTACTATTTCATTAAATGACGACTATGAAGGTGGCGAATTTACTTTTTGGAATGGCAGATACGAAGTTAAATTGAATAAAGGAGATGCTATGATTTTTCCAGCAGATCCTCTTTGGGTACACGAAGTTAAACCAATAACTAAAGGTGTTCGTTATAGTACAAATACTTTTATTCAATCGTTGCCACTAAATGAAAGAAATACAATGGGCAGTATTATTTGGGATATGGGGCAAAACGAAAACGCATTTTTTTATCCGCAATCGCGGGTATGGGGGAAACATGAAAGCAATTATTAAAAAATTATTTGGCATAGACAAATTAGAAGCAGAAAAAGAACGTCTAGAAAAAGAACGTGCAGAAGCACTTGCCCGTGCTGAAGAAGCAACAGCCAAAGAAGCAGTAGCCAAACGCGAAGAAGAATTGGCTAAAATGACTCCAAAAGACCGTGCTACAGCCAAAGGAGAACCTTGGGTCGCTGTTTTGGAGACACATGTCAATAAAGATAACTTAAAGAATGGTTTCTTCGAGATTGACTGGAACGATGAATTTGTAGTACAATTAAAACAAGCGGGTTATGGATTTGATGGCGATCCTGATGAAGAAATTGTGGATCGTTGGTTTAGAGAACTATGCAAAAATGTAGCCAGCGAAGAGGGCATCGATATGTCAGATAGAGGTGCTGGATTTATTAATGTTAAAAAGATTGCCGAAGGCAAGTCTGAGGTTTCATGACATATATTTTAGTAGATACTGCTAACACATTCTTTCGTGCTAGACACGTAATTAAGGGCGATGCTGACATTAAACTTGGCATGGCGTTTCACATCACTTTAAACAGTATCAAAAAGGCCTGGCAAGACTTTGGCGGTAGCCATGTAGTATTCTGCCTCGAAGGTCGCTCATGGCGCAAAGATTACTACGAACCGTACAAACGCAATCGTAGCGATGCTCGTGCGGCATTAACTGTCAAAGAACAAGAAGAGGATCAACTATTCTGGGAAAGTTTTGATAAGTTCAAAGAATTTATTATTGAAAAAACTAACTGTACTGTACTACAGCACGGCGAACTAGAAGCAGATGACTTAATTGCTGGGTGGATTCAGAGTCATCCAGAAGACAAGCACGTGATTATCTCAACAGACAGCGATTTTGTACAGTTAATTGCGCCCAACGTGAGTCAGTATAACGGTGTTCAAGAACATCATATTACACACGAAGGTATCTTTGACAAGAAAGGTAAACTTGTTATAGATAACAAAACTAAAGAACCTAAGGCAATTCCTGATCCAAAGTGGTTATTGTTTGAAAAATGTATTCGTGGAGATAGTAGCGATAACGTGTTTAGTGCATATCCTAAGGTGCGTGTAAACAAACTACAAGAAGCATTTAAAGACAGAGAAGCACAGGGATTCGCTTGGAACAATCTCATGTTGCAACGTTGGGTAGACCATAACGGAGTCGAACATCGTGTTAAAGATGACTACGAACGTAATAGACAGTTAATAGATTTAGCGGCACAACCTAGCGATATTAAAGAAAAAATCTTCGGTACCATTAAAGATAATATCGACAAAGAAAAGAATGTAAGCCAGGTCGGTATACGTCTTCTTAAGTTTTGTCAATTATATGATCTTAAAAAGATTTCAGATCAAGCACAGCAGTATGCCGAACCACTCAATGCGAGATATCATAAATGAAAATTTGCCAGTACGAAGATACTTGTGAAAACAAAACAGAAAATTGTTGGAGTCCTAATATGACAGAGATACACGCCAAACCCGTAGTCGATGGTAAGTTTTGGATAGTAGAAGAAAATGGCAATAAAGTAGGTGTATTAAAAATCACCGAACAAAAGAAATATATCTTTAGTTCTAAAAATGCTATTACTACATTCGATACAAAAAAGAAAATTGTAGAACGATTTGGTCCTGAATTTTTTATAAAGAAAACTTTAGAAAAGAAAGTTAAGTCCGAAGAAGATTTAGAAGTACACGGTTATCCAACTAGCACACTTCCATACAATCCGTTATTCGATGTTAAACGTCATTTACCGTTGTTTACAAAGAGTAATAAATCTAAAAGTGTTTACTGCGCCGGATATTATATTATTAAATTTGATAAAGGTTGGGTGCGTAGTTTCTGTCCTAAACTAATTACTATCGAACGTTATCCGTATGAAGGACCGTTTAAAACAGAAATAGAAATGAAACACAGGTTATCAAATGCAAGAAAATAAAATCAATACCGCGGTAATACAACAGGTGCTTCAAACCATTAAGGGTGCCGATTTAGGCAATCAAAGAGAAGTTAGATTCGACATGGCTACTGCTAAAAATCTTGCCTATACATTAGGTATGGTTATGACTAGACTAGCAGGTAACTATGAAGGTCTAATACAAGAATCTCGCAAGGACGATACTGTAGTTAAGGTCGAAATGGACGGAGGAAGTTGGGACCAAAAGATGTAATTTTTGGATAAATATATACGTATATTATTGAGGAACGTATATATGAGTCGCCCAAAGCCAACAGTTGTATTGGAAAAAATTAACAAGAAGACATTTAAAAGTGACCAAATTTTAGAAGCCGAGGCAATTTGGGCGGTATTCTATCAGGGTAAACCTTTTAACTTAAAAAGTCAAAATAGTCTTAGCGGTTATCCAGGAAGCAAATATAAAAAAGTTAGTTTTAGCAATCCTGGCCATGCACACAATTTGGCAAAGAAACTTAATACACTTTTCAATTCAACCGACTTTGCTGTTTACAAACTAACCACTGGCGAAGAACTTAAATGAACACCAAGCAGGCCTATACTAAGATTTTTATTAAAGAATCTGGAGAGGCTTTGAGCGAAGAAAATCTTAAAATTAAAACAAGATTGTGGTGGAAAAACAACAGAGCCAAAGAGCGTGAAAGTCTCAGACTAACAGACGAAGGCCTGCGTTACATAACTGAAGTTTTGGATATCAAAGTTTACGAAGTTCCGTTTCCACCTGATTTGGATTTAAAACCACAGGTACTATTATATTTGGACAAATTTTTGGACTGTCCATATCATCTTACAGAAGACTCAATTACAGTTTTGAGCGAGCGTAAAGCCATAGAACTACACTTATTTTCGGGCGATGTTCGAAAATATGGTTTGATTAAGGCTATGAAGCGCGAATTACCAAAAACCCACAAAACTTTTTAAAAATCACGTTGACATTCCTGCGGAGTGGCGTTATACTAATGATACTGCGAAATTAATTGCAATCATTTTTAACACAGGAGCATGTAATGGCAAAAGCAGAAGTAGTCAATCGTCAAGTTAGCCCGAACGGTGCAAAGAACGCTATTCGTAAGGCATTTAAGAAACAGCGTCCGTTGTTCCTTTGGGGTCCTCCGGGCATTGGTAAATCCGATATTATTCACCAAATTGGTGCAGAGATGGGTGCCCATGTCATTGACATTCGCCTAAGCCTTTGGGAACCTACAGATATCAAAGGTATTCCATATTTTGATACCAATTCAGGCACTATGGTTTGGGGTAGCCCAAGCGAACTACCCACCGAAGAACTTGCATCTAAATTCCCTAATGTAATTTTGTTCTTGGACGAAATGAACTCTGCGGCTCCTAGCGTACAAGCCGCCGCTTATCAACTTATTTTGAACCGTCGTGTGGGACAGTACAAACTGCCAGATAACGTTTTGATTGTTGCGGCTGGTAACCGCGAAGCAGACAAAGGTGTTACATATCGTATGCCAGCACCGTTGGCTAATCGTTTCGTTCACTTGGAAATGCGTGTAGACTTTGATGACTGGTCTTTGTGGGCTACTAACAACCGTGTACACAAAGATGTTGTCGGCTACGTTACTTTTGCCAAGAAAGACTTGTACGACTTCGATCCTAAGTCTTCAAGCCGTGCATTTGCAACACCCCGTTCTTGGAGTTTCGTTTCTGAGCTTTTAGAGGAAGATGACACAAACGATGAAACGCTGATGGATTTGATTTCCGGTGCAGTGGGTGAAGGTCTTGCTCTTAAGTTTATGGCACACCGAAAAGTGTCTAGCAAACTGCCTAAGCCAGAAGATATTTTGGCCGGTAAAGTTAAGAAATTAGATTCCAAAATTGAAATTTCTGCTATGTATTCTTTGACTGTGTCTATGTGCTACGAGTTGAAAGATGCAACCGAAAAGCAAGACAAGAAATTTGACGAGAAGGTTAATAACTTCTTCCGTTTTATGATGGATAATTTTGAAACTGAATTGGTTGTTATGGGCACCAAACTTGCACTTACCCAATATCAACTTCCGTTAGATCCAGACGAAATCGAGTGTTTCGATGAGTTCCACGAAAAGTTTGGTAAGTACATCGCGGCCGCTCAGGACAAGCGATAACCAAAATAGAGGTGCAGAGATGCACCTCTAACCTTGACAAAGTATAGAAGTGACTGTATAATATAAACATACAGTAAAGAAACGGAGCATAAATGTCACATTCACTAGATCCAATTATCGACAAGATTGTTGTAGCACGAGTTGGTTTGCTATTACGTCATCCATTTTTTGGCAATATGGCTACTCGCATGAAACTTGTCGATGCAAGCGATTGGTTGCCCACTGCCGCAACAGACTTCCGTAATTTTTACTTTAACAGAGAGTTCTTCGAAAAGATGACTCCTAGACAAGTTGAATTCGTTGTAGCACACGAAATTTTGCATTGTGTTTATGACCATATGATGCGTGTAGAAAGTCGCGATAAGAAAGTTTGGAATATTGCCGCTGACTATTGCGTAAACGGTTTGCTAAAACGCGAACGTATCGGAGACGATCCTCCAGTTAAATTTTTCTATGACCGCAAGTATGACGGTTGGAGTGCGGAACAAGTGTATGACGAAATCTATAGCAAATACGACGATGAACAATTAGCCGCACTTGGCGAACTGTTGGACGAACATTTGGATCCGGATAAAGACGGCGACGGCAAAGGTCCAAAATATAGTAAAGAAGAATTGAAAAAGATTCGCGACGAAATCAAAGAAGCAATGATTCAAGCCGCACAGGCCGCAGGCGCAGGTAATGTGCCTGGTGATATTGCTCGTATGATTAAGGAAATGACTGAACCAAAGATGAACTGGCGTGAACTGTTACGTCAGCAAATCCAGAGCACAATTAAAAACGACTTTAGTTGGGCTCGTCCAAGTCGCAAAGGTCAAATGACTGGCGCAATTTTGCCTGGTTGTAATTTTGATACTAGCATCGATATTTGTGTATCTTTGGATATGTCTGGTAGTATTACTGATGCTATGGGTTCAGACTTCCTAGGCGAAATTAAAGGCATTATGGAAGAGTTTAAAGACTTCAACATTAAAATCTGGTGCTTTGACACTAAGGTATATAATGAACAAGACTTTAACGGATATACTTCTGAAGAAATTGGCGAGTATGAATTAATGGGCGGTGGCGGCACTGACTTTGATTGTAACTGGGAATACATGAAAGAACATGACATTAACCCTAAGAAGTTTATCATGTTCACAGACGGTTATCCTTGGGACAGTTGGGGTGATGAAGATTACTGTGATACAATTTTTATTATTCACGGTAACGACACTATTGTTCCGCCATTTGGTACATACGCATACTACGAGTTTCCTGATAAGAAATAATGGCAAATAATGCTAAAATAAATCCACTTAATGTGTTAGGCTGTAGGGAGGTGCAGGATCCGCCTCCCTATTTCCATTACTACTATTTGGATCTAAAATATAATATTGTAGCATCCGTTAAGGATTGGATTTACGAAAATCTTAAACACCGATTTTATATTGGCGAGTGTTTAGTGTTAGAAAATAATCAATATCAAACCAAAATTAAAGTTGGTTTTGAAGAGCCAAAAGAAGCCAGTTTCTTTTTACTGGCGTGTTCACATTTAAAGTATCTAAATAATTAACTGCATATATAATAATACAAAGGAGTATAATTATGACCGAAAAAACCGAAACTCAAGAAGTAGCACAACAACCTGCGCCAGCAGAAGCGCAACAATCAGTAGACTTAAATGTTCAAGATTTAAACCTACTAAGAAGCATCATCGACCTTGCGGCACAGCGTGGTGCATTTAAACCTGGCGAAATGGCGGCCGTGGGCGGAGTTTATAACAAACTCAATGGATTTTTAGAGGGCGTTGCTAAACAAGGACAACAACAAAATGGTTAATTTAAAACACGTAGGACGCATTAAAGCAAACGGACGTAAAGTTATCGTTGCTTATAGAACACTACCCGGTGAAAGTGATGCCGCACTAGTTATCGATACTGCTAGTTTATCTGATGATCAACATGATTCTCTTATTAAATTAGTCGAAAGCCCAGCAGGACAAAGTGCATACGAATTTGCAGAAGCAATGGCTCGTACAAATTTCCCAGACGGTAGTATCATGCTTGCCAATTTGCATTTTAATAGCAAATTGCTTAAAGTTAAAACATCTGAAATTGAAATGATTCCAACGATGCAGTCGACTATTAGTTTAGATCAACTTAATCAAATCATTGCAGAGCAAAGAGGCATTAGTGTTAATGACTTAGCACTGGGCAATGGATCCCAAGCCACTGAAGTTGCTACTGTAAAAGACATTACAGAAACTACTAAGACAGATGTTGTAGCCGAAAGCCAAGTTGCAAAAATTAATGAGCAACCTTTATCTGACGAGGACCTAGCAAAGTCTTATCGAAGCCAAGCAGATCGTTTGAGCAAAGAAGCCGCTGAACTTCGTCGTCAAGCAGAAGCACTGGTACCGACTAAGAAGAAGGCTACTGCTGAAGCGTGAAGAAAAAATCTCTGCCAAAAGATGTTGTAGATCAATGGCCAGAGGTTTTTAGCGATGTAGATGTAAAAGCAATACCTATCCCATATTTGTATTCGATGAGAATCATCTTCAAAGATGGGAAGGTATGGGATATTAACATCGACGATCACGCTAGAAAAAACAGCATAGACGATCTTGAAGCACATCTTTCTGAACTAATCACAACCTATGAGGATTCTATTGAACATATAGACTTCAGGTTAGACGTTGAGCGTGTGAAGAAAGATGTAATGAAACAAACAAAGAGTTTTCTTAAAAAACCAAAAAAATAAATTATGATAGCGGCTTTATTTGCAGTAGATGATATAGGTGGTATGGGGTGGAAAGGGTCGTTACCGTGGCCTAGTAACAAGGACGATATGAAATGGTTTAAATCCGTTACACAAAATCAAGTCGTTGTTATGGGTCGTAAGACTTGGGAAAGTCCCGATATGCCTAGCCCATTACCTGGACGATTAAATGTTCTTTTTACTAACAAGTTTTTAGAACGTGAAGATATAGAACAAATTCGCGGCGATGCCTGCGAAGCATTAAAAAGTTTAAAACAGACAAATAGACGCAAAAACATATTTGTAATCGGTGGACCAAATTTACTATTACAAAGCAAACCAGTTTTAGATAAAGTTTACTTAACTAGAATACAAGGCGAATACTTAAACGATACTAGTATAGATTTAACAGAGTTCTTAGATGGTATGAAATTACATCAAACTGTTAACTTAGGAACCTGTATAGTAGAAGAATATCACAATGAAACAATATCACGAAGCACTAAAACAAATACTAGAAAACGGAAAGAACAAGACTGATAGGACGGGTGTAGGTACTCGTAGCGTGTTTGGTTATCAAATGCGTTTTAATCTGCAAGAAGGTTTTCCCGCAGTTACTACTAAGAAGCTCGCTTGGCGAGCAGTAGTTTCGGAACTTCTTTGGTTTTTAGAAGGTAGCGGCGACGAACGCCGTCTTGCAGAAATCCTACATGGCACAAGAGACTCCAGTAAAAATACTATTTGGACTGCTAATGCAGAAGCAGATTACTGGAAACCAAAAGCAAAGTTCGAAGGCGATCTAGGTCGGGTTTACGGAGTACAATGGCGTCATTGGCAACGACCTTTTCTAAACTCCGACATCGATCAACTTGAGAATTTAATCGAAGGGATTAAGAAAGATCCAGGTAGTCGTAGACATATTATGACTGCATGGAATCCCGGAGAGCTCGATCAAATGGCATTACCGCCATGTCATATATTAAGTCAATTTAATGTTACTGACGGGTATCTAAGTTGTCAACTATATCAACGTAGTTGCGATATGTTCTTAGGTGTACCATTTAACATTGCCAGTTACAGTTTACTTACACATATTATTGCTAGAGAGTGTAATTTAAAAGTAGGCGATTTTGTATGGACTGGGGGAGACTGTCACATCTACAATAATCATATTGACGCAGTCAATGAACAACTAGCCCGCACCCCAAAGCAATTACCAACATTGTTTATTACAGTAGGAAAAAAAATCGCCGACTATGTAGTCGACGATTTTATGTTGGAAAACTATAATCCAGATCCTGCTATTAAAGCAGATATGGCTGTTTAAAGAATTAAACACTCCACTATTTTAATATCTATATTATCGTTTGATTCTAACGCAATGGCAAATACATCTGCGTTTGAGTGGAATTGACCTGCTATAGCAACACCGCCTTCACTAGCAATCATGCGATCACCTTTCTTAACACGGCCAGTTACTTTAACTGGAACACGACCTTTTAGTGCAACATATACGCCGCCTTCTAAGCCGCTGTTCATCATATAAGCAGGGTTACCAGATATTGCGCCGATTGCACGTGAGCCAAATGTACACGCAGTGACTTCTTTTTCGCCGCCTACCATTACAACTGTTCCAACTTCGTAATTGTTATCTGGAATATACTTTTCTGCCAAGTCAGCGTAACGTGCTGAAGTAGCAGTACCGCTAAACACGTTAGCAGTTAAATTACCACTACTATCTCGTCTAGCAATAGTATCGCCTGTCGCAGATGTTGAACTTGCATATCCGTTTAATTGTGCGGCTGATCCAGAAATGTTAATGTTCCATGTACCACTGGCGTCTCCACCTGTGCGTGTTGGAACGTCTAAGTTAGATCTAGCATTAGCGGCTGTGCTTGCACCAGAACCACCTCTTGCAATACTTAATACACCGCCTACACCAAACTGTGCATCAACATAGTTTTTTGTAGCGGCATGATTTAATGATGTTGGATCGCCATTTAAAGTCAAATAGCCAGTCATTGTACTACCGTCTATTCTAACTTTTGTATCGTCTTCGATAATAATATTTGTAGTACCATCAAAGTTTACACCGTTAATAGTTCTAATAGTTGCTAATTTAGTAGCACTAGTAGCGTTACCATTAAATGTATTTGCTGTTAAATTACCACTGCTGTCGCGAGCGGCAATAGTATTAACACCTGCACTTGTGCTGGCTACACGATAAACTCCTGCTTCTACTTGAAGTGCATTTGCATTATCTGCAATACCGTAGAAGTTTGTAGCATAAACTTCTTTCCATTTTTTAAGACTAGTACCGATACTAAATGTGTTATCAACACCTGGTTCAAGTTTAGTTGCATTAATTGTTAATGGGTTCTTAACATCTGAACCGTCTCTAACTCTAAAATAAACTCTGGGACCTGTAGTATTTTGAATTACTGGCTCTGTACCTGTTTCAATGAATACTGCCAGGTCGTTACTGTCGCCTACGGTATAGCCTAAATCGCTAAAACGAACTGTGGCTGTAAAGTTTGAACTACCTGAACGTACATAATCTGATGCTAGGAATCCGCCTAGTCGTAATGCGTTACTAGATGTACCCCAATATAAGTATGTTGGAGTTCCGCTGACACCGGTTGTATCGTCTACTTCTTGTAGTGTTAAACCTTTCTTAATTAGATTAAAACCAACAATAATAGAATCAGGGTCGCTAGTATCTAGTGTAAATTCTTCTCTAGAAGTAATATAAACAGGAATATCATTAATATTAGCAATAATGATAGAATAAGTTTGAGGAGTTGTACTGCCTACAGGGAATCCACGAACTTGCTTAGAAACCATTTGCGTTACGCCAGCACCAGCACTTTGAGGTCCGATTGCTAGCCAACTATCTCCGTTTCTTACTTTAAGTTGATCTCGATTTACATCAAACCAAAAATCACCGTTGTTAGGATAACTTGGTTCTGTGCTGCCGTATTCTGCTCCGCCAATTTGCTTCCATTGCTTTACAGCACCGACTATATCGCCTGTATAAATCTTTAACTTTTTATTACCGCTATCGTACCATAACTGTCCACGTACTGCGTTTGCTGGACTTGTTCCGCTTGCGAAATTCTCCAACATGAATACTGTGTTTTCGTTCTGAATTTCACCGTAGCCGGCATAATTTTTACCGATTAACTTAATGTCTAAACTTTGATTGACGGTACCGTCTTCGATTACTGCAATCGCTGTTCCGTCCCATCGGTTTATTGTGTACGCCATTCTTATAACCCCTAATATATGTTATTTATCGCTGCCTGCTTATTTGAAGTCTGTGCTTAATAAGGTGCATTGATATCGCTCTCAAATCCCCATTGTCCTGGAGTAGGTGTTAAACCACCGCCCATAACAAATAATTTATCCTGTCTAACTACGCTAATTGACACGCTAGGACCAGTAATAGTTTGTCCTACTGCTAGGTCGCTTACAACTGCTTGATTTTCTGAACCGCCTGCTTTATCAACTAAAATAGTCTGGAACTCTACGCCCACTGTAGGACTGTATGTAATATTTCCTGAAGACGCTGATAGTGTAGTTGCATGTAAACGAAGTCTAGTACCGTCTTTGGCTACACCTTCTGGCGCTGTTATTGGATCATAATACGGAGCAATAGTATCTAAAATTGTAGCAATTTGGTTGTTTGATAATCCAGTTACGTCCATGCTCATAGAAAGACCGCGGTCAAACACACGAGCATCTGTATAATTTTTAGTAGCCGCATCCTGTTCATCTACAGGATCTGCTAGGTCAACAATTCTTTTACTGCTAATTGCAACGTTATCTGCAGGATTTAAAATTAAATTATTTGCAGAGGTACTAATAGTTGTATTATTGATATAGGTAGCATCATCAACGTTAAGAGTTTGTAGTGCTCCTAATGTTTGTAAACTAGAATATAACACACCTGCGCCCAGGGTATTGTTAGACAGTACAGAAACATTGTTAACTCTATAAGAGTTTCCTGTTGTTAAATTCCAATTAAGATTAGAACTCCAACTTACAGTTGCTAAATCATACAAGATACTTTTATCAGTAGTTCCTTGTAATATAATACCACCGCCATCGGCTGACGAATCTGTAGGTGTGCTAAGTGTTTTACCTAAAACTATGTTTTTATCTTCAACTTCAAGTACTGTAGTGTTTAATGTTACAGTATCTCCTCCAACAAATAAGTCCCCTGCAACTTTTAAATTGCCGTTGATGTCCATAGTCGATGTTGGAATTTCTTGGAAAATACCAACTCTTGAATTCACTGAATCTATAGTAATGGCTTCAATAGTACCTGTTGGTGATTTAATTTTAATACCAATATCTTGTCCTGTAAGTTTGTGCTCAATGGTAAATTTTCCGCCATCAACTTTTAAATCAACGTCTTCTGAAGAACCTATGATTAACCCTGCATCTGATTGTAGTGTTAAACTACCAACAATAACCTGATCTTCGTCGTTATAGACAATTTGTTCTGCTGATTTTAAATCACCTACTGCTGTTAAAATATTTTCAGCACGAGTCACAATAGCATCAAATTTCATGTCTGTTAACGAACCAGCATTAAATCCAACTTGAATATCTTTGATTCCTTCTGCATATCCAACAATTGGCTGTGCAGGTGTAAATGCATCTTTACTAAACAACCCTAGTAAAGTGCTGGCCACATATAATTTTGCAACTGTATGGCCTCTATTAAAGTTGTCCAGTACTGTTTCTACTACAAATCCTGTAGTACCTTGAATATTGTTGTATATAGGACCAGCAAGTGTTAAGTCAGTGCCATCATAAAACCATAACTGATTAGTTTCATTGTTGATCCACAAATCTCCTGCAACTAAATTAGTTGGTTCTCTGTTACTAACAATAGGACCACCGGCTGCTCTAAAGTCGCTGCCGTCATATACATTTAATCTTCCACTACCAGTATCGTACCACAACTGCCCTTTTAATGCCGATTCTGGTGCGCTAGAACTAGCAAAGTTTTCTAGCAACTTTACCAAGTTCTCATTGTATGCTTCTCCAAATGCTGTAACGTTTTTACCAATTAACGTTAGTGATGTTGTGCTGGTATCAAACGTACCGTCTGGGATATCTGTTAATTGATTGCCGTCAGTTTTGTTAATTCTATATGTCATAGTACGTTTCGTCCAGTATTAATAATGTAGTTCAATGTTAAGTATGGATTCATAACATTGAATTGTGATTGTATAGATTCGCCGCCAGCAGTTTTTGGATATCCTAAAATGCCACCAGAGTCTGACATGTATTGTCCTCGGGCTGTAGTAGTAGAACCTTCTCCGCTAATAGCATTAGTATCAGTTGGATCTCCTGGAACGTTTCTAAACGCATAGTATTTGTTTTCATCGTCGCCGATTAAATCGTGTACGTGATCTGGTATTTCAGAAGTGTCAATTAACTTCTTCTCAACGCCGCCGCCTTGGCCAACAATATCAGCAGTTGCATCTGTTACTCTATTTGCGGCGCCGCCGCCTGTGCTAATTTGCTGTGTTGGATCTAATTTGCTTGGAACTGTAATACCATTATTCATACTATCCATAGCAAGAGCCATTCTGCCTCGCATATCTGGAAGTTTGAAAGTACCAAGTCCTAATAATGTAGTAATGTCGCCGAACTGATATCCTATGATATCAAACAATTCTGGGTAGCTCGATATTAATACTTCTGAACCGTCGCAGAATAGCCATCCTGTAGGTGCAACTAAACCAGCAAATGGTAGCACTACTCCGCAAGGTGTTACAGGTATTGCTGTCCACAGACTTTGTTTTGTAATCTTTTTAAGACCTTCTGCTCCACGCTGTACAACAAATTCATCACCTTCTTGAATACTTGTAACTTCTGGTTTATCTGCAATAAAGGTTTCGCTTAATTGTGTGTAAAAACGTTTTCTATTTCCTGATAACCCAAATCTTGAAACAGCACCTGCCGATGTTTGTGGGCCAGTTTGTGTACTAGCATACTTAACATAGTCTAGTCCACCGTCTGTAACTGTGTAAGTTCCGCGATATCCTGTTGGAGCAACACCAGATACTACAATAGTAGATCCTGTTGGATACGGAGCAACTGTCTGTGCCACAAATGTCAATGTTGCTTCTGTGCCTGTACCTGATGCTGTTAGAGTATTAAGTGTCGGAGTACCTGTTTGTCCATCAAATTCAACTTCGTTAGATGTAATGTCACCGTCTAAGTCAAAGATTGTTGGAGATGCTAGTTTAGTAGACGATCCGCTGGCATTACCAGTTAACGAACCAAACACGTTTCCATAAAATTCACCGTCAAAGCGTGAACTCCAAATTCTTTGAAACTTTTTATCTACAGTACCAATATCTGCACCTAAGTTTACGTCTGGTAAAATAACACCAGATACTGTTACTGTATTTGTATTGTCTGTACCAAACGATACATCACCTGCAATATCTAATGCGCCTGTTACTGTAAGTCCGCCGCCAAATGTAGCACTACCGTCTGCGGTAATGTTACCGGATGCGTTAAAGTCTCCGCCTACATCTAAGTCAGTCTGTGGGTTAATATTATTAATACCAACACGCTCTGAACTGTCAACACGAACAACTGTACGGATAGCACCGTTGTTGTTCATACGAATATCTAAGTTACTACCAGATGTTTTGTGAAAAATTACACCTGCGGCACCGTCAATACCTAAATTTAACTGAGTATCTTCACCGATTGCAATACCGCCTGCATTTCTAACGTTGATTGGAAATGTTGTATTACTAGTTGCATCGCCTCTTAGGAAGTTTGATGCAGAAACTGTAGTGGTACCTACTAACAGCGCCGCTGCCTTTTCAGCAGTACCCCAATATGTATTGTAGTTAGAGTTTAAATTAACACCTGCTTTGATTGTTTGAAAGCCTGTGATTAAAGTTTTTGGTGTAAACGCTGTTTTACTAATAATACAAACACGCTCACCATTAATATAGTTAGAAACCACTGGCTGAGCGTTGCTTAATGTGTCTTCGATAAACTCTGGTTCAGCACCAGTACGAGCACCTTCACTAAATCTTGGACCAACTAAGATCCAACCTGAACCTGTGTATAGGTATAATTGTTGTGTATCGGTGTTTACCCATAGGTCTCCTGGTAAACTAGTTGCCAATTCTGGCTCAACGTTGCCTTTCTTTAAACCGCCAGCACTAGACCAACTAGTACCGTCCCACACTTTTAGTTGGTTAACACCAGCAGTATTATCGTACCATAATTGTCCTTCTATTGGATTTGTTGGTGCGCTGTCGTTAGCAAAATTTTCTAATAAGTGTAAAAAGTTTTCTGCAATAATTGTGCCATAACCAGTAACATTACGACCTGGAAATTGTAACGATGTTGAATCATTAATGGTATTATCTTCTACCGTTAATGCTGGTTTGTCTAAATTTGTTGAATCTGTATATCTAACTTGGTATGACATAATTAAGCCTCATTAAAACCGGTTAAGCTCTGTACTCTAACTGTGTAGTCTATTTGAATTAAACGGTTTAAACTCTTTTGTACAGGGTGGAAGATAACGTGTGTTAGTAAACGACCTGTTCCAGCAGGATCGTAACCTCTTAAACCTAGTTCATCAAACACATATTCGCCGTCTGTGTACGTGGCGTTGTCAAATGCGTCTTGATTGCTAGGCTCGCCGTAGTCTAATAAACAAGTGATTAAGATGTCTGTGTAGTTTGTACCAGTAACATGACGTGTTTCTATCTTATTTCTAGTTGGATCTAAATTATTTGTGCTTCTATCATCAACTACTTTAGTGTATGTTTCGTTGTATAAACTGGCATTAGACCCTGTGCTGTTAGGAGTAAGGTATGTAATAACTCCTGTTGGGTCCACCGAAGTGCCGCCATTGCCAAACACCATCTCATATATAAACCCTTTGCCTGCGTTTGCAAGACTTTCTGCCAGGGCTATACTCATATTTTCGTAGTGAATAGCGTTTTTCTTATCAATAAAGACTTCCTTAGTAGTTGGATCAAATATTTTTATATGTCCTTGTACTCGGATTCCTGAATTTTCGTTTGGTTTTGTTGTCATGTTAAAATCACCTGTATTCTATATTTATCGAGGCAAATTCGCAGTCTTTGCACGAACGAATTTTGCTTGGTCAGTTTGTGCATCAACAAGGCTCTGACCTTGTGCTACCCACGCTTGACCCACTTTCTTCTGTACAATAACTTTTGCGCCATTTGTTGGAGGCTCTGTTAAACGTACATAAGCACCCACATTCTTGTTTACTGCAAATTCTGCTTGTAATTGTTTGTCACCACTTGGGCTATCTGGGCCTAAACTTTCGTCCCATACTGATGTTGGATTTTTACGCAAGCGGCGGCCTGCTACAAACACTTCAATATCCAAACCTTCCCAGTATTCTAAAGGAATACTTGTATAGTCTAATACTGTACCTGTGCCTGAACCCACTGCTGTTGCTATAAATTCTGTACCAATTGTGTTAGAACTTGCGCCGATACTCATGTAATCTGTTGTACCAATGGTTTTAATCTTATAACCTCTTCCTACTTGAATATTTGCCACACTAATTTCGGCAGTTTCCTTATACCACTCACCAGTTTCTGCTGGGTTTCTTGTGGTAATAGTATTAACTATTGGGCTAAACGGTAACAAGATTTGTACATATTTTATAGCCGCTGGTGCTACGTAACTAGTTTGTGCCACTGTAACTGGTCCAACACTAAACGACGGATTTACTATTACTAAATCGTACGCACCAACTACTTCTGCTTGACTGATAAATGTCAATTCAGTACTACTTACATAAGTAGTGTTGCACTTAGCTCTCATATGAGAACCGGTCATTTCGCCAGTACTTACTGATAATGACACCGGACTGCCGTTTACTGTTTCGCTAACTGTAATATAATATTCTTCTGTAACTACATCCTGTCCATAAGTTAAAATATAATAAGAAATAGAAGAATCAATACCGCCAAAAACTGCGCCGCTGAATACAACTTCCTTGCCTACAAATAATCTATCGATGTTGCTAACAATTATTTCATTGGCAGAATTAACTTCTGTGGCTACAAATGTTGTTTTTAGTGTAGGGTCACCGATAACAACTTCAACGTTTTCCTTGAATCCAGTTCCTTTTACAGTCACAACTTGTCCGCCTAATGGGAACGCTGTAGTATTGTTAAAATTATACTTGACTGAAGTAACATTGATACCAAAACTGTTTTCATATATTTCAGATGCCTGTGAGTATCCGCCAGCAACTAAAACAACAGTTTCTGTTTCATCTTTATAAGGAACAGTTTGGTTTGTACTTGCATCAAGTACTGCTGTTCCTACTGGATGCACTTCAGGAACTCCAGTTCCTAGTGTACCTCTGCGTAGATATTTTAATGTATTTCCATCTTTTTCAAGATATTCTATACGCTCTTTATCAATTAGAACAATACCTGCTTGATTCTGACTACGCAATGGTTCAACTAAGCCGCTGGCATCTTCTAACACAATAGTTGTATCATAATAATTTAATGGCTGTGCTAATACTGCCGATGCTTCAGAATCTAATCTCTTATAGATTGTTCTGTTTAACATATCTTTGAATATTCTATAACCAAAAGGTCTACCAGTAGTTACATCGCTACTGAATACAATAAGGTCTATTACATCTGTAGATGTTAACACTCTGTTTCTATCAATTTGAATATAAGTTAAATTATCTTCTAAGATATAATCGATTTCAGGAGTTAACAATTCTCCGTTCAATGCTAACCAAATATACTGTGCGCCCAACGCAGGGTTTCTAAGTTGGATGCGTCCTGCTAATAATTGATTTAATCTATAGTAGTCGGTAGTTCCTACAGTCACAATACTTGCAGATGTAATATAATCACTATTACGTTCGATATCTAAAATATCGTGATTAGTAAATGTAGTAACTGCAAATTTATCGTTAACCGAGTAACTATCTACTAAGCGCAATTGAGCACCTGTTGAGTCTTCGTCAATGTAGTATTCTGCATTTTCTAAAATTACCAATGCAATTTTATCGCCAACTTTAGCAACTCCACGCTTAATTGTTAACTGATTGCTAGATGACTTCCAAGTAAATTGTCTTGAAATTGCTAGTTCGGTGCCGTTTAAGAAAACTCTAACCTTGTTTGCATCAATGGTATTAATAGCATAGTCAACTGTGCTTACTGTGTAAGTACGAACTGTTCCTACGACATCAAAATAAACAGTATCTGCCGGACGTAAAATTCTTCCAGCATATTCAACTAATACGTTATTATCAAACGGACGTAAGTTGGCCGGTGTATTTGTTAAACTATACACCTGACTTGTGCCGTCATAAACAACAGTTTCTGTTGAAACACGACTTACTGTGTTTAATGCTGTACCAATAATCGTGTAGTCGATAATTGCCGTATTGACTGGTGCTGTAGCAAATCTAATTCCAATGTTTCCAACTTCGCTGTAAGTATTATCTGTTACAAATGTTGTTACTGTGGCTGGTACACCGTTAACAGTAACTAGTGCAGAATAATCTCCATCCCAACGTGCTACTGTTACAAAATCTACAGAAACACCATCGCCAGTAAATGAATCGGAATCAAGAATGCTTGTACCGTTTTTGCTCATAGAAGTAATCACAACTTCACTGCCCACAGGCAAGTTAGTTGGGAACACAACTTTTTGCATAGCGTAATTTAGTGTATAATCTACATCTTGCTTTTTAATTAATCCGTTTAATTTAACAACTGCCGCTTGAGTGCTGTTTGGACGCTGTCCAATTAAGAACTCGTTTTCTGGCTCTGTTGTTATATAATGTCTTGTGACAATAATAGGTGTACCGTCTTCTACAGTATGGTAGACTGTAATTGCTACAGAGTCTACAACCTGTCCCGTAACTACTTCTTCCGGTGCATGGCTGTTAGTTGGTGTTACAAAATTGTCGCCGTCAAGATTGATGTCTTCTGCACGAATGCCTCGGGCAGTAGTATATGTAAAATCTCCGCCGCTGATTTCAGAGTCTAAATATTGCTGGTTTGGTCTAAAACTACCATCGCTGGTACTCTTACGGAAGATAATAGTATCTCCGCTGTTTACATCTACGTATGCAGGAATGACTATAGGAGTATCAGTGCTTCCGTCTCCTACAAATGTCTGCATCTGTGCATCTGGATTTGTAATTTCATCGGTTGCATTTAATGTTGCTAACTTTGCGGCAACATCAAGAGTTTTGTTAGCCACTTGTACTTGTTTGGCTGTTAGTAATGCTTCTGCATCGTCTAGTTCGCCTTGGGCAATGGTCAAGTCTGAAATTAACTGTGTTTCCTGTGCTTGATTTTCTGCCAATGTAGTTTGTAAAGCAAAGTATAAAGGATCGCTTGGGGAGGTAATTTCTAACTGTGCTTGTAAGTCAGCAATAACTGCCTGTGTATCAATAAGCTCTTGTGTTAGAGAATTAACTGTTATTTCTTTAGCGTCTTTATCTGCTTGTAGAGCAATCTCTTCAGCAGTATAAACTTCTAATAATGCGGCTGCGGTATTATATGCAGTTTCGGCACTGGTGTAAACGTCATAATTAATGTCATCAATTCTTACACCATTAATATAAACGTTAATCTGTTCTCCATCTGCAGGAATATATGGCAGATTATAAGAACGTGTTGTACCATCTGATACAACTAAAAAGTCTGTATAATCTTCATCGAAGTCGTCCCAGCCAGCAGTAAACCATGGAAGTCCGTCCCAACCAGAACTTATTTCAAATCCTAGCCCTGTAATTTCAACGCCGCCGTAGTCAACTCCAGACATTAACTGTCCTAGGTCTTTACCAATCTGTCCTGTTATTGGACTATAGTAATATTGAATTCTATCTGCGGCTGTAAGAAGTCTTATATCTTTAGTATAAGTTACAGTAATATTAGAACTGCCAACTTCTGCCGCAGTAGATAACTCTAATATACCAATATAACGTGTATATCCTAACGAAGTATCTTTCTTATTATAAACTGTAAAATCACTAGACAATAATTCTTCGTTAGATACTGTTACCGCAGTCTTGTTTGTTCTAATATCAATAGGCCAGTTTAACTGGAACAATGTTCTAGATCCTGTACCATCGAATGTCTGCGACATTGTAATAGAACTTACTTGATACTCCGGAATAATTCTGTCAAATTTAACACCAATGGTGTTTGTTCTTGTAACGCCTTCTCCAAGAATTGCTGTAGCCTTGGCTGTTACTCCGCTTGCGCCAACTGATCCGCTAATAACTATAGTAGGTGTAGTTAGGTAACCTTCTCCTTTAGTTTCTACTGCAATCTTTGTTACTGATCCTTGTGAAATATACGCTTTAGCAGTGGCTTTAGTTTTGCACACACCAACTACTTCAACAGCAGGTGCGGCTTGGTATCCTGAGCCACCGTCAACAACAACAATTTCTGTAACACGATATCCAGCATGATCTAACCAATCACTGTATGGTGCATTTAATATTGCAGATGAGTTATATGTAATTACAGAATTATTGACTTTTACATCAAACGGAAGAATTTTTCCTTCTTCAGTATCATAACGTGCTGGAAGGTCAAAGTCTGTAGTTCCTGTATATGTATTATCAGTTGCTGTGTAATTGCTGATAAATTCTCTAACTTTAGTTCTGTAAGGTTTTACTTCATTAATGTATTCTTCGTAACTAGCAAGATTGTCATTTTTATAATTAACTTTTTGTTTTAATTCGCCAAGGTTGTGTTGACTCTTAACGAACGAAGTCTTAAATGCCCAATCAACAAATGTTTGTTCTGAGAATACGTAACGCAGACTTGCAAAGAATAACTTATTATACTCTACTTCTAAATCGTCTATTAATAAATTATTTTTAATGACATCGAGAATAATTCTTAATTCTTCTTTTGGTTCGTCGTCGTATACATCGCCATCATAGGTAAAACTATCAAATCCAATATTACTATTTGTAAACTTGTACAAATTACTATTGAATTGGATTGTTCCGTTTTGACGACCTACTGTTGTGTAATTTAAAGAAATGTTATCTGTAACTAGTGTATTAATTCTTTCTAAAAGAATCCAACCACCAGATTTTTCATTTTTAATTTTTACTAAATCGCCTACAGCAATATCTATGAAACTCATTTCATATGAGAAGTCAACTAAATGGTCAACTTTAGTAAATGCGCTGTAGCCATCGGCATACCAGTCGGCATAATCCCAATGCTTGGTTACATCATAAATTTGAGTTTTTGATCTGAACCAGTCGCCTTTGACACTATCCCAAATGTATAAACTCCATTTATTAGCCGCTGTTTCATCATTGTTGACTAAAATTGTAAATGGTCTAATATACAATGTAGTAGAATCTAAATAATCTCGGCCAAAGTTATCAACTGTTACACCAGTAACTTCGCCAATAGTGTTAATCTTTGCTGTTAATTTTACGCCAGTGCCTGCACCATTAACTATAATTTCTGGAGCAATTTTATATCCACGGCCTGGATTTGTAACTACAACACGTACAATCTTTCCTGCTTCTACTACCGGAACAGCAGTGGCTTGAATAAATCCTGTAGAGCCAACAAAACGTATTTGACTTTGACTGTCGATTGCAATATCGTACTTTCCTGATAATTCAGTCGGAGGTTCTTCTTTAGAGTTTAATGCTGTAAAATCAAAGTCGTCAATAATTGCACGTTGTATTAATACAGAGTTAACACGCTCTATAAATTGTTTTAGAGCTTCAAGTCTGTTAACAAACATACCTTGACGAGGTTTGTTTAGAATACCGTATTTCAATTTAGCAGGCAATCTAGGATCTGGCACTTCTGCGCCGTTGATATCGTAACCGATTAAACTGTCAAACCATTTCTGTTCAACATACTTGTTAAGTTTTTTATTAGTGTTTCCTTCTGCTAATAACTGATAATGTGCATGAATATTGTTTTCAGTATTATTCACTGTCCAGTAACGAACATTTAGTGCAACATCTTTGCCTGTGATTAATCCTTTGCAGTTCACTAATGCAAATTGATTTTTACCTAATAAAGTAGCATACTGAATGCCCTGACCTTTAGGATTGGATATTAAATTTGCAACATCGCTGGCAGACGTTTTTCTAAAGGTAACGTCAGGTACTGTAGTTTTATTTTTAACCCAGAAATAATAAGTGTTGGTAAATGTTTTGCTTATAGTATCATATTTTTGTTTAATACTGTATGCAAGGTCGCCGTACTTAGATGTTCCGCTAATACCTAATGCTAGTCCAGTTTCAGTATCTGCTAACGAATCCCATTCGCTCGGTGTGTATTCAGATTCTACCCATTCGTAGATATCCACAGTGGAATCATTGTAGACATTATTCCAAGTGTTGGCTTTATATACAATAGATCCTTGTAGGGGATTAGCAAATTTAATAGTGCTGAGATCCCACCATAATTTACCAACATGAGGTGTTGTCCATCCCATTAGTAAATCTACTACTACAGATTCTACACCAACTGTATATATTGCTGGATCGTAGTATGTTTTGAATGTTAATTCTTGTTCAGCGATTCCTAAAATCTTTCCTGTAATTGGATCGATAAAATCTAAGTTGGCAACTACGCTGTTTGTTCTTGTATTATATAAGAACAATGATTTAATCTTAGATAAGTTAACACTAGGTTCCGGTTCGCGGAACTTAGTCCAAGATTTAGTGCTTCCAGAAAACTCATGGAATGATCCGTTAATCGATGTTTGATCGTTAATATAAATTTTTCTTGCTACAACAAACGCATCGCCGTAGTTAATTCCAGAAACTGCTGTTGGTTCTAATTCGTCGCCGATTAAGAACTTGGCGTCGTATTTTTCATAAACACGAACACTGCCAGTAAATTCTTGTTCTTCGATAAATGTAGTTACATTTAAATCAAATGTTGTTTCGCCGGAGTCAATTATTGTTTCAATTGTTTGACTACCACCGTAACTATAAATTACTAATCTATCATTGTCTAGATTAAATCTTACTCTATATCCAAATTTTTCACTGTCTTGGTTTAGCGGACTTGTAATAAAATCATCAGCAACGTATGTTGAAGCATTTAATTTGAATAGTGCAACTGCTCCTTGATTAGATGCTACGCCTGAATACCCTGGTACACCAACAGCAACAAAAGTTGAATCTTTTGTAATTGCTACAGATGTGCCAAAATTACTACCTGTTTCTAAAACTTCTAGTGATGTAAAATCGCTAACATTGATTTCTTGTACTGTTGTAAAGGCTGTTCCTGCTAAACGAACAACTAAAACAGATTCGTCATTTTTAGATATTGCTACAATATTGCTCGAACTAATATCTATGTCAGTTATACTAATACCTGTTGGTAGAGTTAGTGTTGCTAGGAAAGTGTTTGTTGTTAAGTTATACGCAGACACGGCTGCTGGAACTGAAGATCCATTGCCTTTAGAAACAATGTATAATACATTTCCATTTACCTGTATCTTCTGTCCAAAATATTGGAACTGTGTTGGTGTAGCACTTTGAATTACTCTTGTAAATTCGTAACTGCCGTAGATATTTTTTGTGTACTGTGCCACATAACCAATATCCACTTCTGTAATGATTGGAGGATCTGTTGGTAGAGCACCTGGTTCAGATGTAATACCGTAACGCGGTGCGCCTACAAATAAGTAAGATCCGTCGGCATTAAAGCATAAACTATCACCGAAACTTCCGTTAGTGTCGGTAAATGTTTCTGTCGATAATGGGAAAATAGAATCCTGGAACGCCCATCCAAATGTCGATGTAGGTCTGCTGTAGAACAAAACTGCATTTGTTGATGTTGCTGCCAATACTGTTTCTGTGTTATCAACCGCAATAACTTTTCCAAAATAATTTTCTTCACTAGTGATTTTTGTGCTAGTGTATGTTTTAGCAAACTTCCAGACACTCCAAGCATTGTTGACTCCGTCTGTCCATACTATTTCATTATTTTTCTTAGCAGAAACAGGCAAGGAATTTAAATCGTTAATTGACGATAGTCGTTGTGGAGTAAATTTAAACAAATTAATGTTTAAAAATAAATTAATTTCTGCAATTGCCGCAGTATCTAAATTAGCAGGCATGGTTATTTCAAACCAGTTTAAGCCTGTATCTAATACTTGTTTAATGCCTTCTAACGAAGCATTAGTATTATTAATTCCAATATAAGATCCAACTTCTATATCTACAGGTAGTTTAGTATTAAGAGTAATTCTTAAGTTAGTACCTTCTGATACACTCTTAACAGACTTAGCGAAATTAGTAAATCTATAAACATTCCAAGAACTGTTATCAAATCCTAACCAGAAATATGTACCTTCTACAAGATTTTTAATATTGTAGTTGGCGAATTCATCTTTAGAAGAAATAATGTAGTCAACGTCTTCATAGTTAACATAGCCCGCAGTTCTAATATATTCTTTCTGAGATGCTAGTACTGGGAACGGCTCGTGTGTATAGTCGTCAGGTTTTAAGTAAACTTGATCCTGAGTAATTCTATAAACAAAATCGTTCACTCCAAACGGAACTGCATTTACTAATTCAATTGGCTGTGGGTTAATTAAGAATTTTTCTTCATTAAGAATATATTCTACTTCCTCGTAGCCACCGCTGGCACCGTATTGTCCTAAGCGAATTGCCCACTCTTCAAAGAATTCTAAACTATCTGTGTTTGCATAGTTTAGTGCGTCAAACAATTTAGATAAACTGTTTTGTGTACCCTTTTCTTGAATCATACCTTGATAGAACTTGTACTGACTTACATCATCATTAATAATATTCTCAAGGTATTGGCGCTTTTGATAGCCGATTAAATGTTGAGCAAACTTTTGTTGGTCAACATCAAAACTATCTGTATCTAAATCATAAAAATCTTCAAACTGTGTAGCACGATAATCCCAGTTAGGAATTAATTTACTTTGTGGTCTTCCATCTAGTCTGTACCAATTATTGTCGTCAAACAATTCTGTACCTGGAACATTTGTTCTGGCACTATAATAAAATTCTTTGTATTTTACAGTTTCACCTAAGGCATAGTCTTTCCATGCTGTCCATTCTGAAACAACTGCACGGTCGTAGACAAACCCTGGAATACTAAAGTCGCCTGTCCAGTCGCTAATTTTATATCCAACTACTTTAATACGTTCTTGTCTATAGCCCTGTACTTGATCGTAGATAATGTCATTAAAAATTGTAGTGTCATCTAAAATTAAAACGTGTTCTTTTTGTACAAGATTCAATGTAGCATGATATAAACCGTCTGCTGTATTTTTTGGTCGCAGACTAAAACTATTATTTTCACGAATGCTATTAGTAAAACTTGGTTCTAATTCTACGCCGTCTTGTTTGAATAGGCTATATTCATAGAAAGGATCGTAAATGCTGTCAACTACAGCATAATCTTGTCTGTAAATCAATTCTTCTGCGGCAGGACTTACAGTAATAATCGAACCTTCGGCCCAGTTTTGTGTAGTCCAAAACGCAAACTCTTTGGCACTGGTTTGCCAGTCTGTGACTGTTTTTAAATTAGGATTAAAATATTCAAATGTGAAACCTGCATCTGTTAGATATTTTCCGTAACCTAATAAGAAATCAACGACTTCTTGTACTGTTCTTAATTCTGCGCCGTAGTGTAATGTGCTTACAGATTTTTCAAAATTTCTTCTTATTACAATCTGACGTCCGCCAACAATTGGTAGATATGGCAGTTTAACAAAATACTTTGATTCAAATGCCGTAGTACTTGTATGCGCTACAGTAACTCTAAAATAGTTTTGATCTGTCTTAACAATTTGACCTTTGCTGTAGAATTTATTTGAATTCCAGTCAATATAAGTTTCAGAGATTCCGCCCACATTGATTATCGGGTCCGATACTGTATCCAGAGCTTTTTTATACTTAAATTCTGGTATAGATTTATCGTAACCTTTAATAACAAAGCCGCTGGTTGTTTTTTCAATAATTACACCGCTATAGTTAATAGTAGTAACTGGTGTGCTAGAGTTTAAAATAATGTTATAGTTTTCCTGAGGAATGAATACATTGCCTTCATTCAAAGGACTACGACTATCTAAAATTAATTTAAATTTTTCTTTAGTAGTAAAGCCGGCTAATTTGCTGGAAATTTTTACTTGTAAAGAAGTTAAGTCTGATTTAAAATTGTCAAGTATTGCAAACGATTTGCTAATACCATAGTCTGACAAATAGTTTACTAGTCCGCTGGTAAACACTCTTGTGCTGTCTTTAACAGTACTTGGGAATACCATATTTGTGGTATTAAATCTCAAGTTACCTGTAGGAAGTTTATAAACAATTTGTCCTGTTTGATCTCTGTACTGGCGAATTCTATCAAATCCTAAAGCAAACATTTTTGCAGGACGTAATAGAGTAAGTGCAGTAATTAAAGAAAATGCGTAATGACTGCTACGTCTCCACGCTGTTTCAATAGGTGTTTGATCGCCAAAAGTGAATTCTTTTTCTGTAAAGACTGAAACAAAATCTGAAACTAGTCCAACAGTTAGTGGGTCAATTAATTCTCCTGACGCATTAACAGGTACATATTTTAACAATTCAGGTCTAGCATATAAACTGTTTCGTGTTGGTAACTGACCCGGAGCTCTTACAAGGCCTTCTGCTAGGTCATTCCATAGTAATAAATTATCTTTAGTATAAGGTGCTGGACCGTAGGTAGTCTCCCACCATTTTGGTTTAATACTGAATCCTAACATCTCCCATGGATGTGTGTGCGGACGATCTGTATCGTAGAAATATTTGTATATTCCTCTCCAGAAACCTGGCAACGGATTTCCTTGCGGGTCAGCAAATGACTTATAGTTATAAGTAAACGGCTCGTTTCTATCAAAGAAACTGTGTTTAGTATAATCGTCGTTGATTAAACTAGTCCAGTTTAAGAACTCTTGTCTTAGTGTAGAATTCAATTCGTCAACAGTAATATCGGCATTTCTAAAATATCCAGTCATTAATGTATCAAGATTAAACAATTCTGGATTGTAACGAATTTTAATATTATTATAGATACGTGTTTCTAATTCTAGTAATAACTCGTCTCTAAATTCATTTGGCTCATCTGGTTTTGAAAATGCAACAGTAATACTACCGTCGTGACCTTGTATAACTTTTGTAGGAGTAACATAAGTGTTATCGACAAAAATCTTTGGTTCAAACAATGGATACAATCCTAACTTAGTAGGAGTCGGTGGAACACAACAGCCCGCAGTTTGATCGTATTGATAAATTTTTAATATATCGCCAGTTTGTATTGCAGATAATATTCTAACAAAACTTGTATTGACGAAAATGTAATCTCTGCCGTGCAGTAAAAGATCATCGTTGACATATACCATTACTGCTTTAGAACTTGCTTCGTCTAAATTAAAATCGAATGTCAGTGGATAATCAGTGAAGGAATTATCAATAACTTCTTGTTCATAGACAAAATTAACTCCAAACGGAACCATGTCGCTTAGATAAAATGGAGACTCGACTGTTTTATCTTTGGTTACTTCTTTAAGCACCAAATCTAAATGTGTACGAGTTATACCATCGTAACCATATGTAGTTGCAGTTCTAATTAAATTACGTTTGAATTTAGAATATTCGTCTCTGGCATAACGCAAACTCTTAATAATGTTAACGTTTTTATTTGTAAAACTATACATGATTGGTGCTAAAGGTCCAGAATGCTGAACTATCTGTGTACCATATCCTGATATGTTTCCTAGGTCGCGCAGATTACTAATGCCTGGAATGTTACCTTCAAACTTAACAAAATTTTCTGAAATAGTTTTTAAATGATTAGAAATTTGACCTAAGGTCAAATCTTCTAAACTTAAATTTTGCGGGTTGCTTTCAAGATTACTTGGGAATTTATAATATCCGATGTTATCTAATTTAGTAGCAGAAGACATTGTTTCTATAACTACAACATCGTCTACAGTTAAATCTGCGGTAAACTGAATGTAAGCAATACTATTTTGTCTGTAAATTTCATAATCTGTACGTTTCTTATTGTTAACAAAAACCTTAACATCTAAGTCGTCTAACATTCCGCTCTTTGCATAGACGTCAATAGGGAATAAATTTAACAAATCTGCCTGGACATTGATTTGTCGTATAACCGGTTGTTTTGTTTGAAACTCAGATTTGACCCATCCATTAACAAGTCTATAGTCTGAAAGACTATCATTAATTCGAAGATACCCTCGGTCAAGCACTCGTGTGATAAGTTCAACTTCGCCTTGATAGGTAAATGAATCTTTTTGTAAATTGAAGTCAAAAACAATATCTCCAATATTACCAATGTTTCTATAAGAAATATTTTGTGTTAAAATATTATCATATGTGTCGCCTGGCTGGTAACTAAAAACTTTAGATCCGATAAATGAAGAACCAATATAAGTTGTTCTATCTCCAAAACTTGTGGCGTTTACATCAACTACATCAAACAATGGTGCAACATTAACTGCTGTTTTGTCCTGACTCTCTACCCACGCACCACTAGAATAGTGGAACATTTTTCCTTTAAAATTGTCGCCGTCTGTAACTAGTACAGTTTCACCGTCAATAGGAGTAGTATCTGTTTCTTCTAATAGTGTAATTCTCTTAACACCAAGGTGTGTAATAAATCCAATTTTAAAAATACGACCATTTACAATGGCATCAGTATCAGCGGCAAACAGAACACGCATGCCTTCTAGTAATAATACACCGTCAATATTATAACCTATACTACCTTCAACAGTCGAAAACGCATCTTTAGTATACAAGTCAACTAAATCAACGCTACGCTTTGCCTGACGTCCAAAATTCCATAATTGTAAGTCTGGTTTAAATTCAATAATAGGTCGTTTAGCTCTAGCAGTCTGATCTATTTCAACAGGTTGATTATTATATGTTGCACTGGCTTCTATGACTGAACGATGGAACCAGCGGTTATATCTCGACCAGTGATTTCTATCTCTGCTTGCTCTGCTGATAGTGATATAATCTTTTTCCGCAGGATAGTTACTATTAACATCAAAACCTTGTGTATCAAAGTTTTCTGTATCAAATTCGATGTCGCTGTCTAAGGCAAAAGATGATGGAGTTTGTAAATCAAACTCTGCAATTAATCTAATTTTATCACCTACACCTTCAACATACCAGTTGTCTGTAGCATACTTCGCCGGAGTAACATTACCTATAAAATAAACTTTCATACCGTTGGACAACTCTGTTGTACCGTCAATATTATATGTTTTCTTTCCTAGTATTTCTTTTTCGACATCGATAAATGTATTCTCGGCAATATCATAAATTTTAAAGAATCCAGATGTATTAATATTGTTAGCACTAACGTAATATAATAAATCTGGTGCATCGTCTGGAACTGTAAAAGTAATAGTTCCCACTTCTACATAAGGAGTATCGCTGATAACCCCATCAGTGTAGATATAAGAATCGGCCATATCTCTGATTGTCTTAAATGCGATTGCATTACCTGGACAATTAATATCAAACTTATAAGTTTGACCTCTATACAATTTTAGACTTGGGTTGCGAGTTAATCCGTCTGGACTGAAAACATAGGCAATATTGTCAACATCGCTGACAGTAGTCACAGTATATGTGCTAATAATACTACGAGATTGTCCTTTAACTGCAATAGACTGCGGACCTTTTGGTAGCCAGTAATATTCTCTATAGTTAACAAATTTGTCCCAATCTATATTAGGATTCCAACTATAAAACTCTTGACTGTTAATCTTGCTATGGTCTACCGCAGAAGAATTAAAATATACAAGTTGGTTGATATAGTCGTTATAATCACTGAAGAATGTTACATTCTCTAAACTATCTTTGACAATAATTGCTGGCTCAAGTTGGTAGGCAGAACGTTCTACAGATATTTCATCAACATAGTTGTCCGAAGGCACATAGGCTTTGCTATTTTTTCTACCAATATACGCATTAATTTTATCAACATTGCCAACAGAAATTAACTGATCTAATGTTCCGTTTAAAAATTTCTGATTGGTACTAGTTCTAAAATATCTAGGTAAAAAATTAACCGCGCTTCTAGTTGTATCTGTACCGATTGGCAGACTTGGTTCTTTTTGATCTTTAGTAAATGCCATTTACTGTCCTTTAGTTACTTACTATGCCGTTTGCTGAAGTGGTGCTAGATGTTAGCACAACTCCTGTTGTGTTTAATCTTGCCGCTGTAATTTCTGAAATAATTTCAACATTATCTACAGACACAGAACTGGCAAATATTTCATCCGGATTTGCTTTAATTTCATAAAGACTGCCAAATGACAAGTTTTGATTTTTAGGAACTAAAACAATATTTGCAATTCTTGGACTCATTCTGTTCATGATATAGGTTGCTAATTCTCCAAAGTAGAATGTATCTCCAAAGTCCCAGTTATCTATAGAAAAGAATTCCTTAATTGCGCTAACAACTCCAGTCTTAATATCATTGTCGCTGACTACTAATGAACTATTTTTAACAACTTTAAATGTTGCCTGTAGACTAATATCTGCTTTAGATCCAAATAAATTTTTATATTTTACAGGATGATAGATTACTTCGTCGCTAATTGCTTTAATTTTTCCTAACTCTGCACCAAAATTAATGAATAGTGCATCACTGCTTGGAGGCAGTGGCTTGGTTGTTATGTCACCGTTTAGCCACAAGCGATATTGCGTGTCATAGTTTTTTGTTAACATGAATACATCAATAATATTTGTTGCTGCCGGATCTATTCTTGCACTTTCATCTGCGGCGTGTACGTATTGGAATTTTAACATGTCTCTGCCCACAAATGCTCTGTACTCTGTAGTGATTACAAAACTTACACTTTCTTTATAGAAAACTTTAACAACGTTTTCATCCATAATATAGATTAATTGTTGGTTGTCTAACAGATTGCTGTCTACTACACCCTGTGTCGTAAAAATTTTAATTAGATTATTTTCATTCTTAATATAATAGTAATCTGTTATACCATCGATACTAACTCTGCTCTTTTGAAAAATAAATTTTTGTTCTGGGTTAACATCTGGTGCAACAATAACATCAAAAATTTCTGGGTTGTCAACTACACCGTCTTCGTCCTGATCGTAAAAACTAATTGAAATCTTTTTACTATCGATGTAGCCGTCAGATCCTTTATATTCGTCAACAATTTCCCAATTAACATCTTGATTAATCGGTGTTGTGGCATCTGGTTCTGGGTTGATTCCTAATACAGAAATTTTGTCTCTAACAATTTTTCCTGTACTAGTGTCGTATACTTTGTCTGAACTATCAAAGAAAAATCTAATTTCTTTTTCGCTTTCAAAAACGTAGCGAGTGCCGCGACTTGTAACAGTATAAGTTTCACCGTTAGTTTCAAATAAAATAATCCAACTGGCGTCTAATTGTTGGTTACTTACATCTCCTGCTTTACCTAAACTAAAATCGTTTTTCTTATCGACGTTGGTGTCTGTAACAATTTTCCATGTAGTAAGATTAGCATCGTAACGTAAACCAAATTCTTTATTAGCAAATATTAAATCAACCATTCTGGTAATTACGCTAGATTCTAAACCTGTTACAAATTTAGGTAATATAGAATCTATGTATGATCCGGTAGCAATAACATCGTTAAGGATAACCGGTCCGGTTCCGTCAGTTAATTGTCCTGTATTTGAAGCAGTACCATCAGAAATAACATTAATTACTTTGCTCCAAATGTATGTTTTTGAATTTTCATCTGCCGCTGTTGCATCTATAATATTATTATCTGCATCAAATACTTTTCCTGTCGGTGGAATAAATTTTGCAAGGGCACCTGGAATTAAGTATCTCAAATTAGAACTGGTAAAAGATCCTAACTTCTTTGTGGCTGCATTTTCAATGTCGCCTACATAACCTGTAGACAAATTAACTGCATTAGTCTTTTGATAAAATGCACTATAATTAGGTGCTAGTGTAACTGTTGGATATCTGTCAAGATAAAAATCAATAGTTTTTCTAAGAGCAAGTATAGGCTCTATTTGATTTAATACTACATTTTCGATATCAGAACGTGTGCTTACGCTAAAGGTAAAAATATCTACTATCGGTTCTTTATAGATAACTCCATCTGTACCAAACAAATTAGTCGTGCTGTATTTTCCTGTAGAATCTTTTAGGTCAAAATAACGGCTAATACCACTGCTAACTCTGTTAACAGATTTAATTTTAACAACTTCTTGATTAACACTTAGTGGAAGAATATTATAATCTTCACCGGTGATCATTCGACTCTGTGTATAATAAGTTGCAGGAGCATTGTTTTTAATTTCGTCAGATGTTTCTGCAATAGTCGCATTAGTAACTGTATATTTTAATCCTAATGCAACGGTTACAACTTCCTTCTTTCCTGAGCGACTGATGTAAGGAATATCAATGGTAACGTTTTTAATATCTGCTGGATTAATAGAATAAGACTGTCCATTACTTGTTCTGTAATAAACTTTAAAATTACCTTGTGGTAAATTTCCAAAAGTTCCATCAGAAAAGATTAATCTAATACGATCCAATGAACGTGTAAGCACAGAGTAAACATCTCTAATATTCTTAGAAAGACTATTGTAAATGATGTTGTTGCCTTCAACAGAATCAACTTTAGTCCATAGTGTGGATTCAAAACCAATACTGTCAAGTCCGTATAACCACACGTCTGTGTTGTTTACGTTAGGACTGTCAATGTCTAATGTTTCACTAGTGCTTGGTCGTTCAATTGTAAATGTACTTTCTTGTAATGTACCTTGACGGAAATGTACAAAGAAACCTGTGTTACTACTAGGAGGACCGCCGCCATCATCTCTGTATAAGAATGCTAGACTGTTTGTTGGAAACGGAGGTTCTTCATAGATAAAGTTTGCTCCAGAAAATGATGTAGATACTACTTCGAAATCAATATTTCTACCATCAATATTTTTGCTAAATCCGTAGATAGGCACTTCAGTATTTGATGCGTTGAATCGATATTGTTCGCAAGGAACACCACTAATTGTTGCGCTGTCTGTTGGTTTTCCAAATTGGCTGGTTTCTGGCAACGAAGCATTGATTACTTTAATAAACTGCTCGTACCAATTGCTGTTAGCACTGTCATTCCATACAATAGTCTGATTGGATAAATCTCTGCCGTTGCTGTCAATAACAGATTCTGTTGTAGATATAGAAGTGAACTTTAAAAGTCCGTTGGCTGGCTGATTGCGCTTAGGGTTGTAGGATAGTAAACGTGCTAGACGTAGCACACTTTCACGACGTTCTGCTAGTTCAAGGAAGTTATCACGAGCGTTTAAATCAAATCTAAATGCTAGGTTTTGTCCCAAGAAAGCAATAAGGTCAATAAGGGCCAAGTATTCACTTGACTCAATATAATCGTTAAAATCTTCTGGATAATTTTCACGTAGATACGTGATCATAGTACGACGAAGGTTGTCAAAGTCGTACGATTTAAAGTCTGCGTTTTTAAAGCTCTGGTATACTCGTTTCCAGTCTTCTGCCGCTATTAGTTTATTTTGTCTATCTACACTTGCCATAATCAGCCCTCGATATTATATTTATCAAGTCTAAAAAGTGGGTAGATTATTAACTGAGGATGTTATTTTCTTCGTCAAATCTGAAGCGTAGTTGTTCAGAAATATTATAAGGCAAATAAGTTAAGTTACATTCTACTTGAATGCCGCTTTCATATTGGCTTACTATAAGGCTATCTACTTTAACTCTAGGGTCGTAGTTCATTATCTGTGTAACGTTTTCTGCAATAATATCTTTTAATTCTTCTGTTAAAGGATCGAATAAAAGGTCCCAAATAATACAACCAAACTCAGGATTTTCTAATTTTTCACCCTGTCTAATATGTAGATGATTCACAATATCCTGCTTGATTAGACTTAAATCATATAGTGTAAAACTACCTGTTGGGTTGCTAATTGTGCTTAGTCCGCGGTACGCTCGGCCCGTTGGAACGGCATCTGGTATTCCGTTTTGAGGGATTACACTTCTACCTGAGACTGAGTTATAAGTTGCCATAGTTTAATATTTATTTCTTATTTTTTTGATATCTTTTTGAAGGTATCAACGATTTTAGACTGTGTTCCATCTGTTACACTTGCACTAGAACTAGAGTCTGTTTTAGCAGGAGTATGGCCTGCTGGATTTAAATTTTCATGTCCTGACCACGGTTCGTGCTGTGGAATTCGCTTGGGCGCACTAGCCGATCCGCAGGTCGATGCCGCAGGGCCGTTCATATGAATTTGGCTGGCTGTTTCAACATGGTTGCCGCCGGCACTGATATTGCTCTGTCCGCTAACTGTTAATTTGCTGTCTGCACCTACAGACACTAACCAGTCTGCACCCGTTTCCGTGTGCATTTTTTCTCCGGCAATTAAATTTATATTTCTACCGGCTTTCATATTAATATCTCTGTCTGCTGTAATATTTAGGTCGTTTTTAGTATGGATACTAATGCTGTCTTCGGCAAAAATATCTATCTTTCCGTTGCTAGTCAATTCGATCCAAGTAGTACCTCGAGCATTACCTATGTAAATTAAATCTTCACTATTGTGTAAAAGAATCTGATGTCCAGTTCTTGTCCTAATACGAAATAATTCATTGTGAGGTATATCTTTGCTGCCGCCTTTGTCATCTACAGACACATAATTAGAAGCAGTTTCTGAAGCATGTCCTGTTCGTAGATAATTTTCATCGCCGTCATCCATTACTAAAGTTGTGCCGCCTAAACGACTAACAAAGGCTCCTTTAACAGGATTTTCTTTTGTTCCAACTGTACCGCGTGCCTGTCCAGATAATCTATCTACAGGCCCTGGGGTACTAATACCAAATACATTACTTGGGCTTTCTCTGCGAGCAGAGCTAGTTGTTATGCCTCTAATTTCATCTGTTAGTAAACCTTGTGTGCTTAATACTCCTGTAAACGGATGTACAGGTTTTTTAATTTGTGTAGCATCAGGTTGATTTCCTGTATTAAGTTTTTTATTGTATTCTGCTACAGGTTCTTTTGCTGGAGGAATTTTTGTATTCAATTCCGTTGCGGCAATTCCAGGAATCATAAAATTCATGTATTCATCCTGAACACAGCCTAGCCAGAAACCTTTGCTAGTATCGCCTTCAATAAAAATAACAACAACTATTCCTCCTTCAGTTGGCGGCACCATCCACATACCGTAACTTTTTTGTGTGTCGTCATAGGTATTATTTTTTCCCACATGCTCTAAACTAGTAACACCATAAAATGGACTTAGATACTGTACAGGATATGTGCTACCTTCACTGTTTGGTATATTACCAACATCACGCAATAACTGTACATGGAGTGTGCCCATATATTTGTTATCTTCATTTCTAACTACTCTTGCCAAGTGAGGGCCTGGATCAACTCTTCCACCGCTTACTTCATTACTTCTATTATTTTCATTAGACATTATGCGCCGCCTCTTGGTCTTCCTGGAATTGGTATTCCTGTATTAGTGTATTCAACTTGACTTTCTCTCGATCCTTTAGAAACAGAATCGATTGACTTCTTAGCAGTTTCTCCTGGACGTTGTGTTAATGATTTACCTTCGTCTGTGTTAGGCGGTAATACATTTTCACCTTTATATCCAGTATGATAAACTCCAGTATTACCTGTCTTAGGATCTGTCCAAGTAAATCTGCCGCCGCTATTTCCTGCACTCTTTCTTGCAGATGCAAATGCCTGTGCAAACGTTTGTTGTTTTGGAGGTTCAGGTTTGTTTGTTGCTTGTTCTGCTACAGGAACTTCTTGTTTTTTAACATCTTGTTTAGTTTCAGCCGGTGCTTCTTTAACTGGTTCTTGTATTGGTCTGCGTATTGCTTTTAATGTTTGTGTAAATTTTCCGCCTTTAAAGACGTTTGTAACTTCTTGAACATTATACAACCCACTAAATCCTGCATTTTGAACACCAGACATAAAGTCCATGTTTCCGGTGATAGAATTATAATCCGATGGTGTTCTAAAATTAACGATAACATCGACTTCGCCACTTTGATAATTCATTGCGCCACTGGATGTTTCATTAAAGTTTGCAGGAATGTCACTGAAATTTCCCATACCACTATCGGCAATATAGTAAGGGTCTCCTAGTATTTCTATGTCTGCTGTCATTAAATCTGCTTGACTGTTTAGTAATGCTTCGTAAAAGTTTTTAGCAACTAAACTACGATAGTCATCGTTTGGACCGCCACCAGCATTTTTATATCTTCTAAATGTTTCGCCTACAGGAACAACTGGAGCACCTTTTTCAACAGCATTTTTGTTTGCTTCGTCGTTGGTCGGTTGTCCTGCGGAACCTACGCCTTGGCCATTAATTTGCGGGTACACCGCGCCGGATAGTGCGTTTTTATCTGCATAAGCCGTTGTAAACAATCCTGCTTTTAATTGAATATTAAAAGTAAGAATATCTACGTTTTTGCCAGTGTAAATGTAATTGTATTCTTTAACTGCATTCTTTTTTAATTCATCGTAACCCTGTGGCTGTGCGCCTGGAGGTTTAAATCTGTGCTCGTGTACAAGATATTCAACAATTTTAAAAACATAAAGTTTAGGAATCTTTGCCCTGTTATTGTTTCCAGGCTGTGGCTTTAAATTGAATACCTGTGTTTCAATTCTAAACCATTTTTTAAATCCCATTTTGTCTGAAGGCGCCGTTGTGTTTGTTTTACAAAATTCGCTCATCAACAATACTTCTGTAATAGCATTAACTATTGTTGTGCCTTGGCCAAATTTAAAAACTTTATCCTTAGGATCGTAGACGTTGTCTTTTCTAGAGTTAGGCTTGTCTGGGTCTTTTTGTATTTGATCTTTAGGTTTTAATTGACTGTCTCCGCCAGTGTCTAGGTCAAATCCCATTTTTGATTTACCTATATCGTTTAAAGATTCTGAATTCTGCACGAGCATTTTTACAGATCCTGCTGTGCCGCCCACAGAGTTACTACTTTTGTTTAATGTTAATTTTTCTTGAACTTTTTTATCTTTTGATTCCGACGATGGATTAACTGTTGCTGATTGTCCAGCATCATCTTGAATTTCTGTAGATGATATCTGTGCGCCGTCTTTAGGAAAGATTATAACAATTTCGTCTGGAACATATTCTTCTTTGCCTGTTTCACTTCCTTGTTTGGCCATTTCTTTTGTACGCTCATTGGCCCATCTTTGCAGACTATTAGTACCCGACTGTAATATTTCCTGAACTGTTGTGCCGCTGATTTTTATATCTGATTTTAATGTGTTTACTTCGTCTGACAGTGCAGATTCGTTGTAAGGAATGGCTGTGCATTTATATCGACAACCAGAGGCAGAAATATCCATTTCTATCTGTCCCCAAGTAAAAGGAATGTGTCGATTTAAAACGTCGTCTACAGGAATAATATTTCCTGCGCTGTCATAGCCAATAAATTCTATGGTTAACAAAAAAGGCATTTCTGTATAGTTAACCATCATACCTTGATCCGATTGTGCGGCGGCGGCTAATTGTAATGTCTGTAAAAACATTCCTAAACTATAAGGTTCAAATATTTCAAAACTTATATTTGTAGAGTTTGTTCCTTTAGTTCTTTTATCGTAGGTTATTAAACTACCTATTTCAATGTTGTCAATATAAAAGTCGTATTTTCCTGTTGGGTTTGCCGCTGAAGTATATGCAGTCATAACTCTGTTGTCGGGTCTGCCTGCACCGCTACGTAAAATAATCTGTCCTAGTTGATTATTTTTATAACTTGTAGATGATTCTGGAAAATTTATTTGTTCACTAGTTAAAGCACTAATTGTAAAAATGCTGTTATAGGAAGAAAATTTTTCCAGTACATTTCGTTTAATACCGATACTGTCTGTTAAAGGCATATTATAATCCTAACACATCGAATAAACTAGATTTTTTAGGAATGTAAATTTTTACTCCAGATCTAAAATCAAAAATTGGATCTTTTATAGTGTCCATATTACGTTGCATGAACACCCACCATAATTTAGTAGAGCCATACAAGTCATATGCTAATAAATCAGGTCTGTGATTGTACTGCGGTTCAATTGTATAAACCCAATCGTCTGGCTCTGCACTAACTGGGCGCACATTGATAGGTGCAAGAAATCCTGGAAGTTCTTGTGTTTTAAACCACGGGCTTTTATTGTTATACGTTACCATTAAATGAATCCTGATTTATTGTTACCTGAACCAAGTACATAGTCTCCTTTGATAAACTTATCAAGGCTAAAGTTTCTAACTTGTTCTCTACTGTACAATGGCTGTACTGTAACTGTAATTGTACTTTTAACTGGTGCCCACGCGACACCTTGTCCTACGCTGGATCCTGGAATGTTAATTCCAACTAAAGATGCTGCCTTTGATACTACACCTGCACTAGGTGCGCCGGCAGATAGTCCTGTAGAAATATAATCACAATCATTAGGTAATTCTATTGAAAAGTTTGTAACTACCACAGGCACATCTTTGAATACATAATCTCCGTATCCGTTAAGTTTTAATACTGGAGGAGGTGCTCCTGCATTTGTGTCAGAACCGAATGCCATCTTTGTTACTGATTTTAGATAATGTACTGCGGCAATCCAGTATGCGGCTTCCACAGCATCTTCGCAGAAAAACTGTCCTGTAATTGTCATTGCATCAACTTTGCTGTTTTCATAAGACAAGAAAGGATAATTATTGTGTACAGGTGTCATTGGCTGGTAGTTTGCCGTATGTTGCATCTGTATTGAGGGCGTAAAAGGAAACACCATACCATTGGTTTCTATCAACGGACGCATAATAGAACTAGATTTATATGCTGGGTTAGTTGGGAGGCTTAAACGCACTCTCCAATCTCTACTTGCAGATGAACTAAAAATTGCAGATGCTGGATTACTTTTTGCGCCTGTTTCTCCGCCCGGGAGTAAATTAACGCTACGTAATGCCGCGCCAAACCCTTCCGTTTTTAATGTGTTTACCGTATTCCCGATAGTACCCAATGTACCGGCTACAGAGCCAGCAATAGATCTAGCACCGCTAACAAAATTGTTTAAGTCTAATGGCATTTTTGGTTATCCTTGTTAAACATATTTATTGACTTTATTAAGTGCATAGTTTATAATTTATAGTGAGGAGTCATAATTATAATGAAAAAAGTTAACTACCTGAATAACAAAGATTTGTTATCCGAGATACACAAAAGTAAGAACTCTTACTGTAGTTTTGTTAAGCCAGAGTACCATCAATACGACTTAATACTACCAAGTTTAGAAAAAATTAACATTAGAACCATCGCAGAAGCCAAAAGAGTTAAGGCTAAACGACAGCAACAACAAGCATTTGAAGCGGCTAAAGCCGTAAACCCCAAAGTTAAAGTAGCCGAGTTTGAAGTAGATTATAAGAAAATTGAAAAAACTGATTTAGTTTTTAGAATTATGACTTACGATCACATTCCGCTAGAACCTGGGCGTAAACGTACACCAAAAAGTCAGGCGGATCATAGAGAGAAAGTAAATTTTCCAGCGTTCCAGCACTGGAAATTTGACGACAATGACGAACTAATATGTGTAGGTAAAAGCCACTGGAAGGGCGGAATGATTAAGGGCAAGTTCAGTAAAGATCATGGTCAAATTACAGACACACTAGCCCGTATGTATATCAAACTCTGCGAACGATATGCTACCAGAGGTAACGTTAGAGGTTATACTTACAATGACGAAATGAAGGGTCAAGCAATCCTTCAACTTACACAAATAGGATTACAATTTGATGAAAGCAAAAGTGATAACCCTTTCGCATATTTTACCGCGGCAGTCACGAATTCGTTTGTCCGTGTCATTAATATCGAAAAGAAAATGCAAAACATCCGAGACGATATCTTGCAAGAAAATGGTATGAACCCAAGTTACACCCGTATGATTAATCAAGAATACGATAACGCAATGAAACGAGAGAATACACCGGCCGCAGAAGATTGACACGGCTGTTGTATTTTTGCTATAATAACCAAAAAGGATTATAATGTTTAAAAAAGTTGCGTGTTTTACAGACATACACTTTGGATTAAAATCGAACTCTAGTACACATAATCAGGACTGCGAAGAATTCGTAGATTGGTTTATTGCTGAGGCTAAAAAGGAAGGATGTGATACTGGCATCTTCCTAGGCGATTGGCATCACAATCGAAACAGTCTTAATATGTTGACTATGCACAGTTCAATCCGCTGTTTAGAAAAACTGGGCAAGGCATTTGATCAGTTTTACTTCTTTCCAGGCAATCACGACTTATACTATAAGGATAAGCGTGATGTACACTCAGTTGACTGGGGCAGACATATTCCAGGAGTAACTGTTATCAGCGAAATTACTACCATAGATGATGTTACACTAGTTCCTTGGTTAGTAGGCGATGAGTGGAAAAAGATGGAAAAGTTAAAAAGTCGTTATGTGTTTGGACACTTTGAACTTCCGTTGTTTATGATGAACGCAATGGTGCAGATGCCGGACCACGGTGAGTTACAGGCCAGCAACTTTAAGAACCCTGAATATGTATTCAGCGGGCACTTTCATAAACGCCAAGCAAAAGAAAATATTGTTTACATTGGTAATGCGTTTCCGCACAACTATGCAGATGCTTGGGACGACGACAGAGGCATGATGATTTTAGAACACGGAAAGAAGCCTGTGTATAAAGTTTGGAACGATGCTCCTAAGTTTAAGACTGTAAAACTGAGTCAACTTATTGACGAATCCGAAACACTAATTCTTCCTAAAACATATCTACGTGTAGGTATTGATATTGATATTAGTTTCGAAGAAGCCAGTTTTATTAAAGAAACATTTATGGCTCAGGAAAATATCAGAGAACTTACATTAATTCCTGAGAAGAAAGACGTAGAAATTAACACTAACCTTGATGTCCAACAGTTTGAAAGTGTAGATCAAATTGTTAGTAATCAAATTGCCAGCATACAAAGCGACACATACGATCCTAAAGTATTACTCGCGATTTATAATAACCTATGATTAGAATAAAAGACTTAACAGTTAAAAATTTCATGAGTGTAGGTAATGCTACACAGGCAGTAGATTTTGGTAAAGAACAACTTACCCTCGTCTTAGGCGAGAACTTGGACCAAGGAGGTGACGATTCCGGCTCTCGAAACGGCACGGGTAAGACCACTATCGTAAATGCACTAAGTTATGGGCTTTACGGACAGGCGTTGACTAACATTAAGAAGGATAATCTTATTAACAAGATTAATTCTAAGAATATGTTAGTTACTGTTGAGTTTGAAAAAGACGGACGTTTATACAGAATCGAACGTGGGCGCAAACCTAACATATTAAAATTCTATGTCGACGAGCAAGAACAAGAAAATGCAGATGTAGATGACGAAGGTCAAGGCGATAGTCGAGAAACACAGAAAGATATTGATGAATTACTAGGCATGAGTCATGATATGTTCAAGCACATTGTTGCATTGAACACTTATACTGAGCCATTTCTTAGTATGCGGGCCAACGACCAGCGTGTAATTATTGAACAATTACTAGGTATTACACTTTTAAGTGAAAAAGCAGAAACTCTCAAAGAGCAAGTACGTATTACTAAAGAAGAAATTACACAGGAAAGTGCTAGAATTGATGCTGTAAAGAAAAGCAATGATAAAATTCAAGAAAGCATCGACAGTTTAAAATTAAAACAAGCGGCTTGGCAACGTAGTAAAGATGCAGACATTAGTAAAATACAAAAAGCCATAGATGAGCTGGCTGGCGTGGATATTGATGCAGAAATTGCACAGCATGAAAAGTTAAAAGTATATGACGAACAAGCGGCTAGAATTAAAAGTCTTAACAAAGAAAAGGCTACCTTAGAAACTGCTGTGATGCAGGCTGATAAAACTGTACGAAAGTATCAGAAAGAAGTAGAACGACTAGAACACAAGACTTGTCCTGCGTGTGAACAAGAACTGCACGATCATAAACATGAAGAAATGATTAAAGCGGCAGAGAAAAATCTCGCTGATGCAGATACATACTTGTCCAAGGTAGCGGGAGATCTCGAGTTGATTATAAAGGAACTTGAGTCTATTGGAGACATCAACGGTCGTCCACAGACTTTCTATGACACACTAAACGAAGCCTATAATCATAGGTCTAATTTAGATAGCCTTGCTGTACAATTAAAAAATAAACAAGAAGAACGCGATACTTACCAAGAGCAGATTACTGAATTAGAGAATACTGCACTTCAAGAAGTAGCGTGGGACTCTGTTAACAGTTTAAATCTAATGAAAGAGCATCAAGAGTTTTTATTAAAACTGTTAACTTCAAAAGATTCGTTTATTCGTAAGAAGATTATAGATCAAAATCTTGCTTACTTGAATAACCGTCTGACTTATTACCTTGATAAGGTGGGTCTACCTCACACCGTTGTATTCCAAAATGACCTAACGGTAGAAATAACCCAACTCGGGCAGGACTTAGATTTTGATAACCTGTCACGAGGAGAAAGGAATCGCTTAATCTTAGGATTGTCGTGGGCGTTCCGCGATGTCTGGGAATCATTATACCAGAACATTAATCTCTTATTCATAGATGAACTTATCGATAGCGGTATGGACGCCAATGGCGTTGAAAACTCTCTGGGTGTTTTGAAGAAAATGGGCAGAGAACGTAATAAGAACATCTATCTAATTTCTCATAGGGATGAATTAGTGGGTCGAGTGAACAACGTGCTCAAGGTAATAAAAGAAAACGGGTTCACAAGTTATGCTAACGACATAGAAGTTTATGACTGACGACATCAAAGACGACACTCACGACCAGTTAGTTAAAGCGTTTATCGAATATTCACGCTGGAACGAACGATTTGAACGTTATGGATACTTTGCATCCAGTCAACAGGCTCGCGAATATCTGCGAGACATACGCGATTTATGCACAAAAAGGCGAATGGAAATACAGGCACAGCGGCGATTAAACAAAAAGGCCAAAACGACACAAGATGATTCAGAGTAACTGGTATATATGTGCATGTCGTGGCACTATCAAAATGTATTAGTTGAAGAAATACCCGAAGGCGTTATAGGCTTTGTTTATCTCATCACTAACAACCAATCTGGACAGAAATATATAGGCAAAAAACTAGCACAGTTTAAGCGTACAAAACCACCACTCAAAGGCAAAAAACTCAAAAGACGTAGCACAGTAGAAAGCGATTGGCGCGAATATTGGGGCTCATCTGAGAGATTACAAGCAGACGTCCACGCACTAGGTCCAGAAAAATTCACAAGAGAAATACTTTATTTTTGCAAATCCAAGGCAGAAATGTCTTATCTAGAGGCAAGAGAGCAGTTCGAACGTAGGGTTTTAGAAACTGACGACTACTATAACGGTATTATTAATGTTAGAGTAGGCGGATCAAATATACTAAGACAGCGTTTATTAGAACAAGCACAGGCAAAATCAAACGGTTAATGGCTAGCGCAGGCTAAATTCGTGCGCTCTATACCTGGACCTCGGGTCGCAGGGACGGAATTCTCTTGCCGTTAAGAGTACTCAGCAACTATCCTTAACAGGACGAGGATCGCAAATTGCCGCGGTTTTGCTGTTTTAAGAAGAAAAGGCTCAAGGAGAGGAGAAAAACCTCACGTAAGCAAGTATGATAGCGTATATTTGTTTACCGCCGTTGTGATAAGACGGAGCTCGTGGTACCGGACAACCGCCACTGTAATGCTCTAACGCTGTGTGACATTGTGCAACTCGGATAATGTTTTTAACTTTGCCCTGTGCGGGCGAAGTGTGACTGAACAATCTGGATAATGCTAAAGTGCTTCGCACTTAATAATGCTCTATAATTAAAATAAAACAAATAGTTCGAGCGAAGCGATGAACAGATGAACGCAGTGAATCTTGAAGTATTAGAAAAAGGGTAATCCTGATTTCTTAGTAGTTTCTAAATTCTCTTTGATAATATTCGATATGATTTCACGATCTTCATAGGATAATGCAAATGCGTCATCTATGGTGATGCTACCTCTCATATACCAGCACAATTTAAACAATTCGGTTCTTATGGACTTTGCTTCTTTATCTAGCCCCTCAACTACTCTTAGTGCGTCTTCGAGTGTTAGGCTGAAGAGCTTTACGCGAAAAAATTTGAAGCGTCTAGTCCTATAGGAGTTTCAAATTCAGCAGGAGCACCTTGAGCTTGCTCTTCTGCTGTAGTTTGAATTTTAAACGACGGCATTTGAAACTTAATGCGTTGTTTTTCCAAGTGATCGATGATTTTAGTATAAAATTCTTTGTCAGCATTATCGATAAACTCTTTAATAAATGCTGGATCACTTACTTCGCCTTCAGGCGTAACAACTTTGACTAATCCATTGGCCACTGATCTCATGGTAATTTCAGTTAATGCTTTAAAACTCTTATTAAATTGAGCAATCTTTTGTTCTTCTGTTAGTTCTTGACTGTTAACAATAGTAAAAATTCGTTGTTCTTCTAAACTTTTTAAAGAACTTTTAGTAAATTCTTCATAGGATAATGGACGTAAAAATGCAGTTAATTCATCATTAATTCGAACTTCTGGATCAAATGTAGCATCTAACAGTTTATCTAACGCTAATCGTAGGTCAGTAGTATACGTTTTTGTTTCTGATATGTTTGGAATAGCAATATCTACATCAATTTGTTCGCCATATGTTGCAATACGAATAGCAATTAATATAGCATCAATATCAATACTAGGAATTGCCCAGGCATTTTTAATATTAGGCATACAACTTTGAATAACATCAACAGTACTTTGACCATTTAACAATGCGTCTGGTGTTTTAATAGAAATTTCATCTCTAGCAGTCATAGCATAAACTGGAAACTCCATATTTTGTGTAGGTTCTAACGTGCCTGGTGGATAAAAATTACCAGAACTAGGCAAACGAACATAGAGCTTCGGTTGTCTAAAGTACTTCTTCAACGGGTTTTGCGGTACTGCTACTTGATTTTCCATGTGTTTTTACTCCAACTAAATAATATACTGCTGTGTCATTATATTTATATACGCAGTTTTTGACGGAAAAATTATGTCAGTAAAAGCCATAGTTCCTGGAGTAGGAACAGTTATTGTAGAAAACGCTGCCGAAGACTCGACTCTTAGACAGATACTTGCGGCAATTAATAAAAGCGGAATACCTGCAGGCGGAAAACCTGGTGCCACGCCCGGCGGTGGCGGTGGCGCAGGAGACAATGATGCTCGGGCTGAGCAAATGCGAAAAGGTGCTGAAACTGAAAAAGAATATAAGGCACGAATGAAACTAGCAGGAGATGCTGTATCTCTTGGTGCAGACTCATTTGCTAAAACATTTTCAAATACTACTCCTACAATTAAAGATTTTTCTGGTGTACTGGCACAAATGCCCGGCGCAAACATCAAGGGCGTTAGCGATGTAGTTCAGCAATTTGGCGGAACATTAGAAGATCAAATACAAATTTTTAGAACACTAAGTGGATCTGGTATTGACTTAGGTGATTCATTGTTACAAGCACAACTATCAGCAGGTGAAGCAAGACTTCCTTTAGAAATTTTTGGAAAAACTGTAAAAGAAAACAGCCAATCGCTGGCTATGGCGTTTGGATCTGCCACTGCTGGTGCTACTAAGTTTGCTGAAACACAAGGCAAGTTTATGGCACAGAGCGGTCAAAAATTTGCCGCGCTTGGATTTAGTATGGATGAACTAGCAACATATAATGCTAGTTACATGGAACAACAACAACGCAACGGTCGCTTGTCAAAGATGAGCACTGATGAAATTGTTGCAGGTCAAGAAAAATATAACGAAGAACTAGACAGACTATCAAAGGCAACAGGATTATCTAGACAACAGATAGATGAAGCCAATAAATCATCTCAACGTGATGCTAGAATGAAATTAGCATTAGGCAAATTAGATGCAGACCAACAGGCGGCAGTTAATGCTAAAATTAAACAGTTAGAACAACTAGATCCAACTGGTAAAATGGCCGCAGGCTTTAAAGATATTATTGCTGGCGGTGGTGTTGCTGTAACTGCTGAAGCAAGACAATTTGCATTGACAATGCAAAGTGCAGGCGTTGATGCTAGTAAAATGGGCCGAGAAATTTTTAACGGATCTAAGTCTGCTGTCGACGATATGAACGCTGGATTTAGTAAAGCCGCCAAAGCCAGCGAAAATATCAGCGAAGGCGAAAGAAGAACAGCCGCCGCAATGGCAACTATGGGTCAAATGACTCCAATGTTAGGTAAAGCAGTATTACAAGGCATGGGCGACTCGCAAAAAGCAGCCGCAATGGCCAAGGAAGAACAAGAAAAACGTCTGGCTGCATCTAAGACAGACCCAACAAGAGCAGTAGCAGGTTTAGATCAGACATTAACTAATGTACAAAATTCATTTAAGAAGTCATTTATTGAAAGTGGCGTACTAGATTTAACCGCAACTGGATTAAAATCGGCGGCAAGTGGTGCAGAAGCAGCCGCTGAAAAATTTGCTAAGTTAGATCCAGCCGCAAGAATTCCAGTATTGTTTGGAGCCGCACTAGGTAAAGAGATTGCAGATGCTCTTATTAAGGCTGGTGTAGGTACTGCAATAGGTTATGCTGGTGCAAAAGCCGCTGGCATGGATTATAAAAAATATGAAGAAATGAAAAAAGGTGGCGGTGAACCTAAAGGTGGTGAACCTAAAACTCCTAAAGGAGAACCAGTTAAGCCAGGAGCAGCCGCAGAAGCCGCAGAAGATGTTGCAAAAGCCGGAAAACTAGAAAAAATTGTTTCCACTATAAAGAATCCATGGGCCTGGGCAATAGCAACAACAGCAGGATTAATCATTTATAAAGATGAAGTTGTTGATTTTCTAACTCCAGACTTTTTAAAGACAAAAACAAATGCGGCCGCTAATGCACAAACGGAAAATACTAAAAATACAGTACCTGGTGCAGAAATACCAAAAGCAAATGCACCAAAACCTCCAGAGACAAATGCTGCCGAACCTGTAGCAAAGTTAAATCAAGAAGTTAATGCACTTAAAACGGCATTAAAGGATGTAGATTATTCAAAATTAATGTTCCCAGAGGCAGTGGGTTCAAGTATCGATGCAGGTGTTATTAAATTAAAAAATCTTAGAGAAGAAATTACTACAACAACTAGTGCATTTAAAGATTTGAATAACACTAATTTAGATCAACTGAATAATAACATTAATAAATTAAGCGAAACCATCAAGAGCTCTATGAAGTCTGAGCAAAAAGAAGGAGCACCTGGAAACGTAAAAGTATCCGATGCGTCCAGCAAAGAGATGGTAGACCTGTTAAATCAGTTAAATATGAATATGAGTCAATTAGTCTCACATCAATCAGACGCTGTGGATTATTTGAGCAAGACAGCCAAATACACTAGACAAACTTCAAATAATAGTGCATAATAGGAATTAATAATGAGTTGGAAAAGACATTTCTCTCCAGTAACAACAGGCAACGTTAGCCCGATATCCGGCGCAGGCGGAAAGCCTGGTCCTGCACGATCCAACTATAGTTCCTATCTTCCAGATGTTTACACTGGTAGTCCAAATCGTGTTGAGCGTTATATGCAGTACGACACCATGGATTGGGACAGCGAAGTTAATGCCGCATTGGACATTCTAGCAGAGTTTTGCACACAGAAAAATAAAGAAAACGGTACACCGTTTACATTACAATTTAGAAATCGTGCTACAAATTCTGAAATTAAAATTTTAAAGGAATACCTACAACAGTGGACTAAGTTACAAAAACTTGATACACGTATGTTCCGTATTGCACGTAACTTGTTCAAATACGGCGACGGATTCTTTGTACGCGATCCAGAAACACAAAAATGGTATTACGTTGATCCGGGTAAAGTTGTAAAGATTATTGTTAACGAAAGCGAAGGCAAGAAGCCAGAACAATACGTTATCCGCGACTTAAACATTAATTTACAGGATTTAGTTGTAACACAGATTAATCCTAATACACAAAATCAACAGCCTGGTGGTGCCGCTTATACACAAGGCGGCAGCGGTGCTCGCGGTATGACAGGATCATATCCTCAGCAGTCAGGAACACGTTTTAGCAAAAGTCAAAATGAATTTGCTATTGATGCTAAACACGTTGTACATCTTAGTCTAAGTGAAGGCTTAGACAACAATTATCCTTTTGGTAATTCGCTGTTAGAATCTGTTTTTAAAGTTTACAAACAGAAAGAATTACTGGAAGATGCTATTATTATCTATCGTATTCAACGTGCTCCAGAGCGTAGAATTTTCTACATTGACGTAGGCAATATGCCTAGTCACTTGGCCATGAGCTTTGTTGAAAGAGTTAAAAATGAGATTCATCAAAGACGTATTCCTAGTAGTACAGGCGGTGGCAGTGCTATTGATAGTGCTTACAATCCGTTGTCTATCAATGAAGACTACTTCTTTCCACAGACAGCAGAAGGTCGTGGAAGTAAAGTTGAAACGCTACCGGGCGGTACTAACCTGGGCGAAATCGACGACTTAAAGTATTTTACTAACAAGTTAATGCGAGCTCTACGTATTCCTAGCAGTTACTTGCCTACAGGCGCAGATGACAGTCAAGCGGCATTTAATGATGGACGTGTAGGTACAGCATACATTCAAGAACTACGTTTTAACAAATATTGCGAGCGTTTACAAACGTTAATGATCAGTACATTTGATACAGAATTTAAATTATTCTTGTATAACAAAGGTGTAAACATTGACTTTAGTTTGTTTGATATTCGTTTCCAAAGTCCACAAAACTTTGCCGCATATCGTCAAGCAGAGTTAGACAATCAACGTATCAGTACTTTTGCACAGGTAGTAGCATTGCCATTTATTGCTAAACGGTTTGCACTAAAACGTTTCTTAGGTATGACAGACGAAGACTTAGCAGAAAACGAACGTCTGTGGAAAGAAGAAAGCGGTATGGCCAAGTCTAACGCAATGGATGCCGCAGGAGAATTGCGTACAGCAGGTGTAAGCCCAACGGGCATTGCCGCAGATGCTAGTGCTATGGCAGGAGAAACACCAGCACCCGAAGGTATGGCACCTGAAGCAGGAGCAGAAGGCGGTGCGCCAGCACCAGGTGCCGCTCCCGCGCCAGCCGCTCCACCAGCATAAATAATAATATGATCCTACGCGAACTATTTTATTTTAATCGTGAAACTGCTGAACTAGAGCAGGACGACAAGTACATGGCTAAACGTGATACTGATGTCCTTAATGGTTTAGAAGACACACGCAAGACTCGTTTAACTCTTGGTCAAATCAACGAGTTACGTAGAGCATCCGACCAACACGTCAAAGAAACTCAAGCAGAGCTAGAATTTATCGCTCGAATGTACGCGGCACCTCCACCAGCCGCTTGATAAATTAATACATGAATCACGCCTTTGTGTTAGGCAATGGTCGTAGCCGTATGGCCATTGAACCTAACAGACTAAAAGCTCTTGGCAAATTATACGGCTGTAACGCATTGTACAGGGACTGTGACCCAGATTATCTAGTGGCAGTAGATGCCAAAATGGTATTGGAAATCACAGATAAAGCAGTACACAGGCGTATCCCAGTATGGACTAACGTCAATACAAAACTTAAAAATATCTACGATTTAAACTTTTTTAACCCGTCAAAAGGCTGGAGTAGTGGGCCTACAGCACTATGGCTGGCCAGTACACACGGCTACGATACAATCTATATTCTAGGCTTTGACTATAAAGGAATCAACGATAAACTAAACAACGTTTACTCGGATACTCCTAACTACAGACGCAGTACAGAACCTGCTACATTTCATGGTAACTGGCAACGTCAAACCGAATCTGTTATTAAAGAATTTACTGATACTAAATACATTAGAATTACTGAACCTGGTGCATTAGAGTTCGGGTGGCAGAAATACAAAAATTATAGTACAATGACTTATGATGAGTTTAAGTCTGTGATATTTTATTAAAATTTCGTATTTTGAACCGGTTTGCACCGGTTTTTTTATATACATAGTAAATACATCGACAGCCTTGCGGGTGAATAACCCCATCACATATATAGGAGAACATAAATGACTGATCGCGCAAAGTTCGAGCAGATGCTTGAATATCTAATTAATGAAGACAAACAAAAAGCCGAAGAATTGTTCCACGAACTAGTGGTAGCAAAATCTCGCGAAATTTACGAAAACTTGTTGGACGATGATCTACAATTTGATCAACCAGCAGAAGAAGCATTTGGTTTAGAAGCTCAAGACGAGCCAGCAGCCGATTTACTAAGCGATATCGATGCCGATGAACCAGAAGATGACATGGACGGTGGCGAAGGTGGCGATGAAGAGCCAGCAACTGTAGGCGACCTAGACCTAATGAAACAAGACATTATCGATGCACTAACCGCAGAATTTGAACAAATGATGGGTGGTGACAAAGGTGAAGAAGGCGGCGACGAATTCCCAGCAGGTGGATCAGAAGAAGGTCCAGAAGCACCTGAAGGCGAAGAAGGCGGCGAAGAAGAAGAAACTAAAGAAGACTACGTTGTAGAATACGTAGAAAAAGTAAGTGCTCCAAAGCACGGTGACAACGGTGCTAACACTAAGTCAATCGTAGCCGGTAAGAACGATATGGGTGGCACAGTTGCTAATATCGCTAAAGGCGGCGAAAGCAACAAAGGTGGTACACAAGGTGGTTTAGCAAATCCATCAACAAAGGATTTGAATTCAGGTAACGTTAATGTGCCTGGTTCAAAAAATGCGACAAAACTTAATGCTCAAAGCAAAGGTCATGGCGCAGAGAAGAAAGGCGCAGGCGAAAGCGGCGCTGATACCAAGAGTATCATTGGTAGCAAAGGTTAATTAGGGTCTAATCTAGATGAGTAATTTCTACTTACGTGAGAACCTAACATTCGACCAAGCCCGAATGGTTGTGGAGTCGGATGGCGACGGAGGCAAAAACCTTTATATGAAGGGTATTTGTATCCAGGGCGGCATTCGTAACGCAAATCAGCGTGTGTATCCTGTGAGCGAAATCGGCAGGGCTGTCAAAACACTAAACGACCAGATCACTGGTGGATATTCAGTTCTTGGCGAAGTAGATCATCCAGACGACTTAAAAATTAACCTAGACCGTGTAAGCCATATGATTACAGAAATGTGGATGGATGGCCCAAATGGTTACGGTAAACTTAAGATTCTTCCAACCCCAATGGGACAATTAGTGAAAACTATGTTGGAAAGTGGTGTTAAGTTAGGAGTTAGTTCGCGCGGATCCGGAAACGTCAAAGAAGACGGATCCGGTGAAGTGTCAGATTTCGAGATTATTACAGTTGATGTAGTAGCTCAACCATCAGCCCCGGGTGCGTATCCAACGCCCATTTATGAGCATCTCATGAATAGTAAGGGCGGATATAAGGCACTAAGAATAGCACAAGAAGTACAAGGCGACGCAAAGGCACAGCAATACTTAAAAGAAAGCCTATTAAAAATAATAGGCGGACTCCAATAACAAGGGAGAATCACAATGTTGGATGCACTTAAATCATTATTTGAAAACAACGTGATTTCCGAAGAAATCAAAGCAGACATCGAGTCTGCTTGGAACGCCAGAATCGCTGAAAACCGCGAACAGGCTACTCAACAACTACGCGAAGAATTCGCGCAAAAATACGAACATGACAAACAAGTAATGGTCGACGCAATCAATAACATGATTGAAGATCGTTTATCTGTCGAAATCCAAGAGTTTACAGAAGATCGCGCACAACTAGCAGAGGCGAAAGCCAAGTATGCTGTTGCTATTCGCGAACACTCAAGTAAACTTAACGAGTTTGTATTGACTTCTCTTGCTAGAGAAATTTCTGAACTTCACGAAGATCAGAAAGTAATGGCTGAGAATTTTAGTAAGTTAGAGCAGTTTGTAGTCGAAGCATTGGCTAAGGAAATTGCAGACTTCTATGATGACAAGAAAGACTTGGCAGAAACCAAAGTTAAACTTGTTAAAGAAGCAAAAGAACAATTTGCTCAACTTAAGAGCAAGTTTGTAAAGACTTCAGCAGAATTAGTTGAATCTGTTGTAAAACAAGGTCTTGAGAAAGAGATTACTCAACTTAAAGAAGATATCGACCAAGCTCGTCAAAACGACTTTGGACGTAAGATTTTTGAAGCATTTACAACTGAGTATCAATCTAGTTTGTTGAACGAGAAATCAGAGACAAGCAAGTTACTCAAAGTAATCGCAGAAAAAGAACAAAAACTCGCAGAAGCACAGAGCATTATTTCTGAAAAGCAACAGTTGGTAGAAAGCAAAGAGCAAGAAGTTGCTCGCGCACAAGAAGCCGCTGAACGTAAAGAAGTAATGAGTGAACTTCTAAATCCTCTAAACAAGGACCAAAAAGACATCATGAGCGAGTTACTAGAAAGTGTGCAAACTGCAAAACTACGTACTAGTTTCGACAAGTACTTACCAGCAGTATTGAGTGGTAGCACACCGGAGAAGAAGAAGGCTCTTGTAGAGGCAAAAGAAATCACAGGCAACAAAGAAACCCATAGCATTAGTAGTGCTAATAGCCAGGCCGATGTAATTGACATCCGTCGCCTTGCTGGATTAAAATAAGGAGAATTTAAATGTCAGAACTACTAGAAAGCCGCTGGCAAGAAACTAAAGAGGCACTATTAGAAGGCCTTCAAGGTACCAAGCGTAGCGTAATGGGAGTTACTTTAGAGAATACTCGTAAGTATCTTTCAGAATCTGCGTCAACTGGTGCTACTTCTGCCGGTAACGTCGCAACCCTTAACCGCGTGATCCTTCCAGTGATCCGTCGTGTTATGCCAACAGTTATTGCCAACGAATTAGTTGGTGTACAACCAATGACTGGTCCAGTTGGTCAAATCCATACTCTACGTGTTCGCTACAGCGATACACTAAGTGGTACATATGGTGCTACCGCTGGTGAAGAGGCTCTAAGCCCATTCAAGATTGCAGAAGGTTATTCTGCAAATAACGGATCTGCTACTACAGCCGCCGCAACTGCCGCATTAGAAGGTGTTGCTGGTAAGCGTATGAGCATCCAAATCTTGAAGCAAACAGTTGAAGCCAAGACTCGTAAATTGTCTGCACGTTGGACATTCGAGGCTGCTCAAGATGCACAAGCCCAACAAGGTATTGACATCGAAGCAGAAATCATGGCTGCTCTTGCTCAAGAAATCACTGCTGAAATCGACCAAGAAGTTCTAGGTTCCCTAGCAACTCTTGCAACATCTAACGGTAACAACCAAGCATTTGACCAGGCAACAGTATCTGGTACAGCAACATTCGTTGGTGACGAACACGCCGCTTTGGCAGTTCTAATCAACCGTGCCGCTAACGTTATCGCACAACGTACACGTCGTGGTGCTGGTAACTGGGCCGTTGTTAGCCCATACGCATTAACAATCCTTCAAAGTGCAACAACTTCTGCGTTCGCAAGAACAACAGAAGGTACTTTCGAAGCACCTACAAACACTAAGTTTGTTGGTACATTGAACAATGCTATGAAGATCTATGTTAACACATACGCATCTGACAGCGCATCAGTATTAGTTGGTTACAAAGGTTCTAGCGAATCTGACGCAGCCGCTTTCTACTGCCCATACGTTCCATTGATGAGCTCTGGCGTTGTATTAGACCCAACATCATTCGAACCAGTCGTGTCTTTCATGACTCGTTATGGATATGTTGAGTTGAACAACACAGCATCATCTCTTGGTAACGCGGCTGATTACTTAGGTACAGTTAGTATCTCTAACGCTACATTCCAGTAATCAACACTTAACAAGTGTAACAAGAAAAGGACTCTTCGGAGTCCTTTTTCTTTTGTGGCTAAATACAATGTCTAAATTATATTCGCATTAGCGAACTTATGCAGAATCCCTCTGCGTAGACCTAAAACGTCAACATAAGGAGAAAACAAATGGGACGTCCATTAAAGAAAGATGTATACGGTACTAAAGTTACTCGTTCATTTACTACATCACAAGCAGGTATTTTAGTTCAAGGTTACTTCGGCGGTTCATTAGCCAGTGACTATCAAATTGTTAAACAACGTGGCAAGAGCACATACGTTGTTTTAAAAACATCCGATGATGCATTTACTGAAGCAGAAAGCATCAGTTCTATTACAGGTACTAACTTAAAAGTTGGTAAACTAGTTTCTGGAACACCAGCAGCCAATGGTGAAATTCGTATTTTAGGTTCTACAACTGGTCAAACTCCTGGTACTACTGCTATTGCTAAATTAACTAAGCGCCTTGCTTATGACTTTAGCGGTAACAAGTACAAGTGGTATTTAGATAACGATTCGTCAGCAGACGTATTAGTATTGATTGCAGTTTAATATAAGGGACTTAGGTCCCTTATTAAGGATTACACATGGCAAGAATAGTTAAAGTACAAGACACCGATTATAAGATATCAGTTAATTCTGGCGGAACAATTACGCTGAATACTGGTGATCAAATTGGTACGGTTCTTGTCACCGGTGATTTAACTGTATTAGGTAATACAACATCCATACAAACAGTCAACGTTGAAATAGAAGATAAAATTATTCTATTAAACAGAGGCGAAAGCGGCGCAGGTATTAGTCCAACAGGACTAGGAGAAGCGGGTATTCAAATATCTCGCGGATCAAGACCTGATGTTTTTTTAGTTTTTGATGAATCAAAAAACTGGTTAGATACACAATCTGGTACAACACGTAGCGGACTGTTTGTTGCTAAAAATGAAACTGATGATTTAATTGGAATACAGACTAATTCCATTACTACTGCTGGATATAATTTAAACTTGTTAGGAACAGGAACGGCTGTAGTTAACGTTACTGGCACAGTAAACTATGAAGAACAAGTTTTAGATTATACAGCACCTGGCCTTCCTCCGATTGATCCAGATATTATTCCTAACATTCAAGCAGTTACAGATTATGTAGGTAGTTACTTTACATTAAATCCGCCTTACAAATTACAAGATAGTGCTAAGATTGGCGGCGTAACAGTATTGTATGATTCTTATTTGGAAATTAGTGACTTTGAAGCAGATGGTGGCCCAAGTAATTTAACATTAACTTTAGATAATGTAATTAATGCCGCTTGGTTTGTAGACAGATTTGAAGTACAGAATTTAAAGTTTTATAATGCTACTATTGAAAGTAGATTAAGTAACGAAGATTTAGTTTTACGCAGTGACGGTACAGGTTGCGTAGGTGTCGATGACCATTTTAAATTATACCTACAAACAGAAGATCCAGGAAGCGTAGCCGATGGTGTAAAACTTTATGCTAAGAATGAAGCCCAAGGTGGCACAGGATTGTTCTTTGTAAACTCAGAGAACAAGCAAGATGAATTAATAAGTAAACGTAAAGCAATCGTTTACAGTATGATATTTTAAGGATAGAACATGGCAATCACAAGCAATTTAGTAACTACACTAGGCAGTGCAATTTATACTGCCCCTGGCACTGTTGGTTCTGATGACAGAGAATATGCTGTGACCTGCATGATGTTTTGCAATTATTCAACATCGGATGTTGTTTTAAATCTTTGGTTATTAGCACCTTTACCGGCTACTATTGCTAACACTACTAAAGTTATTCATAACTTAACAATACCAGCAGGTGAAACATTTACATTTGATACAGAAAAAATTGTACTAGGTTCAGAAGAAAGAATTTGGGCAACAGCAGATGCAAATACACGACTAAGTGTATCTCTAACTTCAATGAGAGTAAGTTAATGAAGTTTTTAAAACGTAATCAATTAAACAGTCGTAATGTAAAAGACAATCGTATTGCGGTTGAAATTACAGACGAAGTTAAGTTAGATACTGAAAACGTATTGTTAATTCCCAACGGACCTACTACTAGTCGTCCTGGCGAATCTGGCACAGTAACTAGTCCAGTCGAAGGACATATTCGTTATAACACAACGGACCAAGAATTTGAAGGACGTCAAGGAACTCCAGCGGCATGGCGCAAATTTAGATTTAAAGAACCAGCACTAATTACACAACAAAATCTAGGTAACGGTGACGCTGCCGAAGTTTATTTTGGCCCGTTGGATTCGGGGTATGCTGATTATCCATATCCAGAACTAACAAACCCACAGAACTTATTCGTATTAATTGAAAACGTTTATCAAATTTCTACAACAAACTACACACTAGTAGATGCGCCCGCAAGTACTATTTCTGTAGCAAAGACAGACGGAAACCCAACATTAATTACTTCAGAAGCCACTGACAGTATGATCGGTGCAACTGTATCTGGATCTGGTGTTTCTGGGACTGTAACAGGTGTAAGTCCTGGCGTAAGTTTAACACTAAACACAAATGCTAGCGGATCTGGAACTGTTAGCGTTACTGTAACAAGAGTTGGACGTTTTGTAGAGTTCACAAGTGCTGTTCCTTACGGTAAACCAGTCACTGTCATTCACGGCTTCGACCGTTAATCTCAACACTTTTAATAATTCAGGATCCAATAAATATTATTGGAGACTAATCACATGCCTGTAGATATTGGCCGAATTTCCGGTGGAATGCTTAAAGACAACCTGTTGCGAGACGGTGTTGATCTTTCCTTTGAAACCGATTTAATATACTTCGATGTTGGCACTAGCCGCTTGGGCATTAAAACTAATTCTCCCAACACAGAATTAGAAGTATTAGGTACAACACGCAGTACCAATACACTATCAACAAATTTTACTAATAACGATATTACTGTAGATTTCTCTAGAATTACTACAGCATTAGGATCGTTAAACATTACCGCAGTTAATCGTGTAGTTGCATCTGCTATATCTACAGACGATATTTTTATTAACAATAATATTATTGCCACTACTAGCAGTATTTTATTAGATCAATTAGACGGTGGTCCAGCCAGCGGCGGACAGGATTTCTTCTTAGACTTAGGACTAGCATCTACAACAACATTTGATGATGTTATCGATTTGGGCGATGCCGCCTTGACAGCAAGTTCATCTAATACTAACTTAGAAATTAGACCAAACGGATCAGGCACGTTAGAAGTTTACAACGAGTTTAATATTACTGGTAATTTACACTCTACCGGCGATATTACCTTAGACGGCACGATTACATTTGGTTCAGATCAAAACGATGCTGTAGATTTTAATGCAGACATAGCCAGTAACATTGTTCCAGATACAGATGCATTTTATAGTTTAGGAACATCATCATCTAATAGATGGAACGGCCTGTACACAAATCTAGTCAACGGGCAACAAGTAACTACTAGCAGTTTATCAACTCCTAGTGGAGTTAACTATGCTCTTCGTCCGGGCAAAACATGGTTTGTTGCTGAAAATGGCGATAACTTAAATCAAGGTAATCACGAAAACGCACCGTATGCTACTATTGAAAAAGCATTAAGCGTGGCCACTGCCGGTGACACAATTAAAATATATCCAGGAACTTATGCAGAACTATTACCATTAGTTGTTCCGGCAGGTGTTGCTGTAAGTGGATTAGAATTAAGAAGCGTTACCATTGTTCCAGACACAGCCAGTCAAAGCGAAGACGTATTTCATTTAAATGGTGAAACCACAGTTAATAACTTAACAATCAAAGACTTTTACTATGACAGTATTAACGACAAAGGTTATGCTTTCCGTTTTGCTCCAAATGCGCAGGTAACTAGTCGCAGTCCTTACATTCAAAATGTATCAGTTATAACACAAGGTACAACAACTACAGCCGATGATCCAAGAGGTTTTGCCAGTGGCGATGCGGGTAAAGGTGCCCTAGTAGACGGTAGTGAAACAAACTACTTAACTAAAGAAGCAAGTATGTTGTTCCATGCTGTGACATTTATCACACCTGGTGTAGATGCATTGACAATGACCAACGGTGTGCGTGTTGAATGGTTAAATTCATTTACATATTTTGCTAATAGAGCTCTATATGCTATACAAGGCACAGGTAGATTAACTGAAGATGGTAGCACACTGGCCTATGGTGCAGAAGTTCGTAGTATTGGTTCAGCAAACGTTTACGGAAATTATGGAGCAGTAGCAGACGGTGCAGATACATTAATGTATCTAATTCAGCACAACTTTGCCTATATAGGTACAGGCAAAGATGCTACTAATGATGACACACTAGTTGTACAAACTAACGAAACAGTAGAATTAAACAGCGGTAGAGTTTACTATCAAAGTCAGGATCACAAAGGTACATTCCGTGTAGGCGATCAATTTTATGTCGATTTTGAAAATGGTACAGTTAGTTTTGACGCCAGCGGATTAGCATCAACAGGTGCAACTGGTTTGACTATTACCACGGGCGCAGACGTAACAACAATTACAAAAGATTTTGTTAATACAGGCAATTTAAAAATAGCAGGAAATACAATTGAATCTTTATTTGGCGAAGTAAACATTTTATCAGCCAGCGGAGAAACTAACCTAACTTTAGATGTTAATGTTGCTAAGAATTTAGATATCACCGGAGATTTTAGTCTAGGTGGACAATTAATTTTAGGTAATCAAACAGTAGATACCGTAACATTCAAACAAACATTAAATCAAAATTTTGAACCAGATGTAACAGAAACCTACAACTTAGGTTCAAGTACAAAAGTATGGCGAGATACTTATACATCAGAAGCAAATATTAACGATATTAGAATTAGAGGAAATGTAATAGAAACTACTGTGTCAAACAGTGACTTAGAACTACGTGCTAATTCTGCAGGAATCGTAAACTTAAAAGATTATGCGGCGTTCGACCAAAATCTTACTGTCAGCGGATTAACTACTGTAAAATCTGTAAATGTTATAGGAACTTTAAATCATACCGGTGCAGTAGTACTCGCTGGTGATAAATCTAACACAGGATTTTTAGACATTAGCGGAACATTAACTGTAGGATCTAGCGCATATTTTGACAATGTTCAGATAGTTAATAATAGAATTTTCACCAGTGATTCAAACAGTGATTTAGAACTAAGCGCACACGCTTCCGGCATTATACAAATTCCAGTAGATAATGTTAGCATTACACGAAGTCTTAGCATTTCTGGTGATTATTACACAACAAATATCACAGCCAGCAATAGATATACTGCTGAAGAATTTTATAATGCAGATATCTTAATCAAAGACAACTACATTTCTACAACTACCAGTAACTCAAATTTAGAATTAAGAGGAAACTCTGCAGGCGGAGTATTTTTAGAAACTACAAAATTTACTGGAAGTACTGTTTCTAATGCAGATGACATTGTACTACAGCCCAACACTGGTAAAAATTTAAAATTTGATACTACTGCGGCATTAATAGTTCCAAAAGGTACCACGGCAAATCGCCCAACATTCCAACAAGGTGATGTTAGATTTAATACCACAACTGGAATTTTTGAAGGCTATGGCGCGGCATTTGGCGGAGTATATTCAGCAGATAGACAAACATCTGTAACTGCTGGTTCTAGTGAAGAAATAAACTTTAAAGCAGATAATATCCTAACAATGGATATTACTTCCACAAGATTACGTACTAACGGATTACTAGTAGACAATACATTATTTGATGTTAACACAGTTACTACAACTAACAATGATCTAACATTTGCACCCAATGGAACCGGACTTAATAGAATTGAAAATATTACCCCAGATGGATCTGATATTAGAAACGAGTTAAATTCTGCAATAACACTTGGATCTACAGGGCTAGGATATATTAAATTTACTGGAACTAATGGTCTAGTAATTCCCTACGGAACTACAGCAGAACAACCTTCATCCCCAGAAGTCGGTGAAACTAGATACAACATTGAAGAAAGTGTTGTTGAAGTGTGGACTGGTACAAAATGGGGTAATGCTGGCGGTGAGGGCGAAACTGTTACGCAACAATATATGGAAGACATTTCCTATCTTTGGAACCTAATACTAGGTTAAAAATACAAACGGCTAAATACTACTGATTACAAGGAACGACCAATTTCTTGTATGATTAAACTGTGGTAAACCAGCAAAGAGCCCGCAAGGGATGAGAACTTGGTTAACCGTGAAACACGGGGTTATCAGGAGTGATATATGGCCGTTGGTCGAATTTCCGGTCCGCTCTTAAAGGCCAACCTTCTACGCCAGGGTGTGGATTTAGCCTTTGAGACTGACCTTGTTTACTTAAAAGTTACTGATCCAGACTCCGCCAACCACAGAGTTGGTATAAAGACTAACGACCCTACACATACTTTACACGTAAATGGTACAACTAGAACTACTAACTTACTAGTAGATACTCTAGCAGAAATTGCAGACATTAGCATTTCTGCTACAACAATTTCCACAACACAAGATGTATTATCCTTGCTACCTAGCGGTGCAAGTCCAGTAGTATATCAAGCAAAATTACGTGTTGACGACATTGACATAGAAAACAATGTTATCAGCACAAACAGCACAAACACCAATCTTGAACTACGTCCAAATGGCACAGGCACAGTAGAAGTATTTGCCGACACTAATGTTTACGGAAATATTCATGCTACTGGAAATATCACAGCAGACGGCAATATTACATTAGGTGATGCCAATACAGATAATATTACTTTTGCCGCAGATGTAGCCAGCAACATTGTTCCAGATCAAGACGATACTTACACATTAGGTGAAAGTGGCAAACGTTGGGCAGACGTATGGACTAACAACTTATTTGCTGATGTAATCGATACTGGTGATTTAGTTGTAGATAACATTAACTTAAACCTACGTCAGGGGAACATTTGGTACGTTGCTGTAAACGGCAGTGACAGTTACAGCGGCACACACCAAAACGATCCGTTCTTAACAATCAAACATGCTCTTAGCCAAGCAACTACAGGCGATACTGTTTATGTGTACCCTGGCGATTACGAAGAAATTTTTCCACTAACAGTACCACAGGGCGTTGCGATTGTTGGTGCTAACCTGCGTTCTGTAACAATTCGTCCTACAGCGGCAACACGTCAACAAGACTGTTTCAAGATGAATGGCGAAACTACCATTCAAGACTTTACAATTACAGGTTTTGAGCACGAGCCAATTGGCAACACTGGACACGCATTTACATTTGCTCCAGGTATGACTGTTAGTACACGCAGTCCTTATGTAAAAAATATTACAGTTTTAACCTTTGGTAGTAGTGTAAGACTGGGTACAGCCACAGCAGATGACCCTCGCGGATATGCCGCAGGTGATGCAGGTCACGGTGCATTCTTAGACGGTAGCATTGTCAATGCAAACAGCATTGAAGCGGCCATGTTATTCCACGCAGTGACATTTATCACACCAGCGGCTGAAACATTAATTGCTACAAACGGTGCAAGAATTGAATGGTTAAACTCGTTTACATACTTTGCTGATAAAGGTATGTATTTGTACAGCAGTAGCGAAGGATTTGCTGGACAGGGTAGAACAGAAGTTAGAGTTACTGGCAACTCCGGTACATTTGCTGTGGGCAACACACTAAGTTACTATGACACAGACGGAGTTACTGTTCTAGGCTCAGGTACAATCGACGAAGTTGGTACAGACGGTAAAATTTATCTAACAGGTAAAGTTACAGGATTAGAAACACAGTCAGAACGTGGCGGTAAAACTATTACAGCCAATGGAGATGCACAACTTAAAACAGCACAGAAAAAATTTGGAACTGCTAGTCTGTATCTAGACGGTACAGGCGATTATGTAACTGTAAACAGTTTAACTGACTTTGTATTCGATGCAGATTTCGCATTAGAAGGTTGGTTCTATCCAACAAACGTAACTGGCACATTTTCATTGTTTACCATCGGTGGTGAAGCAGCCGACAGATACACCACAATGATTGAAAACGGTACACTAAAAGGAAACTTTTACGGAAGCAGTACTGTTACTTTTGGCGGCACAATATCTATTAACACATGGACACACATCGCATTTACACGAAGTGGTTCAACTATCAGAGCATTTGTCAACGGAACTTTATTAGGAACAACTGATACTGTTGCAGGAGATGTAGGCAATAATGGTTCATTTAGAATAGGTTCTGATGGTAGCGGATCTGCAAATTTTGTTGGATATGTAGACGATGTCCGAGTGAGCAAAGGAACTGCTAGACACACTAGTTCGTTTACTGCTCCTTCTTCTGCACTACCAAACGATTCTTACAGCGTATTGTTAGCGCACTTTGACGGCGCAGATACTTCTACAGTTTTTGTAGACGATGTTCTATTGCCACAGGACATTAGAACTAATGCAGGAGGCACAGCCACAGCATTTAGTCTAGTTGATTATTCAGACTTTGGTGCAGAAGTTCGTAGTATTGGATCTGCCGCAGTTTATGGTAACTATGGTATCTATGGCGACGGACTAGGTGTTGTTGCTTACTTAATTGGACAGAACTTAGCCTATATTGGTGTACTACACAGAACAGATAATGATGTAACGTATGTAGTACAGGCTAACGAAGTTGTTGAACTAAACGGTGCAAAGATTTATTATTCCAGCGTCGACCATAAAGGTGACTTTAGAGTTGGCGACTTATTTTATGTTAACCAGGCCTCTGGTACAGTAGAATTTACCACAACAAGTTTTAACATTAGTTCTTTAACTGGTGTAACATTTACTGATGGCGTAAACACAACTTATATTGATGGTACAGAAGTTAGCACTGGTAATATTAAAATCAGTGGCAACACTATTGAAAGCACTACCGGTGTAGTTAACGTTCTAAGTGCCAACGATGAAATTAATCTACAAAATAATGTAAACATTACTGGTAATTTAGATGTTACTGGTAACGTAACAGTTGGCGGAAATATTACACTAGGTGATCAGCCCACTGACACTATTAGCATTGTTGCCGGTATTACCAGCAATATCACTCCAGGCGTAACAGAAACTTATACACTAGGAACTAACGGACTACAGTGGGCAAATTTATACACTGGTAATTTACACGTTGACAGTATTAATATCGACGGCAATGTAATTAAAACCGTTGACTCAAATGCTGACTTAGAATTACGTGCTAACGGCACAGGAAGAATTTATGTACCTAGTGACAATGTTTTAATTAACAACGACCTAACAGTACTAGGAACATCTACATTAGGTAATACAAATATTACCGGAACAGTTACCTACACTGGTAATATTATTCAAACTGGTAACGTAACACAGACTGGTAACTACAGCGTTTCGGGCACATTAACAGTTGGCAGCGATGCACAATTTCAAAATATTAAAATTGCTGGCAACACAATTAAAACAACACTTTCTAACAGTAATTTAGAATTAAGCGCAGCCGGTACAGGCATTATTACAATGCCATATAACAACGTTTCATTGGGACAGAATTTAACTGTCAGCGGAAACGTCAGTTCAACAAACGCATTGGCCAGTAACAGAGTTACAGCAGAAGAATTTTATACAGGTGACATAATTGTCAAAGACAATTACATTGCCACAACAGTATCCAACAGTAATTTAGAACTACGTGCTAATGGCACAGGCTACATTGTTCTAGAAGAATTTAATGTTAACGCAAACGTTATCAGCAGTAATTCTGCCAGCGACATTGTAATCCAACCAGGAACTAATAAACTAGTAAGCATTAATTCAAATCAAAGTTTAATAATTCCTGTGGGTAACACAGCAGAGCGTCCAACAGCACAGTCTGGTATGATTCGTTTCAATAGCCAGATGGGTCGTTATGAAGGCTATGACGGAGTTAACTGGATTAAACTAAGTGGTGTCGGCGACTTGGATGATACAACACGTATCACAGCAGAACTAACACCTGGCGCAAATGATGATACTATTAGATTTTACAACAATAATGTTGTAACAGCAGATTTAACCAGTGCTAGATTACAAGTGCCACGTGTTGAAGTTGACAACATTATTATTGACGGCAATACAATTAGCAGTACAACAAACACAGACATTATTTTTAATGCCACAGGTACAGGCAGTATCAAACTGGCCAACTTTGCTATTAAAGATAATACTATAACAAACACAGTTTCTGGAGCAATAACAACAATTACTCAGTCCGGAACTGGATATTTTAAAATTGCAGGTACAAATGGTTTCGTAGTTCCAACAGGTATTAGCTCAGAACGTCCAGCATACGCTGTAGTCGGTATGACACGTTACAACTCAGAACTAAAACAGTTAGAAATTTTTAATGGAACTACTTGGGACTCTGCCGCAGGTGCTGGTGGTGGTATTAATGCGGCCACTGCTGAAGATATTGCAATCACCTACGCACTGATATTAGGATAAGAACATGGCAAACTTTTTTAAGAACAAAGTAGTTAACGAAATAGGAACAACTCCTATACAAGTTTTAGAATTTGGACCAAGTACCAGAGGTACAGTCATTGGTTTAAGTCTGGCAAATTTAACAGGCAGTAATATTTTAGCCAGTATTACCGTTACAGACGATGCTAGTACTGTAGGTTATTTTATTAAAGATATTATTATAGCACCAAATTCAAGTTTACGTGTTGTTAACGGTGGCGAAAAATTAATTTTAGCACCAAATAACGCAATTCATATTTCTGCTAGCCAAGAAGCGGCATTAGACTGCATCATGAGTTATGTTGAAATATCATAAGGAATAGATAATGACATACTATATTGGAACACAACCATCAGACCTAGCAGGTGACCTTAGCATACGTTTTTTCTACGGGCTAAGAAGAGATGACAACGGAATGCTTTATTTTATTAAAGTTGACGGTTTAAAAGATGAAGACGATATTACTATCAACAATCCAGGTTTAACAGAAAACGACTTTACGGATTTTCAATACGGTGTTGATTTCTTTGAAGGTAGATTAGAACTCGACCATAGTCGTCCTTACTCAAATTTAGAGTGGGATCAGTATAGATGGGACAGCAGAAGTATGTTTTACTATATCAACGACAACGGCGAATTTGTTGTACGTCTAAACAAAGAATATGTTTATCCAGTCGATTCTATAGTGTGATAAGTACATGAGTTTAATGATAATTTAAGGATTAAAAATGGCGGCAGAATTTAAAATTGGTAGATTAAGATATACCTGGAAAGGACAATGGAACGATGGCGTGTTCTACAACAGAGACGCTGTATCTCAATACGAAGGTAAAACTTACGTATGTAAAGAGCCGCACACATCCTCTAGTAATTTCTACGACGACTTATATTATGTAACAGGCGGTGGCGCAAGCACTCCTCGCTGGGAACTAATGATTGATGGTCGAGCATGGAGAGAAGAATGGACACCGAGCACATTTTATTCAATCGGCAATATCATTAGATTTGGTGGTGTTGTTTATATTTGTACCGAGGCACATACCAGTGGATTAACAACCATTGACCTAACCAAATGGGACACATACGCACAGTTCGATAACTGGAATACTGCTTGGGCTATTTCTACTGTCTATGGTTTTGGAGATATTGTAAAATATGGCGGTATAGTTTATCGTTGCGTTGAAGATCATACATCTGCTGACAATATTACAGACGGCCGCGAAGCAGACAACTACAAATGGGAAGTAGTAAACAATGGTATCGAATACAAAGGTGCTTGGACTGCATCGACAAGATATAAATTAAACGACCTTGTTAAACTAGGAGCAGATGTTTATATTTGTACAGAAGGACATACTTCTACTACTACATTTGATACAACTACATTTAATGTTTGGCTACCAGGTACACAATTTGAAAATGGCTGGACCAGTTCAGCATTGTATCAAAAAGGCGACATTGTTATCTATGGCGGTTACACTTACGTAAGTTTAATCAACAATAACTTAAATATCATTCCTTCAGTTAATGCTGAAGACTCGTCATCTGCTTGGGAACTAATAACCCAAGGTTATAGAATGATGAACGAGTGGAGTTCGGGTGCTCAATATAGAGTCGGTGATGTTGTACGCAGAGGCGGACAATTATTCACAGCCGTGATAGATAGCGCAGGCCAAGATCCAACAAGTTATGCAGTAACTGGTTCTTATGTGGACACAGGAAGTTCTGGAACAACTTTAAAAGTAGTTTCAACGGCTGGCATTACAAAGGGCATGGTTTTAGTTAACCCATCATTTACGCAAGGCCAGACTGTGGTATCTGTAAATGACAGTACAACATTGATTATCAGCGAAGTTCCTAACGGTTCATTGACCAATGGGGACAATATTGACTTTGTAGGTGTCAATTATCTTAAATGGAAGTTGGTTGTTCCATCAGTTAGATGGACTAATTTCTGGACTAACACCACAAATTATATTATCGGCGACTTAGTAATCTGGGAAAACTGCACATATCGTTGTATTAGAAATCATACATCTAGTTCGTTCTTTAGACCTGACCTAGATGTTGCTAACGCATTCTGGGTAGTATATGTAGTTCATGCAAAAGAAAACGCAGGTAATACTCAAGGCGACATTGTTACATTTGACGGAACATCAACTGTTGCTGTTCCAATTATTCCACAAGGCGGTGCTGCCGGAGATACAGAAGATTATCACTTCCACATTTCTAACGGACAACCAAACTGGAAAAAAATGTTTGTTATTCCAGATCTGTACTACGTATCTAACGACGGTGTAGACGATGCAGATCACGGTCAGACATGGGATAAACCTTGGAAAACTATTGCGTATGCTTGTCAACAAGTTGAGAACGGATTTTATTTCCAGAATGCCAATACATTATTAACTGAGAACAAAGATTTCTTAGTTGAAGAAATGTATCAGTGGATGCTATATCAAAAAGCAAATAGTAATTCTCCATTTAGCCCAACATCGGAATTCCAAGAATACTCGACTAGACGAGATGCAGAATTAATTATTGACGCACTTTCTTATGACATTACTAGAGCTAGTAATAGTAGAACAGTAATTGCTACTAAGGCATTCTTTGCTGAAGGTAGCACTACTACTTTCTTTAACACAGAAACAGATGCGGCACAGCCATATATTGTTGCCGCACTTGAACGACTATTAGTTTTGATTGGTTATGTCTATCAAAACTCTAACCCAGATGTTAACTATCAAGTTGAAAATATTGTTTGGGACGCTACAGAAACTTATGTCACTAACGACATTGTCTATTGGAACGAAATATTTTATAAGAGTTTAATTGATGGCAATATCGATAACAATCCAGAAACCGTTGGAAATCAAAATTGGGAAGTAATAGCAGACCCGACAGTACAACAGTATATCAACAATGGATTAACTTTAGAGTCTGGTGCGTATCTTGAAATTACCAGCCTGATGAACATTGTAATCGATGCAATACAAAATGCCAGCACAGAAAATGTTCCTTTAATTAATCAAGGTCAGACAACTTCTATCATGATTAAAACAGGAACATATTCTGAAGAACTACCGATCATAGTTGCAGATAATACTGCTCTAATCGGTGACGAACTTCGTGGAACTGTGGTACAACCTAAAGTAACTGTTTATACATCAACTTCTAGCTCAAGTAGCTCAACTAATAGATTTACACTGAGATCTATTAAAAATGTCACAGTTAATATGCCTATTCAATTTTCTGCGGCAACAACAAATGATGATTTTGGTGGAGTTACTCTAGGACAAACATATTATGTTAAAGAAATAGTAGGCAGTCAAATTACTATTTCAGAAACAGTAGGAGGTTCAGTAGTTGCACTAACAACTGGCACAGGATTTATGACAGTGTATGCTGGAGACTGTTTGAAAGATATGTTCTATGTACGTAATGCTACAGGCATTCGTAACATGACATTAACAGGTCTAGCAGGATCTTTAACAAGTCCAAACGGCTTTGGCACACGCAGACCAACGGGTGGTGCCTATGTAAGTCTAGATCCAGGTAATGGTCCTGACGATACTAGAACTTGGATTATTCGTCGAAGCCCTTACATTCAAAACGTTACCAACTTTGGTGTCGGTTGCACCGGATTAAAAATCGATGGAACACTACACAACGGCGGCAATCGTTCAATAACTTGTAATGACTTTACACAAATCATCAGTGATGGTATTGGTGTATGGTGTACTGGTTCTAATTCATTAACTGAGTGCGTGTCAGTATTCGGTTACTACAATTATGCTGGATATTTTGCCGAAGACGGCGGTAGAATCCGTGCTACCAACGGTAACAGCTCATATGGTACATATGGTGTTATTGCTGAAGGTTACGATAATACAGAAGTTCCTATCTCAGGAAAAATTGACAACAGATCTAGCCAAGTACAGGCCAGTGTACAAAGTGCATTTGGTACTAATGCTGAATTATTAGCAATACAATTTAGTAATGCTGGCTCTAACTACGTTGCAGACACAACAAACTTATTACAATACAGTAATAAATTTTCAACTAGTCCATGGACTACAGACGGTAATGTTACTATTCAGAAGAATACAACATCTCCATTTGGACAATCAGATGCATGGACACTGACAGGTGCAACATCTGGTAGCGATTCAAGTTATATCTATCAAAATATTTCTGTATTACCTCCTGGTAAAGTTTACACAGCAGTAGAAACAGTTAATGTGACTGGTTCAGGTAATAGTGCTACATTCGATATTACTGTGGGTGCTACAGGTTACTCAGCAGTAGTCAATGCTGGAGGTAGCGGCTACGTTACTGGTAACGAATTAAGAATTCCAGGTAGCTCGTTGGGCGGCGAAGACGGAACAAATGATTGCTTCTTAACTGTAGCAACTCTATCGGGAAGTTCTATTTTATCCGCCACTGTTTCAGGAGTTGTTCCAACAAACAGCGATTTAAATTACACATTTAGCATCTACGCAAAACAAGGATCATCTGCAACATTTGACATCGCCGCAATATACAGTGGTTCATCAACAGTATATTCTTATTTAGAATTTACATTTAGCACTAAAGGTCTTGCAGTATCTACAGCATCTGGCGGCGCAGTTCCAGTTTCATACGGTAAACTAGAGTTAACTGAAGGTTGGTATAGAATATGGATGACTGTGTACGACAATGTTGGATTGAATAATAATCTTCAATTTAGAATTTATCCAAGAGGTCGAGCAGGTCTAAGCGGAAATACACGCTTCTACGGAGCACAAGTTCAGATTAATTCTGATCCTACGTTCTACCTTGAGACAGAGAATGATCAATATACTGCCTATGCAAATTATTCTATAGTAGGTGCAGGTACTAATGCTCGCTTAATTGGAGACGAAATTAGATCCAACGCAGTATTCCAGGCACGTATTACAGATACAGGTAGTGCAGTTGGCGGAAGAAATTACTTAGTGTCATCTAATAATGCTCAAGCAGGAGACGAAGAAACTATTACTTTAGCAGGATCAGATACAAAAACTGCAAGTAACTACATTGGTATGAGAGTGTTCCTTAACAGCGGAACAGGAGCAGGACAATACGGATATATTTCGTCATATGACGAGGGCACTAAAGTAGCACAGATTCTTAAAGAATCTTTTGAACCGTTGAACATTATTTCTACAAATAACAGTACAGGAATACTTACTTTAGACGGAGACTATACCACAGATACATTGTATTTGAATCAACCAGTACAATTTATTCCTACATATTACAGTACCACTGTAACTAATACTTCTGTTGATTTCGTCAACGTTGTTGAAACAATTGGCGGATCAACTAATACGTTAACGTTGGCTAGTACTGCAAAATTAAGTGTTAATATGCAAGTTAAGTTTGGCGGCGCAGTTTTTGGCGGCGTTACCGACTCTTACACTTATTACATTAAAGAAATTATCGATGGTACGACAATAACTATCAGTACTGAACCTTTTGGAACAGCATGGCTGTTAAATTCTGACACAGGTGCAATGACTATGTCGTTCCCAGGTTATAACAGTTATGTATTAGGTCAAACTAATGATATGAAAATTAACATGCCTGTTCAGTTTACTGGAACCTCAATAGGAGACATTGCAGTAGGTACAACATATTATGTTAATGATGTTATTTCAGCATCCAAATTTACAATATCGACAACATTAGTAAGTATAACTGCCACAGCAACTACTGCGGCTACAAATTACATTACAACATCTTCAACAGCATCGCTAGTGCCATTAAATCCAATAGAATTTACAGGCGTTGTGTTTGGAGGAATTGTTGCTGGAACAAAGTATTATGTTAATAAGATTGTTAACTCTTCAACATTTACAGTTACAGATACAGTTATTTCTGTAACTGTAACAGAAACAGAAACTTTAACAAACTTAATTACTGTTGACTCAACAGCAGGATTTGTTGCAAACAATCCAATTAAGTTTACAGGAAATACATTTGGCGGTATTGTCAACGAAACAACATATTATATTCTAGCCGTTAATGATGCAACAACATTTACAATTAGTTCTTCTCCTGGAGGTAGTGCGCTAAACCTTTCAACTGCTACCGGAGAAGTATTGGGTAAAACAACAGCGGCAGCATTTACATTGTCTACAGCATCAGGATCGATGACAGGAACAACTACAAATGCAAAATCGACACTAACCATTGGTTACGGTTCGATGAACGGTACATATTCGACTAATTTGTTTGGAGATGTATCTGCTGGAACAACATATTATGTCAAGACGATCGATAGTACTTCAACATTTACAGTCAGCGGTACACCTGGCGGCACTGCAAGTACATTAAAAACAGATACCGGATCTATGAACATTGCGGCAGTAGGTTGGGATCATATGAATCCAGGAACTACTATAGAAGCGTTATTAGATAATTCAACCGTTTACTATGTTGAACCAAGAGTTACAATATCTGCTCCTAGTTTGACACAAACAGCATCGACAACTAATACATTGGCTCCGGGCACTAGTTGGATAGGATTAGCCTATGGCGATGGCACATTTATTGCTCTACCAAGTGGTAATGCTATTGCTGGAAAATCGACAGACGGTGGCGCAACCTGGGACGCAATACCTTTGCCAAGTCCAAAAACTTGGACAGATATTGCCTACGGTAACAATCGCTGGGTTGTAATTTCCAGCGGTGGCGCCCTTGGAGATCCAGGTTCAGTTGCACTATATTCTATTAACAACGGAGAAGGTTGGAGAACAACTACATTGCCTTCGTTGACTACTTGGAGTAAAGTTGCGTACGGCAACGGAAAATTTGTCGCTATAGCCGCTGAAACTACTAGCTCTGCATACAGTTCAAACTATGGCGGTACATGGTCTAGCGGTACAGGACTAGTTGCAAGAAGTTGGACTGGACTAACGTTTGGTAACGGAAAATTTGTTGCAGTATCCGATGGAACTACCTATACAGGTGTTACATCGTCTACTACTTCAGGCGGTGGATCTGGGGCAACATTTAATGTAACCGCTAGAAGCAGTGGCTATACAGTAACAGTTAATAGTGGTGGTTCTAGTTATACAACATCTAGTATAGTTAGTGTTTTAGGTACAGCAGTTGGCGGAGCAACCACAGCAAACGATATTACAATTACTGTAACAGGCGTAGCGGCTATTGGCGGCGCTATTACATCATTTACTGTTTCAGGAACTGCTAGTTCAACAGTAAGTACTACTGCATCTTACAGTTCAAACGGAACAAGTTGGTCATCAGCAACATTACCTAGCTCTACAACATGGAGCGACGTTGCTTATGGTAATGGCTTGTTTGTTGCAGTTTCTAGCAGTAGTGCTAAACCTGCTTACAGTAGAGATGGTATAACATGGACACAATCTCCATATACTATCTCAGGTGTAAACAAAATTGAATATGGTCAGGGTGTATTTTTAGCTCTATCTAGCACTGCTGGAGTTGCATATACATCAGAAGACGGCTACGCATGGACAGAACGCACAGTATCGGATGACGGATATGGTGCTATTAAATTTGCGTTTGTAGGCACAAACAACGACCAAGGAAAATTTGTTACAGTGGCGGCTCAAACTGTTGGTAGTATTATTGAAACAGGTTGCAGAACTAAAGGTCGTGCAGTTATTACTTCAGGAACTATTACATCTATTAGTTTATGGGAGCCAGGGTCAGGTTATACCAGTACTCCATTATTAACTTTTAGAGATCCAAACGTTACTGTGTCTGCAACTACTTCATTAAGAATTAGCAACGGTACACTAGGAAATCCAACTTTTGTAAACAGAGGACAAGATTATAATACTAACTCTACAATTATTACAATTAATGGCAGTGGCTATGCTGATACATTCCAAACCGGATTAACATTAATAGTTAAGAATTTATCTAAACTACCTGCTCCTGGTGATAACTTGGTTATTTCAGGAAACAGTAAAATTTATAAAGTAACAAATGCTACCCCTGTGTATGGAACAACAGCACCAAATATTGAAGCAAATATTGAAATTTCTCCAGATATGACCGTGGAATTAAGTCCAGCACACGAAGCAAATATTATTATTAGAACAAAATACAGCCAGGCAAGATTAACAGGACACGATTTCTTAAATGTGGGCTACGGAAACGCTATTCAAAGTAACTATCCTAACCTACCAGAAGATACAGTTCTTGCTCCACAGGATCAGGCAGTTGAAGTTAACTTTGGTCGTGTGTTCTATACTAGTACTGACCAAGACGGTAACTTTAAAGTTGGTGATTTGTTTGGTGTTGAACAAGCAACTGGTATTGTTACTTTAAGTGCTACACAATTCGGACTAACAGGTCTAGAAACACTATCACTGGGCGGTATTGCAGTTGGTGGATCAAGTGTGGTTATTAGACAGTTTAGCACAGACGAAACATTTATTGCTAACAGTAATAATATTATTCCAACACAGAGAGCAATTAAGGCATACTTAACTGGACGTTTGAGTCAAGGTGGTGCTAATACATTTACTGGACAGTTGATTGCTGGTACAGTTTTAGTAGGTGGCGCAGACAGAATTGCCAGCACTATTCCGGAAGGCTTAACAGGCGCAGTGGTTAATATGCCAACAAAGGTAACAGTTGACGGACAATTTGGCGGGTGGGACGGTGACGGTATGGCGTATTCTTACTTTGTTAACACATGGAACCGCCCAGGAGCAATATAAAATCCCATTTTTTGGGTTTAGATAAATACTATCAGAGGATGATATAAAATGGCAGAATTTAGATTAGGTAGAATTAAATTTGTTTGGAAAGGTGATTGGACACCAAGTACTTCTTACGTAGTTGACGACGTAGTCAACATCGGTGGTAAGAGTTATATTTGTGTTATAAATCATACTTCAGCAAGTTTATTTGTCACTGATAGTGACGCAAATCCACCAAAATGGAATCTAGTCAGTGACGGTACTAGTTGGCAGGGCGACTGGGACGTTTCTACTTATTATAATAAAGGCGACCAAGTTAAGTACGGCGGCTTAGTTTATATTTGTTTAACTTCTCATACATCTGCGGCAACCACAACACTGGGCTTAGAAGCAGATCAAAGCAAGTGGGAAGCATTTGCAGAATCGTTTTACTGGACAGGCGAGTGGGCAACCTCGACTCGTTACCGCGTATATGACTTTGTTTCGTATGGCGGTATTACATATATTTGTAATACAGCACACACATCTGCTGCCACAGCATCATTAGGTCTCGAAGCAGACCAAAGTAAGTGGACTGTATTCAACAGTGGCTTAGAATATCTAGGTGTATGGAATTCTTCTGTACGCTACAAAATTAATGATATCGTTAAGTACGGCGCCAACACTTGGATCTGTACAACACAACACACTTCCAGCACAACTTTTGATGATACTAAGTGGGGAGTATTTGTTGAAGGTCTTCAATTTGAAGATTCTTGGAGTTCTTCTACAGTCTACCAAGAAGGCGATGTGGTAACATATGGTGGTTATTCATATATTGCCACACAAAATCATACAAATCAAAATCCAAGTACAGCGACAGCATACTGGGACGTCTATACTACTGGATTTAATTTTAACGGTGATTGGGTTTCGTCTACTGCTTATAAAGTAGGCGATGTTGTAAGATTAGGAAGTTATACTTACCTGGCAATAGCAGACAACACAAATCAAGAGCCACCAAATTTAACTTATTGGAACAGATTAAACACAGGTATTAAGTGGACCAATGTGTCAACAACATATACTGGAGTATCTGGAACATCAGTTAGCCCAAGCATTGGCTCGGCCGCAACTTTCGATATTACACGTACAGGAACTGTTTATACAGTTGTTAAAAACAACACAGGAACAAATTATTCAGACGGAGATCAAATTGTTATCTCTGGTACAAGCGTCGGTGGTATTAGCCCAGCCAACGATTTAACATTGACAGTAGACGGAGTAACTGCTGGCGCAATTGATAATATTATTATTGAAAGCGGTTATTCTGTAACATGGACAGTGAATCATGATTATGTACAAGGCGATGCAGTATTCTTTGGTGCAAACAGTTATATCTGTGTATTAGAGCATACAGCAAGTTTATTAAACAGACCAGATGCAGACACAACCGCAACATATTGGAATTTATTGGCTGCTGGTAGTGAATCAGCAGTTCTAACCACAGCAGGCGACACATATTACTACGGTACAACAGGACCAACAAGACTGCCAGTGGGCACAGAAGGTCAAATATTGCGTGTTAGCGGTGGCTATCCTACATGGGCGTACTACGGTGTTATTAATAACCTAGTATATGTTGCTCCACTGGGAACAGATAGTCTTGAAGATGGCCAAGGTCTTACAATTGATAAGCCTTGGAAGACTGTGCGTTATGCTTGTGAACAAATTGAAAAAGGTTACAGAAATAGACAAGCAACAGAATTGTTGGCAAAGAACAAACAATTCATTATGAAAGAAGTTAGTAACTGGGTTACTAACACATATTCTGTAGCAATTACAGCAAGTTCTGCGGCAACTAATGAATTTACAGCAGACGACACAACAAACTTAACAGCAAATATGCCTATTGAGTTCTCAGGAACAGTTGGCGGTGTAACTGCTGGAACAAAATATTTTGTTAAAACAGTTGTAGACGGCTCACACTTTACAATTAGTTCTACACAAGGTGGTACAGTTTCTACACTAACAACACAAACAGCATCAATGACTGGATCATTATCCTACGATTATGATTTCTGCCAACGCGATGTTGGCCTGTTAGTAGACGCACTAATTTATGATATCGGCCACGGTGGTAATGAAGAAGCAACTAAAGCAGCCAAGGCCTATTATACCACTGCTGGTAGTGCATATATTAACAGCAACTTTGGACAACAGATTACTCAAACTGTTGCCGCATACAATTACATGAAAGATTTAGTGGAAGATGTTTTAAACAACAACCCACCAGAAATTAATTATCAATTGGCTAACGGTGTTGCTTTAAACACAGCAGTAGCTCAGATTATTGACAGTACATTAACTGCGGAAGCAGACACAGTAACTACAGCACAATCATTATTGACTATTGTTACTGACGGTATCCTAGCAGGAACATCCACAGCAATTCCAGCGGCAGTATTTTCAAACACAACAATCAGCGTTAAGACTGGTACATTCTACGAAGTGTTGCCAATCGTTCTTCCAAAGAATACCGCAGTTGTTGGTGATGAACTACGTTCAACTGTTATCAGTCCTAAGCCTGCTATTGCAAATTTAGTTAATGACAAGCCAAAAACTATTTCTGCACTAGAAAGAATTAAGGCAGTTGCACCAAACTTAGTAGCAAACAACTCTATTGTGCCAACAGAAGGCAACACAGCAACACAAGAGTTTATGTTTAATGTCACAGAAACTATTGCATTAGATTCTGTAACAACTAATATTGCATCAATCAAAGCAATTTTAGAAAACGGCCTAAGTTCTGTTCCAGCATTTGTATACCCAACACCAACTGGTGGAACAGGTAATGCTTATGATGCAGATTATTACAATGCCGCAAGATTAATTCTTGCTAACAAATCATTTATTCAGTCTGAAGTTAGTGCATGGATTAATGCACAGATTTCTGGAAACATCTCTCCATTCGTTGGATTTACATACGGCGGCGCAGGACAAACAGCCTGCGAACGAGATGTTGGTTATATTGTAGACGCATTGGTATATGACTTAACCTACGGTGGCAATTTAGCAACACAGGTAGCCGCACGTTCTTACTACAGCAAGGGCATTTTTGTTGAAACAGGCGAAAAAGATCAAGCATTGGCTGTTCAAACAAGAATTAAATCGTTTATCGACAATATTGCTGTAGGTAATACAGCAGGATGGACAAAAACAACTTCATCTTCACAGGTAACTTCTGGAACACCAGGCGGTGCAGCCGCAGGAACATTTGCACAAGCACGTATCCAAGAAATGTACGACACAATCAATACAGGCACAGAGCCAACAACTATTGCTCCAAGCACAAGTTGGGTTCGTCCAAGATTGTTAACAGCATTTAACGCTATTGTTGCAGATAAAACAAATATTCAAATAGGTGCTATTGCTTGGATTAATGCAAATTATCCAACATTAGATTACGACCAAGCATTATGTTCACGTGATGTTGGCTATATGGTTGATGCACTAGCATACGATGTTATGTTTGGCAGTAACTTTATGTCTGCAAAAGCAGGTATGGCATATCAACGAGGCCTTGCATCAACCGGAGTTGTTTTAGCAGATCAATTACCACAGACTTTAGGTACTGTAGATTTTGTTAAGAATGCAGTATTAAAAGCCAGCGCAGGTACAGATACAATTACATCAAATATTGGTGTAATGACAGACATTCTGTCAACAGGACTAACCGCAGTTCCTACCTTTGACCTACCAACACCAACTGGTGGTAGTAGCAACGCTTATACTTCTGGATACTTCCATGCCGCAAGATTAATTCTTGCTAACAAAGCATTCTTAAAAGCAGAAGTTACAGCATGGATTAATGTACAAATTGCAGGTTCTGTCTCTCCGTTCAGCGGATTTATCTACGATGCAACAACTTGCGAACGTGACGTTGGCTACATTGTAGACGCACTAACTTTTGACTTAACATATGGTGGCAACCTAGCAACACAAATTGCCGCACGTTCTTACTATAGCAACGGTGTGTTAGTTGAAGTAGGTGAAAAATCTCAAGCATTGGCACTATGGGCTTATGTAAAAACTATTATCGATGATATTGCAAAAGGTCTTGCAATTACACCTAGCTCAGGAAACGTTGTAAGTCAAGTAACTAGCGGCACAGCCGGTAGTGCTGGCGCCGCAACAGATGCACAAACACGTATTCAAGAATTGTACGACACAATCAATACAGGAACAGAGCCAACAACAGTTGCTCCAGATATTACTTGGGTAGCAAGTGATCTTACAACTAAGAATACTAATATTCAAGCGGCAAAAACAAGAATTAAATCAGCCGCAATCAACTGGATCAATGCAACATATCCAGATTTAATCTATACAGCATCTACATGCTCACGAGATGTGGGTTATATTATTGATGCATTATGCTACGACCTAATGTTTGGTAGTAACTTCCTAAGTTCATGGAACGCAATGAGCTATTACAGAGGAATTACATCAACACAGACAGTAATTGCACAACAGTTATTGCCAACAATAGGTGTAATCGGCTTTATTGGAGCATCAGTAAAAGAAATTACTACTGGTGTTACAGGTTCAGTGGGTAATTCCGTAGCAATTGATAGAATTGAACTAAGTGCTAACACAGCCTACGACATTCTAAACAACGGTTTGGATGCTGTCCCAGCAGAAGTTATCACAGATCCAACTAATCTTGATGTAGATTTCTTAAATGCAAGAACACAGATTGCAAATAACTATGCTTTCATTAAAGCAGATGTTAGCCGATACATTCAAAACAACTATGCTGTTGTTTGGACAGCACTTGGCGCAACAGGACAAGCCGCTTGCCAACGCGATATTGGCTACATCCTTGACGCAATTCGTTACGATTTAACCTACGGTGGTAACACACAGACTTTAATTGCCGGTAGTGCATATTACAGTGGTTTAAATCTAACTATTAGTTCTAGCGAAACAGCCGCAACAGTGGCCGCATACACATTCTTAAAGAGCATTATCGACGATGTTGCACAAAGAATTTCTGTAACTCCACAGTCTGGTAACACAACACCTCAGGTAACATCTGGAACAGGCGGTGATGCAACTGCGGCAGCATTTGCACAGGCTCGTGTACAAGATATTATAGATTGGATTAACAACGGCGAAGCAGGAACTGCTATAGCACCAGATACAAGTTGGGTTGATCCAGCATTAGTAGCAGGATTTAACATTTTACAAGATCGTAAATCTGAAATTCAACTAGATGGTACTGGTTATGTACAGAAATTCCATCACTATCTATCCTACGACGAAACAACTTGCAGTCGAGACATTGGATACATGGTAGATGGTATCGGCTACGACATGATGTTTGGCAGTAATTTTGCCGCAATCACTATTGGACGTAGTTATCATAGAGCAATATCTTCGACAGCAATCGTGCTGGCAAACCAGTTAAGTGCAAGTCTTGGACTAATTAAGTTCTTAAAATACAAATTAAAAGGCTATGCAGTTGGCGGTGCAGTTGCACAAATTGGTACAATCGTTGACGATATCGTTGGTACAATTGACGGAGGAGCAGTTCCTCGCTTCTTATGGCCAGACTTTACTGGTGTAGATGCAGAGAACTATGCGGCGGCAAAGTTAATCTATGATAACAAAGATTTTATCACAGCAGAAACATTAAAGTATATCAATACAAACTATCCAGCGATTGTGTACAGCAAGAGTGCGTGTGCTAGAGATACTGGTTACATTATCGATGCACTACGCTATGACTTAACCTACGGTGGTCATTTTGCAAGTAAGCAAGCAGGTATTGCATACTACTCACGTTTAACTTCTGCACTACAGATTGATAGCGGAGATAAAACAGCAACATTAGCGGCCTATGCTAATATGAAATCTATTGTGACAGACATTGCTAACGGAGGTTTAAGCTCTTATTCAGCACTACAAACTAACGTAAGTTATGTTACAGGCACAGGCGGCGATGCTACAAGTTCTACAAGAGTTGGCGCATTAATGGATGTTATTACAAACATCATTGATACTGGTTTAACAACTGGTGTGCCACGTATTACAATTACAACTATTGCTAGTGGCACAACATTTACCAGCACAGCACACGGTTTATCTGTAGGCGATGAAGTAATCGCACAAACCACAGCCAACGGATTAGTTGCTGGTACTACATATTATGTTAAGACAACACCATTGACATCGACATTTACATTGGCAGCAACCTACGACGGCACAGAATTAACAAGTTTCACCAACGGAACTGGATTATCTATTGCTGTAGAAATTACTAACTTGCCAAGTACAAGTTGGGTAGATACTAATGTAGCAACACAGGCAAAAGTGTTGTCAACAGACAAAGCATCAATTCAGAGTGCAGTAACACTTTACATTGACACTAACTATCCAAACTTAGACTACAATTCTGCTACTTGTGCTAGAGACGTGGGTTATATTTTAGATGCTCTACGTTACGATATTCTAATGGGCAGTAACTTCCGCTCAATCAAAGCAGGTATGAGTTACTATCAAGCACAGGCATCACTAGTAATCGGTGATCAGAAGCGAGCAACTTTGAATGCTTACAGATATCTAAGAGATGCTGTTAATCTTAAAGTTGAAAGTAATGCTACAGCACTAGCATCTGCTAAAGCAAACATGGACACTATTATTGCAATATTAGACAAGGGTGTTGGAGAAACTCCAGACGTTGTGGGTACAACAACATACCATAACGATCCAGGACATATTGCTGCCGCAGAAATCTTACGTGCTAATAAGACATTCTTAGAAAACGAAGCAACTGCTTGGATTTCTTATAACTTCGGCGGACCAACATCAGGTACAAGTTCTAGTGGCAACGTTATTACAACAACCAGAGCACACAACTTGTCTGTGGGCGATCCAGTTAAGTTCTTGGCAAATCAAGTATCGACTGTGGCCACAGACACAACTGCAACTGGAAACATTGTTACAGTTCTATCTACAACAGGAATGACAGTAGGTTCTAAGATTACATTTACCGGAACTGGTATTGGTAACATTGTATCTGGTGTTACATATTATATTTTAACTGTTGAAAGTGACACAGAAATAACAATTAGTGCAAGTTATAATGGTTCTGTGTTTAGCGTAGGCACCGGCACAGGCGAAATGACTGTAGTAGCCGGAGCAGTAATTGGCGGGTTGGCTGAAAATACACAATACTACGTATTAACAGTTCCATCTACTACAACATTTACAATTGGTACAACAGCAGGATCCATTACTCCGACATCTGTAAGTACAGATACAGGAACTTGTACAGCAGTTTACTCATACGACGAAGCATCATGCAAGCGTGATATGGGCGAGTACATTGATTCTATCATTTACGATATTAATTTACCAGGTAACTACAAAGGAACACGCTCTGCCGTATTGTACAACAATGCAGTTGCAGGTTCTGAATTGTCAGATATGTTCCAAGTAAGTAACGCTTCTGGTTTACGTAACTGTACTCTAAGCGGATTGAATGGCGACTTAACTGCTGAAAACGACTATGGTACAAAACGCCCAACTGGTGGAGCATACGTAGCCCTTAACCCAGGATTTGGTCCATGGGATAGCAAAGTATGGGTAACAAGTCGCTCACACTACTCACAGAACGTTACAATGTTTGGTGTAGGCTGTACAGGTGCTAAGATCGATGCGGCTCTACATGCCCGTGGTAATAAGTCAATGGTTAAAAACGACTTTACTACAATTATGTCAGACGGTATTGGTGTATGGTGTACTGGTAGTGACTCATTAACAGAACTTGTTTCTGTGTTTAACTACTACGGCTATGCAGGTTACCTAGCAGAACTAGGCGGTAGAATCCGTGCTACCAACGGCAACAGCTCATATGGTACATATGGTGTTATTGCCGAAGGTGTGGATGTTAGCGAAGTACCATTATATGGTACGGTTGACAACCAAGCATATCAGGCACAAATTACAAATACTGTAACAGATGCATTATCAGAAGTGCTTCGTTTAGAATTTGGTAATGCTGGTACAAATTATACAAATACAACATATACAATTAGCGGTTCAGGATATAACATCGACGCAATCGGCGACGAATTCCGTGACAATACTGTATTTGAATCAAGAATTATTGACTTAGATGATGACAACGGTGTTGGAGGTACAAGTTATGTAACAGCCAGCAACGCGGCTCAGAGTGGTGATAAAGTCAGCATTACTATTGCGGCCACTGATACTGCACTAAGCGCGGCATATACTGGCATGAGAATTCAATTAACTGCCGGTACTGGTGTTGGTCAATATGCTAACATCTTAACATACCAAACTGGCAGCAAGATTGCACAGGTATACAAAGACAGTTTCACACCGTTAACAGCAACAAATACCACAGTAACTACAAACTTAATTACAGTGGCAAGTACTGTAACCTTGTATGATAACATGCCAGTTTACTTTAGCGGTACAACATTTGGCGGAGTTTCTGCAAATACTGCCTACTATGTAATTGGTTCGACTATTACAAGTACACAATTTAAAGTTGCGGCAACATCAGGAAGTTCTACACCAATTACATTGTCTACAGCATCTGGCTCTATGACTATGTATGAAGCAGGTTGGGACCATACTGTACCTGGTAAGACTATTGAAAACACACTAGACTTAACAACTCAGTACATCATTGAACCAAGAATTAGTTATACAGCACCTGGTTATACAGCAACAGCAAGAACTTTAAGTGCAACTGCTACATGGAAAGAACTAACCTATGGTGATAGCAAGTATGTTGCCATAGCAAGTAGCGGAACAACTACATCGTATAGTGCAAACGGCACAACTTGGGCTACAGCAGGCGCATTGTCCGCTAGTGCAAGTTGGGTAGATGTTGTATATGGTGGTGGCGAAGGAGCAAGAGCAACTGCAATTATTGGCGGCTTAGGCGGTCAAGGCGCTGTATTTGAAGCAGTTCTAGGTGTAGCAAATACAACTGGTGCGGCCACAGCGGATCAAGTTGCCAGTGTTAATATTATCAGCGGCGGACAAGGTTATACAACACCACCGGTTATTGTGTTTACTCCAGTAAGTGGCGGAACAGGCGCAGTAGCGACTTGTGCAGTTCTTGACGGTGAGATTGTTAGCGTAACTGTTACAATTCCAGGAACAGGATACACAGTTCCTCCAACAGTAAGTGCAGCCACTGACAGACTGACTCAGGTAACTGTTAATAGTTGGGGAAGAAACTATACAGGTGCACCAAGTGTAACTGTATCAGATCCATTTACTGGTTCAGCATGGAGCTCAGGAGGTACAGTTACAACTGGAGTTTACATTTATTATGTTGATTCTGGAGATAAGAACTGGTATTATGTAACAAGTGGCGGAACATTTACAACATCTGGCCCAATACATACCAGCGGATCTGCCGCAAACGGTACAGTAACATTAACTTATGCTGGTACAACAGCAGTCCTAACACCAACAAGAACTAACGAAGGTGTTAGCGGATTTACTGTTACAGATACTGGTAAAGGTTACACAACAACACCTACTATTTCTATATTAGATACAGGTGCAAGATATGTGGCAATTGCTACAAGTACAGGCGATAACTGCTATACAACTAGTGCAGGCATACTAGCAGGTTCTACATGGACCGCAGGAACAAGTACTGGTAAGACAGACTTAGCAGGATTGGCCTATGGTGGTGGCGTTTATGTTGCAGTTGGCGGAACAGCCAGTGCAGTATCTAGCACCAGCGGTAGTTTATGGACTAGCAGAACTATTCCTACATTAGGTTCAGGTACTTACTCATCAGTAGCCTACGGTGCTGAAATGTTTGTTGCAATTTCTACAGGAAACCTAGCAACAGCATATTCTTCAAACGGAACAAGTTGGACCGCAGGCGGAAACTTACCAGCAAGTTTATCATGGACCAGTGTTGCCTATGGTAATGGACGCTTTGTTGCTATCGCTAGCGGTAGTAAGAGAGTTGCCTACAGTATTGACAGAGGAACTACTTGGTTAGAAAGCCCAGCAGGTCTACCAGCAAGTACAACTTGGAGTAAAATTTCTTATGGACAAGGTTTATTCTTTGCAGTAGCCACAGGCGGAACAACAGCCGCAACAAGTCCAGACGGTGTAACTTGGACTTTACGTGCAATGCCAAGCAGTTCTAACTGGACAGCAGTACAATTTGGTAACATTTCAAGTAACCCATTATGGGTTGCGGCATCTGCAACATCAGGTACAGTGGCCGCAAGCATTAGAACAGGTGCTCAAGCAACAGGTCGTGCTAAAGTAGCCAGCGGTGTAGTAACAGAGATTCGTATGTTAGAACCTGGATCAGGTTATCCAAAAGGAACTGTAACTGCAACTACTGTTACAACTAACTTGATTACAGTTGACAACACTACAAACTTAGTAGATAGTCAGCCAATTGAGTTCTACGGCACTAGCGCAGGCGGATTAGTTGAAGAACAGACTTACTATGTAATCGGTTCAACAATTACCAGCACACAATTTAAGGTAAGTGCTACACAAGGAAGCGCAACTCCTGTAACATTGTCTACTGCTACAGTTAGTGGAATGACATATCGTGCAGGACCAATCTATACATTGACAGATCCTAACAAGGTTAAGGTAGCAAGTCTACGTATTAGAATGGCAGACGGCGCACTAGGTAACCCAAGTTTTGTAAATCGTGGAGCAGATAATACAACTGCTACTTCTGAAACACAAGGTGACGGATACAGCGATTTGTATCAACCAAGCAACTTTATTAATATTGCAGGGTTGTACGACATTCCTGAAGCAGGTGCTAACGTTGAATTTGACAGCCTACCAGGCGTTTACTTCAAACTGGTTGTGGTAACTAATGAGTTAGGTGAATTGGGTGACAAAACTGCTCAATTCCAGATTAACCCAGCATTAACAGTACTACAAGCACCACGTCACGGCGACAGAGTAACAACACGAATCAAGTACAGTCAAGTACGTCTAACTGGACACGACTTCTTGTACATCGGTACTGGTAATAAAGAACAAACTAACTATCCAAATGTGGATATTTCAACTGCTAACGTAGCAAATCAGGCTCAGTTCTCAGCAGGTGGACGAGTGTTCTTTACAAGTACTGACCAAGATGGTAACTTTAACGTTGGTAACTTGTTCGGAGTACAACAGGCAACTGGTACTGCTACATTGAACGCTAGTGCGTTTAACCTAAGCGGATTGAACAGTTTGCAGTTGGGCTCAGTAGAATTAGGTATTGGATCTGCGATTATTACACAATTCAGTACAGATCCGTTCTTTACAGCAGATTCGGACAGCGTAGTACCAACTCAAAGAGCTATTAAAGCGTACATTACTGCACAAATCGGTGGTGGACAGAGCTCGTTGAACGTAAATACATTGACTTCGGGTATTGTGTATATTGCTGGCAACAGCATTAGCACAACAACAGGGGAAGGTATTAAAGTAACTTCTAAGATGAATTTTACAGGCGGCATAGACGGGGCTCCCGTTGCCCTTGGATTCTTTATGCAAAGATAATAATGGAGAAATTATAACATGGCAACAGGAAGATTAGCAACGCCAGCACAACTGGCAGCAACCACAAGCACCACAGTTTACACCGTACCTATCGGTTATTACTCAGTGTTTAACGTTTCATTTACAAATACAGGTGCATCATCTGTAACAATTCGATTAGCACTGGCTACAACTGGAACTCCAGGTACAGCAGAATGGATCGAATACGATACAGTAGTTGTATCTAAGGGCGTGTTTGAAAGAACAGGTCTAGTCGGCGGCCCAGGCTTAAACGTTGTAGCCTGGACTAACACAGGATCTGCTGTTAACGTTACTGTGTATGGCATTGAAACATCAACAGCATAACAGGAGATTTTAAAAATGGCACGTTATAATACCATAACACCAACAACTTCAACGACTGGTGCCGCATCTATTTCTGCACCAGCGCAGGGTCTAGTAACAACATTTACTGGATCTGCTCCGTATACTGTTACATTAGCCAGCCCTGTATTGTATATTGGTGTACAACAGAGTTTTTACAATGCTACTAGTGGTACAGTTACCATTAGTACACCTAGCGGTCAAATTAAAGGTCCAGGGTTTACTGCGGCAACTAGCCAAGCAGTTCCAACAACCTCAACCTATACTGTGGTGTCCGATGGCACAGATTACATAATTATTAATAACGAAGGTGGTCCACAGTATTCCACAAGCGGTACATTTACTGGTACACTAACTGCTCAAAGTACAGTAGCAATGAGTCCAGCAAATGCTAACGTAACAATTAGTCCATCAGGAACGGGTACAGTAACAATGGCTCCTGCCACTGCTGGTACAATTAATAATATTGCTATTGGCGGAACTACAAGAGCCGCAGGTAGTTTTACTACGTTAGATGCCAACGGAAACGTTACATTGGGCGATGCAACCGGTGACACTATAACATTAAATGGCACTATGAGTGGCGGACTTGGTACTGTTGACGGCGGAACATATTAATAAGGTAAATTAAATGCCAAAGATAAAATTTAAATCTAGCACCACAGCAAGTTCTGTACCAGGCTCCTTAGCCGATGGCGAAGTTGCTGTCAATACTACTGATGCTAAAATGTATATCGGTAATGCTGGTGTTAGAAAAATTATTGGCTCGTTTGGTAATCAAGAATCTAACAGCGTAAGCATTACTGGCGGAACAATTACAGGAACTACACAGTCTAGTGGTACACTGACTACATCAAACTTACAACTTAACGGCGGACAAACTGCTACAGGAGTTAGTACCAGTACTAGTTTAGGTACTAGTAACTCGTTAATTCCTACACAAAACGCAGTTACTTCTTATGTGTCTAGTAAAAAAGGTTCTTTAAAGAACATTTATACCTGGACATCTAATGGAACTTATACTAAAAGCGGATCAGATGTACAAAGAATTCGTGTAATTTGTATTGGCGCAGGCGGTGGTGGACGTGGCTACGGTGAAAGTGGCGGCAGTGGTGGCATGTCTGAATTAATTTTAGACGCTACTGGTATATCAACTGTAGCAGTTACAGTAGGCGGTGGATCAGGCGGTGGCCAATATTTTGGTTTTAGTGGACAGGGTGGCACAACTAGTTTTGGCGGATATTGTTCTGCTACCGGTGGTTATGGTGCTAATCAAAACTATCAACACAGTGGAGGCCACGGCGGTGTTGGCTCTGGCGGTAACATGAACATTCACGGTGGCGGTGGCTCAGGACACAAAAATTGTCACAGCGCATCGTATCACAATCCAGGACACGGTGGACAAAGTTTCTTTGGTGGCGCTAATTCAGGACATCACTATAGCGAAAGATGGGCTCAAAACCTTGGCGCACCTGGAACAGGTGGCGCAGGACATAACAGTTACGGTCAAGGTACGTGGTCAGCAGGCTACGACGGGACCTATGGAATTTGTGTAGTATATGAATATAGGTAAAATAGAATGCCAGTAATTAAAGTAAAACGTGGAACAACAACACCATCTTCATTGGTACAAGGCGAGGTAGCATATAATACCAGCGCCAACCAAATGTGGATTGGTAATGCATCAAACACTCCAGTAAAAATTATTGGATCTGCAGGTGCTATGGAAAGTAACAGCGTGGCAATCACCGGGGGTACGATGTCCGGTGTAACTACAACTGCTACTAGTGTAAACTTAACATCATTAACTCTTAATGCTGGCGAACGTTTGTACTACGATGAAGGCGGTAACGCTAGTGCCTATACAGGAAACTGGAACTACACAGAAACATATAACATGACAGACTGTGCTGGACTAGGAAACGTAACAGTACACGGCTGGGGCGGTAGTGCAAGAACTTATCAGTTGACACTAACAGGTGTACCGACTCATACAGAAATTAAATTTGAATGTTTGATTCATCAAGTAGACTCATGGGACGCTGAACAAAACGTAATTTATTTACAAAACTCTTCAGGCGCAGATGTTACAATGGCATCTTGGAATAAACAATATTCAACTGCGCCATATAATGTGGCCACATATAATAGCACTGAACATACATGGTTCGGTGGTCGTTGGTATTCTTACTTACCCTGGGGTGGTAATCAATCAGAAAACTCTGCAAGATTTAACGGTTATTCAAAAGTTACCACAGGATGGTTTGGACATACTACATCTACAATCATTGCTAAGATGTATACAGGATTGGATCAAGCACAAAGTGACGAAGCATTTTACATTAGTCACGTTAAAGTATGGATCAGAGGCGGAAACTCTCAGGTAACTGGAGTAACTACAAGTACTTCTCTCAGCGGAAACAGTAACTCTACGCTACCAACAGAAGCGGCTGTCAAAGGATATGCTGACCAGTACAACGGTACATTAAAGAACTTATACAGTTATACTGGAAACAGTACCTATACTAAGAGCGGATCCGATGTACAACGCTTACGTGTTATCTGTGTAGGCGGTGGCGGCGGCGGCCGTGGCTATCACGAAAGTGGTGGTGGTGGCGGATATGCCGAGCGTTGGATTGACGCTACAAATATTTCCAGTGTTTCTATCACAGTAGGCGGCGGATCTGGTGGCGGTTATTACTTTGGATTCAGTGGACAGGGTGGCACAACTAGTTTTGGTAGTTATGTAAGTGCATCTGGAGGCTACGGTGCTAATCAAAATAAGAGCCACTGCGGTGGCCACGGCGGCATCGGTTCAGGCGGTCAAATTAATACATACGGAGGCGGCGGCGGCGGACACGCACCGGGCTATAATAACCAACAAGGCGGTATGAGCGGCGAAGGTGGCGCAACGTTCTTTGGAGGTGGCGGAGCAGGGCGTCACGGAGGCAACAGTTTTAACCCTGTGGCAGCACCTGGAGGTGGCGGACCTGGTGGCGCAGGTAACCACAACGGCTCAGACGGATATGCCGGAATTTGTTTAGTTTACGAGTACAGATAATATGCCAACAATTAAATTTAAAAATAGTGTAACTTCTAGTAGTGTACCAGGATCAGGAACATTACAACCTGGAGAACCAGCATTTAATATTGCTGATCAACGTGCTTGGGCAGGTAATGCCTCTAATAACCCAGTTAAAATTATTGGTAATGTTGCACAACAAGAAAGTAATGCAGTAAGTATTTCAGGCGGTACAGTTACCGTCAGCACTTATTCTTCATCAGCAGTTACTGGTAGCCAGTTAACACTAGGTGGTACAGCAGTAACACAAAGTACAGGCGCATGGGACGGCACGTCTAACTCAGTGTTAGTTAGCGAAGCCGGCGCCAAGTATATGACCGATAACAGATTAAAAGATAGATTGGTTGGTGTTTATGTTTATTCAGGATCAGGTACATACACTTATACTAAGAGTGGGCCAGAAGTACAAACATTACACGTTCTGTTATGTGGTGGGGGCGGTGGAGCCCGTGCATATTCAGAGTGTGGAGGTGGAGGTGGCTTTAGCGAAGGTATTATTACCGCTACGAGTATAACAACAGTAACAGTTACTATCGGCGGTGGCGGGTCCGGCGGAGCATATTTTGGATTTAGTCCTGATGGTGGTACAACTAGTTTTGGTGCTTATCTATCAGCAGGCGGCGGTTACGGCGCAAATAGAAATACACAGCACAGCGGTGGACATGGTGGAATAGGTTATGGCGGTAGTATAAATACCTATGGAGGTATGGGAGGCAGTCATAATAATATGGACCAATATTCCACATCAAACGCTTCGGGCGGAATTGGTGGCGGAACATATTTTGGTGGTTGTTTGCAAGGCGATAGACCTGACTGGAGTACTTCAAGTAGTACGGCAGCACCAGGTACAGGCGGAGTAGCCATTGCACCGAACCATAACGGACAAGGTGGCAGAAGCGGCCAGTCTGGAATTTGTATAGTTTATGAATATAGATAAGGATTATTATGAAACGAGCACTAATTGATAGCAACAACTCTAGAGTAATTCAGATTGTTAACATCGGAGAAGAATTTGAAGTACACTCAGCATTGTATTGGGTAGATTGTCCCGATGATGCTGACACATACTACCTGTATGATCCAGAAGAGTTAACATTTGAAGACCCACATGCGGCATCTAAAGACGAATTTGGAAATCCTGTAGAGCCATTTACTATGCAACGTCAACGTGCATACCCTCCAGCAGGCGATCAAATGGATATGTTATGGAAAGAAATTAGAGATACTGGTGGTATTTCAGCAGACGGTGCTTGGTTCCAATCTATACTAGCCGTAAAAGAATCAATTCCTAAGCCTGTAGCCTACGATCCAGCAAACCCTATTGCTTCTACAACTACACAATGGTATACATCTGATGGACAGTTTGTTCAGTTATTTTCAGAAGTTAGCGGAACAGGTGGCAAAGGATCTGGTGCTAAGTTTAAAGTAAGAAAAGCAGGCGATGTGTATCAGGTTATTGCTACAACTGGCGGCACAGGATACAAAGCCAACGATGTAATTACATTGTCAGGTAATGATTATAATTGTGCTGTTACAGTATCTGAAGTAGATAATACAGGTAGCATTGTTACAGTATCTGTGAATTAAACACAGACACTATTAAACGCAATTAATATTCTTCTATCTTTTCCCAAGTATGGTTTTGCATAATGCAACATTATACTTGGGAATATTATTAAGCGTCCAGGAATAAATTCTGCAGAGAAATTTTCATCAAAAAATTCTAGCCCGGGACGTTCGGGCAACTTAAACATATTAAACCATATATTATTTCCGCTCTGCGGCTCATCGGCATCTATATAAAATATACCACTCCAGGTAGAGTCTGGGTGTCTATGTGGTTCATGCTGACCCAATGGACGAGTAACGTGTGCCCAACTTTCTGTAATTGCTATATGATAATCCGATTTGTTTACAGCATTAACAAAGTCTCTAGTAGTACTGTTTAACCAAGTATCAAGAGCTTTTAACTCTGAATGTTGCTGTAAGAAACTAAAATTAGATTCCCATAAGTTTGTTTTAACCTTAGGTGCAATATTAGATTCTATGACATTAGGTTTTTCTTCTCTAAGGCATAGATCAACAATCGCATCTTTGTGATCGGTAAATTCTTTCCATTCAAATATTCCTACAGGAATAGCACCAACTGATATTATCATCTTACACACGTATTAACAACTAAACGGTGACCGCTATTGCATCTAGCCGCACTATGATACCTTGCACCGTTGAATATTGCTACCCTTCCCTTTTTTGGAGTTACTCTTTTAATAACACTAAAATTAGTCTTATCAACTTGACTATCGATCAATTCCAGAATAGTTTGATCATAAAATGTTAGATCTTTGCCCTCTAATTGGGCCTTTATTTCCTGCGTTTCTAAAATATCCTTTACTGTTTTATCAAAAAATACAGTATCGCCGCCATCGCTGTCGCTGGCATAATATAAACACACCATATGATCTTCAGGAGTGTCTACATGAATATGATCAAAGTCGTTAGGACCGCATCCAGGCACAGGAAATGTTAAAAAACTTCTTGAAAACAATACATTATCAAATGGCAGATTTGCCTTATGAAAAGATTCAAACACCATAGGTAAAATCATAGGATACAAATCACTAGTAGATCCAGTTCTTACACTATAAAACGATTTTGCAAAACCAGGTTTAGTTTTTAAATCTAGTTTGTCAATCACGTTGTCTGCTAATGCAACATCTCGAGAAAACTGCCAAGTACTAGACGGAGATAATAACCAATTTTCTATCATATCCTGATACTGCGGACAGATAACATCATCTAATACTAAAATTTCATTTATATCTATCATTTTATTCCACATCAAAATTTATAATACAACGTCTTCCTTGTGTAGGAGTACTACTGCTATGATAATGTTTTCCGTTAAACAATACTACTCGTCCTTTTTTGGGAGTTACTCGTTGTTTGATAGTAAACACTTCTTCATTAATGCCAGGAACATTGGGCACAATATCTGTGGTTTGATCATATATTATTGTATCGCCATCGCTGTCATTGACATAATAAAGACAAACTATGTGCGGTATGTTGTCATCAACGTGCGGATTATTAATGCTGGTTTGTTCTGTGGGAAATTGTAAAAAAGATCTGGCTTGAATTATATTCGACAATTTAAAATCAATTTTTGTCAATGCTTCATATAACAGCGGTAATAATAAATTATACACAGGACTCATGCCATTAAATGTTGGCACTATAGGATGCACTAGTCCAAGATTTTGTTTTTTAACTTTTCTAGTATTAGAGTATGTAATGTCGTCCAATAAAAACCAAGGAATACTCATTTCGCTTAATAGTGTTTTTTCAAGATCATCTTGATACATGTGATTAATCACGTCGTCAATAACTATAATATCATCGAATGATATCTGAGGTTTTAAAGAATCTTGAAATTTAAAAAATTCTTTGGACTTAGCACTACCAATCATAAGTCTAAATCTTTCCTATCTAATAGATAATTAACTTTATTTTTTATAAATTGTCTCCAGCCATATCTGCTTAACTGTCCTAGTCCCAACAAGGAGTCTTTTCTTTTAGCATCAGATTCGTTATATTCTCTGCTAACGGCGGTAATAGTTTCCTTCTTAAATGGAATAACTTGAACTAACGGATCGCCCATTTTAATTAATGTGTCCTTGGGTTCGAACAACATGATATTAATTGGATTATGATTTGGCACTCTGTCAGAATCTACAATAGCAGGTACTGCTTGATAATTTGCATTATGAAACCACATAGGCATCCACATTAAACTATACCCAGGTGCTGTATAGATACTCCACGGATTGTCAATTTTAATATCTGTTCTAAATTTAAATCTATTAAACATCTCACCAAACTGTTCTTCAGGATGTGTTCTATGTTGATAGTTTAAATTACTGTAGTTTACATGATATTGGTCGTTTTGAAATTTTATTTCAATATCGCACCATGCCGGAATAACATACCCTGCCTGCAAATAATTGTTTACCGCAGGACATAATCTTACACTTAACAACGATGCAGAATTAAAATGATCAAACGGACAAATGTTTCCAGGATGCAATTCTTCATATTCTTTAGGCAAAAAGTTTCCAGCAGGCAACACAGGAGCGTGAGTCCTTATAGCCCACTCTCTACAAGTAAATGTAATAATCGGTTCTTGTTTCTTTTTAAACATTATACTTGTCTTTTAAGAACTGATATAAAGTAGGAGCGGCATCTGCAATCTTTTTCCAATAAGTTTTATTTGACTCCCAAATATCAAATGAATCATTAACATAATCTAACCGTCTATTAAATTTAAATTCTGATCGTTTGATAACTGATTCTGTAATAGGGAAATAATTTAATCCAGCGGCAATGAAAAGTGCGCCACCTGTACTTGAGTCGTACATTGATTGAACATCTCTTTTAAAGATGGCATTATCAAATCCATACCCTAAAAAGTCACCTGGAATTCTTTTTCCATTATTAAATTTACGCTCTCTAGCATCTCTCCAATATTGAGTGTCACTGCGTTGGCTTAATAAGTAGTGCATACTTACAAACTCTGCAAACGCTCTGAAGTCTCCTCGATTTGCTTCGTTAAATCCAACTTTATCAATTAAACTTATATCATCGCGAGATAAAGTTTTAACTAATCTATGCAAAAATTCGTGTACGGTGAACAAGCCATTAGACTCTAATGGTTCTATGAATCCTGCACTTAGTCCAATAGCACAAACATTTTTATGGAAGAGTTCTTCGTGAATACCTACACGCATTTTAATTAATTTAAATTCTAATGTGTCGATTAAATCTGCAGGATTATTTTCCTTCAAGTAACGTTTAAATTCTTCTAACGCATCTTCGTTGGATACATAAGCATCACTGAATACATAACCAGTACCAATTCTAGACCATAAGGGAATATTCCACACCCAGCCGTGTTCAATAGCAGTACAGTTAGTGTAAGGTTCCAACTGACTTTCTTTGTCTGTATAAGGCATTCTAGTTGCCCATGCGCTGTTATTGGGTAGTATGTCTGAATAACTCTCGAATGGCACACCTAGTGCTTTTCCTAGTAGTAGACTTTTCCAACCTGTGCAGTCGATGTATAAATCTGCTGTGATTTTTTCACCTGTAGTTAGCTCAACACACTTAACACCTGCGCTATCAGTTTCGATATCTTCTTTGATAGTGCCTACAATATGCTGAACTCCTCGGGGCTTACAATATTCTTCACGTAGCCACATACCAAACTTAGTAGCATCAAAGTGATAAGCCACATCGCTGTCGTAGCGCCAACCAGGTAGCTCATCATTTTCATTTTTAATAATTTTATTTTGATTAACTAACTGCATAGCGGGAAAGAAACACTCTGCAAAATCTGTATTTGGAGTTCCAGGATACTTGGCCTTTTTAATAAACCAGTCGTTTACACCGAATACTGTTCCCACATTCCAGGAGTCTCCGAAAGGATAATGAAATCCACCAGATCCTTTGCCTGCCCAGTCTGTGAATTTGATGCTCATCTTAAGACCAGCATCTGTGTATTTCATAAAATCGTCTTCTTTAATATCAAGTATGTGTAGCCATTCATTAATTTGACCTAATGTGCTTTCGCCCACCCCTACAGTAGGAACATCTGCACTTTCAATTAAAGAGATAGTTTTTTCTGGAAAGAATTTTATAAGAGTTGCGGCAGTCATCCAACCGGCGCTACCACCTCCGACTACAACTATGCTATTGATTTTTGACATTTTATTTTCCTAAGGCTTTATTATAATTACCTATAAATTTTTCAAGACCTACTTTATGTGGAATATGAGGTAATGTATTTTCTAAATGTTTTTGTTCGTCGACAATCCTATCACAATGCTGTCTAATTTCCGGAGTCAGCATCATATATTCATGTTTGACACGTTCTGGATTTAAGAGATTTAATCCGTGTAATGTAACTATCCAATTATCAGCAGTAAACAGTACATACTTTTGATCAAATTCTAATACCAATGGCAGTCGTTTGCTCCACTTTTCTAAATTATCTTTTAATCTTTTAGGTACCCAGGTGTCTCTGTTATTTTTAAGATCCTTCCAGAATGCTGTATCTTCTCTGGGTACGTAGTAATGTACTGCAATAAAATCTAAAATATTTTCGCAGATGTCGTCTACTCGTTTATTGTATATTCCGGCCACTTCGTCTGGACTGTTGGTCCAACTAGGCAATAAATTCATAATTAAAAAAGTCTGCAAAATAGTTTGACTAATGGCACTACTTTCTAGTGGCTCTACAAAACTAGAACATAAGCCGATACTAGCGCAGTTTTTAATCCAAGTGCGGTCAAGTTTACCTGCATCAAACTTGATTTTCTTTGCTATGTTTATTTTTCTACCTAACTTTGCTTCGACTTCTGCCTGCGCCTGGTCGAAATCTATGTACTTGTCACTGAACACATAGCCGTTGCCCCATCGACCATGTACGGGAGTATTCCACATCCAACCATAATCCATACCGGTTGCGCTGGTGTAAATTGGATATTCGTCTGTATCTTCTGTAGGAAATGCAATAGCACTATTAACCCAAAGATTATCTTTATAACTTTCCCACTTTGCTCCAAGTTTTTTCATTATCACTTTGGCAAAACCAGAACAGTCAACAAAGAAATCTGCCGAGTGTACGGCATTTTCTCCAATTAGTTCTTTAACATATCCGTTGTCGTCTAAGATTACATCTACAATTTTATCATCTATTGTAGGAATGTTTCTTTCTTTACACAACTTATGTAAGTAGTCGTTGGTGGAAAATGTATTGAAATGAAATTGATTAACAGGGCAAGGAACATTAAGATTTACCCAATCTTCGGGTACTGTGCTATCGATTGTACGTTTTTGAATAATGTCTAAAGGACCAGCACCTTCTGCAATTAATTTAGCGTAAACTGCTAGATAATCTCCAGCGGGTCTTGCATAAGGTTCACAGGTAGCATGCCAGTAATCAGGCACACCCCAATTACTAAATTTTATTCCTGTTTTAAGAGTAGCATCGCAGGCAACCAGCGTATCTTCTAACCTAACACCTATAGTTTCGCAGAAGTATCTCCAATGTTCTGTAGCGCCTTCCCCTACACCTATAACTCCAACGGAAGAACTTTCGATAACTTTAATATCTAAATGTTCATGTTGCCTTTTTAACATCAAGGCAGTAATTAATCCGCTGGTGCCGCCACCTAATACTATTATACTTTTAATTGTTTTCATAAACCAATTTTACCCATTCTTCTAAAGTATAGCAGATTGATGTTATGTTGTCAACATCGTTAGATAATTTTTGGTATGATTGGTGAAAGTCTTCAAATATAGTTGACCGTTTGGATAATAGACGTTGTCTAAGTTTGTCTTTATTGATTAAATCCAGTCCTTGGATAACAACTGCATAATTTTCTAAAGCATATACTTCTGTATTGTCGATACCTAATGATCCAGATTTCCATAGATCTAATTTATGCTGTAATGACGCCGATATACGCTGTGGATTAGAGTTATGATCCTGCCAAAAATCGGAATCATTTCTGTGTCCTCGATAATGTAGTGAAAGGAAATCGCTGATATCAAACATTATTTTTTGATATTTGTCATTAAATGATTTTTGTTCATACACGGTATTACTGTCGGGAGACCAAAATTCTGACAATATTTTTAATTGTTCAGCAACAGATGCTAGTCCGTTCGACTCCAACGGCTCTAAAAATCCCGAACTAATTCCAACGGCAATTACATTATTTTTCCAAGAATTTAAAAACAACCCAGGTGTAAATTTTAAATTAGCCACCGGATCTATCTTTATATTAAAATATTTTTCTGCTTCGTCTATTGCCTGATCCGCAGTAATTCTGTCGGGGTCGTAAATGTATCCATTACCTGCCCTATGTTTTAAATTAATATTCCAAGACCATCCATTTTTCAATGCTGTCATTTCGGTATAATTTTTAAGTACAGGCTCGTTCCACCATGCTACAACTGCCCTAGCAGGAAAATATTCGCTTAAATCCTTAAAAGGTTCATTTAATTCTTTTTGTAGAAGTAGTCTGGCGAATCCGGAGCAATCAAAAAACCAATCTGCATTTATTTGATCCCTAGTATCTAATGTAATAGAATCAATGTCACCGTTGAGTGCTTTATTAGATTTAATATACTTGCCTTCGATTAGTTTAATCCCCTTGCTTATGCCGCGACGTTTCATATAGTCGGCATTGGCGCGGCTGTCGAAGTGCCACATAGGTAGTGTAATAACATTAAATTTACCTACACTACTAGGACTGATAGGCAATTTATTCACACGCTGTAACGATCCGTTGTAGAATATTTTTTCAGTAGGTATGCCTTCCGCCAATGAACAGGCTAAAAAATCATTACCCAATCCAAACTCTGGAAACTTAGCATTAAAGTCTAATCTATACCAGTCTGGTATAAGCCCATGAACAAACTCTGTTCCTATTCCGTTCCAATTTACAAATTTGCCGCCGAGTTTAGGCATGGCATTTACAGACACTATCCAGTCATCAAACGGAATTTCTAAAAAGTTGAATAGTTTATTAAGGGATGCGGAACCACTTTCTCCAGCAATAATAGGTGGAGTATTAGGGTCTTCTATTACTGTCACATCGCAGGCAGGCCACACTTGTTTAACAAACAAAGCAGTTAACCAGCCAGCACTTCCTCCGCCTAATATTGCGATGGTTTTCATCGTTTCACTTCTTTTGCTAAGAATTCAATTGCGCCTCTGTGATTAAATTTAAGAGCATCGCGTTGGTATAATAATATATTGTCGTATATTTTATCTGTTTCAGTAATAACAGAGGGATCCTGAGACATCCATATTTGTTTTATTTTTTCTATATCAAATAATTTTAAACCGTGTAATACTTGTAACCAGTTCTGTTCTGTAAATAACACCCAGTGACTGGGAAAATATGCTCTACTTGGCACAACTGTTTTAAAGTGTTCCAGTGTATCTTTATTAAACTCGGTCAACTTTAAATCTTTGCAACTACGCCAGAATGGTGTATCGTTACGTTGAGTGATGTAATGTAACTGTACAAAGTCAATAATGTTTTTAGCAACTGCTTCAAATTGTTGATTATATTTGTCCGCTATTTTTTCGTTGCCTTTAGTCCAAGATGCCAGTGCTGATCCTAGTGCAAACGCCTGTTGAATACTAGTTCCTATGCTAGTAGCCTCGAGAGGTTCAACAAAACTTCCAGCAAGACCTACTGCAACACAATTTTTAATCCAGAATTTATCAACATAACCTGCACTAAACTTAAAACTTTTACCTACTTGTATAGGATCTTTATAGTACTGTTGCATTTCAGACAATGCTTGATCGTCGGATAAAAATTCACTGGAATAAACGTAACCGTTGCCATAGCGTTCTTGCGTTGGTATTCTCCATGACCATCCGCTGGATAATGCACGACTCAGGGTCCAACTTGGAAACTCGTCGTCACTGGGTGTAGGAAAAGCAAACGCTCTGTCCATGGGTAAATATTCTTTACAATCATTCCACTTTGCGCCAAGTTTAGAACTAATGACTCTTCTGAACCCAGAAGAATCTACAAAGAAATCTGCTGTATATTTGACACCGTCTTTGTTAATTAAAGAACTAATGTATCCTTGACTGTCAATTTCAACGTCGTCTATATCATCTTCAACAACAACTACTCCGCGTTCGATACATTTCTTGTGTAAAAATTTATTAAGTTTAAACGTATCAAAATGATATTGATTTACACTGGCATCGATAGGAAAGTAATGTATGGAATTAATGACATTATCTGGATATAAGTGCGGCTGATCTTCAGAAATTAATTTGACCATTACTCCTGGCAACCCGTTACCCATTAGTTGCGTATAATCGGCATGTAGAGCGTGCATATAAAATGTGCCGTCACCATTCCAATTTTCAAATCTAATACCTGCTTTGAAAGTAGCACCAGTTTCTAACATTAATTCTTGTAGAGTAATCCCTACAGTATTAATAAACTGTTTCCAATGTTCTGTACTACCTTCTCCGACGCCGACAATACCTATAGTGGGAGACTCGATAATTTTAATATCCATGGTAGGATACCACTTATTGAGTACTAGTGCCGTTATTAGTCCGCTAGTACCTCCACCTAATATGCAAACGGACTTGATCATTTTTTTAAGATCCTTCTAAAGAATCTACAAATCCAAGGTTCTGATTTTACTAATTTCTTTGGACGTAATCTATTTGGAATGACCCCCGACACAATTTTCCAACTTAAATTGTTTTGATATGATTTAAGAGACACAGAAGAATTTACAATATGATCGAGTTCTTCTGTTCTTGGTTGTTTGTTTAATTGAAACATTGCCTGTGGGTCTCTTGCTCTAAATCTTACATAGGCTAACGGCTGTCCTCTCTTAAATTCAATTCTGTCATTGAGCATTTCAAAAGTAGGAACCAGCGGACGTTGCCAATTACAAATATTAAAACTGCCAGGCATCAATCTCCATCTTAAATCGATATGATTATAAGGAGGTAAAAAGTCTACCCATACTTCTTCGTCTGCATAGAACAGCATGGCGCTGTTTAATGCAACTATAGGTTTATCAACTTCAGGATTAAAATCTCCCCAGTGAACTTTGACCATAGCATCGTGTGCAAGACTTGGAAGATTACTGCTTAAAACTTTATTATATTTGTCCCAGTGCAATTCTACATCAATTAAAGAACGTATTACCCATGTTTGTTCGTTATACTTTACAAATGCAGGGCATTTCATAAATCCTACTTTTGAATCTTTCCATGTGTCTAACTTTTCTAAATCAAAATGAATAATTTCGTTCCAGCCGTAATAATTTAGCGGACCCAGTCCGCTAGTATTTGGAGATTTTTCAAACCATGGAGTATATCCTACTTTTACAACTGACATTATTCGTCCTTAAAATTATCATTAAAACTATACCAACTAGTCCATTTACCATAAGGACAACTTTGTGATTTATTTCTTACGGTCTTGGGCATAAAATATCCAGTAATAGTACAGCCGTAATTTTCATACGACTTACAGTTATTGCATATTTCTAAACGTTTTTGTTCTACTTCTCTTGGGACTAGTAAAATTTTTTCGTTGAAGTGAACTCTACGTTGCGATGTATCAAGGTTTCTTATAACACGAGGTACTTTTTTATCTTCCATCAGCGCCTCCAGTGAGCATTGCTTTTAATTGATTTATAATAATTTCCTGAGTATGTAACTTATTAAACAAATAATCCATGGTACTGTTATTCGATTCCACTATTACGGGAGTTGAAAAATTATCAGGCATTGTAGTTTCTTTAACGACCGGATATGGTTGTTGAGAATCTAAGTATACTCCGCTGTATCTTAAATTAAATGTGATTACTATACGTTCATCATCAGTGTGACTTACTTCAGTTTTATGTCTCAACCATCCAGGAAACATTAACACATCGCCTGATTTAATATGAATTGTGGTATTAATTTTTTCTTCTACAGGACGATTGTAAGGAATGTGTGTAATACTGTATTCCATAGGATTAGTAAACACTATTCCTCCACTACGTTCAGGAGCACTTAGATAAAAACTTACAACAATAGGGTGCATACTATGAGAATGCCAGTCAGTAAAACTACCGTTAACGTGTTTATTAGACCAGCACTCGTCTATTGCAGGGCGCAGACCGTCGTTGATATCCAGGACTTTCCAATATAAATTTGCATGATACAAAATTAAATCGCACAATGCTTTAAATTCTGGTACTTCATGCAAATTTCTATTAGTGCCGTAGGTACTTATACCGCCATTTTTTTCCAACCCAACATGAAATTTTATTTCCTTGTATTGTTGTTCAAGCGTAGACCTTATGACTCCAAAGTCTATATCAGAGTCAAAAATATTAGTTTTGTAGATAGGTAACGCAAATAAATTTTGAATCATTTAACTTCGGCTTCAATATCGCCACTAAAATCAAACTTATTAACAAACGTCTTAAAAGAAATATATTTTCTTAATTCTGTACAATTTCTGTTAGGAGCAAGGCCTCTGTGAGGAATGTTACTGTCAAATACAATACAAGTATTAGGCATTGGATAATAACTGGCTATAATATTTCCTTGATTGTCAAAAAATTGCAGTTCACCGCCCCATTCCGGGCTCCATTCTTTATTAGGAAAATAACACATTGTCATATAACCGTCGCCGTTTGAATTAAATTCAAACTCTCTGTCAACGTGTATATTTCCGTCTAGGCCAAATGTTTTGCCGCCGGCAACAACGTCAAGACTTTTAAAGTTATAACCTTTGACTCTAGGATCTAGTGCTTCGAGTTTGTCAATAATATCCTGAAATAATACTTCTGTCCAACGATTTTTAACCATATCTACAGACCAAAAGTTTGCGTTATCTTCGATATCAAAGCCAGCGGCATTAATTTTTATAACACCGTATTTCCAAACTCCGTCGTTTAAATCTGCAATAATGTTAGCAAAAACATCTTGCTTTGCAACGTTTTCGAGATAAAAAATTTCTGGTAATTTGTTAGACATATATGTAATTCTCCTTAATTCGACAATATTTAGTGGGGTATTTTTGTGATTTACTTAGATCCGGCTTGGATAGCAATATTACCTGCTACGGAAATCCTGTAATCGTCGGACGTATAAAATGGGTGTACTTCGTGCATACATTCTGCTGGAAACAACAACATTTTCCCTTCCCATGTCTTATCCATGAATATAGGATTTTTAGTTATTTTACCAAACGAATTTACATAGAAAAATTCAAATGCTGATGCTAGATTTTTATTAGAGTTTACCCCAGGACTTGCAGCCAACTCTTCATTGAGGTCATATGGAATTTGTAAGTATATTACAAAACTATATAGACCTAGATGTGTATGCGCTGGATTGAATTCATATTTTTTCTGAAAATTAACCCATAGTGTGTCTACAGCGAAATCTAATCGCCCTGGTTTAAACACGCTGATATTAGAATTATATTTGAACAGCTCGTTATAAGTTTCGGCTACATTAAATGCAAATGGCTCTACTACCGAAATGGAGTCTTTTAATGAATATTCTCTCTGAATATTACCAGCCAACGTGTGGTTAGTAGCAGAAGCATGGTCAAAGTCTTTTTGTATTTCTTTAACTTCCTTCCACAAAGTGTCCATAATTTCTTTAGGAACGTCTTCAATAATATAGCCAAACGAATTAAATGTTTGATAATAACTCATATAATAATTGGAATAAATCCCATGTTATCAAAAATTCTATCTCGATGCTCTAAGTCAAATCCAAATGTAATTCGTTCACCCTCGTACGGTTCTAAAATTTCTACATGATGAAATCTACTACCAGGGCCTATGTAAAACTGTCCTACTTTGTTTTCAACTCTGTACAACTCTTTGCCGTTAGGCTTATCTGTAAACACAGTATGACTTTTCTTAGGATCTATAGCCATAAATCCGTGTAAAGGCCAATCATGATTATGTGTTTTAAGAACCTGTCCATTTTTATGACTGTTAATCCAAGCCTGCAACCATAGTTGTTTTGGCTTTTCGATACCCGCTAGTTCGTGATATTGTCTAATTCCGTCGATTAAACTTGTATAGATATCATAGAACCATTGATTACAAGAACAAAGACCAAACACATTATAGTTAGCAAACTGCCAGGTAATGTTGTCTGTGCCAACAGCATAATTACGTGCATTAAATTTTCTTTTAAATTTATCAATACCTATGTCTGTCATGCGTTGAATGTCTGCAATATTTTCAACAACATGCGGAACATCAAATGTCATGTATTGATATTCACTGTTGTAATACATTTCTTCTCCTAATTACTTCGTCTATTACTTCTTGTGTGGACGCAAAACTATGTCGTCCGTCAAATCTTCTATCAGAATAAGGACCCTGCTTATCTACATAATGGAAAAACCCCTGATAGTGAAAATCATTTTCTAACGCATGCCGCCAGTGTAGATTTTTAACACCTTTATAAATTAAGATATCTCCAACGTCTAATAAAATTTCATGCCCTCTATTGCCAGACTGAACATAAATGGGCCATATATTTTTATCGTATTTTAAAGTAAGTGTAAAACTATATTCGCACTCAAACCTATCGATATGTGGATTTAACGCTTCATTTTTTGTATAAATCCTTGAGTAAGTGTATGTTGGAAATAACTTCTTTTCCACTAGTTCTTCTATTTTAGGTAACCACAATTTTGATTCGTCATTAAAAATTCCATAAAAAGTAGGACTAGACGGACACTGATTATCCGGCGGCAAGTTATAACCTTTTTTATAAAAGTCGTCTAATTTTTCAACCATACGATTGCAAGTATCTGCATCTGCAAATCCTTTGATAACTTTGTAATCTTCCTTCATATTATTTCCAATAACATTCCATAGGATCCGCAGGTTGCACAAAATCTTCAGGATTTAATTTTAAAATTTGATCCTTATTATCAATAGCATTGATAATTTTGTTGTATACCATAAGATTATTTTCTTTGGTTAAATGACATTTTCTGTTTTCATTGTTACCTGGATGATCTAGACCATAGAATTGTAATTCTAAATCAGCATAGTGGCACAATGACCAAGAATTTAAATTAGGCAAACTTTCTAAAAATGCAGGGACAACTAACACATCCTGATACTGTAATATGTCATTAACCATAAAATTATGAAACGCAGTTTCTCGTTTGCTGGAATAAAAGTACCTAAAATACATTTCTCCAATGTTAATGCCATCCCATACTGGCCATGTACTAGGATTTAAATTCAAATGCTTATTGTTATATTCTACATGAATTCTGCCCGGAACTGTTACCACAAATATTGCCAAATCGTAACTGGCGTGAGTTTCTAAAAATTTATCATAACTCCACCACATGCTAGAACCTGTAAGAGAATAATTTTTGACAGTGTATTTCTGTTCTAACATCTCAGGCCACGACAAATAGTCGTTTTGTACCCACGACGGATCTGAAAAACTATCCCCGTATATGGCTAATTTAGGTTTCTTGTTCATCATATATAAAATTAAGGTTACAGAAAAATGGTTGAAATAGTCTACCCGTCTCAGGCGTTGAACCAAAATACCTATCCGATTTGTGCCAAGCATTTGGTCCATAAATTATAGCACGATTATATACGTTAGGTATAGACATTGTCTGTTTAAAAAATTTATGAAATTCTTTGCTGTCCTGATCTCGATTTAATTTAAACCACAAATGATTATTACGTGCGGCATATTCTTCAAACTCTTGTCTGTGTTCTTCGTTAAATTTGTAAAACAAAGTTCCTGAATTATCAGGAGGATTTGGATGCAAATACACAACACCAACATGAGTACAATGCCACGTGGGCGTGTCGTAGTGTACCCAAGAATCTCCATCGGATTCGTAGCACAGTTGAAAATTTGTTTCAATATATCCGCCGTATTTTATAGGATTATTTTCTAATAAATTTCCAAGAAACGCATTATGAAATTCGTCGGACAATTCTTGATTAAGATTGTGTAAGAAACTTGTTCTTCGCCCAGGCCAGTTGCCTCCTGCATTGGCTTCTTTACAATTTTTAAATTCTTGATTAAGAGCAAACTTTCGTATTTTGTCAGGATCTTTGTAAAAATTATCTATAATTAATATTTTGTCATTCATCCACATGATTATTCTCCAAAGACTAGATCAAAACTTACGGAAATGCGATCTTCTTGTGACTCGTTGGGCATGACAAAATGTTCTAAAAATGACGGAAACAATATTAATTCCGTTTCATAGGGAATAAAATTTTCGCTATCACCCTGATTAAAAATTCTATTTGTAGTGGAATTAATAGCCGCTGGCCTCGGATCTCTGAAGCATATATTACCCGAGTCAACGGGAACTTTCAAATAAAATACGCCGCTTAGGTGATATTCATTACCATGTGCGTGAATTACATTAAAATCTTTGTGCTTGTTAACACAGGCCCACATTTGTTTGATAGAGATATTTTTATTAAACAACCAAAACACAGTACTGGCTATTTCATCAGTTAATTGAGCAAACGCAGGATTGTCAAATAAATTTACTTCGCTTTGCCAGCCACCATAGTTTGATTTTTTAACAGCAGACTCCGTGGATTGTAGTCTATAAATTTCAGAAATCATACTAGGCATATCTAAAATGCGTATTTCAGAAACATACACAGTGGTAGGCCATAAATTCACCGGTTTAATGTTAACGAAACTTTGGCCCATGTACCCATCCTACTAGTGTATAACGTGTTCCTTTGGTAACCGGCGTTACTTCGTGAATAGACCAACTAGGAAATGCTGCCAACATACCCTTTTCTTTTTTCACTGTCATTGGTTCGTCTAATTTAAAGCGATAGATATTTAAATCACCGCCCTCATAATCGCTCGGGTCTGATAATTGTAGAGTAAAACTTAATTTTCTATAATGATTTGAATCATATCCGTCGTCTGTGTGATTTCTATACATACCCTGATAAGACTCGTCGTATTCGGAAAATTGTAAATCTTCTATCTGGGTTAATTCGTAGTCGTAAAATGCCTTGTTTACTTTTGTAATAGCATCTGTTAAGCGTTCAAAAATAAAAACAGTGGAAGCATCTGGTCCTATCCACGAGATTTTACTACGTCTTGCCCATTGTGCATCTTGATCTTTATTTTCGACACCACCGTCTACAGACGGCTTAGATTTACCAATAGCAATAATACGTGCAATTTCTTCGTCAGTAAAAACGTTCTTAATCCAAATATAAGGTTCGTTTGGTGGTTTTTGGTGATGGATGGGCCACATTAAATTAACTCTACAATATCAAAAATAGTTTGTAATTTTGTTCTGATAGTTTTGTTGCTAAAACTGCTACGCAAACCTTGATGTAAAGGTTTAGGAGAACTATCTACAGTTGACCATGCCCATCCATTGTGCTCTTTGCTTAGTACAGGAATAAATTCTTGTTCTATAACACAAAGGTAGGTGTGGAAATTAAAAACGCTGTCATTACTAACAAACGTTTCTATAGGAATTGTTTTGATTATTTTTGGAACAGAACCAATTTCTTCTTCGATTTCTCGTTGAAGCCCTTGCCATGCAGTTTCGCCTTCGACGTTAGTGCCGCCAACTAACCCCCATGTGCCCGCGTGTTTGCCTTCTGCTTTTTGTAGCAGTAGGAATCGTTTAGTGTTTTTGGCATAGAAAAGTGCGCCAGAGCAGACTATCTGTTCTTTCATGCACTTACTTAGTTTAGAATATCAAACGCCAGTGCCCTTTTCGATATTCGCCTTCGAATGATTTTGTCCATTCTCCGTCTAAGAATTTGTATTGTATACCGGTTCTAAGATTGGTAATATATACAGGTGTGCCTACTAGGTCAGGATCCGCAGGGTCTAATACTACTTCCCAGTGTGTACCTGCCCATTCTATAATACTGTTTGCTTCGGCATAGAAGTCTGTGCCGTCTTGATTTTTCCACCCGTCTGGTCCATCATCATTAATAGTGTCGCCTATGCTTTCTAAAATAATGTATCTAATAGGACCATTGGTCATGTCGGGCCAATCTAATGCGCCACCTGGTAATCTTGGACGTGGATTGAATCTTGTTGGGTCAACAATAGCATCTACAGATCCTCTAAGAACAGAATTATTAGCATTGGCTATCAGTGTGTTAGTTGGGAATGTATCTTGGTCCCAATTAACGTGTAATATTGTACTATCGTCTGCGTCTTCGCTGAGAGTGCCCACTATCTGATTACCGTCGTCTTGAATTAAAAACACTTGACTAACACCTGTTCTAAATTTACCAGGGTACTGTTCAAATATAAAATTCCAACTTATATCTGCACCTATTTTAGTAAACACCGAATCGGCAGCATCGTCGATTAATAAAGGTTCTCTGCCCTTTAATAAACTTAATTTATTGTTATAAACTAATATACCGTAGCCCGCAACGTTATTAAATTCTACTGCCGCTGGCTTGCCGCTGACAAAATCTGGTGTTAAATTACCTGTAGCATCAAAGATATTCATTAATACATCTGTTACTACACCTAATTTCTTAACTTTAGTAGGAGCACTGATCCATATAGGAGTTTCAAACGTTAAACTGCCTACATCAATTTCTGTTTCAGCACCTACAGGAATACTTCTAGAACTAAAGGTGATATCTGTTAGTTCTACAACACTTAAACTAGTCCAGTCTAGGAAGTTATCTGTTGTTTGTATTTCTAAACTTGGATTAAACAACATTAGAATCTGCTCCATAATTTGCAGTTTCATATCTGTGTTTGTAGTCCATATATCTGCTTTAAGAGTGAGCTTATATGGTGTTGGCATTAGTCGCTCAACAGTAAAATTATTACCTTGTTTAGCAGTATATTCGCCCGTGACATCGTCATATTCTCGTTCACGAATATGCACTTTGCTAACAAAAGTACTATCACCTAAGCGAGTTTTATCCATAGCCAAGCCAGTAATGTAGACTGCTATACGAGGTGCGCTGGGCAGTTTATTTTCTGAATTGTCTTTGATTACTTGACCTACTTGACGAGTCATATCGCCGTAGATTACAGGCACGGTAATTTGTTTTCCGTCACCTGTTTGATACTTAAATCCGCTTAACATACGGATTACCTGTCCAATATATCGCCTTATTTGGCCGTCATAAAACCATTGCATTAGTTGTCCGCCTGTGGTCTAAGAGCCTTACTAAGGCTCTGTCTTTGTGTTACTACCTTGTCATAGATTGTATATCTAATTACAGAATTATCCTGTACAGGGTGTCCGATAGTGAATGCTAATGCACCGCTGACTTCGGATGTAGTAATCTTTGTTGCTTTACTCTGTTCATCTAACCATACTTCGACTAGATAGTTTTTATTGTATGCAACGTTGGTCTGAATAAACACAGACGTTGTTGTAATTTGTAAATCTTGTGTGATACTGCCGCTTTCCCAAATTGGATCTCCAAGCAAGTCGATATAAACAACATCGGTGGCCAATTGATTAATTCCTGACTTCTGAGTATTATTAACAAATCCAGTACGCTGTGTCTGACGTGTATCGTCACTGTTGCTCATAGTCATACGTACATTATCTTCTTGTTTGACCCATCTTCGACCATCGTATCTAAACATGCGATTAGGTAAAAAGTCTGTTCTTAAAAATACATCGCCAGTGCTGGCAGTACTCGGGAACTGTATACCAAATCCAAACTGTGCATCTACCTGTCCTTCTGGAATAGTGATATCAGTAGTGTCGACTATTGGACCGTTAGGAGCAATACCGTCGCCTAATAGGTATCCAGTGTAACCATCTTTTAAAGGTAAAGGACTAGAACTTACATTTGTATCTACGGAAATATCAGTATCAGATGTTACCAACGTTAAATCAACTGTGCCAGTACTTTGATCAACTTTAACTGTATAAAAATGACTAGTTTCGTAGCCACTTTTCTTAGCATCTGCTTCTGCTTCTGCTACAACTGCATCATTAATTGCCTTTTCTTTTTCATAGGTACTCATTAGATCTCTAAGAGTATCGGTGGTGCTGACTGTATAATAGTCTGCCCAGGCATCTGTAACTGTGGGTTCGATCGTAGTTTCAGTTAATCCAGGAATATTGCCCACAACTTCCTGCGTTACTTCGTAGAGCGTGCCTTTGTATTTTACCACCTGCCCAGGATAGTAGTTCATATTAGGGCTCCACTCCCCAGCATAATTGTCAGACTCTGTTGGACGATCCAGCAGATCTTTGTATTCTTGACTGTCTACTATGCTCTTTAATTTTACACGATACAAGTGCGGATACCAAGTGGCTGAAAAACCTTCTGCGGCACGATTAACTTCTTCTACTACATAAAAGCGTTTCAAAGCAGTGGCATAGTCGTTCATGGCATGCTCGTCTTTTAAGTTGGGTAGTTCTATAACATCTCCCGCCATGATTTTACGACCTAGTAAGTCCACACTATTATTGATGTGAACAGTCATAAAAATTGTATCGTTGCTTAAGAAAAGCCCAAATTGACTGAGGTTAAAATCAATGTCCTGTACCTGATAGTGCCCGCGAAGTGTGTAGATATCGTCGCTGTATTTTCTATCTCTGTTTTCTAGGAACAGTAGATCCTGAATTTGTGTATGATCTTTGACCACAGAACCGTCGTCTGTGCCTATGTATTTGTGTACGTAGACGTCTACACCGCCTACTTGAAACATCTCGTAGACTGTGCGGTCAAAAAACTTGTAATCCTGCGATTTTTCGGGTTTGTAAAGGCTTAATCTTGGCATAGTAATATATTTATCGTAGCGATAAATACTGGAAGCGAGCTTATTGGGACGAAATTATGGCCATACAAACAATTAACATCGGAACAGCGTTAAACGCCAAAGACGGCGATACTTTACGCGATGCCTTTAACAAAACCAATCAAAATTTTGAAGAATTATATGTTCTAGCAGGGCAAGGTTCTGCGGCTGAATTACAAGAATTAGCCCAAGATTATGCGGCAGCAATGTTTACTAATGGTACACACAACGGTATAACAGCCACATACGTAGACGAAGACAATAAGTTAAATTTGACAGTTTTGATTGATGGCGGAAATGCCGCAACAACATATTAATGAGGATTAACAATGGCAACGCAGATTAAATTAAGAAGAGACACAGCGGCTAACTGGGCATTAGAAGATCCAGTACTGGCGCAAGGTGAACCGGGATATGACACCACTAACAATATTTTAAAAATTGGTGATGGTTCAACTATATGGTCATTGTTACCAAGCATTTATGATCCATCCACTAACATTATTCCTAGCGCAGATAACACCTACGACCTAGGTAGTCCAACAAAACAATGGCGTCACGTTTATACCGCAGGCGGCAGTATCTATCTTGATAATATTAAACTTACTAACGTCGGCGGGAAGTTTGTCGCCACAAAAGTTATTAATCCAGGAGAAGAAAACGAAGCAGAAGATCCGGAAGATTCAGATGCCACTAGTGAAATTGGCGGCGGTAGTGGAAGCGGAGACAGATTAACCAGCGGTGATAATGAGTTTGTACTAAATGGACCTAATATAGATATGCCAGACGGCGGCCAAATTTGGTTCAGTTATGGTTACATTGATCAAGACGAGGGCGAGGATAGTAACGCTCTACGTGTCAGCGGCGGCAATGGTGTAACTATTAAAGCAGGTGAAGATACTTCAACTTGGCGTTTTAACAACGACGGTAGCCTAACATTCCCAGACGGTACAATACAAACAACAGCCTACACTGGACAAAGTGGTGGTGGTAGTACTTCAACATTATATGTTGCTGTTAACTCTGATGGCAGATCATTTACTTCCTCCGACGGCTTATCGTGGACAGAATATACAACTAATATGCTTGGAGTAGGCAGAGTTGCTGTTGGCCCTGATATGATTGTATATACTGCTAACGCTGTTGATGTAAGTAATGGTAATAATGGAGCATTATGGTACGCATCAACATCTACTCCGGGAACGGTGACTGAAGTTACTGGTTTTGACAGTTTTAGTTTTAATCAAGTAAAATATTTTGCCAGCATTGAAAAATTTGTAGCAGTAGGTAGCAACACTGATAACCTACCAGTTATACTATATAGTTCTAACGGAACAAGTTGGACACCTGTGTCTCTTGATAGTGGTTTCCTTGCCGCATTTAATAGTGGCAGTGGATATACAGCCAATGCGGCATTCTATGACATTGAAACCAACGGCACTGGATTCCTTCTAATTACCAGCGATAACAACCTAGGTGCGTTCTACACTACAGATATTACAACATCAATGGGGCAGACTAACTGGATTGATTTCAGTGGATTTGGATTAGACCAATCGTTTACAAAAATAGCGTATGCTGCCGCTGGATTCTTTACTGGCTGGCATATAATGCAGACTAATAGTAGTTCTCAAGACGCTTGGTATCAAAATTCCAACGCAAACCCAACATCTGGGGTATTCAGTGAATTTACGCTTGCAGATACAGGCAGTATGTTTGTCAGTACAATAAACTACGAACCGGATGTATCAGAAGTTGTGTTTGGTGATTACAACGGTATCACAACAATTATGATGTCTACTAATGACGGTCAGATACTATACTGGCCTGCTATTCCAAACGGTCCGTTTGTAAGCATTCCTAAGCCATATACAGCAACAGATTTTGATATTACCCAGTCAAGTACGGCAACTATTACATTTGGTACTAAAACTGCCTTAACCAATGAAAAGATTGTGTTGTCTAATTGTACTCCATCGGACTACAACGGAACATACTATGTTGACAATAACAATTTTTTATATACGAATGCTAATATGGGTACAGCGTTTGATTCTTCTGGGCTTGGCTCATTTGTATCAGGTACACTAACATTTAGTCACGGACAATACATTGACGCATTACACTATTCGAACGGTAAATTTTATGCTGGCAACGACGATGAAGAAATGTTTGTATCTACCGACGGTGGTGCCACTTGGACATTAACAGATACATTTACTGGTAGCCCAGGCGAACCAGAGTATATGAACGACATTGATTCATACGTGACAACAACTAGTGGTAGTAGTCTTACTAATGGCTCTTACTCGTTCACTCTAAACAGCGATGGTACTATTGCATTACCTGCTATAGAGATGACTGCTTACGAGCCAGGTTATACTATAGATGGACCAACACTACAAATGGGTAATGACCCGACAGTAGGTGAAACTATTATTACAGGTCCGGCACCTAATAGTAACAATCCAAGTGCTAGACGATTAATTATCCAAGGTCAGCGTGGTTATGGCGGTTGGGGAGATTCTGCTGTCGGTGAAGGTGGTGACATTTATCTATGGGCCGGTACTGGCGGTGAAAACTCCAGTGGCAACGTTGGCTCAGGCGGTGACATTAAAATCCGTGGCGGTGTTGGACAAGCAGGTACAGAAGGCGGCGCCCACACCGAAGGCGGATATGTAAAGATTGAAGGCGGTGATGTCCAGTGGGGGTATGGCGCAGGCGGATTTGTTGATATTAACGCAGGTAGTACTAACCAAGGTAGCGGCGGAACAGGGGATGGTGGTGATGTAAACATTCGTGCTGGTCAAGGTTCTGTTAACAACGGCGAAGTACACATTTATACCAGCAGTAATGGTAGCAACTACAACAACGAGTGGGTGTTTAAGAATGACGGTTCCCTACAATTACCTAACGGTGGATTTATTAATGGTGCTGAACTAATAGGTGACGGCAGTAGTGCAGGCACTGGTTTTAAACGCACAGTCTACACTGATTACTTTAACGGACAAGGCGGTGAAGCAGATGGTAACGGAAATCAAGATTGGTTCTATACCACTGATGTTACTGGAGTAGAAGTGGGCGACACGATTACTTTCCGTCAAGGTGAAGTAAGAACTATCAGTAATGTCACAGTCAACGGCTTATACACCGCTATAGATTGGTCCGGTGATGCTGTAACTGGCAGCGACACACTACCTCGTTATCCTGTAACAATAACATCTAGCGATTATTCAGCACCTGAGAAGAAGAAAGCAAGAATCAAACCTGATCTTACAGCCGCAAATGATTGGGGTCATTATATGGACATCTATGCCGGTGGCGGCAGTCCTGTAATAGACAGCAAACACATCCACATGTCAGGACATACCGGTGAAATAGAACTGTTCTTAGGCACTGACAGCAACTATGTTTCTGCTAAAGAAGCAGGCACAGCACCAGCAGGTGTACGCCTACACAGTGAAAACGATGTCGCAGTTGAAAGCAGTAACCTACGCATCAATCGCAAGGGCAGTACCTGGGCCGCAGTCTACGGTGATGGAAACAACGTCACTTCAGACGGCAATACCAGCGACCTAACATTTGATTGTATTGCTGTTGACGAACACGGTGACTACTATGTAGGTGGTGAACATTGCTGGAGAGCTGATGCTATCATCAGCAAGTATGGCCGTGATGGCAATCTAATCTGGAGCAACTACAGCGAAGGCTCAGTTATAACAGGGTTTGAACCACAGGCCATTGCTTACCACGACGGTGAAGTGGCCTCGGTAGTAAAAACCAACAATGGTAGAACAACTCTATATCTTAAACTAGTGGTTCAAGACAGCACCACTGGCGAAGTTAAATCTACCACAGACATCTACGATCCAGACAATACTATTCGTGCTAATAGCATGATATACCACTCAACACTTGGTTGGGTCGTAGTTGGTAAAACCTGGGGCGAAACATTGGTCTCCAGTGCTATTACAGCCACAGGCAACACTGGTGTAGGCATTATTGAATTACCATCAGCACAGACAAAGTTAGAGAATATTTACCCAGAAACCAACGGTGACTGGTACATGACAGGTACTAGTATTACTGGTGATCAATTCCTAACCACTGGAGTAGGCATGTATCGTGACGTACCTATAACCACTGTTACAGGTAGCGGTGCTGGAGCAGTTGCTAGAGTAACTGTAGGTTATAACGGTGGTGGAACATACGATCTCACTGTTACTACTCAAGGTAGTGGATACGCTATCAACGATGAACTTAAGATACCAGGTAGTCTACTAGGCGGTGTTGATGCTATGTCAACTGTGACTGCAACACCAAACTCAGTTTCACCGGGCGCCGACATTACAGCATACTTCGACAAGGCAACATATCCTGATCTGTACGATCAACTAAACTGGGCATCATATACTGTGTCCTACAACGCAGGCACACACGACGTTATAAGCATTGTCAGCAGTGGTGATAACTGGGCTGTTACCATTGACAGTTCAGACATTAATCTAAGCGTGGCCACTTTCTATACTGCCAATGGTAATGATTTAACATTCCTTGCTCAAGTGTCAGGAGATGCTCTAGTTGGCCCTGGTAGTTCGCCGGCTGGAGTTGCTTCTAGAAAAACCATACGCATTGATATGGGATTTGCTATGGGTTACGGTAGTGTTGACTTTACTGGCGGCACATTTACTATTTCAAGACACTTGGCTACTCGCCCTTGGGTATGGACCAGCGGATGGACACGCTACTTAGATCCAGCAATTAACTATGGAAGCGGTACAGCCTATACTGTAGCAGAAGTTCCTGCTAGTGGTGTATTGGTTGGCGGCTACATAGATGGTACACCTACCAACCATAGTTTTATTTGGAAGTTAAACACCAACGGTTCAACTGGTTGGCTCAAAGGAATTCTAGCAGACGGAAACGGAGTTCGCAGTCTAGCAGTCAGCTCAGTAGACGGCAGTATATATGTTACAACCAACTACAATCAAGGCACACTGACCAAACTAGATTATACTGGCGCACTACAGAGTCGTATAGGGGCAACAGGCTTGTGGGGCTTGGCTCCTAAGGTAAAACTAGAAATAGACCTTGACGGTAATGAGCAGGTCTATGTTGGCGGATCAGGCGGTGCTATTTGGATTGGTCCGTACGGTGTTTTTATGTTAAACAAGTTTACTTCAAGCCTACAGCCAGTTTGGGGCAGAAGTATGCACTACACCGGTGGTGAAAGCATAAACCTTGAATACAATGGTGAACCTTATGATAACTTTATACTAGGTAAAGGGCAGGCAACTCTAGTTGGTTATTCTAACTTGTTTAGCACCAACTATACCAACGCTGTGATGTTCACCATGGATACCACAGATGAATTTACACCTGTTAACAATGTTTGGGAAATCAAGACACACGCTGATCAGGTATGGAACGCAGAAACTGACTGGGCTACAAATGACCTATTAGCTCTTGGCATCGAAGCAAAAACCAGTTCAGCATCAACAGATATTGAGGTTACTGGACTCGCACTATCACAATGGAGATTCCAAGAACGAGTTGTTAACTTAAACGAAATACCAAATGGTATAGTTGGTGTAGAATCTATTACCTTTGCTGATGGTAATGTGCTGGATCATAACCCTAGCGACATTCCTCCAAGTACAGGATTTAATCCAAACAGCAGTTGGAATTATACATTACAGTTAAGTGACCGCGGTAGATTTATTATTAATCAAACTATACCTAATGTCACTTATGTTCAAACCTTGTACATCACAGTCCCTCGCAATGACAATGTTCCATTCCCAGTAGGCACAGTGATTACACTGATCAACACAAACAGTATCACAGGAAACGCATATAAAATTTATGTACAACCAGAGAGTTATGGGGATCCTAATGCTCCTCAGATTTGGAGTACTAATGGAAATCAAAACCCAAGCACTTGGAGTTTCCAAGGCATACAGACTGCTACACTGATGAAGATTAGCAGTAACGGTTGGTTGCTAACTGGCAACGACATCACAAACGAGGACTAAGATGCCAGTAACACAAATAATGTCAGTGGTAGGGCGTGGTGTTATTGCTCCTCCAGGGCCAATAACACCTCAAGGTTCGTTTTTATATAATAGTGCTTCACAGAATTGGGGTTCAACCAATGCTGTTACAACTACCTACGGAGCATATACCTTCCCAGATACTACCACTGGGTCGGTACATACTCTAACTGGAACAGAGTATTTGATATCTAACGCATTTGGTAATTCCGCAACACTTAACATTAATCTGTGGTTCTATCCTGCTCTTAATAATGTAATTGTACTAGACGAGGTAGGACAGGCAGCGGAAAATACCAATTGGCACTATTCTATGTTAGAGATTGATAGTTCTAACAAGTTAAAGGGAAGATTTTGGGGTATGTCGGCATTGCAGGCAATTACATCTACCGGCAGCGTAAACCTAAATGCTTGGAATCACGTCTACCTGTATTTTGACAACTCAACTACAACTATTGGTATGAGCCTAAATAATGAAACAGCAGTGACACAGAATATCGGTAGTGGCGTTAGACACGTTAGCGATACAGGCTTTACATATTTTGGTATTGGTGTAGTTGATACTACATATATGGTAACTTCTGCAAGATATCAAGGAAAATTTAACGATTTATCAATCGATACTAGTATTACTAGTTCAACATACACAGCCACTAAAGCCAAGTATGGATTCTAACGAATACCTTGCTCTTTGAGTTTACGACAAGTATCACACCGTCCACAGGGTGTGATATTTTTTTCACTGTATACAGGCACACGACAACTCCAAAACATGTTACGCAGGCTTTCTGGTAGCATGTCATAGATCTCACGCTTGGTCATATTCATTACAGGAAATATCTTTTCAGCAGGTGTAAATGCTTCAAGTATTTTGTTAGCACGAATACGACGATCCTCTAAGCGTTGATTATGATCATTAGCCTGCATACCCATGGCAACTTTTTTAATGTCAGGATTAACGCTACAGACATAGCCAGCAAAGAAATTCATAGTATCTGTGTCAAATAAAAAGTTCATACCAAACGGTTGTGTGCCTATTTCACTTTCACTGTAGGCAAATTCAAAGCCTAATCGTTTTAATTCTTTAGTGGCTAGATCTACAGCAATCTGTTCAGCCCGCCAACGCTGTTCTACATTCTTGTTGTGTACATGATGTATATGAATGTCATAATCCTTATACGCATCTTCTGTTAGCAGTTTGTAAACCATGCCTAGACTGTCTAAGCCGCCCGAGTACATGGCAAGGATAGTAGGTTTTATTTGTTGTTCCATATGTAAAATGTATAAACTTCGTTAATAGGATGTTCTTTAGGTTGTGGAGTTAGCTCGTTTGCCCTAGGAAAGTACACAGCATATTTGGTAGGCCAGTTGGGATTTAAGAACGCACGAGCTATGAATCTGTTACAATTAGGCAACACAACTTTTAATAGTTTCTCGCAGTAATCTTGACCAAATGCTAATGCGCCGTCTACTATGATTGTGTCCCAATGTTCGTTTAGTGTAAACCAGTCTCGATTCTTAATCTTAGGATCCGCATACTTAGGTTCTAAATCCCATGCTTCTGTACACAAAGGCAATAGCATTTTAGTGCTTCCTAGCAGTAAAACTTTGCCCGTGCAATATTGTTCAAAGACACAATAATCGTCCTCGTTAGGAGCCGCCGGCCACTTTAAATTAGTCCAAAAGTCTAAATCTTTGTGTGTTTCATTGTCTAGCATCACAGGGTATTTAACGCTAAATATTAGAGCATTCACGGAAACCGACTCATGCCAACTACAGAAATCAACGAACTACAACAAGCAAAAACAGCAGTCTATGACTACTGCAAAAACATGCTGGGCGACGGCATGGTTGATGTGGAATTAGATCCTAAGCATTACGAAACAGCATTGGAACGTGCTCTAGGAAAATACAGACAGAGAGGCGATAGTTCAGTAGAAGAAAGTTATATGTTCTTAACTACTGTACAAGATCAAAACACATACACTCTGCCTAAAGAGGTTATAGAAGTACGTCAAATATTCCGCAGAAGCATTGGTTCACGAACCGGTAGCGGATCGGGTGGTACAATATTTGAACCATTTAACCTAGCCTACACAAACACATATCTGCTTTCGAGCTCCAATATGGGCGGTATATTAACCTACGAACTATTTGCTCAGTACCAGGAAATGATCGGTCGTATGTTTGGTAGTTTTATTGAATTTAAATGGCATAGTCAATCACACAAACTTACACTATTACAGCGTCCACGAAACTCGGATGAAGAGCTATTGCTCTACTGCTATAATTACCGCCCTGACATTGGTATCTTAAATGATGTCTATGCACAACAATGGGTCAAGGACTACACCTTGGCAAACTGTAAACTAATGCTAGGACAAGCACGTGAAAAGTTCGCACAGATTGCTGGTCCACAAGGCGGAACTAGCCTAAACGGTGCTACATTAAAAACAGAAGCCACAACTGAAATTGAAAATCTTGAAAAAGATTTAGCCACACAGGTTGCTGGCGGCAGAGGTTATACTTTTATCATAGGTTAATTATGCGAGCTAAAGAATTTATAGATGAATCGACAAAACCTTTGCGTAAAAGTGTTAAATCGTCTTTGCCAGGCGGCAGAATACACCCAACATTAGATAACAGCAGTCCTTATCATTCTTACAGGTATGGTATAGCATTGGCTACATCTCCGGAAGATGATATGTACACAGACGGTCCTTACGGATCTAAGTTGCTGACTGTGGGTTATACCGAAGCCGACCGTGAGATTATCAAAAAAGCAGACAAGATTATGGGTGTCAAATCCAATGCAGTCTCATCCAACGATAGTTCAGAAATCAAAACTATCAATACTACTAGTCCAGTAGCAAAGCCAAAAAAGAACAAATACGGCGTATAAAAACTTGACAACTAGTTTAGCCCAGTGTATTATAGGCTATAAACGGAGGTCATATGATTATAGGTGTGTGCGGGTTTATTGGTTCGGGCAAAGATACTATTGCCGATTATCTGGTTAATTTCCACGAATTTAGAAGAGAAAGTTTTGCTAACACGCTGAAAGATGCTGTGTCAGCAGTATTTGGTTGGGACAGAACCATGCTGGAAGGGCGCACCAAAGCGGCCCGTGAATGGCGTGAGCAGGTAGATCCTTGGTGGGCAGAACGCTTAGATATGCCTAATCTTACTCCAAGATACATATTGCAATATTGGGGTACAGAAGTATGTCGCAAAGGGTTTCACGACGATATTTGGATCGCCAGTTTAGAAAACAAACTACGCAATAGTCCAGACGATGTGGTAATTTCGGACTGTAGATTTCCTAACGAAATTAAATCAATTCGCGATGCTGGCGGCATTATTGTATGGGTAAAACGTGGCGAATTACCTGAATGGTATGATACTGCTGTGCAGGCAAATCAGGGTAATAATGTGGCAATCAACGAGTTAAAAATGAAGAAAATCCATGCTAGTGAAACTAGTTGGGTAGGTACAGACTTTGATGTAGTATTGGATAATAACGGCAGTATAGACGACTTATACGCTGAAGTTAGAAGTCTGGTGTTAGATCTCCTTGCCGCCACTTCACTCCCTCGCGGTGTAAAGACCGTTGACAATTTGCACACACAGTTTTAAGGTTAGCGGGTCTACAGTTAGTTAAATCTCCGTCTACGTGGAAGACATTAAACACTTCTTTAAACTTACTTTTGTACCCGCATTTTTCGCAATAATCTTTTTGTCTATAACCTAGTCTGTACCACACAGGCATACCTTGACTAGTGCCGCTGGCACAACCATCGCACTTAGTTCTATAATAAGCACGTTTACCCTTGTAATAGTTTATAGCACAGGGTTTCTTTTGACAGATCTTGCATAAAGGTCGCATAAACTATTTATACCACCCCTTTTCGGACCCTTTTCATGGTTGTATAACAGAGCATTTTACCGAATCTCCGCTAAATATTGTTAGAGCTTAAAAGAAGAGCTAATTAGGAGATAAGGATATGGCTTTAACTTCCCCAGGCGTACAGGTTTCCGTAATTGACGAAAGTTTTTACACACCTGCTGAACCCGGTACACGCCCACTGTTTATTGTTGCTTCGGCACAGGACAAAACTAACGGTGCTGGTACAGGTACAGCATCAGGTACACTAGCCGCTAACGCCGGCAAGGTTTATTTAATTACAAGTCAACGTGATTTAGTTGACACATTTGGCGACCCAACATTCCGTGTTGACGCTAACAACAATCCAATACATGCGGGTGAGTTGAACGAATACGGCCTACAAGCCGCTTACAGTTATTTAGGTGTAAGTAATAGTGCATTCGTTGTTCGCGCTGACTTAGACTTGGAAAAACTAGTGGCAAGCGCAGACGCTCCAGGCGGTGCACCAGCAGATGGTACATTCTGGTTAGACAGCGATGCAACTACATATGGTATTTTTGAATGGAACGGTGCTGCCGCTACTTCAACAGGCGGACAGAGTTTTACTAACAAAGTTCCAACAATCGTTACAACTGGTACTCCAGCAAACAGCGTTGGTGCAGTTGGTACATACGCAATTTCATACAATGCTGACAACACATCAACTGGCCACTTGGTAAAAGTTTATTACAAGAGCCAATTTGAAGATGATGGTTCAGTTGGTACAGCAACATGGGTACAGATTGGTTCTAGCGCATGGGCAACAGCTCATCCTGTGGTAACTCCAACTGCTACTGTTAGTGCCGCACCATATACTTCAGGCGCTATGACTATTGTAGTAAACGGCGTAACACCTGGATCATCTGTGCCATTCTCGGGCGGAACAGCCACAGAAGTAGCAACAGCATTAGATGGACAAGTTCCAGGAGTAGGTGCTCGTGTTGTGAATGGTCAAGTGCATTTATTTGCAACTACAAACGATGTTAACAGTATCGAAGTTACCAGCGCAAGTACAAACATTTCTCAACTAGGTATTGTTGCTGGAACATATTATGCTCCAGATTTCAAGATTAGTCCGCATACAGACGTTCCATTATGGAAGCGTAATAAGAGCGGAAACATTGCTCGTCCTACAGGTTCTGTATGGATGAAGACAACTGAACCTAACTTAGGTGCTCGTTGGAGAGTTAAGATTTACAACGGTACTACACAGTTATGGGACGAAGCCAGTGCTCCGTTGTATGCTACTAACCAAGCGGCAAACTACGGTATTGACCCAACTAAGGGCGGTATTGGTATTCCTGTTAATTCTGTGTATGTACAATACAATTACGATGAATTTGCACAGCCTTTAGCAGAATTCCGTGTAATGCGTAGAGCACGTAGCGGTTCAACAGTAGTTAATACAGTTCAAATTGGTTTAACAACATTAACTTCTGGACAAGATTATGCTATTAGCCTTGGTGCTGGACAAGCAGGTAGTGCTACACTAGCGCAAGGTGTTGTAACATTTACTGCATCAGGTGTGGCCGCAACAACAGCCGCAAACATCGCAGCCGCAATTAATAGTGCTAACATTGGTGCTATTGAAGCCAGCGTAACCTCAGACAACCGTGTTAAGATTGAAAACACAGTTGGTGGCGATATTCGTTTTGCTGACGTTGGCGACAGCGCAACAGGTGCTTCAGCAGTTGGTAGACTAGGATTTATCAGCGAGAACACTAACGTTTATATTCTAGGCGAATCTGATGCAACATACGAGTATGTTGCTTCTAACTGGATTCCACGTACATTTGCTGGCACAACACAAAGTTATTTCATTGACACAGCCGCTCCAACTACACTAGTTGCAGACGGCGAACTATGGTATAGTTCAGTTGTTGATGAAGTGGATATTATGGTACACGATGGTAGTACTTGGGTAGGTTATGGAAAGGCCGTTGGCGGTTATCCAAACACAGACCCAGCAGGTCCTATTGTAAGTGCTTCTGAACCAACAATGTTCGCAGATGGCACTACAGAAATCAATGCAGAAGCAGATGGACAACTTTGGATCGACACCAGCGACATTGAAAACTATCCAGTAATCAAACGTTGGAACGGTGATACATTGAAGTGGGTAACATTAGACACATCAGATCAAACAACAGAAAACGGCGTATTATTTGCCGATGCACGTTGGGCAACTAGCGGTGGCGAAATGAACCCTAGCACAATCGCAGACTTATGGAATAGCGATTTCCTAGACTTCGATGCTCCAGATCCTGCACTATATCCACGTGGTATGATTCTATTCAACCTACGTCGCAGTGGCTTCAACGTTAAGCGTTTCAAGCGCAATTATGTTGACCTACAAGCAGACAACGGACGTATGGGCGATGTATCAATGGAAGCCTACTATCCACATCGTTGGGTTACTGAATCTGGTAACCAAGCAGATGGTAGCGGTTCATTTGGACGTCATGCACAGCGTAAGGTTATTATCCAAGCATTACAAGCATTGGTAAACAGCAACGAAGATATCCGCGATACAGAAGTTCGTTCATTCAACTTAATGGCTTGCCCAGGATATCCAGAGCTAATTGGCGAAATGGTTTCATTGAACTATGACAGAGGTTTAACAACTTTTGTTGTAGGCGATACTCCTCCACGCTTAACTCCAGATGCTACAACAATTAACGACTGGGGTAACAACGTTGCTCTAAGTCTACAAGACGATGATAACGGACTTGTAAGTTACGATGAATACTTAGGTGTGTTCTATCCATGGGGCTTTACAAGTGACAATGCAGGACGCGATATTGCTGTTCCTCCAAGTCACATGATTTGCCGTATGATTGCACTAAGTGACCAAGTAAGTTATCCATGGTTTGCACCAGCAGGAACACGTCGTGGCGGCATTACTAACGCAACAGCAGTTGGTTATGTAACAGCAGAAGGCGAGTTCCAATCAGTTGCTCTAAATGAAGGACAACGTGATACATTGTATAACGTAAAAGTTAACCCAATCACATTCTTCACTGGAGCAGGTTTAGTAAACTTTGGACAGAAGACTCGTGCAAGAAACGCTTCTGCCCTAGATAGAATCAACGTAGCACGTTTGGTAATTTACCTACGTAGCCAGTTGAACAAACTTGCTAAACCATACATCTTCGAACCTAATGACAAGATCACTAGGGACGAAATCAAGCAACAGGTTGAAAGTCTGTTGTTAGAGTTAGTCGGACAACGTGCTCTATACGACTTCTTAGTTGTTTGTGACGAAAGTAACAATACACCTAACAGAATCGATAGAAACGAATTGTATGTAGACATTGCTATTGAACCAGTTAAGGCTGTGGAATTCATTTACATTCCAGTACGCTTGAAGAATACTGGCGAGATTGCAGGGCTATAAGGCTAAGATAAATAATTACAGGAGATTATAGAGAATGTCTATTTCAACACTAAGCAGATTATCGGTGCCCTTAGCCAGTGACCAGTCAGCAAGCTCTCAAGGCTTGTTGATGCCTAAACTGTCTTACAGATTCAGAATTTCATTTGAGAATTTTGGGGTATCAACACCAACAACAAACTTAACCAAGCAAGTTGTTGAAGCAAAACGTCCAGAAGTAACATTTGATTCTGTAGAATTACCAGTGTACAACAGCCGTGTTTACATGGCTGGTAAACACAAGTGGAACCCAATCACATGCAAATTGCGTGACGATGCCACAGGTGAAGTGCAAAAGTTAGTCGGTGAGCAACTACAGAAACAATTTGACTTTTTTGAACAAAGTTCGGCAGCATCTGGTATTGACTATAAGTTTACTACTAGATTAGAAATGTTGGACGGTGGTAACGGTGCTAACGTTCCTACAGTTTTAGAAACTTGGGAAATTTATGGATGCTTCTTAACAACAGCATCTTATGGTACTGTAAACTACGGTAGTAACGACGCAGTAACTATTGATTTAACTATTCAGTACGATAACGCAATCCAGAGCCCACAAGGCACTGGCGTTGGTACAGCAGTAGGAAGAGCTCTAGGAACTCTCGCTACAGGTGGATAATTAGTTCCGGGAGCAATATAAAAGGACACTTCGGTGTCCTTTTTCTTTATCTGCACACTTTTTCTTAGCCGATAAATAATTATATGGCAAACATACTCAACGGATTTTTAAACAACGTAGGACAAGGACTAGGTAACCCTAAAGGTACGCTAGGCGATTTCCAACACGCGGCAAGACTTTATAATAGTCAGGCTATGCGACTTGCTCCCAAAGGCAAGTGGATGTATCACGTGGTATTCAACATTAATCCACGTGCTTTAGGATCAGCAAAATTTGATATTCAGAAACACGGTACTGCTATCAATATGTTGGTTAAGTCTATTGATCTTCCTAAGTTTAGAGCTCAGGTTGAAAAGCCAATACAATATAACAGAAAAAGACAAATCCATACTAAGTTAGAATATGATCCAATTAGCGTTGGATTTCATGATGACAACTTTGGCCTAACAACAAACCTATGGGCTATGTATTATGGTTATTATTTTGCAGACAGTAAACATGGCGGTAGTGCAGGATCATCTGCCGCAGGATCATTATTGTCTGGTGTAGGAAATTTAATAGCAGGCTTTATACCTGGAAGCAATGGACTACTAGGCGCAGTTAAAGGATTCCTAGGTAGCTCAGATGCAGGTGTGCCTGCCGCTTATCAGCGTAATAGTTACAAAGGCTCCGCACTAAACACATATCGTTATGGCCTAGATAATGGTAGCGGTGCTCCTTTCTTTAGTAGCATTCAAATATTCCAATTAGCAAGACATCAGTATCAGAGTTATACATTAATTAATCCAGTAATTACAAGTTGGAGTCATGACAGTCTTGCTACCAGCAGTACAGAAGCATCTGGTAACACCATGCAGGTTGCCTATGAAGCAGTTATATATGGTGCCGGCGCAGTTAGTCGTGGCAATCCAAAAGGATTTGCTACAGAGTTTTATGATAATCAGCCTAGCCCATTAGGATTATTAGGCGGCGGTGTAACTAGTTTGTTTGGTCAAGGCGGCGTACTTGGTGGCATCGGTGATATCCTTAGTGATCTCGGACCAGGCGGCAATGGATTCACACTAGGTACACTAATTAAAGGCATTAACGTTTATAACAATGCTAAGAAACTAACTAAAGAAGGACTACGCGAAGAAGGATTTAGTATTTTTAAATCTGCACTTGGTGCCAGCACAGGAATTGACGTTAGCGGTGTGGCTAATGTATTGTTCCCTAAAAAGGCAAGTAGTGCGGCTAATGCACCAACTAAAGCACTTGCACCGGTGGCTGCTAGTTCTGGAAAGACAAATGATCAAATGATCAAAACTTTAAATAACAATCCAGCGGCAAAGGCAGCAGTAGCACGACAAGCCTTTGCCAATGGGTTTGTTGCAGGATTCGCTACAGGTGTTGCAGTCACAGCCGGAGCAACTGCCGGAATCGCAATTACTCCTCAGCAGGCCGCGCAAGCATACGACTCGTTGCCAGCGGCAACAAAAGCACAAGCCGAAGCAGCCGTAATAAAGGCATTAGAAAATAATGATCCAACTGTATCAAATATTGCGTCGGCTGCTATAGCAAAACTACCAGGATTTTTAGGATAATCATGTCAAACATATCACAGAGCAGTAACTTACCGCAAACAGAGCAAACAGATTCCGGTGAAAAAGTAAAATCATTTTTTGATGCTTATTTCATTGAGCCTATTAGTTTTCCAGCAGATCAAATCGATGCCACAGTTGGCTTCTTTCAAAAAAGAGGCTTTGACGATCTGGCCAGCCAAGCCACTGCTATTGTATTATTACAACAGGCTAAAATAGACGGCGTAAATGTGTTTACATTGTTAGACACACTAAAAGGTCTGGAAGATATTAAACTTAGTGCCGTAGTTGCAGAAGTCCTTAACTATAACAGACAAAAGATATCTACCCTAGGATATCGTCAACAAGGTCAAGGCGACTTACTGGAAAGCAGAAACATAGTAGTATAATATGGCCAGCAAGTTTGCACAAGGTAAGTTCGCTTTAAAAAATCCAGAAAAGTATATGGGTAATAGAACTCCTACCTACAGAAGTAGTTGGGAATGGGCAGTAATGCAGATGTTCGATAATAATCAAGCCATCGAAAAGTGGGGCAGTGAAGTAGTTAAAGTTCCTTATAGAGATCCTTTAACTGGCAAGCATACTATCTATGTACCAGATTTTTTTGTAGTCTATAATGATAAAAACGGACGTAAACACGCAGAAGTCTGGGAAGTTAAACCTGCTAGTCAAGCAGTATTAGAAAAAGTAGGACGTAGTAAAACTAACCAGGCCGCATATATTAAAAATCAAGCCAAGTGGGCGGCTTGTCGTGCTTGGTGTAAACAGCAGGGTATAATGTTCAGAGTTGTATCGGAAAATGATATTTTCCATAACGGTAAGCGATAAGTATTGTATGACTAAAAAACTTGAAGAATTACTCAATTTACCTGAAAATCAAGAAATCGTTAAAAACGAAGAAAAGAATCACAGGAAAGCAGAAAAGCAACTAGCTCGTGATAATGCCCCAGCGGAAAACCTATTCCGCGATATTGGAGAAATTGACAAGATTGCTGCCGCATTACCTCAGGTTAAAGGACTAGGCGATATTGCAGACAGCGAATTAGATGCACTAGCACAAAAGGCCACAGATGCCTATGACGATTTAGTTGACCTGGGCATGAACGTTGAACCACGCTATAGTGCCAGAATTTTTGAAGTAGCACAGACCGCACTTAAAAATGCTATAGATGCTAAATCAGCAAAGATAGACAAAAAGCTCAAGATGATTGAACTACAGCTCAAAAAGCAGAAGTTAGATCAAGAGGCTAAACCAGCAGGAGACGAGGACGACATTCAAGGCGAAGGCTACTTGATTACAGACCGCAATAGTCTGCTGGAAAAATTAAAGAATATGAAATAAATACAGTAGTGGGGAAAACTATGAAATCATTTAACGAATACTTAACAGAAAGCAAAAAAACATACGAGTTTAAGATTAAAATCGCCGGCGATTTAGACGAAGAAACTAAGACTAAACTTAAAGGTGCTATGGAACGTTTTTCCATTGTAAAAATGGATAACGGCAAACGCTTACCTATTGCAGAGCGCCATTTAGATTTCCCAGAATTAGAAAACACAAATGTTACAGTATTCAGTGTTGAAGTTAACTACCCTACTACTACACAGGTTTTAGAAAACTATATCTGTCAAGTATGTGGTTGTGAAAAGAACCGTGTAAGAGTTCGTACTGCTAATCAAGAAGCAGAACAAGTAGAAGTAAATTTTAATAAAGAACAAGGCGAAGCACTTCTCGCCAAAGAAGATCTTGGTGGCGAAAGTGCTCAGGACAAAGTTGGTGACAAGCACGTATCAAGTTTCTTAAAAGGCTTAGTTGCAGATGCAAAGTCTCGTCAGGATTCACAAGTACATAAAGAAAAAGCATCTGAAATGCCAGAGTCTGGGGCTAGTATAAGTCCAATTGGCTCCAAAACTCTAAAAGGAAAATAATCATGGACATGAAAAAATTATTAGGCATCGTTACTGGTGCTAAAGCAGAAACAACAACTCAGTTAAACGAGAATATCGAAGAGTGTGGCATGCCAGGCCCAATGGGTTCTCCAAGCACACCTCCAGTAACAATGAGTGTAAATTTAAACGCACAAGGTGTAGACAATATTAAAGAATTGTTAAATTTAATGCGCTCAGCAGAGTCTGGTCTAGGACACGATCACATGCCAGCACCAATGGGCATGCCAATGCCAGCAGTAGGCTTAGATATGCCAATTAAAGTTACAAAAATTGGCGGGGAAGAACCTGGTGATGAAATGGGCGATGAGCCTGAAATGAAACCAGCAGGTGCAGATGGCGACCGTGGCATGGATCAAATTAAAGATTTAGTTCGCAAGGCAGGTATTGAAAAAGAATATTCTAACAGTCCTGAAGAAGCATACGCAGGTGTAGACAGCGTAACTACAGACGCCGGCGGCGGCATGAACGAACCAAAAGACCCAGCAGACCTACGTGTTAAAGATCCTAGCGGTTACGAAAATGCAGAGGAAGCCTATGCTAACGAACCAGACGAACAATACAGTGACCACAATACATTGATTAAAGATTTGTCAGGTGGTTTAAATAAAGAAAAACAACAGTATGCTAAAGCGCAAGATGGCGACAATGCAATGGCCGTAAGAGCAGAAAGCATTCGTCAAGCATTGGATCAACGCTACAGAGAAATCAAAGAAGGCAAGTAATTCGTCGGCGGTTGCATTGTGATTAAGACAATGCCAAATGGGCTCTTCGGAGCCCATTTTTTTCGTTAAATAAAGTATGGCAGGAAAAACATTAGACGGCGTATTAATTAAGAAAGCCCACAGGCAAGAACGTTTCACGGAACAACAGATTGCCGACTTAGCCCAGTGTGCTGACCCATCAACTGGTTATCTATACTTTGCTAAGAATTTCTTTTACATACAGCACCCAGTTAAAGGTAAGTTATTATTTGAACCATATGAGTATCAGGTAAACTTACTAGATAGTTATCACAACCACAGATTTAATATCAATATGTTACCACGTCAAAGTGGTAAGACTACCTGTGCGGCTGGCTATTTGTTGTGGTATGCTATGTTCCATCCAGACCAGACTATTCTTGTTGCCGCACACAAATATACAGGCAGTCAGGAAATTATGCAACGCATACGCTATGCCTATGAAGACTGTCCAGACCACATACGCTGTGGTGTAACAAACTATAACAAAGGGAGTATAGAATTTGATAATGGATCACGTATTGTATCAGCAACTACTACTGGCAACACTGGTCGCGGTATGTCAATATCCTTACTATACTGTGATGAGTTTGCATTTGTACAACCAAACATTGCAGACGAGTTTTGGACATCTATTTCGCCAACACTAGCAACTGGTGGTCGTGCTATTATTACTAGCACACCTAACAGTGACGAAGACACATTTGCTACTATTTGGAAAGAAGCAGAAAAGAAATTTGACGAGCACGGCAACAGCACTGATGTAGGTGTTAATGGATTCCACAGTTTTAGAAGCGAATGGTGGGAACATCCAGATAGAGATGAAGCCTGGAAAACTGTAGAACTAGGACGCATCGGTGAAGAACGATTCCGTCGAGAATACGGTTGCGAATTCTTAGTCTATGACGAAACACTGATTAACAGTATCTGTCTTGCTGGCATGGAAGGCAAAGAACCAATCCTTAAAATGGGACAATGTCGTTGGTACAAACAGCCCACCGACGATATGATATATGCCGTTGCTTTAGATCCGGCACTGGGCACTGGAGGCAACTATGCGGCCATACAAGTTTTAGAATTGCCCACAATGATACAGGTAGCAGAGTGGCAACACAATACTACTGCCATCGAAGGACAGATAAAAATACTTAAAGATATCAACAAGTATATTGCAGACTGCTGTCCAAAAACACAGGGCAGTAACATCTACTGGAGTATTGAAAATAACACAGTAGGCGAGGCGGCACTAATTGTAGTTAAGAACGTGGGCGAAGAAAACATACCCGGAATGTTTATAGCAGAACCAATACGCAAAGGGCATGTTCGCAAGTTCCGCAAGGGATTTAATACTACACATCGCAGTAAAATATCGGCTTGTAGCAGACTAAAACACTTAATCGAGTCTAACAAGTTAAAAGTAAACAGTAAAGCACTGATATCAGAACTAAAGGCTTTTATTGCTTCAGGTATCAGTTTTAAAGCAAAATCGGGCGAAACTGACGATTTAGTATCGGCAATGCTTCTAGCAGTACGTATGAGTTCTGTAATGGCAGACTGGGATCAGCGTGTATTTGAAGTTATGACGGGCAGATTTGAGGATGACGAGAACGATTACGAGCCACCAATGCCTATATTTGTTTCAACAGGATTCTAATAAATACTACTATGAAAGATTTGACCACAATTTCCACTGACCTTTTCAACAAAGTTCGTAGCAGATTCTCCAATGTAAAACTAGGGGATCAAGCAGGTGTTGTTATTACAGACCCAGCAACTGCTCGCTTTTTTGACTTGGATTTTACTCACGAGGGTGCTAGTTTAGGGCACGTTAATATCAAGTTAGACGACGATAGTTTAACTGTGATTTACAATGAATCCATGGTGGAAGGCGAGCACACAGATGCTAAAAAACATTGGTACGATTTTTTGAAAGAATTGCGTATGTTTGCCAAGTCGAACATGCTGAACTTTGATACTAGAGATATTACAAAAACAAATCTAGACAAAAGAGATTATGAATATCTGGCACAGGAAAACGGAGATACAAAAATGAGTGAATCAAAACTATGGGGTACTAGCAAGACTAGTTTCCAAGACATGGGTGAAGCGAAGATTATCGTCAAGCACAGTCAACCAGTTAATTACAATATTCCAGCAGGACGTACAATGCACATTGATAGCATTTACATCGAAAACGCCGCTGGAGAAAGATTCCGTTATCCACACCGCCACTTAAATGGTGCTCGTGCAATGGCCACTCACGTAGCCAACGGCGGTACTGTATATGATGCAATTGGCACACACATATCTGGATTAAGCGAAGAACTAAGCAAATTACGTCAATTTAAAAATTACACTCAGCGTAACGGCTTACAAGAAGCACTAAGCGATGTATCCGAATTAGTACTATCACGTATTTCCGATATTAAAGAACAGATTTCAAAACTACAGCGTCAAAGTTATTATGCAGAGTTTGCAGAAAGTTTTGCGCCTGCAAGAGAATTACCTATCCCAGAAGAAACAGTTAATAGTTGGGTAGATGCACTGACAATCCGTACATTCAACGAAGAACTTAAATCTGTATTCCCATTTATCTACAGACTAGTAGATCAACCAAAAGCATTAGGATATGAAGATTTAGTTGGTGAAGGCAAAGGCAAAGTTTGCGATGTTTGCGAGAAGAATCCATGCGTATGTGACGATGACGATTTAGAAGAACATAATCATTTGGCAGATTACGAACAGCATTTAGATGACATTACAACATTCGAATATGATGTTCAAGAGCCGCCTATGGCACAGCCTGCTCCTACACAAGCACCAAATGCTCGCGAAGTTGTAGAATTTATTATGAGTATGTACGATCAAGAGCAAGGAACTTTTCCTAAAGGCGAAGAGGGTGTAAAGATTGCTGTTGAAAAACGTTTTGGCGAACACGCTGGACAATTTGCTAGTCAAGTAGTTGAAAGACTAAGCTCTAAAGAACAAATGATGCCCGCACAAGAAGGACCTGACTTTGAAAGTATGCAAGGCGCTATTCAAGAAGCCGCCGATGCTACATCAGTTGGGGAGTTGGAGGCTGCAATTAAAAAGTTTCAACAAGCGGCTGGTATAGCGGTTGATGGTAAGATGGGTCCAGCCACACAAAAGGCTATGCAAGCGGCCAAGTCACAACAACCAGCACAAGGTGCGGCAGCACCAGCAGGCGGAGCACCAGCAGGCGGAGCGGCACCAGCCGCGGCTCCTGCACAAGGACAAACAAAACCAGCAACACCTGCTCCAGCTCAAGCACCAGCCGCGGCTCCAGCAGATGAATATGCTCCAAAGAAATCAGGAGCGTTTGCAGCCGCACAACAACAATATAGTCAACCAGCGGCACCTGCACAAGCACCTGCACCAGCGGCTCAACCTGCTCCTGCACAAGCACCTGCACAACCTTCCGCTCAAGGAAGTGCCGCAGGATTTGCGCCAGCACAAGGTGGACAACCTGCTCCTGCACAAGCACAGACTCCACAACAACAAATTGATGCCGCTAAACAGCAGAGTCTATCAAACTGGAAGGCACAGAATTTAGCACAATGGAAAAAACAAAATCCAGGTAAAACTCCTCCAGCACCAGTAAGCCAAGGTATGGCTGGCAACGATTTCTAATATATGCGTTTAAGAGAAATAACAGAAAACAGACAGTTAAATGAATTCCTTCCAATTATCGGAGCCATTGGTGCTACGGTAATTCCTGGACTGGGAGGCATGACTATCGCCGCACTTATAGGTGCTGTTTTTACTGTATGGACAGTTTGGGACATATACGATTACGCTGTAAAAATTTATAAAGATCCCAACTCAATGGATATAACAGACTGGGCAATATTAGTTTTTGAAATTGCCGCAATGAAAGGTCCTCTAAAAAGTCTTTCCAAAGCGGCAAGAGAAAAAATTATCGAAGCGATTCCTCAACCTGTTAAGGAAGCAATGGGCAAGGCAGTTAAAGAAAAGGTCTTAAAGGAAGTAGAAAAGTCTGGAGCCAAAACTGCTGACAAAGCGGCTGATGCGGCTGATGACATTTACAAACCTCAACCTCGCAGAAATCGCGTTGATAGTGTTCCAAGTACTAAATCGGCAGAACCTGCAACACCAACCGGCCCAACAACTGCCACACCTGCATCACAAAAAACAGCACCAAAGAATCCTAATTTAATTGATAGACCGTTTAAGAAAGAAGATATCTTACGTCTAGCAGGATTGGCAAAATAAATCACATTTAGCGCAGGATTTCTCTTGCGATAATAAATAAAAGTGCGTACAATACAATGTATGCACTTTTTGTTTTACAGTTGGTGTAAAACAAATATAAGGCAAAACAGGCATATTAAAAGGAGAACATTATGGCCACATTAGCAGAAATTCGTGCAAAACTACAGGCACAAGAAACAAGATCAAGCGGCGGTGACCGCCCCGTTGGTGACAACGCAATCTATCCGTTCTGGAACTTAGATCAAAACAAAGAATCCACAGTACGTTTCCTACCAGATGGTAATGGAGACAATACTTTCTTTTGGGCAGAACGCCTAATGATCAAGTTACCTTTCGCTGGTATTAAAGGCGAAACAGATTCTAAACCAGTACAAGTTCAAGTACCATGTATGGAAATGTATGGTGAAACTTGCCCAATCCTTAGTGAGGTGCGTGGTTGGTTTAAGGATAAGAGTCTTGAAGACTTGGGTCGTAAGTACTGGAAAAAGCGTTCATACATTTTCCAAGGCTTTGTAGTAGAAGACGGATTGAAAGAAGATTCACATCCAGAAAATCCAATTCGCCGATTCATTATCGGTCCACAAATTTTCCAATTAATCAAGTCAGCATTAGTTGACCCAGAGTTGGAAGAATTGCCAACAGACTTCGCACGTGGCGTTGACTTTAAATTGGTCAAGACCAGCAAAGGTGGCTATGCTGATTATTCTACATCAAAGTGGAGCCGTCGTGAACGCCCATTAACCGATGCAGAACTTGACGCAGTCAAGGCACACGGTTTATTCAACTTAAATGACTTCTTGCCTAAGAAGCCAGGTGATGTTGAGCTCAAAGTTATCAAAGAAATGTTCCAAGCATCAGTTGACGGTGAACCGTTTGACAAAGAAGCATGGGGACAATACTTCCGTCCAGCAGGTATGGGTTCTGTAACAGGCGACCCAACAGCAGGTACATCTGCTCCAGCGGCAGACCATAACATTGATCCAGACGAAGCACCTGCTCCTAAAGTAAGTGCTCCTGCACCAAAGGCTGAAACAGCCTCTGCTCCAGCAAGTGGTAGCGGTCGTGCAGAAGACATTCTTGCGATGATTCGCAATCGTCAAAAGCAATAAGCAATTAGAGAAAGTATAGAGGTTCCGCCTCTATACTTCTCGCCACTATAAGGAGAATAAAATGGCAAAATTATCTAAATTAGCGAAAGTATCTGAGTCATTTACTGTAAATCGTTATGACAATGGATTCATGATCGAAGTCAGCGGTCGTGATAAAAAAGAAGATTGGAAGACAGCCAAGATTATGTGTACTACTGAAGAAGAACTAATCGCTGTCATCAAAGAAGCAAATTCAATGGAATTGGATCAATAACATGGCAACTAAAGCATTTGATTTATCTAAATTCCGTAAAACTCTAACTAAGAGCATCGACGGACTTAGTGTAGGTTTCCAAGACCCAACTGACTGGGTTAGCACTGGTAACTATGCGCTAAACTATTTGATTAGCAGTGACTTCCATAGAGGTATTCCTTTGGGCAAGGTTACTGTATTCGCTGGCGAATCTGGTGCAGGCAAATCATATATTTGTTCTGGCAATATTGTACGTCACGCACAGGAACAAGGTATCTATGTTGTCTTAATTGACAGCGAAAACGCCTTGGACGAGAAATGGTTACACGCACTTGGCGTAGACACCAGCGAAGACAAATTACTAAAACTTAACATGGCTATGATTGATGACGTTGCTAAAACTATCAATGAGTTTATGAAAGAGTACAAGGTAATGGAAGACCGTCCAAAGGTCTTGTTTGTTATTGACTCGTTGGGTATGTTGTTAACACCTACAGACGTTAATCAGTTTGAAGCAGGCGATTTGAAAGGTGATATGGGCCGTAAGCCTAAAGCACTTACAGCACTTGTTCGTAACTGTGTAAACATGTTTGGTAGCAACAACGTTGGTTTGGTAGCAACTAACCATACATACGCTAGTCAAGATATGTTTGATCCCGATGATAAAATTTCAGGTGGACAGGGCTTTATCTACGCATCAAGTATTGTTGTTGCTATGAAAAAGCTCAAACTTAAAGAAGACGAAGACGGCAACAAAATTTCAGAAGTTAAAGGTATTCGTGCGGCTTGTAAGATTATGAAGACACGCTATGCTAAACCTTTTGAAAGTGTTCAAGTTAAAATCCCTTACGAGACAGGTATGAATCCCTACAGTGGATTGGTAGACTTGTTTGAAGCCAAGGGTTTCTTGCAAAAAGATGGCAATCGACTTAAATACGCAGGGTCGGAAGAATTGAAGTTCTATCGTAAAGAGTGGGAACGCAATGAAGACGGATGCCTGGATAAAGTCATGGTTGACTTTGCTAAGAATCCTATTGTACAATCTAACATCGACCTTGAAACTGGAGAGATTTTAGAAAATGTTGAATGAAGATCATATCATTGATATATGGACAGGACTAAAAGAGTTTTTTGATAAAAAGCAAATTGAAACTGTCGCAAGTAAGTACGTTGATATCCTCGCCGATAACGGTGTTCAGGATCATGTTTTCAAAGCCGCAATAGGCGGAGACGAAGATCTTGATGCCGCTATCGAATACTATCTCGATGACTGGGATGGCGAAACTGAGGACGAGATTGATTATGATTCACACGACTATGACGAGGACTAATGGGTTGGTATAACAAAATTGCTGATGATATCAGTAATATTCCAGATGCTGTAACATACTTTGAAGCCGAATTATTGGCCGCAAGGAATGAATGCCGTATAACGGGTAATTTAGAAAAGGCAGCGGCCAGTATGCCAGGCATTGTGGAACAACGTTTTAGCCAACTACAGGAAATAGAGGCTGTTCTCGAGTATTTGAATATTGAATTACGAAGACTTAAGAGCAGTCATTTCCGAAAATATTTAGAAAATTATGCTCGTGCATTAAGCAGTAGAGATGTAGAAAAATATGTTGAAGGCGAAGCAGATGTTGTTGATATGGAAAAGATTATCAACGAATTTGCTCTGCTAAGAAACAAATGGCTAGGCATTACCAAAGCACTGGATCAAAAACAATGGCAGATTACTAACATTGTTAAATTACGTGTTGCTGGTATGGAAGACGCCACGCTATAAACTCCCAGGTTGCATAATGGTTAAATACTACTATTATGCGACCTATTCCTATTTTTATTGGGTATGATCCCAGAGAAGCAATAGCATACCATGTATGCGCTAACAGTATCATTAGAAACTCTAGTGTACCTGTTAGTATCACACCTTTAGCATTAAACAATTTTAAAGATTATACCGAAACGCACACAGACGGTAGTAATCAATTCATCTATAGTAGATTCCTTGTGCCTTACTTAACTGGCTTTTCTGGTCATGCTATCTTTATGGACGGCGATATGATTGTTCGAGGAGATATTGCAGAGTTGTGGGAACTTAAAGAAACTAGTAAAGATGTGCAGGTTGTAAAACACGATTACAAGACAAAGATGCCTGTTAAGTATCTTGGTTCAAAGAATGAAGACTATCCACGTAAAAACTGGAGTAGTGTAATGTTATTCAATTGTAGTAATTTCCCAACTAAAAAACTAACACCAGAATATATTCAAAAATCTACAGGCGCACATTTACATAGATTTGAATGGACCGATGACAGTCGCGTTGGAGAATTACCTAAGGAATGGAATTGGCTTCCTGACGAGTACGGTGCTAATCCGGATGCTAAATTATTACATTATACTCTAGGAGCACCTTGCTTTCACGAGTTTGCCGATACGCCACAGGGCAACGAATGGCATCGTGAACGCATACTAACCGAGTATTGTCAACAAAGAGATATCAAATGATTAATGAATATTTAGAAAATCGTGACGGGCTCTGGTGGGCAAAAAATGAAACTGCCTGTTATAATTTTACTAAAAAAGAAATTGATCTCCCTGAACATTTAATGTCGTTTGTTTCAAATAAAGAAGTTATAGTACAGGCCGGTGGCAATATGGGATGGTTTACACAACTGTATGCAAAATGTTTTGAAAGGGTTTACGTATTCGAGCCTGATAATATTAATTTTCTGTGTCTTACGTTAAACAATCCTGAGAGACACATTATGAAATATCAGGCATGTCTCGGCGATTCTAGAAATTTAGTTAATGTTACATATAGAGATCACGACAGAGGTAAAAACCATATAGATATAAAAACCAATTTAATAAAAATGCAACGCAACGGTATCAGGCCTGATAAAATTCCAACATTATTAATCGACGATTTAAATTTAGACGCATGTTCTTTTATACACCTTGATATTGAAGGATATGAATGGTATGCACTAAATGGTGCAAAAAATACCATTGAAAAATATCTTCCTGTGATAGCAGTCGAAGAAGTTGGCCACGGCGACAGATATAATAAACCTTTTTCAGAAATTGAAAATTTATTAAAATTTTATAATTATAAAATTGTTGATCGTTATAGACATGAGGTAGTTTTTTCTGTATGAAAGCATTTGTTATATCTTTAACTAAGATACCTAGTTCAGCAAATAGTTCTGCACAAGTTTTAGAAAAATTAATCGAATACGGGTTCGATGCACAAATATTTGAAGGAACATATGGAGACGAAGGTGTTTATCTTTTTAAACAAGATAAGAGACGGGTTGCCAAATATGGAATAAAAACTGAAACTATCTCTATAGATGAATATAAATCTAGATTTCCTGACTCCGAATTTCCAGAAGAAGTAGGAAGTATTAATATAAGAATAGATATATCTACAGATCCGAAATTACAGGAAAAAACTTTAAGACCAGGAGTTATTGGTTGTTTTTACAGCCATTATAGACTTTGGAAACTATGTATAGAATTAGACGAGCCTATTTTTATTTTTGAAGATGATGTAATATTTGAAAGAGGATATACTCCAGTAGTATGGACTGATATATTAATGTTATGTACTGGAAAGAGTGCTTACGAAAATCCAAAATATGCTGAATATCTATATAATCCGCCAAAAAAAGCAGAAGCACTTAAATTACCAAACACATCGATGCCTGGAGCCGTGGGTTACGGAATTACACCTGCAGGAGCAAAAAAATTAGTAGATGCTTACAGAGAAGAAGTATTACCCGCAGATACTGCTATGAATAAATTCGTTGTAAATTTAGAATTTCACAATCAATTAATGGGTCGTGCGGCAATTGACGTAGACGGCAAAGACTCGCTGACAAAAACTTTAATGTGGGGAATTTTTAATGATTATTCCGACGGCACTGGCTAAGTCTACCAGTACATCGAATATAGATAGAATAATCGATCAAGCACAAATCGTTTATAAAATTTATCACGAAATACAAGAACTTAGAAAGAAAAATAATAACGTTATTTTAGAACAAAAACAGAATCTTTTTCTTCGATTAATTGCAGATACAGATTTAACAGCGTTAACTATGATTAGTTTTCCTGATAAAGATATACAACTGTATAACGAATTTAAATTTGTTAAAAATATCACTAAACCAATATTAGTTAGAGGCATTGCATCTACCGATTATATTAACTTAGTTAAAGACAAAGGATTAGATTATTATTTTATAGAAACTGGATACTTTGGAAACTACAGAACAACTGTTAATCCAAATGCTAAAAAATTATGGCATAGAATTGTAAAAAATTCCATGCAACACGAAAAAATTTTAAATGTGCCCGGTGACAGATGGGAACAACTTTGTGCCATAGATGAAAATTTAAAATGGAAAGGATGGAAAAAATCCGGCAGCAAAATTTTACTGATAGCACCAATTGATAAATCTGCAGGGAACTACGGTTATACAAAAGATTCTTGGATTGCGTCTACTGTTGATACATTAAAAAAATATACAGATAGAGAAATTGTTATTAGAGAAAAAATGTCAAGGCCAGATAGAACGTTTAAAAAAACAATATATCAAGCACTAGACGAAGATATTTTTGCTGTAGTCACACTTAATAGTATTGCGGCCATAGAAGCAGTAGCCTATGGAATACCTGCATTTACTACAGCACCTACTGCGGCGGATCCGGTGTGTTTAAAAGATTTGTCAAAGATAGAAACACCGTTTTACCCTGACGAGAGTTTTGTTTATAAGTGGTGTAGTTCGCTGGCCTACGGACAATTTCATCTAGAAGAAATGATAACAGGCGATGCTTGGAGAATGGTTTTAGAAAATGAACAACGCGAAACAATTAATTATTAAAAGTTATCTTAGTAGCCTACCTAAGCATATCAATGGCACCGAGAAAGTAAATGCACTAACATACTTTGCAGAAGGCGCCGCAAAATGTGGAGACCTGGCATCTACTACAACTTCTTATCAATATGAACCTTGTGACGTGGGTGCAATTATTGGAAATGCCTTCGATGCAAATCCAAGTAAAACTACGTTGGACCATTATAAAGTTCGTAAAATGGTAATGGACACACAGATTAAAAATGGAAGATATTGGCTTAGTATTGATAGTAACGTGTTCATCTATAAGAATAAAGAAAACCCTAAAAAATATTTAAGATATAGTTTCAATGGCGTATTTCCGGCAACAGGTATCTATTGTAACGATAATCCTGGAGAAGAAAACTGGAACAATATTAAACGCGATTATGATATGGATTTAAAACCGTGGCGTTCAACTGGAAATCATATTCTTATTACACTACAACGCCCCATGGGTTGGAGTATGCGAGGTTACAATCTAATGAAGTGGTTAGAGGAAACATTTACTAAAATAAGAACTTATTCTGACCGTCCCGTTGTTATTCGTTGGCATCCCGGAGACTGGAAGAATTTTTCAAATTATGCACCGTTATTAAAAAAATATAATGCTACAATTAGTCCTCAAGAAAGACATATCACTGAAGATTTAATTAATTGTTGGGCACTAGTTTGTCATAATAGTACGCCTAGTGCCGTTGCTCCAATAGAAGGTATACCTGCTTTTATTACAGACGATCCTAGTTACAGTCAAGGAGGCGATGTTGCTAATACAGATTTTAGTAAATTAGAAAATCCTATACTAGCAGATAGAGAACAGTGGATTAAGAAACTTGCACAATGTCATTGGAGTTTCGACGATACCAGATCGGGCAGATGCTGGAATCACATGAGAAATTATATCAAATAACGCGATTGTTCTTCTACAAAAATCTTTAAACTTTTTCTAACACCTTTAGCAGTCCAGATGCAACTGTGAGCATTCATTTCCCAGTCGATGTATGACATGGGTAAATTTCCATAATTGTACTTTGGCACTAGTGGTAAAAGTACATCTTGGTCCAATCCCCAATAAATGTAATCGCCTTTTAAATTAATTTCAAGAAGATTTGCATATTCTGATAGAAACTGACTTGTTTCAACATTTCCTGGAGACATCAGTCCTCCTGCTAAAAATCTAGATTTCTTTCCTGGAACTTGGTGTATATAAAAATGTTTAGTAGATGCTAATGAAACAATATTTTTTCTAACAACAGCATCAACATCTATAGAAAAGAATGGTTGTGTTGGTTGTATTAATTCTTTTAAACGTATAAATCTAGCACAGGCAAAATAAGTTTTTTGTACTCGTTCAATAATAGATTTGTCGCCGCCTTTTTCCATAGATTTTAAAATACGTTGTTTTCTCTCTAAATCATCAGGATTAATTAAATTTTGCGACCACTTGTTTGCGGCATTTAAAAATAAATCTAAAGGAGCATACTCATACGAGTAAGAAACATTTTTATTTTGACAAAAATCTAATTGATCTTGTCTAGGATTAAACAAATGAATGTGAATATTATTATTACTATTTTTTTGAATGCTGTTAATTAAAGATTTTCCAAATTCATCAAAATATTTCTCATCACAGGCTCCATAGATGAAAAAATCGGTGTGGCTTAATTTTCCTTGCAGTGGCGGTATAATCATGTAAATATTTACTCTATGAAGATAGCCTACTTTCCTAATCAGACAGCATTACAATCGGAACCTATATGGGGATCATTCCTTGACGGCTGTAGACAAATTGGTATTGAGCCGAGAGAAAACAGCAAAGATGCAGATTGTGCTGTGATTTGGAGTGTTTTGTGGAATGGTCGTATGCGTATGAACGAAAATGTCTATACGCACTACCGCAGTATGAATAAACCAGTATTCATCATTGAAGTTGGAGCACTGGATCGAGGTCGTACATGGAAAATTTCTGCTAATCACATCAGCAATGAAGGAATTTACGGAAATACCGAAAATATCGACTATGACAGAGCGAGAAAATTAGGTATAGGTCTTCAGGATGTAAAATCTTCGAGAAAAAATTCTATATTAATTGTTGGCCAACATGAAAGAAGCCTACAATGGCAAAATCAGCCCACTACTAGAACCTGGTTATCTCAAAAAGTTGCCGAAATTCAAAAATATACAGACAGACCCATAATTTTTCGACCCCATCCTCGTCATCCGATTGGTACTGCACCTATACCTGGTATAATTTTTGAACAACCTAATAAAATTCCAGGCACTTATGACAAATTTGACATTGCATTTGACCATCATTGTGTGATTAGTCACAACAGTGGCCCTGGCACCCAAGCGGCAATCGCAGGAATACCTATAATTTGTGATAAAACCAGTCTGGCACATCCACTTAGTTCTAGTATTTCAAAAATTAATGAAATTTTCTTGCCTGACAGACAAAATTGGTTTCATCAAATACTACACACCGAATGGACCGTTGATGAGATTAGCCAAGGCATTCCACAAAAACGTATATTAAATGTACTAAATCGTTGACAACGTCAAAAAATGTGTTATAATATAAAATATGACACATACCGTTGAGGACGCATTAGAAATTTTAGCAGGACTAACTAGTCGTGCCGTGAATATTCGTATTGACTTTGGAGAAGTTAATCTAGTCAAAAGTCTTGCACGACAAGTTAACCGCGGTACTGCGCTGACCGACAGGCAATTAGACTTAGCCATCAAAAAAATTGAAAAATATCGGCTTGGCTTAGAACAAAATTCGGTAGATGTGGAAAGTTTGCTGGCACTTAAGACACTACGTTTGCCTATAAGACAAATTGATAGAACGCAAACGATATCCTTGGTCACCGACTCAGACAACAAAATCAAAGTTTTAATAAAATTCGTATTTTCTAAGAAATTTGCCGGAATTTGGTCAAATTTACAAGAACAACTAACTGCAAGTTGTCAAGAGACCAAAGGTGAAAAGAAGTTATCATTCAACGAACAAGACCTTTACCTTATAGTCAACACACTACGCCCATTGGGATTTATCATTACTGAAGACGTAGAAGCACTATATGAAAAAATCGAAGAAATTTACCTAAATCCTGACAATTTTGCACCTTACGTGGATATTGTTGACAACGAACCAGTTTTGAAAAATATAAATTTTCGTTGTCAAGAATACTTAGATAAAGAGATGCCTGATCGTAAAGACTCAGATTTTCTTGTTTTTTTAGACAGGGTGAAAAATTGTGGAATTTACCATAAAAATCGCAAAATTATTGAAAAAATCACCGAGATCAGCCCTAATAATTTAATTAAAACTATCCTGGTTTCTCCGGAGACAAGATTTCGTCTTAATCCCGAAGAACATACTATGGATAGTCTCTTTGATATATTAGACGCATTAAAGCAATGGCCGCTTTTGGTAATAGTTGACGAGACAAAAGAAGCAATTTCTCAGATCAAAGGGTTGTGTCAGTGTTTGATGCAACGATGCAACGACGGAGAAATAACTGTGTTCTTTAGATTAGAAAATGGTAATCCTGACCACGAGGAGTTTAACCAATTCGTCAGGGATAACCACTTAAATAATTATATAGACTCAAAGACTAAAGTGGTATTTGTGTCTAAAAATCGCATACCTAAACCACTTTTTAACGCAGACTGGAAACCTAGAACTGCTCTAGTAACATCAACATACGAACATGGAAAAACTTCAGCGTACCTGAATGACTTTTCTACAGTTTACTATTATAATAACTCAGTGTCCGTAAGACATGGAAGAATAAAAGGAACAAGACAAATTGTCCAGTTGTAAAATTGTCATCAGAGACGAAGTTAATATTAAGATAGACGGATTACCTGTAGAGATTCGCAGGAAGATCTCTAATGCACTTAAATTTGAATTACCATATGCTCGCCATATGCCTCAGTATAAATTAGGAAGATGGGATGGAACTACTACGTTTTTTGGTCTTGGCGGGAATGGTTATCTTAATCATCTCGATGTTATCCTAGGCATATTAGAAGAGTGCGGAGTTGATATCGAAGAGATTGAAGACCTACGCAATCCACATAAATTTGAATTTGCAAAGATTACAGATCAGTATTGGGCCGACCAAGGGAAGGTATGGCCTAAAGGACATCCTATAGCCGGACAGCCTATTGTACTGCGTGACTATCAATTAGATGCTATCAATGGATTTATGGAGAATCCACAGGGTTTACAAGAACTAGCCACAGGCGCTGGCAAGACAATTATCACAGCAACATTAAGCGCACTTGTCGAACCTTACGGTCGTTCATTGGTTATTGTTCCTAACAAAGGCCTAGTGGTACAAACCGAAGAAGATTATAAGAACGTTGGCTTAGATGTTGGAGTATATTTTGGCGATAGAAAAGAACTAGGTCGCACACATACTATCTGCACATGGCAAAGTCTAAACATCTTAGACAAGAAAAGTTACGACAGTGATACATTAAGTCTAGCAGAATTCTTAGAAGGCGTAGTCTGTGTAATTGTCGACGAAGTACACATGGCCAAGGCGGAAGTGTTGAAGAAATTGTTAAGCCAGAACATGGCTAATGCTCCTATTCGTTGGGGCTTAACTGGTACAGTTCCCAAAGAAGAAATTAACTTCCACAGTATTTTAGCAACACTCGGTCCTGTGGTTAATCGTATCAGCGCACATACATTACAGGAAAAAGGTGTGCTCAGTCAGTGTCACGTTAACATTGTTCAGTTAATGGACGTTAAAGAATTTAGAACATACCAAGAAGAATTAAAGTACCTTGTCACAGACGTTGACAGGGTCGGTTATATCGCAAAACTATGCAATTCAATTAAAGACTCAGGCAACACATTAATACTAGTAGATAGGCTCGATGCAGGTAGACAGATTGTAGATGCAATACCAGGATCCGTGTTCATCAGCGGAGAAGTCAAGCTCACGGAGCGAAAGGAACATTACGATGAAGTTAAAGACAGTGATAACAAGGTTATTGTGGCGACTTATGGTGTGGCCGCTGTGGGTCTTAATATTCCTAGGATTTTTAATCTGGTTCTTTTGGAGCCCGGAAAGAGCTTTGTCCGAGTTATACAAAGCATTGGGCGTGGCATTAGAAAGGCAGAGGATAAAGACTTCGTCCAAATCTGGGACATAACATCTACTTGCAAATATGCAAAAAGGCACTTAACAGAGCGAAAGAAATTCTACAAAGAAGCCAAATACCCTTTCACCATTGAAAAGGTAAATTGGGAATAATAATAAACGGAGAATAAATGTATATTTTAACCTTAGATGACAAAAGTTTCGACTTGTCTAAGATGCCAGATGAATTAGAAGACGATATTAGATTTAGTGTATTAGACAATAATGATCCTAACAATCCAGATTTCTTTTTCATACCACTGATATTTTTAGAAAGTTTTAACAGTCCTGCCATGGTCCTTAACATTGGCGGACATGAAGTAACTATGCCCATTGACTGGAGTATAGCAGTAGGTGACAGCGAATGCGGCAATGAATTGGAAGTACTGCCCTTAACTAGTCTTAATGATAGAGGGTTTGAAGCATTTATTTTTAATCCATTGAGTGCATTTAAACACGAGTACGCACAAATTGAAATTGTTAATGTCTACAATGATGTTAAATGGTTTTTTCCTAAAATGAAAAATAACCAATTGTTGACAGTTCCATTGTATGAAGGCACTAAACCGCATTGTGCATTTTTTACTAAAGACATTAGCCGTCAAAGCGAAATTATTAACCACTACAAATTGTTATAATATGGGACAACTTAAACCTGGTGCAACTTATATCTATGAAAGAGCAGACGGAGTTACCTATGCTCGAGAAATAGGTGCAGATCCTAGTACACGAGTAGCCATCGGTTGGGATTACGATCCCAAACGTCCTGGTAATGGCAGGGAAACATTCCTAGCATCTAAAGAAGCAAGACTTTGGAAGAATGTTCGGGAAACTGCAAAGACCAATACGTCTTTACAACGATCACTGGATCGTGCTATACTAATCTATAATATTGTCAAGGATAAACAACAATGAGTTTAAAGGTAGCATATTTTCAACCAACTGTGTTGGCTATTGACCAAGTACCACCAGTTGAGTTTAGTCAAATTTTTAGTCTGTCTGAGATGTTACACGGACACCCCGAATTGAATGATGCAGATAATCCATTTATTAGTATTCGCGGAGGACAGCAGATACAAGTATATCCTAATCAACTAAACATTGATGTTTCTTGGTTAGTCAAATGGATTGAAAACATCTGTACTGGCTACATGGAAATTATTACAGCACAAAGCGGAACTGAAGATTTAAAACTGTGTAAGCCTGTTGTTACCAGCATCTGGACTATTCGTCAGACGCAGGGAGACTATCAAGAATTACATACACATCCAGGCGGCAATATCAGCGGAAACATTTATATCACTGCTCCAGATTTAGATGAAAATTTGTCTCCAACAGACGGCAATGTAGCATTTAGATTACCACAAACTAGAGATGTTGGTAAATTTATTATGACAGATAATTGGAAATATAAACCTACACCAGGTACTGTTATTGTATTTCCAAGCCATCTGCCACACACAGTTTATCCTTGGAAGGGTAAGGGTAATAGAACTGTAATGGCATTTGATGTAAGGATTGTTCCTAAAGATGAGTGATAAACTAACTATCAAAGATGAAACAGCGGCCATTGATATGGGCGCCAGAGATCTATGGGATAATTTCACAGAAGAACAGAGAAAGCAAATCAGTCTTTATCTATTGCTTAGGTATGCCAGCTCTATTAAAACCAGCGACAGAGAAACGCAAGAGTTGGCTATCTTCAAAACTAACGAGTACTTTAACAAGCATTACTTTAGTCTTAGTAAGCATCCTAAGTTACTGTGGTATCTTGTTTGTATGACTGGTAATGAAGAAAAGAAAATTCATTTTCACGAATGGATTGGATATAAAAAGAAAGAAGGTAACAGTAAAGTTATCAAAGTATTGGAAACACTATATCCACACTTGAAAGAAGACGAACTCGAACTTATGTCTAGCATGACTACAGAAAAAGAAGTTAAGCAACGTCTTAAGGATCTTGGTTGGGAAGATAAAGATATTAAAAAGGCATTATGAACTTAGATGTTTTTGAGAAACACAAAGGAATTAAAATAAAATTGTCCACAGTTGAAAAACCATACGTTTGTCAGTACTGCGGTAGTGCTTATGTTAAAGAGTCTACCCTTACGGTCCATATGTGTGAGCAAAAACGTAGACACTTGGCCAAAGACGAAAAACACGTTGTACTAGGCTATCAAACCTATGTTAGATTCTTTCAACTGACACAGAAAGCCAAACACGTTAAAACTTATGACGAGTTTGCTAAAAGTCCTTACTACAATGCCTTTGTAAAGTTTGGCAGTTTTCTCAGCAACGTAAATCCCTTGTATCCAGATAGATACATTGACTTTGTTGTTACCAGTGGAGTTAAACTAGATCACTGGTGTAGAGAAGAATTGTACTATAAATATGTTCTAGACTTAATAAAGAAAGAACCTGCCGAAGTGGCTTTACAGCGTAGTATAACTACAATGATGGACTGGGCAAATGAAAATAGTAGCCAGTGGAATCATTACTTTAAGTATGTAAGTGTTAATCGAGCTGTGTACGCAATCAAGGACGGAAAGATTAGTCCATGGTTAGTATTGAACTGTGACAGCGGAAGGGCATTATTAGGCAAATTCAATGACGAACAATTAAACATTGTATTCGAAGTTTTAGATCCAGAATATTGGGCAAGACGATTCAGAACATATCCCGCAGACAAAGAACTAATAGCCGAAGTAGTTAAAGAAGGTAATTTATAATGCCAGATATTGACATAGACTTTGCAGACAGAAATAAAGCTCTAGAAAAATTAGAGCATGTCGTTGCGACTATAGAAGATAATGGTAGTTTTAAAAAGCACAACACAGGCATATATTGTACTTCTATCCCTTACAATCCTGCCACAGGCCTAAGCACAATAGATTATAAAGAAGCAGAAGCAAGAGGTTATTTCAAGATAGATTTCTTGAATGTTGGTATTTACGAAGGTGTACGAGATGAACAGCATCTCATTCAACTTATGGAGACTGAACCCTTATGGGATCTTTTGGAGCAAGACGATTTCAACAATCTGCTGTTTCACGTCAACGGTTATGGTTCTATTCTAAGAGAAATGAAACCACGGAGCATAGAGCAATTAGGTGCAGTCCTAGCGATGATACGTCCGGCGAAACGTTATCTGATTGGGAAAGAATGGACTTCGGTGATGAAGGAAGTATGGACGAAACCGGAGAACGATGAATACTATTTTAAGAAGGCACACGCTATTGCTTACGCTCAGGCAGTAGTTGTGCAAATGAATTTAATCTGTGAAAATATCAGTTACGGATTTAGTTAACGTTTTCTAACTAACTGTATTACCTTACGCTTTACACGCTTAATCGAAATGTTGTGAAGATTTATAGTAGGGCCAAATACTACGGATACATCTTTAGTATTCATAGTCATTACGGAGTATTTGAACTGCTCCATCTCTAATTTTAAGAAGATATTGATAGGAATTGTACGGTTACTTTCCCACCACCATGCTTCGCCCAGACTCAGGAAACTCTTGCGATCTTCTTCTGTTTTTAGTGCTTCGTAATTGTAAAGGCTAGTAACGTATTGATCTTGATTAATAATGATGCCTACGTATTCTAGCCCGCCATAATGAACTACTGAAATAAAGGGGAAGTTTTCTCTGATGTCTTCCGTTAATTTTACCATAAATACTGTTATAACCTTGAATAAGCGAAATTAAGCCAATGCAAAAAATTCAGTTTTATTTAGTACCAAATAAAATCACTGTTACTACAGATAGAGTAGGATTCAACACGGAGTATAGACAAGTGTACCAACGCCAATTAAAATTATATAAAGGTATTGATAATACCATACAATTAGATGTTAGGAATTCAGAGCAACGCAAGCAGACAGTGGTAGGTCAAACCGCAGTTGTTAAGTTCTTTGACGCAGATCAGAAGAACTTGTTTACTGCCACAGCCATAGCAGTTCCTAGTCAATTAGGACAGATGACGCTGACTATTAGCAGTAGCACAATAGCAGACATTGACCCACAGATGCTACGCATGGCGGCTTATCTAACAGACGGTACAACTAACAGTCCTATCTATGTAGACGGGCAATTTGAATTATTTGGCAATGTACAGTTAATGGATGGTTATAATGAAAAACTCGGCTTTGGTGACATTATTGATGTGGCAAAGGTCTTTAACTTTGAATTTGACCGTAATCAGTTCTTAAGTGAAATTGTACCTTTCGGCACTTACTTAAATGATGATTACAGTACCGCCACAGATAGTACAGTAATTGGTAGCGTAGAAATTGAAGTAGTACCAGATACAACAGATCCGTTCAACGGTTTTGTTAATGTTTATGCAACCTCAGATAAAAGCACAGCATCTAGCGTGACTTGGAAATTAATTGATACAGTAGAAGTTACCAGTGCAAGTAGCGTAACCAAAGTTATCGAAAACACAGGTTACAGATTTATGCGTTTTGGTTATAATAAATCTAGTAGCAGTAGCACCGCAACATTTGATATTCAAAAGTTAGGTAGTACATACACTATTGTTGGCATACCAGACGGTGGCAGACAATATGATATTGGCGATAAGATTAAACTATTAGGCACGTCACTGGGCGGAACAAGTCCAGCCAATGATGCTATAGTAACAGTAACAGCCATCCAAGGACCAATTTACGGTTCATTACCAAGTTATACTCGTAGTATCCTGTCTGCATCTATTCTGGGTGAAGCAAGTTTATCCACATCGGATAGAACATATACCAGTGTTGCTGGAACAGGTTTTACCGGAAAAGTTGACAAAGTAATAGTAAGAAACTAAAATACTCTATATGAGTATTGGTGAGATAATCTATTCGTACCTCCCTGCAAAACGGAAACAAACACCCAGTGGTTGGGTAAAGTTTAACGCGGTCTGCTGTCACCATAATGGCACAACAGCAGATACTAGACAGCGTGGTGGTATGATTCAAAATGGCGATGGTATTAGTTATCATTGCTTCAACTGCGGCTACAAAGCCAGTTATCAACCAGGCAGACATTTAACTCGTAAGATGCGTAATCTATTAAGTTGGATGGGCGCACCTGACGATGTCATTAATAAAATTACTTTAGAAGCACTAAAGATCCAATCCGATGAACAGGCATTGGAAGCAGTTACTATTCCTAAGTTTGAAGATAAACCATTGCCCGAAGGCAGTCTACAAATTAAAGAATGGCTGGAACATTTAACAAAATTACCCGCGGATCTTAGAGCACAATTTGACACAGTAGTTGAATATGTATGGTCCAGAAACTTAAATCCATTGGATGATTTTTATTGGTGTCCTGTGGCAGGGTTTGCTGATAGATTAATTATACCATTTAGATTAGACGGACGTATTGTTGGGCATACTGCTCGTAAAGTTATAGAAGGTAAACCCAAATACATATCGGATCAAACTCCTGGATATGTGTTTAATTTGGACTGTCAAACACAGGACAGGGAATTCGTGATAGTAGTCGAAGGTCCTGTAGACGCACTAAGTATAGATGCAGTTGCAATCCTTGGCGCAGAAATCATGGATAAACAGGCTCTGCTAATCAATAGACTTGGCCGCAAGGTTATTGTTGTTCCAGACAGGGACGCAGATGGAAAGCGCACAGTTGAACAGGCTATTGCTAACAGATACAGCGTTAGTATGCCCAGTTGGCCCGAAGGTGTTAAAGACGTCAATGATGCAGTTAAAAAATTAGGTCGCTTACAGACCTTATATAAGATTGTGTCCGAAACAGAAGACACAGAATTAAAAATTAAACTAAAGGCAAAACAATGGTTCTTAAATTAATAGCAAGAATTAAAAAGTTCTTTGAAGATAGAAAATTCAAGAAAAGGATGGAAGCTCTTCGCAAGAAGGATCCATATATCTACAAATGATTCACTGGGGTATTAACGCTCTTAATCACGGCAGTAGCCTGGCTGTGTTTAAAAATGGCGCTCTTCAATCTTGGGTTAGTTGCAAAGAAGATGAGTTTGACACAGCCGTTATAACAGAAGCACTACATCACGGTGCACCTGATAGAATTTTTTGGTACGAACGTCCTTGGGTTAAAAAAGCAAGACAGGTCTACGCTGGACAATATAAAACAGCATTGGATATGTCGGTGCTACCCGGACGCTACTTGAATAAAATAAGAGTACACTATGCTCCAGTGACCTATACTCCACATCATGCCAGTCATGCCGCCTCAGGCTATTACACTAGCCCATTTAATCACTGTGCTGTGGTAGTTCTCGACGCTATAGGCGAATTTGAATGTGCAACTATCTGGGAAGGTAAGCACGGAGAACTTAAGAAGGTTTGGAGTCGCACTTATCCCCACAGTTTGGGGTTATTCTATAGTGCGTTTACAAAGTTATGCGGACTAGAACCAATTAAACAGGAACATCTACTACAACAGATGAGTGACCAAGGTGATCCTGATCGTGTATATTTTGATGTAAAAGAATACATGGGCACATTGGTGTATGCTCATAAAAATATGCACAGAGGCATCAACGATTGGCCGCACGAAATTAGAAATCTTCAGGACCAGTGTGACATAGCGGCCGCTGTACAGGAAGTGTTCACAGAACAGGTTGATATGGTTATGCGTACAGCCAAAGATCTAACTGGTGCAGACTGTCTAGTCTATATGGGCGGCTGTGCTATGAACAGTAAGGCCAATGCCAGTGTAGTTGAACCAAAGTTTGACTATATCTGGAGTTTGCCTAATCCAGGCGATCCTAGTAGCAGTATAGGAGCAGTGGCCTATCATACACGAAATCGTATTTGGAATTGGCAATGGCAAGATTGCAAACACATTAAAATTAAAGTATAATAAAAACTATGGCTACTAGACAAAACACTGACTATGGATATGATATCCAGAAACTATATTTAGAAATGATGCTCAGTGACGCAGGTACATTTGTACGCTGTCAAAGCATTTTTGATCCCACATTATTTGATCGCAAACTACAGGACTGTGCAGAGTTTTTGAACACCTATGTAACAGAGCACAACGCACTGCCTACATTTGAAATGGTCAAGGCTGCAACTAAGACTGAGCTGAACAATCCAGGTGTACTCAAAGACGAACACTACGATTGGCTGATGTTGGAGTTTGAAACATTTACCAAACACAAAGGCCTTGAGCGAGCTATTCTAGAATCAGCAGACATGCTGGAAAAGGGTGACTATGGTCCTGTGGAAGAACTGATCAAAAAGGCTGTACAGATTGGCCTACAAAAGGACATGGGTACAGACTATTGGAGTGATCCTAAAGGTCGCTTGCTGGGTCTTAAAGATAAGAACGGGCAGGTCAAGACTGGCTGGGACACAGTGGACAAGAGATTATTTGGAGGCATGAACCGTGGAGAACTTAACATTTTTGCCGGTGGAAGCGGTGCTGGTAAATCCCTCTTTCTTGCTAACCTTGGCGTAAACTGGGCCTTACAAGGTTTAAACGTTGTATACCTAACATTGGAACTCAGTGAAGCATTGGTTAGTATGCGTGTGGATTCAATGACCACAGGCATCAGTACCAAGGAGATTTTCAAGGATCTTGACAATGTTGAAATGAAAGTCAAGATGATTGGTAAGAAGTCCGGTGCTTTCCAAGTCAAGTATATGCCATCGGGTAAAACAACTAACGACATTCGTGCTTACTTGAAAGAGTATGAAATTAAAATGGGTCGTAAGGTGGACGTACTGCTGGTAGACTATATGGACCTGTTACTGCCAATCAGTAAGAAGATTAGTGCAGAAAACCTGTTCGTCAAGGACAAGTATGTGGCAGAAGAACTTAGAAACTTGGCCATGGAAAAACAATGTGTGTTTGTTACAGCGGCACAGTTGAACCGTGGTGCTGTGGAAGAAGTTGAATTTGATCACAGTCACATTTCAGGCGGACTTAGTAAGATTCAAACAGCGGATAACGTGTTTGGTATCTTTACCAGCCGTGCTATGCGTGAACGTGGCAAGTATCAGATACAGTTAATGAAAACTCGTAGTAGTAGCGGCGTGGGTATGAAGATTGACCTAGACTTTGATATTGATACACTACGCATCACAGACCCAGGATTGGAAGGACAGAGCGACAGTGAATACCGTCCAAAGAGCTCAAGTATCATTGATGATTTAAAACGCAAGAGCACCGCAGAAGCACCGCAGTCCGTAGACCCAGTTACCGGCGAAATAGATCCACAGCAGGGCATAGCCATACCCAAGGTTCGAGCACAGACAGACAGCACACGCCTACGTCAGTTTTTGAATAACATGGGCGGTGGTTCAGACCCTACTGATAGTCCGTTTTAACCAGAGCCTGTACAAACTCTCTTAGCCTTAGCCAATCCCTGCCCTGGTGGAAATGTCCCCGCATCCAACTAGGGTAGTCATACCAAAACGGTTCACTTTCAGGATGACAGCCTATTAGGCCCGTGCGACGTTGTATCACTGCCATGGCGTCTCCGTTGGCATAGGTAGCCCAGACAGTTCGCTCTCCCGGGCCCACTATGGCACAGCCATCATAGAAGAACATTGTTGTTGCCACACCCTGCCAAGTTACCCTAATGTTTTTGGCATGAGGGCGTCGAGTATCTGCTCCGGGCTGTGTGATATACTGTACGGTGTCCAGATTGTCCAAGATATCCAAGTAGTGACTGCCCGCCCAGTAAGCACCCATACAGACGCCTAGATAAGCACCACCCTGCTGAACATAAGCCCTTATGGCCTCTCGATGATTACGCATGAGTCTATGGAAACTTTCACTGTCTCCTTCGCCCCCAGGAATGACTAGCAAATCGCAGTCATGAAAAAAGCCCTGTTCCAAGGGCCTTGCGCCAAATATGCGTATGCGAAAATCCTCACTCAATACCCCAAGCAGTCCATTAGCGCATTGAACAGAGCAGTAAGGGTCAGCAATGAACACACAGGCAGTTTTCATTACACTTATTTAACCAGGGCGAGAGTCTCTAAGCGGCGAAGCCGCGAAGCGCCAGCGCAAAAAAATAGGTGCATAATATACGCACCTTATTCACAGAATCAATGTATAGTCTGTTCGTCCCAAGCGGTTTCTAAGGCCATCTCTAGGATCATTTCATACTGTTCACGATCATTAACATCGCACAAGCGTTGAGTAAAGTGATTAAACAGTATGCCAGTAATCAAATCAGGATCTACACCACTTTGTTCCAAACGATTGCAGATAGTTTCAAAGGTTACTTCTAGGATCTCTGCTGTTTGATCTTCTGACAATTTACTAAAGTCATCTGTGGGCAGTACTGATTCTGGCTTAACTGTTTTACTGCTGGTCTTCTTGGCCATTTGCGCTCCTTAATGGGTATTTGCAGAAATGCAAAAAATTCTGCGTAAAAAATTTTGCTAGGGTACTTAACAGTCAGCCCTGGCAGTTTTTACCAAAGCCAATGTATATAAGAATATAGAACTAATAGTGCTACAACTATAACATAAGGTGCTTTCATACTGTACTTATCCTTGAATTAGTGTAACATAGTAGGCGATCACAGTCAATATGGCTAAGACATATATCCAACCAAACTGCTGAAAGTGTGTCAAATCCCTAGGTTCTGGCCGTCTACGATATATGTCGTAGTCTGCATCGTATTCGAACTGGCCCTGTTTAGTCTGTATAAAAATATCTCTATCGTCCATACACTTATATAGTTTAGGGTATATATTCTCTGATGGATTCGTGATGACGCTGTACGTTAGCAACTATATTGGTGATTAAGGGATTTGGCTCAGGACTGTGTGCATTGATACGAGCTATGTCTTCTATGGCTACTTCTAATATGTCCAAACGATCCTCCATGGCATAGACACGGTTGCGTAGGCCTGTGCTTTGCACTATGCTGAGAACTGCGGAAATTGCTCGGGGAAGGTAAGTGTGTAGCATATACTAGTAATTATACTAGCATGGGCTGTTAGGCTAGTATATCTAGAATCTGTCCGCGGGGTTTCATGTTATGATAGCGCCATGAATTGGCACGTTGTAAGACATTGTACTTTAATGGTCTTGGTGGGGTTTGACGTAGATATTCGCTCGCTGTCCACATAGTTCGCTCCTGTATAGACAAG